TTAAGCATATTCAATATTTCATGATCAATTTCATTTTCGTTTTTCTCATCTATAAAAATTAAGCCATCTTTATAATGTTTTGCAAAACTTTTTCTTACATATGGTGCCATTGTCCAATCAAGATGCGTCGCGCTAACTCCCCCGAATTGCTGTAAGCTTTGTAACTGAAATATTACTGCTACAAGCTGGAAAGCTGTGCTTACTGATTGAGCCGGTCGGACATCTGTTTGTCTTGTGTTGAATCCCTCAGCTAAAAGTTTATCCATTGGAACAGATAAACAGTTATGATCACCAACAATATAGTGATCTAAATCATGTGTATAAATTTCATTGTTTAAATGATTTGTTCTTGCTTTTTCTGACATAACGTATTCTAAAGCAAATTTTCGGTTCATATAACTAGAAGCTTCACCTATTCGCCCGCCAAAACTTTTTTCATCTACGTTTGCATTTTGGTTTTGGACATGTTTAGCTCTTAATTTATCGTCTATGACTTCCATGAAATCTTCATATCGGTCTCTTTTCATTTTATGCAAATAGCTATACTCGATATATGCTTTTGCAATTTCAAATGCTTTAATTTCCATTAGTTCAAATTCGATCATTTCTTGTACATTTTCAACTGTTAGCTTTCGTTTGCCTTTAACTTTATCCTCAATTTTATTAGCAATAGAAACAATATCGTCTTCTGTTATTCTATTCTTTTTGTCTATTGCTTCGTTGGCACGTGTAATAGCTGAAATGATTTTAGATTTATCGAAATCGACTCTAATGCCATTTCTTTTTGTTATCTTCATTGCTAAGACCTCCGAATCTTTTTTTGTGTAATATATTGTTCCCGTGATTATATTTTAAAATAAAAATTCTATTATTTCAAAATATATTTTTTTAAAAATAATCAAAAAAAAGAAAAGGAGCTATCCTTTTCTTAAAAATCATCTTCTTCGTCCTCTTCATCGTTGTCTGATAAGTCATCTGACTCATCGTACTCCAATGTTGTTTCAATTACATCATTCATGTATAAATCTAAACATAATCCTTGAGATCCATCTAAATTTAAAACAACTACAGGACTAGAATTTTTAAATGCATCTGTTGAATCGTACGCAGTTCCAAATAATATAGAAATAAGTGTTCCTCTTTCATCTTTATCCAAATATGCACTACTAAAATATAATGGCAAATCTGTAACTGATTCTGAAATATTATTTTTAGATTTAAATTCTTTAGTTATTTCTGAATTATTGAAGAAAAATTTTCCTATCATTGTATAAATAGGAGATTCGTTATTGTCTAGAGTATTTTTAGTAACAAATATTTTTCCATGTCCTAAATCGCATAATTTAATATCTTTAGATTCTTGATATACTAATAACTCTAATCCGGCAATAAACTCACTGTTCAAACATGTGTCTAGCTCAGTACCTACACCCATTAATATTTTTCCATTTTTAGATAGACGATTTCCAAATCTATGGGTAAATAACTTATAAACATTTTTACCGTTTTCATTGTATATACCAACGCCCACGTTGAAAAAACAATTTTGATTATCTTTTGTATATTCCAATGGAATTGCTGTAAAATTCTTAGCATTTATACAATCGTCTAAATCAATAACACATTTCTTTAAATCTTTAAGTTGTTCAAATAATTCTTTATTCTTTGGCCAGAAGTTTTCAAACGAAACTCTTTTTAAAATCTCGTCAAATAAAAATATTTGTCCGATTTCGTCACATAATATTTTTACTGGATATGCTACATTAACACCAACTTTTCCAACATTTTCTTTATCGAATAATTGGTCTAATCTATTGTTTTCGTTTCCTAAACTTGAAGTTATTAAACTAGCATTGCTATTTTCAGACAATCTGTTTAAAAGTTCATACGAATCTTCTAATTGTTCATCGTCTTTTTCATTATGCCTAAAATCTTGAGAAATACTAGACATTAATTCTTCAAATTCTTCTGGAGAAACGTATTCAGCTGTTGCTGCTAACATATCATTTATTAGTTTCATGTTGTCCATTTTATCTTTAAATAAATCTCCAAAAGAAGCTTCATTTTCTAAGCTCATAATCATTTCCCTAACTTTATCAAAGAAAGTAATATTAAATTTCTTAGATAATTCAGAAATTGGATCGGTGCCAAATTGATCAATTAAATTATCATTTTCTTTTGCAAATATGAAACTATCTTGACATGGTTCTATTTTCCATTTTGCTAAAAATGTTTTAAATTGTTTGTCAATATTTAAGAAATTCTCATAGTCTAAAATTTCTCCTGCAGCATCATAAAATGTTAGATATAAATCGCCAGTGTCAATATCTATAGATTTTATACAACATTTTATATCAATTAATTCTGGATCTAGAGGATATTTAATATCTTTTCCAAGTTTATCCTGACCATATACCTTTTCTCTAATAGCAGAATATGAAGAATATATAACGTCTTCTTTAATTGCTTCATTAAAAGGCATTTCAGATAAATCTTTATCTGGTTCTGTTGTAATTTTCTCTAATATTTTTTTAATATCTTCTTTAGATAATGGGTTGTCTATATTATTTCTTTCAAAATATTCCATAATAATATTTGCTAATATAGATAATGCTGCATCGTCTAATTCGTCTGAACTATCTATTCTTTCATTTCTCTCTACAGAATTTAAATTGTTTTTTCTACTAGAAACATCTTTATATAACTTGTCTGGAGTTAAATTAGAATGATAAAATTCTCTAAGTTTTAACGCAGTTTCTTTTATAATAGTATCTTGCTCTTCTTTTGGTAAATGTCCTAAGTCTGATAAAGTATATGGAGAAATAGATTTTAATATATCATACATTATATTTTTTTGTGCGTTTGTTATAACATCATAATCTTCCATTGAATCGATATTTTTTATTATTCTATCTACTTCTTTTTGGCAATCCTCTAATGTTATTTCTCCATTAACTATAAAAGAAGGTGTAAGAGGAGGTTTTTTTACAACCTCTCTCTCACTAGGGAAATTTTCATTTTGATCATCGTCTAAGTAAAAAGATGGCATATTCTTTATATTTGCCATAACTATCACCTATTTTATATATTGAGGATGAATAAATTTATCCTTTTTTGGAAGAATTTCATCTACAATTCCAAATTTTAAAGCAGCGTTTGCGTCTAGATAGCAATCCTTTTTATAGACAAATTTACTATATTCCTTTACTGTTTTGTTACAATTAGAAGCTATAATTTCTTCTAATAAATTATTTAATCTTTCTGTTTCACGAAGATTATCTATCATTTCACTAATTTTACCTTGTGCTCCAGAAGCTGCTTCATGAAGCATTACAGTTGAATTTTCTGTAATAAATCTTCTATCTCCACATGATAAAATTGCTGCGCCCATAGACATTGCCATGCCACAGCATACTGTAAATACTGGAGATTTAATTGATTTCATTGTATCAATAATTGCTAAACCATGATATATTTCTCCACCTTGTGAATCAATATATAACCAAATTGGCTTATAGTATTTATTTCCCATTTCATCTTCTAATTCTGGATTTTTATCGTCCATGATAGTTAAAAGAGTACAAACGTGGGTTGCGTTTTGAAGATTAACTTCTCCATCTAAACGAATAATATTAGAATTGCATAGTTCTTTATATGCATCTATTCCTCTTAATTCACTTTCTAATGACATAAGCATTGTTCTTCCTTTCTCATTTTAATAACTTTTTTACCTAGAACTTTTTGAACAGCATGTCTTAAATTACGAGCACCTTCTTGTTCAATGTTTCCAAGTTTCTTAATTTCTTTTAGTTCATCTTCTGTATAAACAATTTCATAATTTACAGAAGAATTTGCTAATAATTCTTTTGTTATACGATATACTAATGTTTCAACAATATCATTACTTAAATATTTAAATGTAACAAATTCATTAATACGACCAATGAATTCAGGTCTAAATTTTTTCTTTAACATTGGCATAACGTTTGAAGTTCCTGGAACTGTTTTAATTAAACCTGCTCCAGATGGAGTATTTGATTGGTGATCGAAACCTAAATTTGAAGTAAATATTACAATAGTATTTTTAAATGAAACTGTATTTCCATGATTATCTTCACAAGTTCCTTCATCAAGAATTTGCATTAATTTAGGGAAGATATCTTCATGTGCTTTTTCAATTTCATCAAATAAAACAACACTATTTGGCATATTTTTAACTTTCTTTAAAAATGAAGTTTCTTGATCATAACCAATATATCCTGGAGTTGTTCCGAACATTCCAGAAGCGGTGTGTGCTTCAGAATATTTTGTCATATCTACTGTTATAAGATTCTTTTCAAAACCAAAATATTCCTTTGCAATAATTTTAGCTGCTTCAGTTTTTCCTACACCTGTAGGTCCAGCAAAGAATAAAGTATATAATGGAGTATTGGTATCAATAATACCAAGTTCGCACATCTCTAATGCGTTAGAAATTTTTTCTATTGCATTATCTTGTCCTAATATTCTTCTCATTAATTCTTTCTTTGCGTCTGCAGCTTTATTATTTGAAATAGTTAAACCATATTGAATTCTTAAATATTCATCAAGATCTTCTTTACTTAATGTTTTCTTATCCATTTTAGAAGCATATGCAAACGCAGAATCTAATAGATAAACGCTACGAGCTGGATTTGCTTGGCTAGGAATGTATTTTTCACCATATAGTAAAACAGTTTCTACTAGCTCAGCTTTATCTTTTTTGTCTGCTGTAATTCTATATGATTTTTCTTTTCCAGGAAGAATTTGTTCAAGAATTACTCTAGTTTGTTCTTTAGTTGGTTCTTCCATTAAAATCTTTTTAAATCTTCTAGCTATAGCAGCATCCTTTTCAAAATATTTATATTCTGTATCTGTTGTAGCAGTTATAATAGTTATATCGTTTTTATCTAAATATGTTTTAACAATATTACCAAATGAAGTATCGCTTCCATCACTCGCTGAACTTGCTCCAGCATTTATTAAAGTATGACCTTCATCAATAAATAAAATAACATCTTTATATTTAGATACAGCAGTTAAAATATTTTCTGCTTTTTGTTCAAATGAACCACGATATGTAGAACCAGCTACTAGTTTTGAAATACTAAGTTCATAGATAGTAACATTTTTAAGACGCTCTGAAACTTCTCCTTTATTTATTTTATCTGCCAATTCATAAACCTTAGAAGTTTTTCCACATCCAGCAGGGCCAACTAAAACTAAAGATCTAAACGAATCTGAGTTCAATTGAATTTCCATTTTATCGACTGTGTTATCAACATCAATAATATTTAAACCTTTTTCACTTACTATTTTGTTTATATTTTTTAATTCTTTAATAGAGTCTAAATCTTTATATGTTTTAATAAAAGTAGCTTTATTTATATCACCAACCATTTCTAAAATATCAGCATAAAAATCTTTTACTTCGAAAGGTTTTGGAGCGTTAAATTTAGGTCTATCTTCTTCAAAAATACATGTAGATAGAAATTTAAATACTTTTAATAATTCATATGATTCTGATGAGAATAATGCTTCTATTAATTGTGGAACATCTTGAGTTTGTCCAGTTTCAACACAATTGTTTTTTAACGTTTCAATTAAATTACTATAATCTTTTTGAATACTAATATCACCATCAAAAACGCCTTCAGTAGGTTTATTTGCAGTTAAAAAACAATGTTTAAAATTAACATAATTTATTCCATAATTATCAAGAATCTTCATAAATGAAGTTGCAATTTTTCCATATTCTTTGTCATCATGTCCTTGAAGAACCTTTTTAAATGTTTGGACTTTATGAGAAGTATCTATTCCTGTTGGAGTATCATACAAATAATATTGGTTTTCCTTCATAGTCACACCAATATTACTGTCGGATAAATTCTCATTCCCAAATATATTTTTAACAAAACATTCATCGTTATCTGTTTTTAGAATAAATGTTCTGATATTTGCTTTATCTTGTAAGAATTTCATTAATGCCCAAAATACATGTGCTGTATTGCACCAATTTTGTCTATTTTTAACACTAATTTCGGTTGATTGTGATAATATTTTTTCAACCGCGTCACTTATAAACTTTTTTCCCATATAATCACCTTCTATTATTTTTTTACCAACATTCAGAATCGTCTGTTGATTCTTCTTTTGGTGCTATTTTTATTTCTTTTCTTTGAACTTCATATTGAGAAATATGAGATTCAATTTTTGATATTAATTCGTCTAAATCAGATGGGCGAATATTTCCATCACCCTTTTCAAATTTATCTAATAGTTCTTGAAGTTCTCCCATTAGTTTAAGTATGAACTTTAAAAATGCAAATGATTTTAAATAATTTTCATACTGACCAATTAGAAGATTTTCTTCTGATTCATTTAATAAAATTTTAAGTTCTTTCATAGCTTTTAAAAGAGCTTTTTGAACTTTTTCATATTCTGGAGAATTTTGTTCTTCTTCAAAACTGAAATCTTGCATAAAATTCATACATTAACCTCTTTTCTTAAAATTTGGATCTGTTGAAAGATATAAAACTTTTCCGTATGGATTTTCAACAGATATTTTATCTGCCTCATCTGGTAATACCCATAATGTTTTAAAACATTTTGGTTTTGGAATGCTACTTTCGCCATATCCATCGGTAAAATATATTAATAAAGCATCTCTATAATGGTGCTCGTTAATGTATTCTATTACAGGAGTGAAATAAGTTCCACCTCTTCCAGTTACTGTATATTTTATATCTTTTAAATCTTTAACTTTATAAATATTTCCAATTTCAGAATCACATTCAATAATTGTAATTTCTGTTGGTTGTGTTTTGAAAATATGGTAAATTTCATTAAAGAAATATGATAATAATGTATCTGAAACAGAACCACTTGTATCTATAGCAACAACTATTCTTACAACTCTATTTTTAATACGTCCTGGTAAATCTAATCTATCTGGTTGTCTTCTATTAGGCATTTGATTTGTTGAACGATATCCAAAAGGAATTGTTCCAATAGCGTTTTTAATATGATTTTGCCATTTAATTTTTGGTGGCATTAAAAGCTTTTCTATTGCATCTTGTAAAAATTGAGGAATTGTTCCTCTATCTTTTTCACTTAAAGAATTTATAGATTCTTTTATTAAAGATTGAACTTTTGCTCTTTGTTCATCTTTATTATTACTATTCTCCCATTTATGAACTCCTTGATTATTCTTTTCATTTCCTGGCATAGATGGAAATCTTTTATCATAATTAGCCGAACCATTTGGATTACTTTGTGAATCTTGTTTATTAGATCCTTTTTTTGTTATTCCTTGATTTCCTCCGTTTGAACTTTGTGGATTCTTTTCGGGATCTGAGAACTCATCTAATGCATTATAATAATATTCCATATCTTGATGAGAAGTTAAATTTTTAGTTGTTTCTAATCTAGCATCTTCACAACAATATGCATCTACCGGAATTTTCATACCTGCAGATGAACCAGAGTATTCAGATCTTACACGAATATCTTTCTTAACCATATCATTACAAGCAGCTTCTTTAGCTTTTAGAAGATTATTATGTTTTTCTTCGTTATTTTCTGGATTTAAATCTGTAAATTTTGTTGGATAATCAAATGCTAACGCTAAAATATCACCAGCAACTAAAGCTTCTATTTGTTGAATAGAATACTTATATAAATACATTGGATTTAATAGCATTCTCATTGGAATTGATTTCAAATCTACATCAATGGAACCATTTATATCAAAAGATGGCTCCATTAACATATTTAATAAAACAGATCCGTAAAATTTATCTTGCCATAGAACTATATGGCATTGAATAAAATTTATTACTTGACGAAAATCTGATTCAATAACGCTTTTCAATTCCTTTGTTTTGGTTTCAATATTTTCTTCGTTTTCCTTATTATTAAATAAGGCTATCATTTTTTCAACATTATCACCGCAGTTTTTCCAAACCGCTTTTATATCAATTCTATCTGCCATATAAGTCTCCTTAACTTATTAATCTATATATTTTTTATATGAAGTAAAGTTTTCAAGTGTTTTAGCACATTCTGTTGAATGTAAAATATCAAATAATTCCCAAACTAAATCACAATTAACTTTTTCTCCATCAGGTTTAATACATTCAAATTGTGTAGAAGCAATTTTATCATAGAACCAATTTAATACTGCTGTATTTGTTGAATTAAATAAAGCGCCTAATTGGCTCAAAATATTTGAATATTTTGATTTTTCTTCTACTTTAGTGCTCTTTTCATAAGATGCGATTGTTAGCCAATTCTTTTGAATCCAAGAAATTAAGCTTTGTAATAATATCTTTTGTCCTAAAGTAGTTTTTCTATTGATTTTATCTTGAACAGTTTTATCAATAATATTTGATTTACCTGTTAAAATTTCTGGAATTGTTACCATTGTTTCTGTATCTTTCATAGTTGATAGAATACAGTTCATGGCACTTTGTCCTAATAATCCAGATAATATCATTTGTAAATACATATCACGATCTTTTCTATCTGCATCAGTAAAACATGGTAAAGCTAAAACTTCATCGAAATGTTTAAGTACAGTTGCTGCGATAGTATTAGATCTTGGTGATGGTGTAATTACAGGGGCATCAACATGTTTCTTTTCTTCTGGAGAGAAAACATCTTGTCCATTTATTGCAATTGCAGAAACATATGATTCTGGTAATCCACCATTTAAAGAACGCATTGCCCAATCTTCAAGATTAGAATTCATTTGAATAAATGCGAATCTATCTAATTGTGCTGGGTCCAATGTAGCTGTTGCGAAATCTGAATCTGCTCCAGCTGGATTTTGAGCACCACATACAGAAACCCAGAATGGGAATCTATATCCTGTCATTTGACGATTTAATGTTGCGTTCATCATTTCTGACATTGTTCTTTGATCTGGTCTATTTAATTCATCTATTAATACTAAGAACGGTTTGATTTGACCAGATGTCATTAAATAAATTTTATCTTCTGGAGCAAGATTTGTTCCTAATTCAAATTTATTTTTTCCACCATCAGCTGCAGCTTCTGCTTTATTATATTTCTTAACATAAATAACTTTTTCTGGCTCATTATCTGGAATGATAACTTCATTTAAATTTTCATCTAGTTTAAATACACCAATTGGTAATCTAAAACCTTCATGAAGAGCGATATTATAATAATATTCTTGAAGTCTTTCCATTTCGGCAAAAGTTGGATATTTTGCATAATCCAATTTTTCGTCTTGAACCATATTTGCTTTTAATAATTCTTCACTAATTAATTTGCTCATTGTATTGAATTGATCTTCAGAAATATCTTTAGATTCCAATTCTTGTTTTAATTTTCTAATTGCTATATTAACTTGGTCAATATAGCTATCAACATCAATTGATGCTTTCCCTGATTTTTTTCTAAATGGAATACCTGGAAGTTCTCCATCGTTGAGCACACTTCCGTCAATTGTTGCTGCAAAACCATTAACCTTTTCTGCCGCTAGGTATAATGATTCTGATTTACCTATTCCTTGAGTACCACTAAATAATAGTGTTAAATGTGATCTTTTATTATAAAGATCCAAAAATGTTGCTAACGCAATAAGCGTTGCGCCTTGATTAACTGATGACATAATTTATTCCTCCTCTATATTTTCATTATATTTTTCAGTATATGTAATTTTTGCTTTTGTTATCTCTTTGGATAATCTACTAATATAATTTTTAACAAGTCTTATTAATTCTTTTTGATATTCTTCTTTTTCTAACTCTTCTTCAATATCTATAATAGTTGTAAATGTTATACCAAGGTAATCATCTTTTACCCATTTTTCAACATTGGTATTTATACTACTTAATAAAGAATTCATAAAATCATATATATTAAATTTATCCGTAAATTGATATAAGTTAAGTTTCTTTGAATCTGCTGAATCTGTTAATTCTTCAAAATATACAAAATTTTCAGAAACTGTTAAAAAAGTAATTGGTCCGCCTTCTCTTTCTAATTCAATTGTAAAGGGTTGCATAAAATTATCAAAATGTAAATAATTTTCAAATGATTTTATTATTTCTCCTACTGTGTCATATATACACGAAAAAGAAACATATTCTCCGTTTAATATAATTGATGACCATGCAGCGTATGGCGGAATTAATGTTACGCGTTTTAATTTTTTAATTTTTATTTTTTTCATATGTATCACCTCAATATAATAATATATATTTTTATTTTTAAATAAAATGAGATAACTTAGTCCAAAAGGTCTAAGTTATCTTCTTTGTCTTCTAAAAAACTAGACATCGATTCAACTAAAACCCTTTTATCTGGATTAATGCGAATCGCATCTATAATTTTTTGAAATTTTGAAAATTCATTCTCATAAATTTTTATATAATTAAATTTTGATTGAGCTATTGCAGCATCTTGAGCATGCTCCATTTTTATATCTCTCAATCTATAATGTTTATTATCACTTGATTTTATATTAACAATTAAATTCAAAGATGTAATATAAAAATCAGGAATATGAAAATGTTGATTTCCCTCTTCATCTTTATAAGGGAAAATCATTGGAGCAGGTGCCATAACGTCATTAGGATTTTCCCAATATAATTCATTTTCTAAAAACATTAAAAAACGTTTTTCATATGTGCCTGTATATGTAGTTGTTGTACCATCGGCCCATTTATATACTCCAGAAATATGTCTATTTTCTAACATTTTCTTTTGTTGCTCTGGGTCGTTTAATAAATTTTCAACTCCATAAGTTTTTTTCATTCTTTGTTTAAACATTTCTCTATATGCTTGACGATCTTTTTCATCAGCAAATCTTTCATATCTGCATGTAACTAAATTAAATTTTGTTGGTTTTCCTGACATTACAGAAATACCGTGATCTTTAGTCAATGCATACTTGTTTTTATAATTAAAATAAACTTGTTGTGGTGGAAGACCATTTAGTTGATCTCCATGTATATCCAACATATGTTCCATTAAAGCATCTTTATTTAAATAAGATTTCTTGCAAAATGGGCATTTAAAGTTTGCCATGAAATCACCTACTTTGTATTTACTTTATAATATATTGTTCTTTTTTCAGCCTTAACTAATAAAATAAAAGCCCTAAGCTATTTCTAACTTAGGGGGTTTAAGGAGAAAAAGAGAAGAAGAATGAAGAATGAGATATTTGTTTTGAGTGGTAATCTCTCCCACAATATATTGTTCAAACTTTTTCTAAAAACTATAACAAAACTTGGAAAAAAGGTATTAAAAACTCTATAAAATTACGAGAAATATCAAGAAAATCTATATCAACCTCATCAATAAATTTAGTTTGTATTGTTGAGTTGTCTATAGAAAATAATCCTGTTGATACTTCCCTATAAGTTTCAATTGGAAGTTTTTTCTCTAAGTATTTTTTACGATAATTTTTAAAATAATTAAATAATTCTTCGCTCGGTAGTTTCTCACTTAATTGAATCATTTTCTTGAAATCTTTAAATATTTGAAAGTTTTCAATATCATCATCAAATTTTTCTCCCTTAGCATATTGAAGTTCTACATTATAATCTAATTTTAAATTCTTTACATCTAATTTTTTTGTATAACTGTCATAATACATTTCAACGCTATTTATATAAACATAACTTGTATATGTATTTTTTGGAACAAATTTTACAAATTCACCAACATTTAAAACATTCGGAGTTTTTTGAATTATGAAAATAGCATCTTTTTTAATAGATAGAATATCTTCTTCATCAATGTTATTTAATTCAATAAACTTTTTTCTAAATGTTCTAAAACCTTCAGTTAAATTCTTAGAAAACTCAGGACTAGATTTCATTATTTTACCAATAGCGATAGTTCTATCTTTCTTTTCCATTTGCTCTAATTCATTTATTTTTTCTTGATTTAGAAGTTTTAATTCTCGAATTATATTAAAACCTGCTGTTTTCATATCATATTCAGTAATTTTTACATTTTTCAAATATGAAATACTTTTGTTTAAATATAAGTCTTTTTCTACTAAATTAGTTGCCAACATTCAAATCACTTCCTATACTTCTGAATATTGTTTTGCGATTGTATCACATAATTCATTAAACTGGTTTCCAACATGTCCTTCAGTCCATTTGAATAAATATATACAATTGTTTGTTAATAATAAATTGTTTATTGATTGAATCAATTCTAAATTTTTAATCGTTTTCTTATCTGAACCTTTCCAACCGTTTATCCTCCAATTATAAATATATTCTCTAAAACATTTTAAAGAATAATCAGAGTCAGATATAATTACTTGGAAACGTCGATTTGTTTTATTTTCAAATACTTGTTTTAAAGCAGTTAATTCTGCAATATTATTTGTAGAATCTTCTATTGATCCACAAATAATTTCATAAGATTTTAATTTTCCTGTAAATGGTTCAACAACAGATTCTTCTTCATCTTTAGGAAAATCATCTCCGATTTTTACACAACAATATCCACCTTTTCTTTTATTAGAAGCAGAGCCATCAGTATAAAATAAAGAGAAATCATTATCTGTTATTGTATTAACTATATCAATACAGAAATTAAAACTAACAAGTTTCTCTATAAAATTTGGTTCTGTTTTATTCTTTTCTAAAAATCTTCCAATAGAATATATTGCATCTCTGCTTGGAGATCCAACAAATGTTTGAATTTTTCCGTTTAATAATTGACAATATTCTGACACAGCCGCATTATATGCTTCAGAACGTTTTACTCCATCATTTTCTACTAATACTGGAATTAAAACATAACTATAAATCATTGTTTTATTCATTGCATTTTTTGTTTTAGAATTATAAGCTGCGTCTTTTAATACAATTAAATTAAAATATTTATTCACCAAAGCATCGTTTGGAGTTGTTATATTAACAATTATATATTCCATAGTTTTTCTTCCTTTCTTTTATAAAAATATATAGATATAAATATAAAACAATATTGCTTCTACTAATGTTGGAAAAACTTTAAACTTTCTGCCATCTTTTACTTCTAAAATTCTTTCAACGAAATTGCATCCTATGTAAATAAAAAACAATATTGCTAAAATATAATGAATCATATCTAATTTCATTTCATTGTTTTATATATAATCAATACTATAATATATTTTTTATTTTATTAATAAAAAATAAAAAAGAACTTAGTAGTTCTTCTTTATTTTGTTAATTTCTGATTTTAATTTTAATTTTAAATTAGATATTACGGTTCTATCTGGATTTATTTTTTGTAACTCTCTATCATATTTGAATATTATATTTTTAATAACGGCAGAATCTTTAATTTTTGTTGCAATGTAATCAACTTCTTGATTTCCTGTTGATTGTCCTGTTATTAAATACTCTGCAATCTTTCCAACTTCTCCGCTAAATGCTAAATCACAAATAGAAAGTGCTTCATGAATAATTTTTGCTGATTCTTGAATTTGTTTATTGTTGGCATCGGCAGCTAATTTAGCTCTTTGTTCGTACTGTTGAAGAGTATTTGATTTTTGTTTTTCAAGATCTCTTTTTTGTTTTTCCAAACGATCAACTTGAACATTTGCTCTAGTAATTCTATTTGTTTGTGCTTGTATAGCAGCTTTTAAATTATTCTTTCCAGCTTCATCTGTTGCAGCTTGCATATTATCCCTTAAATTAGCATTTGTTTGCTTCATGCTATTTATATTTTCTCTTGCATTATCAATTTGATTTTCTTTAGTTTCAATTTGATTGTCAAAAGCTTTTTCTCTAGCTTGCATATTAGAGTTTTGAACTGTTTCTTTAGTAGATGTTGTTGGTTGTGCTGGATTCATTGCTTCTTGAACAGTTTCAGTTTCTTTTTCAAAAACTGGTTCGGGAGTATCTAATTCCCCATTTTTCCAATTCTTTGTTATTAATTCCTGGAACATAGAAATTGGTTGTCCAACAAGAAAGTCTATATTAGAAAATACTTGATATGTATCCTCTGTAAATTTTTTATATTCTCTTACAACAGAATCAAAAGATTTAAACAATGGAGAAACGTTTCCAGAAAACCTTTTATCGTACATTTCCCCTAAAACAGGATCAACTACTCTAAAGATATCTCCTTCTTTATAAAAATATGCAATATGTGGTTCTTCTGTTCCTGTAACACCTAACATAATAAACCAACCATCTCCTAATTGTGAATTGAAATATAAAGCATGCTCTATTTCAGTTCCAATTTTAGAGTTTGCAAATTCTTCTGCTGATTGTGTTACTCCTTCTGGGTCTTCTTCATTTGTTACCGATCCATCTGCAGTTATTCTACCTTGTCTAGTGTTTTTAATAAATTCTACAGCTTGAGCGATTTTCATTTTATTATCATATTCTAAAGATTCTTTAATTGAAATATTTTTGTTTGCAAGTTTTTCTTTTAATTGTTTTATTATATTTTCTAAACCTTCAAGCACTACACTTGGATAATCGTTTTCGTGTTTCAATACATTTTCTAATCTATCTGAATACATCTTAATAGCATCTTTAATTTCTTCTTCAGTATTATAATCGTTGATATTGAATTTTTTAGATTCATTTAAAGCTGTTTTTGGTAGATATTTGTATAACTTATTATCCTCTCCAACAATATCAAAAGATATATTATATTTTTTCATTCTTTTAATAATCGCATGAGCTAAATGAGATTCATATTTTGGTTCTACATGTCCAAATAATTTTATAGCACTAATAACATGCTTTCTATCAAAAAGAGGATATTTCTTTTGTTCTGGAACACCAAACTCAGGATCTCTGTCTGGATCACTTGGTAATCTAGATTCATCTAATTGATCAAATTCATAGCTTTCATATTTTATATTTTTTAAATCTCTTCCGGCATTGACTTTGTCCCAATATGCTTGAGATTTTTCAGCTTTTAAAGTTTTTAATGCAGTTTTTTTTCTTTCATAATTTTGTTCAATGGCAGGATCTTTATTCACTTGAGACACTTGCTTTAACCTTTCAACTTCCATAGATTGATCATTAAACTCTTTTACTTTTTTATCGTAATCAGCTCTTTTTTGATATAGCTTTTTTTCGTTGTAATCTAGCTGATCTCCATCCATATCATTTGGTTTATTTTTTGCTTCTGTTAAGAATAGATCATTTTTCACATTTTTTAAATTTAATTTATCTTCAAGCATTGTTAAAGACTCTAAAATTTCTTTATTCACTAAAATCAACCCTTTCTAAACGCTTCTCACAGCAATCGAACGGAGAAATATCCAGCTTTTTGAATTTCGATCGCTCACAGAACGGCTATTTGTATATAATATATTGTTCAACAGCATGAAAAATAAAAATAATAAAAAAAGAACCTATTACAGGTTCTTCTATTTATTAGGAATATCAATTTTTCTTCTGTTTAAATCTCCAATTGCTTTACTTAGAGATTTAGACTTTATAACATTTATTTTATTTTGATTTTCTTCATTTGCATTTTTAAATACTTCTAAATAAACTGAGTCAGCAATAAAATTAACTAAAGCATCATAGTTTTTAAAATACTTATTTATTAGAAAATTAACATAATTTTCTGAAAGGGTATTTAAAATATTTCCTATAACACTGCTAACGCTATCAACGATATCTTCATCTCGTATTGATGAAGTTTTGTCCAGTTGTTTAGACATCGGCATTAAAACAAAAAGTTTATTAGCATTTATTTCTCTAGTTAAAAGCAAAGTTAAAAAACCAAAATCTTGTTCCCAAGTTGTATAATTTGTTGTTGCAACTTGTGCTCTTTGCATTAGTTCTTGTGTTTTTTTCTTTTTTCCAAACATTAAACCACAGCCTTTCTTAACTCTATACCAGTAACAGGATTACCAAAATCTTTTGATAATTTGTTATAATATATTGTTATATTTTGTGTTTTTAAATACGAAGAATTATATTTCAGATCTTTATAAAATGTTAAATCAACATCGTTATCTGAATAAATAGTAACGTCGAAATCTAAAAAGCCTAATCGTATCAACGTATCTATAGAAGAACGATAAGATTTTCCACATGATGCTACAAAAATATAATTCTCGTCATTATTTGTATTATTTTTATAAAATTGTTCATATACTCCAATAATATCAAATATACCTTCTGTTAAAATAAAATGAGATTTTTCGTTTAAAACATTTATTTTATTACCTAAAATATACATTTTACTAACACTATCAATTCCTAATAAAGGTACATTAATATATCTCATTTTACTAGGTTGCTTTGATATATTTCTAAAAATAGCATATGTTTTATCTTGAGATATAAATCCTATTGATTCATTAAAATTGAAAATTAATTTGTCTGTTTTAACATTGTTTTCTTTTAAAAATGTTAATGGGTCAAGTATAACTTTATAAGTATTTTTTAAATATTCAATATCTTTAAAAGTATATTTGCCTCCAAATCTAGCATTTAAATATTCTATTCCTCTCTTAGCAGCACTATAATCACAAATATTATTTTTAATATTTGCTGATACTCGTGTTTTTCTTCCAGCTTTTGTTCTATAATTCTTATTAGACTCTAATATATCAAGTTGCAATGTCGGATCGTTTAAATCAAAATCGTTTAAAACTTTTGAATTTAAAACTCCAGATGTCTCACATCTAAAACAGTGAAACATAAATGGAGGTAATAATGAAACATACATATGAGCAGAAGTTGAGTTTTTTCTAGAATCTCCACAATATGGGCATCTTGTTCTCAACTCTGTTCCTGAACTAGGCAATAAAACTTTCTTATTTTTAGAGCGTAACTCTTTTACTAATTTTTCTGCAATTGTCATACTATGTTAAATATACCAATTCTACTAATTCCTCTGCAATATTTCCTAATTTTATACTAGGGTCAAATAAATCATTATTATTGCTGTCTTTAAACTCTGAGCTATAAATACTTGCAATTAAAGAACTCAATTGTTTATCGATTAAATCTTTAAATGCATTATATTTTTTTGCAAATAAAACTTTATATTTTTTACTTTCTTCAATTTTTTGTTTAATTTTCACTCCTGTAATACCAACTCTTTCGCGATTCTTTTCACATTTAGATGTTAGTATTTGAGTTAATAATACAAATTTATGTGCTTCTAAAAATTTCTTACAACATAATAATACTTTAGCGTATTGCGCTGCAGATAATCTTTTTATTGCTGTAGTGTCTTCAAAATATTTTGTTGTTATTAAAGAAATAATTTTTTCTTGAATTGTATTTTTAGAAATTATTGAAACTGTATCTCTAATTTCTTCTTCTGTTACAGATACGTTTAATAATTCTGGAAGTCTATCAATCGTATCTTTTATAACAATATTTTGTAAAACTAAAGCTCCTTCATCTTTTCTTGCATTTTTAATTTCAATTTTTTCAAACTCGCTCATATCATCATCGTCGTTAGAATTCATTCTCTCACCAGTTGAATAGTCTATTGCTTGATAATGATATTTAAATTTGTTTTGAAATAAAAAGTCAGTTTGTTTATTTATAACTGCAGAGAAAAATGAAACAATATTTAAATTTTCTGTACATTTTAATTTTGTCATAGAGTTAGTTAGTAATTTTTTATAAATTTCTATTACTTCAGTTTGAATTGACATTCCTAAATTACTAGCCATTCTCCAGAATCTTTCTGCTGGTAATGCTGTTCTAATAACTCTAGCAAATACCATTTTATATAATTTATTACGTAATTTTTCAGCATCATCTTTTGCAATTCTGTCGAAAATATACTTAAAAATAGAAAATGTTACATCGTCAAATATCAATTCTTCTTCTGGTTCATCACTAATTACTTCTACACTTGAAGTTTTTACTGGGAATGAAGCTTTATTATAAATTAAATATTGTGATATAACTGGAATTAACAATCTAGATAAATATGATATTTCTAGATATTTTTTCGCTGCTTCATCAGAAATAAATAATTCCTCATTAACAGTTTTTTTGTTTTTAATCATATTCTCTGTAATTTTGTCTAATTCTAATGAATAATTAGTCTCTACAAAGTTATGAATTATTTGCAGCAATATTTCATCACCTGAACTGATAATATCTTCTAATATATTTAAAAATTCAGATAATGGCATTGCTGAAATTGTCATTATTTTAGTTTGAGATGATAATAATTTGAGCACGGTTAGTGTTGCTTCATCGTTTAATCTTCCATCTTCTGTAAAAAGTTGAACATATGTTTCTAAAATATCTGCTGATAGATTTTTAAAATGTCTTTTTGCAGTTAGATCGAAATCGTTATACACATTTAATTTCTCTTGCTCAAAAATTTGATCAAATGCAATTCTAAAATAGCTGACCGGATCGGATATTGAGAAAACTTCTTCGTTTTTTATTTCATTGTCATGTACTTCAGACATTGACATCACCGTCCTTTTCTTCCTTAATTAAAATAAAATGAATAATATTGTCGTGCTAAATATTATTCATTTCTATAATATATATTTTTATTAATTATTTTGATGTGCTTCCTATTCCTCCGACTCTTTCACTAGAAACATCATCATCATCTGTAGTTAGATATTTAACAAAAATACCTTGTGCTATTTTCATTCCTGGTTCTAAATATTGAACTTCATGTCCAACATTTCTTAAAGACATACAGATTTCTCCACCATTAGATGGATTTCCATAGTAGTCTGAATCAATTACTCCTGTTCCATTAGATAAAACTAAACCTTTTTTAATTCCAACGCTGCTTCTAACAACAATTAAAAGAACTTCATCTGGTTGCATTGCTGCCCTGATTCCTAGTTTAAAGAATATAGTTTCTCCTGGTAATACAGGTTGTGGTTTTGCGAAGTCTGTTGGTAAGAATAAATCATAACCTGCCGAGTACTTTGTTGATCTCTTTGGCATGATTCCGTCTTCTCTCATAACTTCAAAATATCTTGTTCTATTCATATTATTGTACTTCCTTTCCACTATTATAATATATTTTTCAAACGATTATTTTTAAAAATAATAAAAGGAAATAGATAACTATTTCCTTGTTGATTTAGTTGCTTTTTTAGGTTTTATAGTCTTACTAGGACTATGATTTCCGTTTAGCATATATTTTTTTGCCTTTCTTGCATTTAAAGCAGGTCTTGGAGCAACTCTTATTCCAAATAAACCTTTTCTTCCTTCTGGTCTATTTCTTTTTTGAGTTTCAGCAAATTTTCTATTTCTATCATCTCTTCTACGTTTTTCAGATTGAGATAATGGTTTTCTATGTGTTTTTGCCTGTAAATATTTAGCATGTTGATAAACAGCGATTAATGTGTCTGGATCAGCTATTCTTCTTAATAGATCTATCTCGGTCAAAGCATTCATTCTTTTACCAAAACGTTTAATATAAGTGTCTGATAAAGCCATTGAATCTACTAAATATTTTCCTGCGATAAAAATAGATTTTTCATAACCCATAGACTCAACCGGGTTTCTAATAACTGGAGGTTGGGTTAAACATTGAGTTGGCAATTTTTGTTTAAATTTATCTACTAAAATGCTTTTTTGATTAAAAACATAAGCATATGTAAAAATAAATGAAGGAGAGTTTGAAAAGAATTTAGCATTTCTATTAGATAATCTAACACCTGGTTTATTTTCAAATTCTATTAGAACATCATATGAAATTCTATTTATATTATATGCTTCAGAAGGAACTTTAACGTGAAATAAAATCCTTCCATCGTCGTATAAATATGGTACTGCATAAAATTGTTTTCTGTATTTAGATAATACTTTTATATACATCGCAGACATAGCTTGTTTAATTCTATAACGAGCTGCTAAGTATGCAGAACCGCTTCCACTTGGGTTTTGAATCATCTGCATTAGAGATATATGTAACGGTTGATGATTAATTGGCATTTTCTCACCTTCTTTTATAATATATTGTTCCTAAACAAAATAACCTGAGTTTTACCTCAGATTATTTTTTATTGTTTAATTGCGTCTAGAGTACAATAGGAAGATATTACAACTTGATTAGAAGTTGCTAATAATCCTATAATAGAGATACAAGCTTTTAAAATTTGTGTATCTGTATCAACACTATTGATTACTCCAGTTTCACTCATACCTTCATATTTATGTGTTTTTAAATTGTAGAAAACTGATTCTTTTATACAGCGATCAACAACATCTTCAACTTCTTGTTCATTAAAGTATGAATTGTCCAAAACATGACGATATGATTGTTTAAATGCATCTTGGAATATATTTAAAAAATATGTAAAGAATTTTTCTTTTTCTTCGTCTGTCTTAAAAGGTAAATAATTAAATTTTGTGTATAGTAAATTTAAAATATAATCAAATTTATCGTAAATAATTTTTGGAATAGCTAAATTTCCTCCGTAAATAGTTCCGTAGTTAATAGCAGAACGACAAGCTAAAACAGCGTCTTCTAGTAATCTTTCTCTAGACATTCTTTCTGTTAATGTTTGTCCGCCAACATGTAATACAGCACTGTTTCCTAATAAACTATTATATTCATATTTTAAATAATAAATTTCTTTTTCGTCATCCATTGTTCTATCGGTTTTTGATAAAGCATTATTTATTTGTTTTAATAATTCTTCTTCTTTTGCTTTTCTAATAACATCGTATTCTTCTGGAATTAAAGAAGTGTCACAAATAACTTGTGTTTCTTTAGGTGTAACTATAACTTTAGCTGCTTTTCCATAAAATTGTTTTTGATGTGCTAAGAAATATGGATGAGTATGTTCAGCATGTTCTACAGGAGAATAAATTTCACATCCTGTTAAAAGAGCTAAATTTCTCAAAGTTGCTTTGCTTGTTTCTGTCACAGTATCAATATCAACAACAGTAAAAACTAATTCCGGTGTTTTACGGTCTGACATCGCTAAATGTTTCAAACGATTCTTTTTAAAAAATGTTCTTGCATCTTGGTCAGCACCACAACAAACTATTAATAAAGGTCTTGATTCTCTTGCTGCGTAACCAATAACATCCATTAATAATTGAAGATGATTTTGAGTTAATACTTCTGTTGTTAAAAATAAATATGGTTCTTCATGTACAACTTTTTTACTAGGAATATTTATTGCAAAATAATCCTCTAAATATGGTCTTTTCCATTGAATTCCTTCTTTGTATTCAACAGTATCTTTTTGAATTTGTTCAACTGCGTCTGTTGTTATGAATCCATATTTTCCGATTTTTCTATATATATCAGCAACCATTTTTCCACATTCTTTGTCGTTATTCACAGCTATAGCACCAACAGTATCCAATTCGTGTAAATCTTCTGATATTGGTTTAGCTGCCTTTTTCAATTCTTCTTCCAAAATTTCAGCTAAATAGTTTAACATATCTACTATATCTTTAGAAGCTACTTTAGATAACATTTCCTTATTTGCCGGATCTGTTATTGCTTCATATAAAGAACTTGCTACAACAATAGCCGATGTAGAACCATCGCCAACAGTTGATACTTGAGAACTGCTTATTGATTTTAGAATATCTAAAATAGTTCTAGAAATTTCATTATCAAAAGTCATTCTTGTTAATAGGTCATACCCGTCTTTAGTAACAAGGTGATGCTTTAAACCTTGATCTTCTAATATAGATGTGCTTCCATAAGGACCAAGAGTTCCACAAAGAGCTTTTGCTATTAATTGCATTGTTGCCCTAATTTGATTTTTTGTTGTTTTTTCTTCTACAACATTTGTTAAAATCGCTAATTTTAAGTCATTATCGTTACAAATGTCTAAATTTGTCTTCTCTCTTATTTTCATCTGTAAAAAATCTCCTATTTAATTTTCATTATTATTACATTATCCACTAATGTAATCTCGTAACATATATTTTTCAGTTTTTCCATAATTTGCATTGTTGTTTTTTTATCTTCGCGAAAAATTTCAGACGACACTTTTATTAATCTTAGTTCATTTTCCTCTGGAAAAGAAGGAATTCCTAATTTTTCACAAATATATTTGCTTTTAAATGTTGGATAAAACGTTAATTTTTTAATTGAAACGTTTTGTTTTAAAATTCCAACAGCATGATATAGATTATCAATATAATCTATCGAATCCAAATAATTTCGTGTATTAATTTCTTCATCGTTTGAAATTGTACAAATATCTTTAAGTGCTTTTTTTAACATAAACTATTTTCCTTTGTTTCTGTCTTTTGCCATTTCTTCGATAAGTCTAAGTTTTGCTTCTCTTAACTGATTTAAAAGAGGTATTTCAGTATCTAATACATCTGTTAAGGAAAGTTTTCCACCAAATAACTCTAACATATATACAACGTTATCTGCTTTAACTTTTCTAGCGTTTGATATATTTTCTACAGCTTGAATATAAGTATTTTTCTTTTCTTCAGTTATTTCCTCAAGACTTAACGATTTAAGCTCTACGATCTGCTCGCGAAGATCTCCGTAAAAAGTATAGAACGCAAATCAATAGGAACATCTTTGATCTCTTTTCCGCATTTAGCACATTTTACTGATTTAATTTTATATGTTACATGGTATTTATTTAATATTTCTATAATTGTTTTTCTTAATGATGCAGCATCGTATAATGATAAATTGTCTATAACTTGAAGAATATCTCTTTTATCAATATCAGGAACATATGCTCCATTACCATCAGGAATTAACATTCCACTTATACATAATAATGCATTGATGTCAGCGTCGCTTCTCGTTCTAATATCTTGAGAAGGAACAGTTCTATATAAATCTAAAAAATCTAATAAACTAGGTATTTTTAATTCCATTATAAAACCACTATTTTTTAATTCTATAGGAGCGGCATTGTTTAATAAAGATAATTCTTTCATTTTTGCAATACTATTTGACTCTTCAGTGATTTTTTTAGATAATTTTGTCATTTCATCAAAATCTGCAACTTGTTTTAAACTATCATTTCTTATAATTTGTTCTGTTTGATGACCACATTTTGCGTCTGGACATGTGAATTTAAAACTTCCTTGATCTAGGAATGTTGCGCAATATAACCCATAATAAAAAGTTTCCAAGTCAGCAACAGATGTATTTGCTAACCATTGTTCAAAAGTCATTTTACCGCAAGAAAATTCTATAATTTTATCATAAATAACTTTATATGTAGAACGATTATTTTCATATTCTGACGATGAACTATTTAAAATATTGAAACTATCTCTATTGTTTAAAGGGGAAACTTTGCAACTATATCCACTTTGGCTTGCAACTATTTCAAAACTAGAACTACTTTTTTGTGGTTTTAAAGCATTCATAAGAAGTTGATTTGTCTCAAGTGCTCTTTTTTCAACAATTCGAATATTATTAACATCTACTTCTTTTGCTTTATAATCTCTATCAGAAGCATATATAGATTCCCCAACTTCATTCGCCTCGTATTTAGATATTGTTTCTGTATCCTCTTCAGATAGAGGAATTTTGTTTTCAATTTCTTTATCAATGTCATCTATCTCGCTTATTTTTTTTAACTGATTATCTTTTTTCTTTTGAGAAAGCATTTCATTCATTGCTTCAAAAGCATCATTTCTTTGATTTTCTTCCATCTCTTTCATCCTTTCTAATTAACTTCATTGTAAATATTTAATAGATTGTTATCTCTATACATTAAAAAATTTGTTGATATTCTATCATTATCTACAGTAGCCGAAACAGATATTCCTAATATATATCTCATAGGAGAAGATCCATCTTCGAAAGGAACTGTATCCTCTAGCAATACAACATCGACAGTTACATTACTAGCATTATCAACATAATCTGATATTTGCCTATTCAAAACAGTTTTTATTTTATTTAAAGTATATTCATCAGCAGGTTCAAACAAATATTGTTCTATATCCATTCCAAGATTTGGGGTCAATGGAAAATTACCCGGCTTACTCAATAAAATATTTCTTACTGCTAACACAAAAGCATTTTTTTCATCTACTTCTTCTAATTTATTATATTTTCCTAAATTTAAAGTAAAATCTTTAATTGTTCTTGCCATAAAATCACCTACTTTAATTCTTTTATATATAATAGTTTGTTATCAAAAATTTTTTTATAAATAAAAATAGTTTTTCGCAACAATATATTAACAATAGAAAATATCAAAAATTATTTTTAAAAATAATTTATTTAACAATTTATTAATAATAAGGGGTATCAGGATGGATAAAGAGAAGAATAAAGATAGTATAAATATGAATGAACTTCCAAAAAACAATGATCAAGTAGTTGATATAGATATGAGTGTCGGGAATTTCACTCCTGATGGATGTAGATATGAGTCAGTAGATGACTTGACAGAAAAAGCTATACTTAATTTAGAAAGAACAATGATTAGGTCAAGCTATGAGTATAAAAATTATATCAATTATTTGAAGAATGAATTAGATTTAACAACTTGTGAATTGATGCCAGGGATAGATACAAAAACAGATCCTGTTTCTTTAGAATTTCATCATTACCCATTTACATTATTTGATATAACACAAACAGTAGCTAGAGAATTAATTCAAAATGGAAATGGAGAACCTGTTAGCGGGTTTGATATAGCAGAGCAAGTAATGAAAGAACATTATGAAAATAATATTGGATTGATACCTTTGACAACTACTCTTCATAGTATGGCACATTCAGGAGCAATTCAAATTCCTTTGAAGTATATAAATGGTAATTTTAATAATTTCTATAATAAATATAAAGAATTTATGACTCCAGAACTAATAGAAAAATATCAAGATAATTTAGTATCAAGTACATCTGAGAATATAAAAGAAAATAATGATGCAAAACTTGCTAAAAAAATATTATTTTTCAATATTGATTATAGCGATGCTAATAATTCAGAAGATGAAGATGATTTAGAAGATTTAAATTTTTAAACAAAAAAAGAATAACATTTCTGTTATTCTTTAATTTTTTACTATTCTGCAGTTACACCATCAGCAAGAATGCTATCTAATAATTTATACATTTCTTCTTTAGCTGTTGGGTTAAACATCATAGCATGACCAGAATTTGTATAATCAAATTTATGGTAATCTAATTTAACTTCTTTTAAAGCATCTTCTAATGCAGTACAATGTTTATACAGAATTTCATCATCTTTTGCACCATAAGCCATAATTATAGGAACAGAAGTTTCTGTTAAATATGTTAATGGAGTAACCATTTCTAGGATTTCTTTACGTTTCTCTTCTGTTAAAGCGGAAACATCAACACTTCCATCTTTTTGAACATATCCTTCAATACCATATGAACCATAAAGTTTGCAAGCTGTTTTAATACCTAAATTGCCATCAGATTTTTTAATTGCCCAATACTCTTCTTCAAATCTCATTGGAGAAGCAATAACTTGAACGCATCTAATTGGAATTGGAGAAAGATATTCTGAACCTTCACCTTGTAAAGCCCAAGCATAGAATGCCGCAATGTGACCTCCAGAATATGTTCCATGTAAAACTACGTCTGTAACATTAATTTCTAATTGGGCACAGAATGATTTTAATTTAATTAAAGCACTATGTAAATTGTTGCAAATTGTCCATAATGTGTTTTCGTCATTTCCATATACTCCAAGATTTTTATAAGTCATTGTTGCAGTAACATATCCTTTTTTAGCATATGCTTTGCACAAATCAGTATCGCTACCTGTTACTTCACTCTTCCAATCGTCTCCTGATATAAATAAAACTGCCTTCAAATTGTTTTCTTTTCTCTCTTTTGGTGTATAAACATTCAAAACTAGATCTTTTTCATCCTTATCGTAATTTATAGCTTTATATTCGTTATAATCTTTAGCAAAAGGATTTTTAATTTTGCATGATGTTAATGTTAGCATTATTACCATGCAAATAACTAATGTGATTGATTTTAAGATTCTTTTCATTTACGCTAACTGCCCTTTCTTTTAAGTTTTGTATATGTCGTGCATATATAATAGATTGTTCTATTTAAAACTAAATAAATTTGTATAATTTATACTATTTTATTACTCTATAATCATATTCACTACTATTATATATATATATATAATCAGAATAAATCCGAATTATATAGTTATATAATTCATTAAATTTTGAACAATCTATTATAACTAACAGAAAGGGTGATTATATGTCGATGAAAGTTTATTTAGAAAATGATCAAATTAACTTAGTTCATACAATCGCTTCGGCAAGTACAATAATATCATCTCTTGCCGCAGAAACATCAAATTTTATAATTTCAAAATTCCCAAAAGATTATTTCAGATATGTTCAAATCGATACTGGCACGCCATCTAGTTTAACAAATAAAAATAGAACTTATAATAAAAATGTTCATAAAATACCATATCCTTCACTAATGGTAACACCAGAACTTTCTATAGATAATCCAGTATCAGGAATGGAAACAGATCCAAATATTTCTAGTCCAGATAGATGGCTTAGAAAGTCATTGGCAGATAACTATTATAAATTATTAAGTGATCCAGACAATAAAATATCTATGTTTTATACGACTGATTACATTACTGTAAATTTCAACTTTAAAATATTTGTTAATAGTTTTATACAAAACACAAATTTATTATATTTTTTAAAAAATGAATTACATGTTGGACTATTTCAATATTTAAATTCATGTCCATTAAATACAGAAATACCAAAAACATTTATTTATATCATTTCTACATTATTAGGATATAATATAGATGATTTAGATGACATGGAAAGATTTCGTTTATATATGATTTCTACTTCTAGAAGATTTGACTCTATTCGTAAAAAATTAAATATGAGCACTGGAAGATGTGGCTTTTTCATGAATGATTTAACGGATTTGTTAATAATGGTAGATGGATTAGATGCACCTGGAAGTATAATAAGAGAAACACAAACAGAAGGTGAATATGTTATAAACTTTAGAGTTCAAGTATCGGCTTCAGTTGCAAATAAATTTATATTGTCTATTGATAAAAATAAGTTTAAGAGATTATACGACGATGTTAAACTTGGAGAAGATATTATAGACAGAATTTATTCAGAGAATTCGTTAGAGCAAGAAGAAGGCTTTCAAACTATTTCTATTCCAAATATTAGAATGTACTCTCAAGATACAATATATTTTAATGATTCATCTGGTGAAGAACATATTGGTATAAACGTCGTTCATGAAACTCTATCATATGAAAATAATGTTTCATTTAAACATATAAATTTAATTCCTTTCTTAAAAGAAAGATTATTAAATATCCATTCATATATGGTTTCAAAAAATCTTGACATTTCTTCTTATATTTATGTAAGAGTTATTGACAGAGAAGGAGTCAGAAAAGACAAAAAAATATTTCCAAATATATCAAACGCAATTTCAATAAATTTACAAACTTTAGAAATTGATATTCCAGAAATTAAAAGTGATATTCTTATAGATGTATTTATTGATAGATCTGTATATGAAGCAATGGCTATTTCTAAAGAAACTGGCTCAGCAATATTCAATAACAACTTTATGACAACTTTAAATTTCAGTATTGAAGAAGATGGCGCTCTTGTAACAAAACAAGTAATTGTTAAATCTTTTGAAAATGAAGCAGAAATGAATTCGATTGATATTTCAAAACAACTTCGTGTAAATACAATATATGGCATTGGATACATTGCAACAGTTGATGAAAACGATCCGCTTGCAAGCGATGTTAAAGTTTGTCTAGGTAAAGACAAATATGGAAACGATATTATACGCTCATTTGTACTTTTAGAAGAATAGGAAACTATTCTTCTTTTTTTTTATTTATGCGTTATTTTAATTCAACAATATATTATACTACAAAGAAATAAGGTGATTCTATGGCAACTATAAAAAATAAAGATATTTTAAGTAAATTAAAAGATTCTTTAAAAAAATTAGAAACAATTACTGTAGATGATAAAAATATCAGCAAACTAAATTCAGAAGTTAAAGAATTAAGCGATGCTGCTGAACAAGCAACTAAAGTTTATTCTATGCTACAAGAGAAATATAATTTACTATGTGAAAAACAATTTTTAATATATGAAAATCTTATTGGTGCGGTTATTTTAAACCATTATGTTGAAACATCATATAAATATATTAATAGAGTTAAAGATTTAATAAAATATATTGATTTATTTAAAAAAGACAGCGAATTATTAAAATTAATAGATAAACTAGCTTATTATTTAACATTTGATTCAATATATACTGATGCAATAGATACACTTAAAAATAATATTTGCGATTTATTAAATGATACGCTTGGAAATAGTGCAAATAAATTATCTTTCAATAGTGAAGAAAATGCAATAATTGATACAAGTTCTAGTTCTTTTAAAATAGAGAAAAATATGAAATCTTGTTATACAAAATTTATTGATTCTAGCGGATATAATTTAAAATTGGAATGTTCTATATATGGCTATTATGATTCAGATGGAAAGATTGGGGATATATTTTTATCATGTCCAACATTGAATTTAAATAATGTTAGATTTGTAAAAATTACGAAACAAATTAAATTATTATGGCTAACAATAAGCAGAACTGTGTATAGAGCTGTTGTTCAAGATGAAAATGATGAAGAAAATTTTTATGGTATAGAATTAAGATTTAAAAAGAACTGGCTAACAGGATATAATTGTTCATTTGATGACTCTGTTACTAGGGTAAATATGAAAAAAGGTTTATCTGTTGAAGGTATAACATATGAAGGCGGAGTAGATACTGATAAAAAAGGTAAAGTATTTAAGGAACTTCTAAAGGATCCAAATGATGAAAGTTCTGGAGCAGATATAAATAAAATTTATAATTTGATTAAATTTCACCGAACTATGCAAGATAATTCAATAAAAGAACACGGCGACACGTATGAAAAAGCTGCATATGATAAAGGTTCTCAAGGAATTAGATTTAAATATGTTGATGAAGATGGAGATTATATAAAAGTAGGAAATTACAGTTCTAAGCTAACAACTTATATATCTAAAAGATGGAGAAATATAGATATTAAATTAGATACAGAATCTCTTAATTATGACGATGAGAATACATTAGCAGATTACGCAGATGTAACATTTAGTTTATTGCCAAATATTTATAATACTTCTTTAAGATTTAATTCTGATTCATCTGAAGAGATCGAAGAGATAAATGAAAGCTCGCAAAAAACAAAAGTTATAAAATATACATTTAAAGCAACTTTTTCTCCAGAAAATGGAAATGAAACAGTTGGAAATAGTGTTCCTTTGATATTGAATATATATTCATACAAATATGATCAACTAGATGCTAATGGCTTAAGAAAAGTAAAAATAGAAATAGTGGCGGATGGTGAATCAACAATTTTAATTAGACAAAATTATTTATATGGGCTTTTAGGAACATTATTTAGTCCAATAGAACAATTTACTCCTAAATATAAAATCTCTGATCCTGATGAAATTCTATCAAATCCAGAATATGGAACGGTTTATCTGGAAGGCATAATTAATAAACCAGATACAGATTCAGAATCTCTTTTGAGTTTAAAAAATAAAATTGTATCTTTATTTGATGATGCAGTATTTAAAGAAATATATGAGTTATTAACAAAAATAGGTGCTTTATCTATGACAGTAAGCGGAGCCGACGGAGTTAGAAAAATATATGATAGTAGTTATGATTCTTCTATGTATGATGAAATTAAAAACTCTATAGTTGGTGTTTATACAAAAACATCGTCTATTTCTGCAGTCGAAAATGTTTCTGAAATAATAAAAAATAATAAATCGGATATAAATGAAATTTCTGATTTAATATCAAGCAATTATACTAAAATACAATTACTTATTGATGAATTATTATATAGTTCTGCTTTAGTTGATGATATAGTTGAATGTTATGCTCCTAATTTAGAAAGGGAATATACTTATTCTAATTTAATTAATTCTATGAGCAATACAATGTTAATATATGAAGGAAAAACTGATTTCTCAGAAGCTTTAAATATTAGTGTAAATATGTTTGTTACTATGAATGTTGGAAAATATAGTTTTGACAATTGGTATAGTAATATAAGTGGTTATATTTATGATAATAATTTTCTTTTAATAAAATATTATTTAATTAGAATATTATTATGTGAATTATCTGCTTTTAGAGTTGATAATTATGACAATTTTAATAAATATATACTAGATATTTTAATTAAACTAATCAAACGAAACGCTATAGATTCAAGATATATAAATTCGGATATAGAAAACGCAATTTTAAAAGAAAGTTTGTTTGAAAAAGCATATGATTTTAAAGTTCAAAATAATATAAACGCAGGAAGCATATCTCCTATTTTAATAAGTTATTATCCTGAACTAGAATTTGTTAATAAAGTTTATATAGAAGATGATATTTTTACAAATTTAGAAAACTCTAAAATTGTTTATATAATTGCATCAAAATTATTACAAATTTTCTTAAAATATAAATCAAATAACTCAGAAGAAGAATTTTTAAATAATCTATATAAATTTTCAGAAAATAATTTGAATATTAGAATATGTGTTTTTATATTAGCGTTAAATGTTTTATATGAAAAAATAAAATCTGATTATACAGAAATATCTACTATATCTAATGATAAAGTAAAACAAATTCTTGAAGAGTATAATGCAATTTATATTCATCTATACAAAAATTTAAAAATTTCAACAGTATTTAACAATGGAATTATTCCATCAAATTTAAAATTATTATTAGGAATGTAAAGGTGGTTGTGTATGACAAGAAACGAATTATTGAACTCAGTAAATAATTTAATATTGCGAGAAAAAGATTATGACACTTTTTTAAAATTAGTAACATATGCAACCCCTAAATTATTTACAAAAATTTACGAAGAAATTGTTTTAGGAAATTTATATATAAAAGATTTTGAACCAATATTTGATGAAAATACTAATGAGTTAAGAGTTGATTATATTGAAATGCAAGATAAAATACAAAATCAATATATTAATATGTATAAATTAAGAAAACAGGTTGATGAAAGTTTAACATTAGAAAAGTATAATCAAGATCAAAAAATTGTAAAAAAGTCAGATGATAAGGATACTTTTGAAAAAATGAATCTTGCTGCTTCTATGATAGATTCACTAGATACTACTTTTGAAAAAGAGTTAGCTTTGTCTCTATATAATTTAATTGAAGAGAATCCTGATATAATGCTTGCATCTCCAAATGAAAAGTTTTATGTTGCAATAGATTTTAATAATATTGTAATAGACGATTATGATAAAGAATATATGCGAATAAATGGTTTATCTGAAGATGAAATGAAAAAAATAAAATCAATTGCAAATTATATTTCAGACAAAAAATAAATAGAGGTGGTAATATGGATTTAAGTTTATTGATAAATAAAGAAGGAAAAATTATTTTTCCTGATGATACAAATTCAATATATTCATATTTTCAAAATATGATGAAAACACTATCTACTTGCTCTGATTATAATATTAGTGATGAAAACAATGATTATTACAAGTTATTAAGTATTTTTACTAATTTAACAGAAGAAGATTCATATAGTTTAGTTGTATTCTTTTTATTAATGTATAATATAAACATTATTAAAAACGACAATGGAAAAAAGGCTTTTATATATAATTTAATAGCATATTTAAATGAAAACGGATTTGATATACTAAACGTGTATTCATATCTAGAAACAATCTTCGGAACACAGAAAATTTCTTCATTATTAAAATTACAAAACGATTTAATAAATAAAAATATACAAACTGATGGAGCCACATATAAAAATTTTGTAAGTTTTTTGAATAGTGAAAATTCTAATATTGAAAAAGCGTTTTATATGAAAAAGACAACTTCAACCGATGGTGATGGAAATACTGTTACATATGAAACTTTATCAATCAAAAAACCAGATATAGATACATTTAATGATTTGAACAGAGATTATTTAATAATTCCAAAAATATCATATTTTAACAATAATCTTCCTTCAAATTACAGGGAATATAAAGAGAAAGTTTTACAATGTATTAAAGAGTTTTATTCTGACAACAAGGTTGAATTAGAAAAATTTAAATCAAATAAATTGTTTAATATGATATTTAAAATATCTAGTATTGAAAATTCATTACAAACAAATATTTTTGATTATTTGCCTTTCACATCAGACGTACTTCCAAATAGTTTGCAGTATGAATTTGATGTTAAATCACATGTTAAAAACACAATAATAACAAAAGAAATGTTTATTATAGAATTTAATAAATATGTTGAATTTATAAACTCAAAAAAGGAAAGTTCTTTTTCAGACGAATCAAATTTATATGTAGATATAACAGATTTTGATGGATCAAACAGCAACAGTAAAGGATTAGTATATTTATATGATTATTTTAATGAATTAAATGAAACTACTTGGGAAAATTATAAAGGTATTTTATTTTGCTATATAATGAATAAATATTTTTATGAAAATATAGATTTAGAAAATCGTAGAATGAACGAAACTGTTGAATCATATATAATAGAATCTTTAAAATTTAAAGAAATATATTTAAGACTTTATAATTATATTAATGAAAGGCTAGGTGATGATCTTGATACTACGTTTAGAATTAGATAATGAAACAATTGAAATATCTGAGCATATTATAAAAGATGAAATCACACAAGTGCCATATTCATCATTAAATATAGATTCTTCAGATTTGACAATTGGATCTGGGAGCACATTAGAGAAAAAAATAAATAGTTCAACATTAACAATGACAAAAGACGAAATTAAAGACTTTATTTCATCTTATGGTATTAATGCAGAAAAATTGCAAGCTTTAAATAAAAGATATATTTTATATATAATATTTTTGTTGAAAACTGGATATATGGGACTTAATGATCTAGATGTTTTTATGAAACTAGAAACATCTGAATCAAAAGAAACTTTTATTTTAAATTGTATTGGAGAAAGCGGTGTTACATTAACATCATCTTTTGAAAGGATTTTAGTTTCTTCTTCTCAAAATAGAACAAAAAACACTAGATTATATAGTAAATACAATGATTCAAACGATAATGTAATTGAAAATCTTTTTAATCCTAACTTTGTTTTAAATAAAAGAAATAATTTTTCTTTTGTTGAAAGTGGAACTAATAAAGAAAAATATTTTCTGGATGATAGTGGCACAAACATGTATTCTATGATTTCAAGAGGTGATACTTATTTTAGTAGTACCGACGAAGAATATTCAAGTGGAGATGTTAAAGATTTTGATCCAAATGATAGATATATCCGAGAATATTTAATTTTATCGAGAGAATTTGTTCCAAAAATATATTTATTGAAATATTCTATTCAAAATGCTAACGCATATTTAAAAAATGGAATGTCTCAAGAATTTTTATTTTATGATGTTGATAAAAAATATAGTATTGTAAATAAATCTATATTAGACGAGTTGTTATTCAATTCAATGTACATAGCAAGAGACAAATATAAAAAAATGGCGACAATTCCTTTTATTAAAGATGCTTATAGTAAAATTTTAAAAGACGAAAACAGTCTATATATTGAAAATGATGGACATTTAACTATAAGAAATGGTAGCGGATCCACAGCTGTAAGAAGCACTATCACATTTTACACTTCTGGTAAATCATTTTATGATACTTTTGAGAAAGAATTATTAGAAATAAATACAACTAAGTTATATGGTTCTATTGCTAAAGATTTAAAAAATATTTTTTTAGCTAAAATTAGAAGTATTTTTAAATATTCTATTGGTTCAGATGATAATAAAATAGATGCAGGTTTAGATTATGCTATAAAAGGAAATTATACATATACTGTAGATAAAACAAAAGTTAAAAAAATTTTAAAAAATGAAAAAGAATTTGGAGATAAATTAAAATTAGTAGATAGTGATGGTAATGTATATAATAGTATTTATAAATATGTTACAACAATAGAACAACAAACTGTTAAATCAGAATTGTTTAAAGATTATACCAATGATTTGTCTAAATTAAAAAGACTGCTTAGAGAATTATCAGATATATGTTCAAACATATATATTGAAGAATATGAAGACGATTATAATGGAAAAACATATTCTGAAGAAGATTTGAAATATAAATTTACAAAATTAACAAAAGAAGACACAAAAAAGATGTCATCAACAGAATATTTTTATATTATTGATAATAATAGATTTAAAAAAGTTGATTATAGTTATATATATGCAGATGGAAATGAAAATGCAAATATATATGCTCTTAAACCAGAATATAAAAAATATAAAGTAACTTCTTTAAATTTATCTAATACAAATTTTCATAAAATTACAACACGAAATATTGTTGAAACAGAGTCGTCTGAAACAGGCGATAAAATTTCTACAGAATATATGTTGTCGAAAGAAATATCATCAAGTGATGGAACAAATAGTTTAAAACAAACAATAGAAAAAATTCAAGATTTGTTTAATGTTGGTGGAATTAATGATTTAGATAAAATAAAGAATAGAAAAAATATTATATATAATTTCTTTAATATAAATTCTGTAGGTTCGATGACAGAAGAAGAAGGTTTATATTTAGTTATTGTTTTAAATTTACTAGATAATTATTATAGTTATTTATTGGATGATAAAGCAAAATTTGCTGATATAAGTTTTGATGTCGATCCCGCAGTATATGAATTTTGGCATACTGTAATGTTATTTAAACAATGTTTTGTCGATACTACTAATATTATGGAAAGATTTAACTATTTTGATTACAGATTTGCAGACAATTGTACTCCTGAAAAATACGTTATTAATTTTATTAGAGCAGTAAATCATAAAAATTTTATAGTTGATACAAAGTAGGTGCAATAATATGAATATAGGATCAAAATTTAGTGGATATACGATTCCAGAAATAATAAAAATAGTAACTCCAAAAGAGAATTTAAAAGAGTTTTTAGACTTTTATTTAAATAATTATACTATATATAAGTTTAAAAAATTATTTGATGCTTTATATATAAATGATAATAATGTTAATAATTTTGAAAATAAAACAAGAGTTAATAGATATTCAAAATTTTATCTTCCTATTATGTTCTTATTATATAACGAATCTATATATTTAAATAATGACGTTCTATATCTTGTTTCAAATTATGATAACTATGAAAGAGTAGTAGAAGCATGTAGTAAAATATTAGGAACATTTGTCGATGCAAATAACATAATAGAAAAAAAATATTATTTGAGAAATTATATAAAATTTGTATATCACCACAGACAAGATATTACTAGTTATTCTAATATCGATAATATAAAATCTGTTTTTACAAATATATACAATACATTAACAAAAAACGAACAAAACATTGTTAAATATATAATTGCAGCCTATATTAAATTACAATCATCAGAAACTAGTAATTTTGATGGGGATGAATTAAAAGCATATGCGGAAACTTTACAAGAAAACACTATACAAGATTATTTTTATAAAATGTTTTGTAGAATTAATGAATCACCAGCGTTAATAGAAAATAATCAAATATTTGTAACGTTATCTTGTTTAATAAATAATATTAATTTAAAAACTTTTAACGACATTATTATAATGCAATTTGTTAATGAACCATTGTTTGGGCAATTACTATCTATATTTGGAGATAATATTGATGCTTGTATAAATAGTGTTTTTTCATTATTTTCAAAAATATCAGCAGGAACAATAAATTATAACGTAAAGAAATAAGGTGATTTTATGGCAAATAATAAAAAAGCACAAAATTTTAAAGAAGTTGAAAAAGCCGGAAATCAATCTTCTGTAGCAATTAACGGTACAGATATGGGTTTAGATATGGAGAATATTCAACTTAGAAATATATTACGCCAAACCGCTCAAAGAACAGCAAAAAAATATGGTAATAAAACAGATAATAGACCTTTAGGATATTTCACGGAAATTGGAATGGCTTCTCTATTAGCAGATGCAACTGCAGATAAAGCAAATTCAAATACAAAAGGTGAAGTAAAACAAGATCCTAAAAAGCTTTTTAAAAAATATATGACAGATAAAGAATTTCAAGAAGGCATTAATTTAGCTGTTAATGATCTTGGAAAATTTATCGAATATCAAAATTATGAAGCAATTGAAAAGCACATTCCTGAATGTTCTACAGCATTAAGAATATATACAAACAACGTTTTGTCTCCAGATGACTTTACTAAGAAAGTATTTTTGTATAATTATACTGCACCAACAGACGAAGAAACAAAAAACGGAATATATAAAAATATTGAAGAGTTAATTAAAAAATATAAATTAAATAAGAAAACAATTTCTTATATAAAAGATGCTTTATTATATGGTGATAATTATATTGCTGTTTTATCTTTAGAAGATGAATTAGATTATATGATGTCCGATTCAAAACTAGAAAAAGGAATTCTTCAAGAAAATATTGATATATATGATACTGATAAAATTGATATAACTGTTTCTGGTAGTGATGTTTCGTTGAATGAATCTCAAAAGGTAATTATGCAAGAATTTTGTGACAATAGTCAAATAGTAATTTCAAAAGATTCAACTCTTCAAGAAAGCATTGCTAAAATAATAAACGAGCATTTTGTTATTGATTCTAAGTTATCTATGCTACAAGAAAGAGCAGAATATGAATATGACAAGATGAGACGCGGAATTGTTAGTGATTTAGATTACGAAAAGTTATATGGAAAAAAGAAAAATAATAAAGAAAAAAATGACAATAAACCAATGTTTGTTAGCGGTTCCGTTATTAGACAACTAGATCCTGCTAGAGTTATACCTCTTGAAATCGATGATATCTGTTATGGATATTATTATATTGAAGAAAAGCAATATAATAATACTAAAGATGTTGGCCAAGCCGGCGATTATTTAGGAATGGTAAATCAACAAGGACAAAATAATGTAGTTTCTATTGGTGCAACCGGTGCAACTATTCCTGTTGATAAAGATTCTTCCAAATATATGGAAGATTATAAAGTTAAAATTGTGTCTGATGTTTTCTTAAACACTTTAAGCAAAAAAATTAATAGAGAGTATGTTCGTCATAATAAACAATTTAAAGATTTTATCTATAGTATTGTGAAACAAAAATATTTCATGGAAAAACAAATTCATATGACATATTTTTCACCAGAAGAAGTTATCCATTTTAAAGTTCCTCCTGTTTATAAAAATATAACATTCTTTGCTAAATTATATTTAGCTATGCTAACAAATGCGATTGTTATAAACATGGGAAGAGGACATGATAAACGTGTATTCTATGTAGCTTCTGGATTAGACGCAAGCTTTGAAGAAGCAATTTCAAATACAATTGAAGCGATCAAATCAAAAGAATTTAAATTAAATGATAGTGATATAAATACGATTTTACAATTAAATCCTGGTGCATTAGACGACTATTTTATTCCTACTATTAACGGAGACAGAGCAATTGAAATTGATACTTTAGCAGGTATGGATATTGATATTGCAAACAACGCTTTCTTAGATTGGCTAAAAAAGAGCATGATGAACGGTATGTATATTCCAGCTGCTATAATTGACCAAATGGCTGATATCGACTATGCAAGACAATTATCTGCACAAAATGCTAATTTTACAAGACAAGTAATTTCTTATCAATTAGAATTACAAGAACCATTTACAAAATTAATACAAAGACTTTATTGGAACGAATACAGATTTAGCGAAGATGGAAAATCAAATCTATTAGAAAATATTAATTTAGATAAAATTGAAATTTTCTTCCCATCACCAGCTTCATTAAATATGACAAATTTACAAGAGCAAATCAATACTGCGTCTGCAATGGCAGATGAACTTTCTGCTATAATAGTTCCTCCAAAACAAGATGGTTCTACTGACGACAAAAGACTTGAAATTAAAGCTGCTATTTTTAAAGATTATTGTCCATTCTTTGATTTTGAAAAATATCAAAAAATGGCTAAAGCAGAAGTAGAGCAAAAAGCAGCAAAGAAAAAAATTAAAAAGAAAATAGAAGATTCACAATCTGGTTCTCAAGATAATTATAGTAACGATTATGGATACTAATTTAAACAATATAAAAAAGAATAACATTTCTGTTATTCTTTTTATTTTTTATTGTTGCTCTTCTCCAGAGTTCATGATATCATATAGTCTTCCTTGAGAAAGATTTTTATGAACATCTTCTTCAGCGCCATAGTTTGTAATAGGTGCCCAAATACCATCTTCGTCTGAAGTATAATTTAATATATGTTCTTTTAATACTTTACGAGCAAATTCATCAACGTAAGGATTCATTTCAGGAACTCCAACAAATTCAATTTGAATTTCTGGAGCATCTTGTTGTCCTGGACCATTATAGTTATATTGACCTTGAGGAACATTTGTTGGAACTACGTTGCTCCAATATACTGCTTTTTCTAGAATATCTGAATTTGTGTTATTTGCATCCGGTCTAACCATAATGTATAATAATTCAGCAGTATGGTTATAATCACTATATTCCATATTATATTTTTTAGGATATACCGCGATACCAGTTCTTGAGTCTCTAATTAATTCAACCCATTTTTGATACATCTTTGTCATAGGAGAACCAGAATATTCATTGTGTTCTATAGTAAATGAAACGTTTCCTCTACTAATTCCAGTAACAGTATTATATTCATTTCCAGCAAAACCGCTTGTTTCACTAGATGTATTTAATGTTATATCAGTTAAACCTGTAAAACTTCTAAAATTCTTTTGTGTCAATGCTTTAAAATATTTCAAATCATCGTCCATTTCAAAGAATGCTGGAAGACGAACCCAATATATATAAGCATAACCAGTAATTAATTTAGTAAATTTATGATTAATTAAATCATCTATTCCTGTGAAATAAGTAGATGATGGTCCTTTAACTGCTTCTAATGGAGATGTTCCGTCTTTATGTGGGAATATTGTTTTTTTAGTTAAATCCATTCTTACTCACCTCTTTTTAGTCGATATTAATTTCAACACTAATAATTTCAATAGTGCCAGGGAATTTAATATTTAATATGATATGAACAAGTGTATCGTCAAATTGATCAGCATAAACATCAACTTCACATTTAGTTAGTGCTTTATTTTGAACCCAATCATTCATATAAGTTGTAATTGCTTGCGTTAAGTTATTTAATGATGTAACGGTTGTTGCTTCATGTAAATAATTTCTACCGATACGTTCTACATTTCTAGCTATAACATTTAAAGAACGAGAATTATTTAAGAATCTCAAAGCTGTGTCTTCTTGTTGGTAAGTAGATTGAGACATAAAATACATTCCAGTTGAATCTTTTTCAATGTAATTTAATCTTTCTGCATATAAAGCGTCTTTTTCTTCTGGAGTAGGATTTTTTGATAAATATAATGCATCTGAAACTTCTCCTCTACGTTTTCCAGCATTAGTATAACTACAACCATAAGTTAATTCGTTATAAGGAATTAATCCTGCAAGGAAATATGTAGGAGAAACATAAGTTTCAACTCCTGATGTAGCAGAATAAATATCTTCAGTAGTTAAATATGCATTATAAACAGATATTAATCTAGTTTCATGTGAGCTATCGCTGATTTTATTTACCCATGCAGAAGCGTCTCCAGGAAGTTTATTTGTAAATTTATTGTCTTTAGTAGTTAATTCAATAGTGTCTGCAACGAAAATAACATCGTCTCTAAGTTGTCCTTCTGCACCTGCAATTAAATTAGCAATCGCTTCCTTAGTATCTGCTTTATACCCAGCGTCTAAAATATAATCACATTTTACTGCAAGTTTATCTTTTAAGCCTGTTTTAATAGCATCTTTAATATTTGCTTCATTGAATACGTTATCAACATAACCTTCTGGTAATGATAATGATAAAGTTGTTCTAATTGCACTTGTAGATGTATAACTATTTAAACGATCTAAAACACATTCAGAAATTAAAAATTCTCCAAGATAATCAGAAAGTTTAGAAATAGTTTTATAATTTTCTTTTGTTTTACGAGCAAATGATTCTACTGGACTTCCATTTACATATACTACAACATTGAAAACACCAACACCTGTTTGTCTAATTTCAACTTGCATTCCATTATAGAAAGAACCAGAATGTTTGGCTCTAATAAGATAGTTAGGATCTGCATAGTAAGCACAAGCTAGTAATACATCGTCTTTACTTAAAGCTTTATTTCCAATTACTAATGATTTATTTGCATCATCTTTCAAATCAGATAGTTCAGCATTTTTATAATATTTAAATCCTTTTCCGCCATCTAAACTTGAAACTTCGGTTGTATCTGTTTTAATAGTAATTTCTTCATAATATACAGTATTAACTGATAATTCAGTAGTGCTTTCTACTTTTACATATTTTGATCCATCTTGTATATTTTCATCATATGTAAATATTTTGTTTGAATAATTGCTATTTAGTTTATACTTGCCGCCTTCGCTTACCGCAATAAGTGCAAATCTGATTGGTTTATATATTTTTTCTTCGTTGTATTTATATTGAACTCCGTTTTCTGTTTGCGCAGTTGCTTCGTTTTCTGTTAAAACACCATTTACAATAATATATTGTTTATATACATTATTTTCATATGTAATAAACACGTTTTTCTTATATTTCATATCAGCTGGAACAGTGGCCATACGATAAACCATAACCGCACCGCCATTATTAAGCCAGTTTCCAATATTTAATACTTGTTGCCCTTGTTCAGAGAATTCTAATTGTCCAAAAGTTGAAATAAATTCAGCGTTTGAATATACTTTATAAGGTACATTTTCTGGTCCGCGTTTTGCAACAATAGGAGCAAACAATGTAGGAGCTGTATTTTCTACAGTTACAGAACGAACACGACGTTTTGCATTATACTCAATTCCAACATGTGGATGTATATTTTTAATTGCCATATTTGAATGACCTCCATTTCTTTATTTTACTAATTGTAATTTATAATTTATTGTTCAATGTTTTTATTAAAACATGTTAAATATCTGCAAAAATATATAAAAATATATAAATATTATTCTCCAACAATATATTATAGATTCAAAAGAAAGGAGAACTGCTGAATGATTTACGATATTAGTACGAGTAATAGGAGTTTTTTAGTTGTCTCACAGCAATTAAAAGAACATGGTGTTAAAAATAACAAATTTATGCTAACACTATACGATGAGAAACTTGTAGGAGTCGATCCATACTCTCCAGATTTAACAGAAGAACAAAAAATTAGAATATATAGAGAAATTCGGTTAAATAAATGGTACTATTTAAGAGAGGTTATTAGAATCCCCGTCACAGGAACCGATGGCATCAGATATGGGTTAAACATCGGAAACTGTGCTCAATCATATGCATATTGGAGAAATTTAAATTTCATTACAATTTTACCAAGACAACAAGGAAAAACTATTGGGGTTGTTTCTGATGATACATGGACAATGTTATTTGGAAGTAAAAACTGCCAGATAATATATTTAAATAAGCAATATCCAGATGCTGTTGAAAACGGACGACGTTTCAAAAACATTAAAAACTTGTTGCCCGGTTGGTTACTAACAATGATCTTAGATTCTAGAGGCGACAAAGATAACCAAGATGAAAAATATATTGCTAAATTAAAAAACCAAATAATAGTTAAACCGGCAGCAAATAGTGAAGAACAAGCCGATAAGCTTGGAAGAGGTTTGACTAGTAGTATTATTTATGTAGATGAATTTGCATAAAATTTTTGCGTCTTTTATTATATAATAAAGATAGCAAAAATATGATTAAAAATCATATTATGTGCGCGTTAAAGAAATTATTAATAATGGTTTAACGGAAACGCTTTTGAATTGTTCGGGAAACTCCTTAGAGTCTGAATTACTAAAAGGTTAGAGAGAGACTAGCTTGATATAGTAATAACATTCAGAATTGGACAACCTGCAGCCAAGTCTAGAAATAGAAAGGTTCAACGACTATCCTTTAAGTCCGTTCATCTAAAAATAAAAGGACAACAGGAGTAGGGCCAAATATGGTGGGTGAAATCCCCTTAAATCGAAGTGGAAGCCAAAGAATGATATAGTCTATTCCCCTATAAAATATCGGGAAACCGAGGGTATAAAAGTTTTAAAACACAATAAAATAGTTTATGATGCTTGTGTTCCTGCTTGGAAAACAGCGTCTGAAAATGCCGCAAAAAACGGCGTTCCTTACGGTATTCATATTACAACAACACCTATTGTAAAAATTTGGGTGGCTTAAAAGTAATTTTAAGAAAAATTATCTCTATTAAACGGGCAAGCGTAATAAGCTGGTAAGAGAAGCTAAACCTTATGGCAGGCCAATCCCGTGCTAAATTTATATTTTATATAATAAATGCCTAACGACTATCGAAAGCTATATAGTAAGAAGAAAAATCTTGCTTGAAAATAAGGTTATAAACACGAAGTGAGTAGAGTAACGAAAGTGAAAGATAGAGCTCGAATTTATATTCGATGAAAATATAGTCTAATCCTCTAATAAATATCGGGAAACCGAAGGTACAAATGAATAATATTGATACTGATTCAGGACAATTTTCTAAACAAATGATCAATGAAGCATGTCCGTTCATATACGAGCTTTATGATATGGATGAAGATGAAATACACAAATATGTTGATATGAATTCAAAAAATAACTTTGTTTTCATACAATATTCATGGAAAGAAATTGGTAGAGATGAAAACTGGTATAACGCAATGAGAAAACAAATGTCTGACAGAGTTAAGGTTAAAAGAGAATTGGATCTTGAATGGCCAAAATCTTCAGACAATTCAGTTTTCACAGAAGAACAACTAGATAATTTAGCCGGATACGTCAGACCAATTTTAAATACAATTTTAGTTGATGGATATGCAATCAACTTCTATGAAAAACCAGATTTTACAAAAAAATATATTATTAGCTGTGACGTATCTGGAGGACTTTCTCAAGATAACTCAGCTATAAGTATAATAGATCCTAAAACATTCCATATAACAGCCGATTTTAAAAATCCAAAAATTGACACAGATTCCTACAAAAAATTAATAGAAAAATTAATGAGTTTATATTTTATAAATGGAATTCTAATTGTTGAACGAAATTCATATGGAAAAAATATTCTTGATACATTAATGAAAAATTCTAAAATAGAACCAAGAATGTATAAAGAATACACAGGAAAAACTGCTGAGAAAATAACAGAAAATGGTATTGCGGTAAAATCAAAAAGAAAAACTCTTGTGTATGGAGTTGATACAACAAGCAAATCAAGGAAAGAGATGTTTGATTTATTGCAAGGTATTGTTGATGAAGAAGCAGAGGTTTTCACATCTCCAAATTTATATGAAGATACAAAAAACTTAATTACACTTCCAAATAATAGATTGGAAGCAGCACCAGGATTTCACGACGATAGCTTAATGTCTTATTTAATTGCACGTTGGGCTATATACTATGGTAAAAACATGCAAAAATTATTTGGAATTGGAAAAATTGCATCTCCAGAAAATGGAGATAAAGAAAATGCTGGAATGTCTGCTTTAAGAATGATGGCAAACATTGAGCGAATAGAACAAAAAGCAAATATGAAACCAAATTCATCAATTGCACAACTCGTGCAATATGAAGAACTAGATAGAAAAATAGAAAATCCAAATTCTCAAAATAATTCAATGTTAAAGAAAATAGCAGATTGGAATAAATAATTAAAGCTGAAATATGCTTTAATTATTTTTTAAAAAATTTATTTTTGAATATAATCAATACAACAATATATTATAAATCAACTATGAAAGGAAATAATATGTCAAAGAAATTTAATACAAACAATTTAAATTTAGCATATGAGATTGATGAAGATGAAACAGCTGCTAGTTCAGATATTGCGTCTCGCATTTTATCTTTAAGTGACAGTCTCTCAGAAGAAATAGTATTAACAAATATAAATGATCATATTAGCGGAAATTCTCCTTGGCCAGGAAGAATTAATTATATTAGTTCTTACCGTGAAAAAGTAGAAGATGCACGAACCGATCCCGACAATCTTGATTTATCAGAATTTATCAGAGAAATAACAGAACGAGTTATCGCAACAGTTTTAGATGGTCTTAAAAAGAATTATTCAGTTTCAATCGGAAGAGATTTAGAAGAGTCTAATGACATTTATAAATATTTAGAAGACATTGAAACTCTTTATGAATTCTTTTTTGTTCGTAATTATGAAAACGTTAAGGATATTTTATATAAAACACTAATAACAAAACGTCAATATTTTATCGATAGATATAGGGAGTTATATAATGATCAAGACGAAGATCTTTTTATTACGACACAAAAAAAGAAATTTAAAAATTTTGACGATGTTTTAATTTGTAATTTTATTTCAGATATAATTTTTGATATAATGGAAATGTATGAATCAGGTTACGAGCTTTTTAAAGCTATTGTAAATCTTGATCTTTATGAAGTTTTTAATAACAGAATGCTAGATCTTTTAATAAATTATGGAGAAGGAATTGTATTTTTATCTGACGCAAAAGCTTCTGAGAAGTACTTTGCTATTTTACAAGATAAAGATACATTTATTGAAATTAGAAATGAAATTTTGCTAAAATACTTAGAAAATGTAGAGGTTGATGAGAATTATGGAAATGCTTAAAAATATTAGTTTTGAAGAACTTTTAAATTCTGTAACAAATATTCGAAAAGCACATGAAGAAAAAGGAGAAAAATTGTCATTTGAAGAAGCGCTTAACAAATTGCCAAGTTTTTTGCCGAATATCCCGTTTAGATATTTTATTCAACTAAAAAGAATATTGTCTGAACATGATTCATTTGCATATGAAGAATTTAAAAAGAAACATGAAGAATTAGAATTTGATATAACAGGAACAACACATAAAGAATTTCCTTATTGGGAAATTATGCTAGATAGTGCAGACAGTACTATTGCCGCAATTGAAGAAAAATTAAAAGGAAACGCTAAAATATACCCAGGATACACAACATTAAAAAATGCTCAAAATTTAGTATTATCTAATGGAACAACAAACGGTTACGCATTACAAAAAGCAATGTTTTTTAAAAAATATGGAAAAAAATTTCCAAATTATTCTGTACGATTAGAAAAAATTGAGACAGGTCTTGGTAATTTAGTTCCAGAATATAAAAAATTTATGGCTAAATTGTATTCTTATGGAGTAACCACAAAAAGTTTAGACACATTTAATTTAATACTAAACAGACTTGAATATTTAGTTGAAGACAAAGCAGTAGAGCACCCATCTAATCAAAAATATCTATCTAAAATTAAATTTATTTTGAACAATTAATTATACATAGATAAAAAAGGAAGGTGTCTCCTATATGAAACAATTTAATATATTATCAGAAAATTATCTAAAAGGAACTCGTCTTGTTCGTAAAGCAACAGATGAAATAAGTGGAACAATTCAAGAAAATATAGATACAATAGATAAATTACTTGATGAAGTTTTTTTAAACGAAGATATTGATAATGAATCACCAGAATATTTTACATTGAAATCAAACGCATTAGTAAAACAACTTCTTAAGGAAGACTATACAAAAGAATTAGCTGTTATTAGTTGTAATAGTAAAGAATTAAAACTTCCTATTGCAAAAGCAGTTAAGTGTGCTTACTGTGTAGATAAATTAGAACATCCTGAAGTTCATGATACTACTGCAATTGATAAAGTAAATGGTTTATTTGGAGATTCTTGCGATATAAATTCAGTTGATATTCCAGAATGTTGTGTTGAAAATAACGAAGACGATAAAAAGTTATTTAGAAAAAAATTAGCAAATTTAGAAGATGAGGCAAGCAAAGCTAAATCATCGGCAGTTGAAGCAATAAAAACTATTGGAAAATTTGACAAAGAACCTTTACAAGAAAATTTAAAAAAGCTTGTTTATATAAAAGGTTTTATCGATGAATACAACAGATAAAGTAATCATTGTTGATGAAAATCCTTTGATGCAGCATCTAAATGAAATGTTTGTTGATGTTAAGGATTCTTTACCAACGGATATTGAAAATTCAATATATTACCCAAAAATAAAACATTTATTATTTACAGAAATCATAGAGTTTTGTAAAGAAAAAGTTGAATTAAAAGATGATCTGATGGTTCTACGAAACATGGTTGGTGAAAAGGTTAGCGAACAACAAATACGAAATTATCTAGATGGTCTGAAGAAAAAGTATAATAATTTAATTAATAATATCGGTTTAGAATACTCTATTGAAGTTACTCGAGTCGATTATGGAGTACCTGTTTTCGTTATTATTAAACGTGATTTTATTTATGCTAAAAAATTTGTCTTCAGATTCAAAAAAGATATTTCTATTGGATTGGGCGATCTTACAACAGCCGGTGTTTTAAAAACAAATATTGCCAATAAAATCTCAGAAAACAATAAAAAGAAAGGTGACGATATAAATGCTTAGTTTTTTAAAAGAAGAAGTTATTAATTTGCGTCATCAACTAACTTTTATTGGTGACAAAATGGAAATATATCTTCCAACATCATATTTAGAAAGTACTCCTTCCTTTGCTGATGTTATGGGAGAAAATATTGAAACTTTAGGAATATTCAATTTTAAATGTGATAAAAAACTATATGAAATAAATTTACCAATTAGATTTCAATTTAGTTATTCTGATCGTAAAAAATTCACAGGAAAATTAAAACCAGAATTGCCAGAAAATAGTTACGATGTGTTTATTTTAAATAAAGGCGATATTTTCTGTTATGATACAAATCACCGTGAAAATATAAAAGACATAATGTTTTTTATGAACACGATTATTGAAGGTGGTAAAATACCTTCTACTGTTTCATATTCGAATATATTAAATTTATTATTACAAGCAATGGATGTAACTAAATCTGGAAATATGGGGTTAAGCTCTGTTAGTTATGAATTATTACTATCAGAATTAATTAGAACAAAATCTAATTTAAACCAATCGTATAGAATTTATATAAATAATCACCCTAATAAAAACTATGATTACAAAATGATTAAATTAACAAAAATACCAGAATTTTCAAGTGCCTTTTTAGGCCTTATTGGTGAAGATAATTCACAACAAATTGTTTCTGCTATTATGAACACACGAAGTGGAAGACAAGACAAAGTCTCACCAGCTGAAAAACTATTAAAACTATAAGTGAATGCTTATAGTTCTTTTTTTATTTGTTTTGAACAATATATTATATACAAATAGCCGTTCTGTGAGCGATCGAAATTCAAAAAGCCGGATGTTTCTCCATTCGTCTTCTCACAGACAAGGAACATAGAAAAAAGAAAGGGCTGATTATATGTCATTTTCAGGTTTAACACCATCAATAGTATTGAGAGATATACGAAGAAAGCTAGGAGCAGTTGCATATGATTTAGAATTATCAGACGACGAAATTATGAGAGTAGTATTTCAAATAACATTGCCTGTTTTTAGTAAATATTTTCCATATAGATATAGAGTTATTATTGGACCAAAAGACGAGATAGTTGGAGGTAAAGCTTGTTACGTTTTACCACAAGAAAAAGGAATGGAAATTATGGGAGTTTCTAAAGTATTAGTTAGCAATCAATGGAACTATACTTATAATTCTTATTTAGCCGCAGGAATGACAAATCCTTATGATAGTCAATTATCTAATGACTTTGCTAGTATTACAATGCCAAGAGTAACATGGCATACTATAGGAACAACTCATATTGAAATATATCCTAGATTGTGGGGAGATTATAGGGCAATGATTACTTTAAAATCGACTCACCCAAAACATTTAAGATCTATAAAAGATGCTTTAAGAGAAGAATTTTTAAAGTTAGCATATTTAGATGTTTTAGAAAGTATCTATCCTATTAGAAAACGTTTTGAAACTTTGAATTCTCCAGTTGGAAATATCTCTTTGTTTATGGAGTCTGTTGAAAGAGCACATGATGAAAGAGAACAATTACTTCAATCATTCCAAGAAAATGTATTACGCAGTGGAGACGTTCCAAGAATATTTATTGGATAATAAAAAGAATAAGCAATAAAGCTTATTCTTTTTTTAACTAGGATTCACTATACTTATATTTATATATTATAATTGTGAATATATAGATATAAAGTCTATATATAATTGTATTCGTACTAGAAAGGAAGGTAACAACTATGACAAACAATAAAGAAAAAAGTGGTTCAATAATCACTAAAGAAATAAAATCTGGAAATGATTTTATTTATCCGTGGGAAATTATTCTTACGGTATTTAAAAAAGACGAACGTAAAATCGTTCGTCGTTAAATTATTATATACCAAACCAGCACTTGGCAAAAAGAAAGTGAGATTATTATTTGTGTGCTGGCGTTTGTTAAGATACGAGAATCTTATTAAACTATTTATTTCGTTTAAGGAAAAAAGAGAATAGTTCTAGATTTCTCTTTTTTTAAATATTTTTTTGATTAATTTTTTAAATTTAGATTCTTTCTTTTGTTCTTCATCATCTTCATCATTTAAAATATTTGGGTTAATTGTCTCAATTGTATTAACAGTATGTGAAACCATTTTGCTTAATAAAATATAGAATGGCCAGCATAGTATTAATGTTGATAATAAAAATATATATTCTACTACTCCAAAATATTTTAATATAGAGGTGTTTAAGAAATCGAATCGTAAGAAAACTAAGAAAGATTCTATATAATAACGAATAATTTCAGTTAGTGTTTTTCCTTGTAAATAATCCGGTATTAACATCGAGTCTGGTGCAATGAATAAATATAATAATCCAGCAATAACCATTGTAATAAATAAAATTCTCTTTGTTTTATTAAACGGCTTACATAATCTATATAAAACCGAATATGCTGATATAGTAGATAATAATACCGATAAAGGTATTTTTGTTTCATCTGAAACTATTCCTAAAGCATTAAATAAATAAACCATTAGAACAGGTACTACTAATAATAACGCAGCGGGAATTGCAGTTAATGCAACATTCTTTAAAAAATTTCCTTTTATTGGATTTTTAGAAGGTTGTAACGATAAAATAACTCCAGGTATCCCAATACAGAAAGTTTGAATTATTATAAATTGCTCAAGTCTAAATTCATAGCTAGGAAGTGTTAATAAAGAGAATAGAGCAGTTATCATTATAAAAAATGTTTTCATTAAGAATAATGCTGAAGTTAATTGAATATTATTTATAACTCTTCTTCCTTCATATACAACAGAAGGCAAATTAGAAAAATCATTGTCTAATAAAACTACTTGTGAAATTGATTTTACTGCCTCTGAGCCAGAAGATACTGTTATAGAGCAATCTGCAGTTTTTAATGCAACAATATCATTTATGCCATCGCCCATAAATCCGACTTTTTTATTATTTTTTTGTAATGTTTTAATTATTAATGCTTTTTGGTCTGGTGTTACTCTTCCAAATACATTAAACCTTGTTGAAGCTAAAATTACTTCGTCGTCGCTCATGTTTTCTAAAGAAATACATTTATCAGCGCCAAGTACTCCAGCTTGTTCTGCTATTTTAGAAACTGTTAAAGCATTATCTCCTGAAATTATTTTCACTTCAACACCGTTTTCATTAAACCAGTCTATTGTTGGTTTAGCTTCTTTTCTGATGTTATCCTTTATTACAAATAATGCAACCGGGTCTAGTTTCCCTGTAACACAAGAGGTTTCTTGGTCTATTTTTGTTCTTCTATTTCCTCTACATAAAACTAAAACTCTATATCCGTATTGTGATTGATTTTGCACCTCTTCGAATATTTCTGTATATTTTTCTCTTTTTAACAAAAACTCTGGCGCGCCCAATGCATAAACCCCAATTTCAACGAAATCAACAGCAGAATATTTTCTAGCACTTGAAAAAGGCAAAACATCTTTGACATTATAATAAGTGTTAAGCGAAAATTTTTCAACCAATGCTGAGTTTGTTTGATTCGTTCCAACTGAAGAATTTAAGTATGAACCCATTATTGTTTTTAATGCACCTTGTTTAATATCGTATCGTATAACTTTTTCTACTGACATTGTTCCATCCGTTAAAGTTCCGGTTTTGTCTAAACAAATTACATTTACACGAGCTAAAGATTCTATAGAATATAAATCTCTAACTAATGTATTTTTCTTAACTAGTCTAACAATACCAACTGCTAATGCAGTAGATGTTAAAAGAATTAAACCTGATGGAATCATCCCAACAACTAGAGAACCAGAGCTTCTTATAGCTTTTATAAATTCTTCGTTTGATTTTAAAAATATTCCTAATTTGCCCCAAGATATAGTTTTAAAATAATTTAGCAATGCGATAGGAATTATTAAAAAACCAACTGTTTTAATAATTGTTGTTATTGAAAACATTAATTTTGATTTTTTTTGTTTTACATTTTTTGTTTTTATTTGAAGAGTGTTTATATAAGAATTTTCCCCAATTTTATCTGCTCTTGCATAACATTCTCCGGCAACTGCATATGATCCAGATAATAAAACATCTCCTGGTTTTTTCTTTATAGATCTAGATTCTCCTGTTAGCATACTTTCATTTACTTCTAAATTTCCTGAAATTAATATACAATCTGCGGGAATCTGATCAGATATAGATATTTTAACAATATCGTCCAATACAATTTCTTCTGCTAAAATTTCTTCTTCCTCTCCGTTCCGTATTACTTTAGCTTTTGGAGAAGTAACAAGCTTTAATTTATCAACAGTGTGTTTTGCTTTAGATTCTTGTATAACCGCGATTAGTGTATTCGCTAATGCATATAATAAAAATGAATATTTTGTTATTTCAACTTCTGCTATTATAAAACAAACTGTTACTAAGAATAAAAGTAGATTATAAAAAGTAAAAGTGTTTTTTATTATTATGTTTAAGTATGTTTGATCCTGTTTTATTTTTACTTGATTTATTTGTTTCTCATTTATTCTTCTATTAACATCTGAAGAAGAAAGACCTTCTTTTATAGATGCTTCTATTCTTTCAACTTTCATATTAAGTTAAGTCTCCTTTACGTAAATATATAATACATTGTTCGCTTTTATTTCTTAAATTCATCCCTTCAACAGCAATTAAATATGTTTAAACATCTAGTTTTATTATAAAATAAAAAAATCTTAAGAACAATATATTATAAATTCCCTTATGAAAGGATGATTACTGTGACAAAAGATCTAGAATTAGTATTTAAATATTATAAAGTTGGTAAAATAACCGAATTTACTCTATGCTCAGAATTAGAGGAATATCTTGAAACAAATTTAAGAACACAAGTTATTATAAATTCAGAAGCGAAAGGTTCTGCATCAAATAGTTTTATTGTAGCTCTATTGCCAGTTAGAAGTGAAAATGGTTACAAGGTTAAATATATTATAGACAAAAAAGTTTTAGATTCACAAACTATTACATTTAAAGAAATTATTTATATTTTAGATTGTTTAAAAAACGACGAACAAAAAATACTAGCCGCTTTTAGACATGAATTAAAACAAATAGCCGATGTTGAAATGTCTCTTAGAGATGCTTTAATTGTTTATTCTAAAATATATAGAATGTGTTTAGATGCTTTTCCGTATGATATATTACAAAAAGCAAAAAGAGAAAATTTTTTAGACATTGATAGAATAGATGAAACCATTGAAAAACTTATGGGATTTGATGAGAAAACTGAGTATATTATAGAAACTCTTGTTATTAATAACATGTTGCCTGTTCAATTTATCGAAGAAGCAAAAAAACTTGTATCTGATGAATGTGGAAGAAAAGTTGTTATTGGTGACAGTTTAACACCAGATGAAAATATTTTAGCGTATGAAATGGGTAATGAAAATAAGCCTGTTGTTGATACAGCTGAAATTGACATCACTAGAATAGATAAATAAGATAAGGTATTTCCTTATTTTATTTTTCCAAAATATTGAAAATAACCCTTCTGTGAGTGATCGAAATTTAAAAAGGTGAATATTTCTCCGTTCGATTTATTACAGAACGACTATAAATAAATAAATTATATATTATTAATATGAAAGGAGAAAATAAAAATGATTGAAATTTTAAAACACGGAAAAAAGAAATACCATTTTGTTTGCGAAAAATGTGGATGTGAATTCTGTTCAGACGGCGAGGAAATTGTTAGTACTAAATCTATTCCTGTAACTAGATATATTTTATGTCCAGAATGTGAAAACAAAATAAATATTGAAAATTTAGATGAACATTTTTATAAAAAAGCTGATGATAAAGACATTGAAACATTACCATCTCCAACTGAATTAATTGATAAATATTTCAATATTTCTTATGGACCAAAATATAATAAATGTGAATCATGTGCATATTACCAATCTATAAAAAATAACGATAGTTCAAGAATTGTTGGAGACACTCCTTGTACATTTTGCCAAAATAATCTTCCAATGTGTTGATAAAAAAGAAACTAGATTAATTTCTAGTTTCTTTTTTTTTGTTTTATTTTAATTAAAATTGTTTTGTATAAACGTTACCTGTATTGAATTGACCAGTACCAGTATTGTTTTCAATAGCAATTAGAGCTGTACAAGGCATGAATTCATAATAAGTATGACGTTTAGTCATCATTAAATTTGGAACAAGAGAATGATTTGGTGATCTGTATCCATTACCTTTTTCCATAGTGAATGAATAAGGATAATAAGCTTGACATAATTGTTTGTCACCACTAGGGATGAATGAAAGAATTAACTTACCAGGTTCAAAGTTGATAGAGCTAATAACTTTATAAACATATGTGCCTTGGAATACACCAGTAGTATAATTGATGTCTGTTCCGTCTATGTTTCCAGAAGTTCCTTGTTTATATTGCCAATCAGTTTCTTTTAATAGAGCTGTGTCAAGAGGGTTACCAACGATTACAAAAGTACCGCTTTGTAAATAAGTTTCAGTCATTAACTTAGTTGCAGCATGTTCAATAACAGTTTTGATTTCACTACGCCAAGCAGTTGGAGAACCAGCATAGCCAGCAGCAGGTTTAACATCAAAACGATATAAATGTTCGCCCATAGCATGGTATCCATCAGCAACAGGATAAGCAGAGTTCTTAGGACGTTTTAAGAAGCATTCGATCATGAAGTTGATTAATTCATAGTCAAGTTTTTGAGCAAATGTATTAGTCATAAGATCAGCAATTTCAGCTAATGCATCGATATTATATAAAGCTTTAACGTCTTGTAAATAAGAAACAGTGATAGGAGCATTTAGATGTTCGCCAGTACCGATTGTAACTTCTTGACGAGCGATGTCCATCATAACATCCCAACCTTCTTCGTTCCATTCGCTTGATTTACGAGCGCGAAGAACTACTTTAAGACCAGTAAGACCAGCTGGAATTTCACCAATAAATGCAGCATTAGCTAAACCATTAGCGAAATCAACACGAACGATAATTTGACCTTTCATAGCTTTAACTGCATCAACTTTAGCTGGATCTCCAGTAGGACCAGCTGGAATTTCAGCAAGAGCAGGAGTTTCGATATCAGCGATAATAACAGGTTCAAGACCTACTTTCTTACCGATAAATACAGATTTTTCAGCACCTTGAGCTGTGTATTTAACTTCTACTAATTCTAATTCTTTATCTAAAGGAGTTTTTGCTAATTTATTTTTTGCAATAAGTTCAGCTTCTACGAAAGTATTTGCAGCTGCTAAAGCGATTTCTTTTTCGATAACTCTATCTTCGCCCCAGCTTGCAGCATAAGGAGTTTCATAAGCGCCATCAGCATCGTGAGTGAATACACCACGAGGTAATTCTTTTCTAACTTCAACGCCATCGGCATCGATTTTTGATAAATAAGGTTTAGTATAAGCAATTGTGAAAATTGGAGCTGTTGCAACAATAGTCTTCATTGCATCTTTCATAACGCACTTAGGCCATAATTTTCTAACAACTGGCATTGATAATGAACTTAAAGGTGAAATACCATTTAATGATTCGTTTAATAAAGTTTGTTCAGCAGCGTTATTTAAAAGTTGAGACATTTCTGCTCTACGATTTGCGTCTTCAATTCCTTCGCAAAGAGCGTTAATGTATGATTGGCTAAGTCTTGGATCGCCAACTACTTCTCCGAAACCGTTACCAACAACTGAATAACCTTGTTCTCTGAAAAATTCACCAGCTTCATGGATTACGGCGTTAGAAGTTTTTGAGTTTAAATTTAAATTTAGATTGTCCATAAAAATTTTTCCTTTCTTATTTTTGTTATTTTGATTTTTCTTCTGGATCGGCTACTAAAGTCTCAAGTTTTAATAGTTGTCTCAGATATTTTACCATTATTAATAATTCTTGTCTTAATGACAAATATATATAAAGGTTTTTTTCGTAAGTCTCTTTATAAAAAACATCAATAATAAAATTTTGCAAACGTTCTTTAAATAAAGCAAATCTATCTTTAAGCTTTTCTAAATATTCAATATTTTCTTTTTCAATCCTACTATAATCAATACTATCAAAATTCGCTTCGAAAATATTTGCATAATCTATTAAGTTTTGAGACAAATCGAAAAGGTGAAGTAACTTCATTTCTTCAGAAGAGTTTGAAGTTGAATTTGCAGGCATAGATTGTTGAGATTGGTCGTCCATGTATCCAGCTTCGTCGTCGATACCATTAGGATATTCTTCAACGTCACCAGATTGAGACTTTTCATCAACAGGTTCTTCTACATCTGAACCACTATCTGCAATTTCTATTTGTTGTTGATCAATTTCTGGTGATTGATTTTTCTGAGCTTCCATGCCTTCACACCTTCTTTCACTTGTATATATATTATATTGTTCATTAAAAAAAATGAAAATAGTGAAAAAAAGTGAAAAAAACACTAAAATACCACAAAAAAATGGAAAAAAATATATTATAGTAATGAATACATATAAATATATAAAATTGTATTTAAAACAAAATAATATTTTAAATAAAAAGAAAGGAAAATAATATGTTAAAGAAAATAAAAGCAAAATTGTTTGGTAACGATGAAATCTCATACAATTTTAATTTAAAAGAAATTTTTGATAAAAAGTTAGTAATAGTTAGTAATGAACCGACAACTAATTTTTTGTTTTACCCAATTGTACAATTAGGGAAATGTTATAATAATGATTTGACATTAATAGATATTGAAGAGCCAATTGGTGTTTTCTTTAACTATTATAATCAAAGTAATATTTCATATCAAAAGGCATATGAAAAAAATGCATATATTGAATATAAGAAAATGTTTTTAGACGGACAAAAAGAAAAAATAAATCAAGATACAATTGTAAGTGAATATTATAGTAAAAATACGGCAGATGAATATTTTGCATATGTATCACAAGTATCGGATACTTGTACAGAATTAATTTTTAAAGAACTTCTTAACATGAAAGATAGACTTGTGTTTGATATAAATGCAAAGAACTTCTTAATTTTAAATTATTCTAAAATTAGTAAATTATATAACGATATTCGATATCAACCAAGTGATACAACTAAAAATAAATTTACTGTTTATGTAAAAGAAAGTGATTTGAGAATTTCAAAAAAGAAGAATTCGTATATTATATATTTTGTTTCAGAAAATGGAAATAAAATAGTATTGGCAAAAAATAAATTAAGTAAAATATTGGAGCAAAGTGATTTAAATAATAAATTAAATTTAATTAGTTTTATAAAATCTAAAGTTCCAAACATCGAGGTGTAAATATGAATAATGAAATAGAAATTACTACTCATGTAGAATTTAAAAGCAGTGAATCACATGATTCGCCATTTGCTGGTTATAAAGATATTGATGTTGTTTTTAAAATGCCGGCCAAAGAACTATTGAGTCCTAAAATAATTATTATTGCAGAAGATACCACTAAATTATTGGACGATGATATTCAAGAAACAGAAAGGTTGATAACACGCTTATATGGACAAGAATATTTGTTGGGTTTATATGATTATCACAACTCTGGAATTTGCAGTTTTGCTAGCCCAATAACAAACGAATATTATCACATGGCACTTCCTTCTTATACAAGAGAAAAAAAGCTTCATGTTAATTATTTTTATAGTTTTGTAATGAAACAATCTTTTATTAATGCAATAGGAGATTCAAAATTATGCTTTTATATATCATATATTGATTTTTTAAAATATAACGGAACATTTCCTGCTATATCTTCGTGTTCATCGAAGGTAGTAGATTTATTTTATAGACATATATTTCAAAACAATGCTGTATATGCAACAATATTTGTTGATGAGGATGCTCTTGAAATAGATTGTATCAACAATGAATATCGTTTATATGTGCCGCATCCAAAAGGAGATATTATTTTATGTAAAGCAACAGATTATGATATCTCAGACTTAACTAGCAAAATGACATTTGACCAAAAAATGAGATTCATATCTATGATAAAAGAGAAAGGAAATTACGATGGAAGAAAATAAATTTTATATTGATAATGAAACTCTTTTAAAAGAGTTAGATACAGAAGATGAATATTTTAAAGAAGATCGAGAATTTCTTACTAAAATAATAACAAAAAATCCAAATGTAGGAATTATATATCCTATGAATTTTATAAATTTAAACACGGATTATACAGATATGTTTGGAGTTGTTTCAGATCCATCATCAGATAAAAATCCACTAAATTGTTTTTACGAACATATTTTAAAATATATTAATCCTTCTAATAATAGAATTGCTATTTTTGGCGTTTTAAATAGTAAGGAGTATGTTTCAAATATTCCTTATAGTAAATATATTGTTAATTTTACAAATAAAGTTAAATCTGTAATATGTAAAAGTGTAAATTCTATTTACGAAAATACTACAGAAAATATAAATAATAATAATTTTTTATTTATAGATTTTCTAAACAAGAAAGCAGTTCTTTTTTCTGGTAAGTACGAATATAGTCGCAGTAGTTTAATAAATAAACCTACTGTTAAAATAGAAGAATTTTATAAAATTTTAGATGATGGAACTTTTGCTCCATTTACAGTTGATGACGTAAAAGAAAAAAGTGATCTAATATTTTTAATGAAAGGAAAATAAATATGTCAATTGTTTTTGATATAAATTTAAAAATATTTAAAGAAAATGGAAAAGAATTAACTTCTAAAGATTTGACTCATGTAAAAGACAATTGTTTTATAATGAATTCTATTCCGGATAGAGACGTTGTTTCCATGTATAATAAAATATTTTACTTTCTATTTTTTGCCATATGGCTTGACGAAGAAATTAAATATAACAATGATTATTCTGACAAATATATTTATGCATCTATTCCAAATAAAACGGAAAATAAATCATATAAAATATATAATGACATTAATTCTAAAGAAGAATATAAACAAAGAATAATTTCTTTAGAAAAATATAATAAATATTGTTTTGATGACAATATTTATTTTAATCTTTATAAAAATATGATTTCCGATATTTTAAAAGAAGAATATAATTTAGAACTTAAAATTGAAGACGATTTTATTAATATATTATATATATATTTAAATATCGTCGATGACGTTTCTATTTGCAGTGATTTAACATCTTTCTTATATATTGTATATCGAGATATACGTGAAGGAATAAAAGATTTTATAACAAATAAATTTATTGTATTTAATCCAAATTATAAACCAGTTTTTTCGCCGAAAAATATTGAAAATCCAGAGCCATATACTGAAATAATTTCATATTATTATACTATAAAAAACACGGCAAATGGATTTAGTTCTTATGATTTTACTCCATATTCTGGACAAATTCATGACCCATATAGTGATTTTTATCTTGATAGAGAGATATGTAAAATTGTTCATGACATGATAGTAACAGATAGTCCAAAATGTGCGGAAGTTGAAGAATATGTTAATATTGTTATTGAAGAAGCGAAAAAATATTTTAGTGAAATAGAAATTGATGCTGGTTTGCAAGAATCATTTCCGTTTTTTATCTGGTTTATTTATTATAAAATTAAACAAAGAGGTTGATTATATGAATAAAAATATAAATAAAATAACTGAAGAATTTCTTGATGGAGATGTTAATTTTATAAATATATTGCTTGCATTAATGTATGATTACGTTAAAGATTCGGACAATATAGCGGATATTTTTAATAAAATTACTGTTGAAAACATATATAAAGATATCCGTCATCCATCAATTATTAAATTTACAAACTATTATGAGCCGATTTATTATCAAAAATATGAAAAAACTGAATATATTTATAATTTCTCAAAAAATGTTTATATTAGTTATTTAATAAACTCATATCCAAAAAATATTTATTCGTTTATGTCATGTTTTTCTACTAAAGGCAATAATAAAATAACCTATATAAAAAATACTTTAGAAACCGAAAATTATATATTAAATACGTTAGAATTTTTAATTAATATAAACGTGTTTAATAAACTCATTTCTAATTTAAAAAATGCATTTTCTGAATGGCAAAAAATTGAAATAATAGAAGAAGTATATCCACATGACGAAGTTAAAAAAGAATCCTTGACTGATAGGAAGAATAAATTAACTCAATCAGCTCATTTTATAACAAATCCTAAAAACGATACTTTTATAAAATTTGCTCTTGATTTCTTTCAATCTCCTTCTTATTTGACGCAAACAATTAAAAAAATAGAATATGCTTTAACGAAATATACGATTATGACTATGTTTTATAGACCAGATTTTTCTTTTGATTTTGACCACTCAATACTAAAAGAAGTATTTAGTGAAACTTTCAAAAACTTTAATCCTGAAAATAAATCGTATGCAAATAGCAATAAAGAAAATACATTAATGGCCGAATTTATAAATAAATGGAAAGATGTATTACCTGAAATAATAAATATACCTCAAGAAGGGGAAGAAATATCATATTCAGAAATGCTAAAAAGAAAAAAAGAAATATGTATTGAGATATTAAAAGACATGGAAAACATTTAATTTCCATTTCTTTTTTTGTTATTTTTTATACTTTTTTATATTTTTAAAGAACAATTTATTATAAAGAACAACAAAAAAGAAAGGACTGAGATATATGTCTAATTTTATTATACAAGAATCTGCAACTATCTCTACTTTAAGAAATGTAGAAAAAACTCCATTAGGAACTATACGTTTCATTGCTGTCATGCAAGAAGCAAATAGACCAAACAGAAATAAACGTATATATCCGAAAGAAATAATGGAACAAGCTTTAAGCGCCGATTATATAAGAGAAAGACTCGATGGAAGATCTTTATATGGTGAAGCAGGTCATCCACTAGATTTTTCCGTTCAAAGACAAACAAATATAGATCAAAGAAATATCGCTATGCTTATCGAAAAACTTTGGTGGGAAGGCGATTTATTAATGGGTCAATGTGAAACAGCCAATACAGCTGCTGGTCATGATATGGCTGGATTAATCGAACAAGGTTCAAAAATTGGTATTTCTTTAAGAGCTCAAGGTGGTGTTGAACGCGATCCTATGACAGGATATAATAGAGTTAAACCAGGTATGCAAATTGTTACTTGGGACTGGGTTGTTTGTCCAAGCCACGACAAAGCATTTATTCAATCTATATTACCAGAAACAAAAATGGCAATGTTTGGCTCAGAAAATCCAAGTGCAGAAAAAATTCAAGAAGCTCAAATGTTATTTGAAAGCGGACAAATTTTCACTATCAATGCAGAAGAAAATACAATTATAACAGAAGATTATATTGCTGGCTATAATAAAAAACTTCGTGCCCAAAATGAAATTTACTTTGCAAAAGAAGGAGATGTTTTATTAACAGAAAGCATTGACGGAAATCACGCAGAAGTAAAAAATGGAAATACAATTAAAAAAGTAATTTTAGAAGATTTCTTAACTCAAGATTTAAGAAAAGCAATTGCTAATTTAAAAGAATCAAAAAAGGAAGGTGAAGAATAATATGAATAATACTGTTTTACAAGAATTTGTTGAACAAACTTACCTTGACTTTTTAAAAGAAGAAGAAGCAAGAGAATTAGAATCAATTCAAAAAGATTATGATAAATTATTAGAACAATTTTCTGCTTTAGCTGAATATGCTCAATTTGATAAATTATTAGAAGCAACTACAATTGATGTTGAACAACTTTCAAAGCAAGTTGGAACTTTAAAAGATATTTTCGGAGCACTTGCTTCATTTGCTCCTAAAAAAGCAGAATTCCCAGAATATGCTCAAACCGGCCCAGCTCCAGATATGACTTTAAAACCTAGAGCAGGTGATAATATCAGAATGTTCTTAACTTCAATAATTACATGGATAAAAAATATTGTTATTCGTATTATTGAATTTATTAAGAAAACATTTGCTAGAATCACTGGTTTAGGATATACTGCTCCAACTGAAAAGGCAACTTTAAATTTAAACGATATTCTTAAAAAAGAACGTCAAGCCTTTGCAATGGAAAAGAGTTTTAATTCATTTGGTGGTTTAGGATATGTTAATTTAGCAGATGCTAAAAATAGACAAATGTTAAATGTTGCTGATGATAAATTTAAAGATATTGTTTTTGATAAAATTAATGTAACAGAATCTACTATTTTAGAAGATGATGCAACAAAAGTTGAAACAAAAACAATTAAAACTATATATTTAGACCCATCTAAAGACTTATTTGCATTAAGAGAAGCTTTAAATCATTTCTTTAAATTATTTGATGAATCTATCGGTTCAAATGGCGAAAGATTATTTGAAACAACTGATATAGAACTTTTATTTAAAAATTTTGAAGCTGTTAGAAATGCTTTAGAAAATGGTGATACATCAGCATATGCAGATGTAGGTGGAAGATTATCTAAATTAAATATTGTTTCTCCAGATAGAATTAGAGATAATTTAATTAGAACTAAAGTTAATACAGATAATCTGTCAAAAGCATACGAAGAAACTCAAAAAATTATTACTAATGTACTTCAAATTATTGCTCAAAAGAATTATCAAGGATCTGTATTATTCCCAGATACATATAGATTATTAAGTTCAGCAACATATAAACAAATGGGAGAAATTGTTAAAGTTTTAAATAACCGTTTAGATGATGCTAAAGTATTAGATAAAAACTTATCAAAAGCACAAGATAAATTTACTAGATTAACAAAAGAACTAGAATCTCTTCGTGCTCAATATATGCAATTAGGTAGTAATTACTATGCTCCTTCAATTTTACAAAAGGAAATTAGTGATTTATTTATTGCTGCAAAATATGTAACTCAAACTATTATGCTTCGATTTGCTACTTTAAGTTTATATATGAAAGTTCTTTCTGATACTAAAGAAGCAATGGTTAATTTAAACCTAATCAACGGTATAGATATAAACGAAAAAAGAAAAAGAAAATAATAAGTGTAGATATCTACACTTATTTTTATTTAAATTATATATTATTATTGTGAATTAAGTAAAACAAAACTGCAGATTGCTTTACTTAAATTCAGAAAAGGAGAAAAAATATATGAATGAATTATTTATGATTTTATTAATTGTGCTGCTAACATTAGATATTGTAAATGGTATAAAATCTATAATAGAATTGTATAGATCTAAAAGAAATAAGGATGTAGTGACAGGAAGCGATTTTTGTAATTCAGATCCGGTACTTGAAACACTAGAAAAAGGAAAAATTAATTCGATAAGAGAATTTAATGCAAAACAAGCAACTCAAGAATGTATTGATTGGATACGTGATTGGTTTGATAAAAACGGAAAAGATTGCAACGCTATAGTTGGAATCTCTGGAGGCAAAGATTCAACAATCGTTGCTTCTTTATGTGTTCAAGCTTTAGGAAAAGACAGAGTTATTGGTGTATTAATGCCAAACGGTGTTCAAGCAGATATAGAAGATTCTAAAAAAGTTTGTGAATTGTTAGGAATTAAAAACTACACTGTAAATATTAATGACGCTTTTGCATTTTTACAAAATTCTGTTGAAATAGGATTTGAAAATGCCGGAGATAAAGTTCCAGTAACAGATCAATCCGTTATTAATTTACCACCAAGATTGAGAATGACAACTTTATATTACATTGCACAAAGATTAAATGGTCGTGTTGCAAATACGTGTAATTTTAGTGAAGAATATGTTGGATATTCTACTCGTTGGGGTGACTCATGCGGTGACTTTGCACCTCTTAGTAATTTTACAGTTACAGAAGTTTTAGCAATTGGTGATGAACTAGGCCTTCCGTACTATTTAGTTCATAAAACACCATCAGACGGACTTTGTGGAAAAACAGATGAAGACAATTTAGGTGTGTCTTATGCTATGATCGATACTGTTATTAGAGGAGTTCCTGCAGAAGATTCTGAAACACAATTAGCAGTTGAAAGAATTAGTAAATTACACAGATCAACTGAATTTAAACGTCGTCCTATCGCTAGCTTTGATTATTACACAAATTATACAAAAATAAAAATGACAGAAAAAATCGAAATTAAAAGTGAATTATAAAATAGTTTATTTTTAATATTAAAAGTTGGTTCAATCAAAAATAAATAGAAAGGAAAGTATGATTATGGAAATAAAAAATCCAGTTGAACAAAACAACGAAAAACTAAAAACAAAAAAAACAGGTTTTAGAGTTTTAATTAGCCAAAAACTTTGGCATTTTATTAATGGCGGTTATAAATTAACCGAAACTCATGACATGCAACAAATTAAAGAATTAGGTAATTTAGTAAATGAAGCTCGTGCTATATATCACAATGTTAAAATGTGGCATATTAAAGAGCACAAAAATATGAACTTGAAAAACAAATATAATTCAACAAAAATTGTTTTTCAAATGGAAAATCCTAATAAACCTATTATAAGACAAGTAATTTGTGTTTATTATAAAGGTATTGAAAACGGTTGTTTATCAAGAATAATTTTAACTGATAATGTTATTCCATTCTTAAAACCAGGAAAATTATTTGGTACAACAATGAAAGAACTAAAAGAAAATGTTGAAGTATTAAAAGGTTATCCAATTGATTTTGATAACGAAGAATTAAAAGAAAGGTTTAAAGGTGATTATAAAAATGAAGAGAAATAGATTTGAAGCACGCGGCGAATTCAATAGAATTGCTGGCCAAACAGAAGATAGTTTAGCTAATTGTAAATTCGATAATTCAACTATTGAAGAAATTGATAAAATATATGACGACATGTATCAAAAAGCAATAGACTCATATAGAGAATATAAAGTATGCCAAGAAGAATATAAAGTTTTAAAGGCTAAGAAAGAAGATTCAAAAATTGATAAAATCAAAAGAGCATTTAGATTGAAGGAATTGAAAGCTAAAATGAAAGCTCTTAAAAAGATATCTGATTTACATACAGAAGCGCTTGTACAACTTGATGATGTAAAAGAATATACTTCTAAATTTAATAAAATAAAAAATTACGATTATGACCCAAAGATTTATAGCTCATTAAATGGTATTTGTAATAAATCGATAACCAAAACAGAGATTTTCTTTATGTTTTTCATTATAGGTTTAATGGCATTGGTGTTTTTCATGTTTGTAAGATTATAATAGCTAATTATATTTAAAAATAATGAAATTAACAATCTATTATAATATTAAGGAAGGTGATATAAATGCCACATTTTGATATTCGTAATAGAGACATGAATAAAAAGATAAGTTTTAAATATTTGTGGATGAAGGATCAAATTCAAAAAATTCGTTTAAGGTATTCGAAAGAAGTTTTAAGTGATAAAGAAATCCAAGAATATTTAACAAAAGTATATGATGATCGTTATCAACCAGAAGGTCGTTTCATGTCTAATATTACAAAAGAAAACAAAGTAATGAAACTAGAGCAATTTATAAATAGATTTATAAATTCCGATTATATTTTGTCTGGTTATGCATGTTTATTTGAATCACATAAAAGTGATAATATTGGAGCAAAAGCATTAAAGTATTTATTAGACCAAAGAAAAATTTACAAGAAAAAAATGAATGAGTGCGAGAAAGGTTCTGACGACTATATTTATTATAAGATTTTGCAATTGACCTATAAAATTCTAGCAAATTCATATTATGGAATAACAGGTCTTGCATCGTCTCCTTTCTTTAATCCGTTTTTACAAAATTCAACTACATTTACAGGACAAGATATTATTACAACTTCAATTGAAGCAATGGAATCGTTTTTAGGAGATAATGTTCCGTTTAATGATTTAAGTGATGCAGTTGAGTATATAAACAATATAGTTTCTGTAAATTATAAAAACACAATATCACAATATTTAGATAAAAATGTAGATATTAATGAATTAGTTGATTATTTTGAATATAAAACAGACAAAAAATCGAAAACATTTAGAGAAACATTATATAGCATATTTTCAAATATTAAAAACAAATATGGCGATGAAATGCTAAATCGAATTTATTATAAAAATCAAATTATGAAATTGCTTTTAAAAAATACATATTTTAAAAATGATTTATCTAATAGACTGAATAAAAAATATGAAAATGATTCAGAATTTGCAAGTTTAATTTGTGATTTCTCATTTTATGATTTTATTTTAGAAGATAGATTTAAAAGAGCAAAAAAACAAACTAGAAAAAGTGTAATAGTTGTCGATACAGATTTAACGTTTGGATCACATATCGAGCAATCGGTGTGTTAAAAAATGTGTGAAAAGCTCGAACGTCCTAAAGCCTTTACGCCAGAAATGGAGCGTGAGCAGAAACAAGGTAAAGGATGGTAAGAAGAGTTTCAATGAAAGGGTTGAAATATACCTACTCTTCGCCGTGACAATGGAAAATGAGCAGTGACTATTTTTAAATAGTAACTTCAGAGACCAGGTACTTCAAAGCGAAGGCAGCGCACACAACCAGAAATGGTTGTAGAACTAGTCCGATCTATGCAGTAATGTATAGAATGATAAATTTAGCGAATTTATTAAACAAAAGCAAACTTTTTATATTTCGACAACCAAATACAAGAAATTATAACCGAATTAAATTTAGAGCATTCTTCGGAGTCAGAATTAAATGTCATGAATATGTTTATTGATATTTCAACAGAAGCTCTTAGAAGGATATTCTGGGTTTTAACAACTAATCTTGGAGTTGAAGATGCATATAAACCTATTATAAACATGAAGAATGAATTTGTATATTCTAAACTCTTAACAACAAAAAATAAAAAACACTATGCTGGATTATTATTAGCAGAATTAGGAAAACCAATAAATAAACCAGCAGAAGAAAGATTAGATATAAAAGGTCTTCCAATAAGAAAATCAGTTGTTCCAAAAACATTGAGAGAACTATTTACAAAATATTTATTAGAAGAAATATTATTGCCTGAAAAAATAAGAATGTCTGATGTTCTTAGAGAATATAATAATATTGTAAATTCAGTAAAAACATCATTAACAAATGGCGAAGCTACTTATTTAATTCCTTCTAAAATCGGTGTTTTAACAGAATATAAATTCCCAGAAAGAATGCCACAAGTTAGAGGAACTATTTTATGGAATGCCTTAGAACCAGAAAAAACAATAGTTCCGCCAGAAAATGTTAATTTAATAAAATTAAAAACTGGATATGCATTAAATAAAAATAAAAATGAAAGCGACGAAGAATATAATAAAAGATTATTTGCTTTCTTAGACGAAAAACCAGAATTTAAATGGCTTAAAGAAAATTATCCAGACAAATATGAAATAATATTAAAAACTGTTTATAAGAAAAATAACCCAAATCCATCAATAGATTTTTCAGATAAAGGTGCGGCGATTATTGCTATTCCAAAAGATGCTGAGATTCCAGAATATTTAAAACCATTAATAAATTTAGAAGAAATGATTGAATCAAACACTGCAGCAGGCACAACAATGCTTGGAGCATTAGGAATTTATTGTGTAAAAGGAAAAAGAAAATCTAATATTATAAGGTTATAATATGGAAACAAATGCTACTATTATAATAACATTAGAAGATGTTTTATTTGAAACTTCTCAAAGCGAACTAAATTTTATTAGAGAAAACTATTTTCCATATTTTTGCACAAATATAATTCAAATACCTGTGTGGTTAAAAACTAGTGAAAGACCATATAAATATAATATTGTTGATACATTAGCTAGAGATAACGATCCTGGACGCATTGAATTAGCAAACTCTACATTAGAACATATATACTTTAATAAAGAAAAAGTATTTAATAATTTTCTACAAGAAACAAAACTATCTGAAAAAATAAGAACAGGAGCGAACTTTCTCACATCATCAGTAATTAAAAACATAGTAATTTTATATAACGCCAAAAACGAAGAACAAGAAAGAATATATCAAAATATATTGAAAAATTATTATAAAGATTCTAAATTTGTTTTTATTAATATGTATAATAAAGATATTTTAGCATATTTAAAAACAACTAGTTGGAATCTTTTAATAACCGATCTAAAAGATTTAGTTATTTCTTGTGCTGAATGTAAAGAATTGAATTTAGAAAGAAAAGAGTTTTTAATGCCCGATTATAACTATACAAAGTTAGAAGAAAAAACAAAAGTTCTTATTGATGAACGCGGCGGTGTTTTAAATTATTACAAAAATTAAAGAACTACTAAAAGTGGTTCTTTTTTTGTTTATTTTTTATTGATCTTGAACAATACATTATAAAAATCCGTTCTGTGAGCGATCGAAATTTAAAAAGCTGGATATTTCTCTATTCGATTGCTGTGAGAAGCGTTTAGAAAGGGTTGATATTATGACAGATCTTGAAAAAAGAAAATATTTATTAGAAATAGCGCCAGATTTTTCTGTTTTAGATATGGTAGAGCAAGCATACCACCAAAATAGATTTGATAAATTATCAGATGATTATAAAGAAATATTTTTTTATCCGGGTAATTTTGGTAACGCTGTATATAGAGTTATGTTATTATATGATGGTGATCCAACAATTAATTCTGAAGGTAAAAACATAAAAGTTTTTTATAACGAAGATCCAGAAGTATATTATGAAAAATACTCATATGGCAATAGATATGTTATAATAGGTGTTTTAAATGTATATAACAAAGAATATATTAAAATATATAATGAAGAAAATTTAATTTGTGGGGTAGCGTTTTAAATGAGAAAAACATATATAAGTAATATAGATATAAATAAAATTGAAAATGCTATTATAGATAGAAAAATAGAAGATGGAAAAACAACATATATTATTGGCGAAGTAAATACAATAGATAAATATAATAATAAGAGTAAATATTTATATGGAAGAAAATATGACGAAATTCCGGAATCATATAATAATACAACAATAACAACAAATAATGGCTTAGTTTTAGTATATAATAATATAAACAAAGATGGATATATTTATGATTTGTTTCCATATGATTTTATTACACCCCCGACAGAAGAAAATAAATACGGAAACGAATTAAACAATGCAACTGATATTTATAAAAATTTAAGTAAATATTATAAAACTGCTTTTCATACTATTATTTACGACGGTGAATCTATAAGGCCAAATATGCTATATGGATCAGATCAATATGGAACTTTAGATATGGATCTACCGGACAATTTTAACGATTATTATTTAAACTATGCCGAACTGTTTAATATAAATAAAAATTTAAATGCTGAAGTTCCCGATTTCGAAACAATATCTAAACAACATGGATTATATGATCTTTCTGTATATGATTATAAAAAAGATATTTTTATTAAAGCAAAACCATATATTTATATATCTCTAGATTCAAGTAATTTTACATTGTATAATTATGAGAATATATTACAATTAATTCCTTGTGGAAATGGAATATATTTTGTATCTGGATTAGAAAATTACAAAAAAACATTTATTAAATTAACAATAAATGCTAATGCAGAAAAGCAAATAATTATGTTTATGTAGGTGATAATATGCAAAAAGAAACACAATTTTTTTATGATGAAAATTATTTAAATGATTGCAAATATAAAATAGATTATTTTAAAATTTTATATGGCACGCAAGAAGCTAATGATTTAGTTAAAGTAGAAAAAACCAATGAATTAAATATTAGAGACGGCGAGATATATTATACTAGAAAAATATCTGAAAATTTAAGTATATCAGTTTATAAAGACAAAACTAACACAAATTCAACAGAAACAGTGTGAAAATCAATAAAAAAGTATAAAAAATAGTAAAAAATAAATATTTATTTGAACAATAAATTATAATAAATAATGAAAATATATAAGTAAAGGAGACCTCAAACTTATGGAAAACCAAAATAATATTAAAGACTTAGAAACATTATTAAATGAAGCTAAGATGGAACAAGAAATTAAAAGTATTCTTGAAGAACTAGGAACTAATGATGCTCCAGAAGCTGTTAAAGCTGGAGAACCCGATGAAATAGAAGGAACTGCAACTAAGGAAGATGTTTTACCTGAAGAAGTTGAAGGCGAAGACGTTAAAGAAGTTGTAGTAGAAAGTGAAGAGCCAAAATCTAAAGAAGTATTTGATTTAGAAAAAGATTTCCCTAAAGATGCTAAAACAACTGATGATGTTGAAGAAGTTGCTGGTGAAGCTGAAAAAGAAGATGTTTTACCTGAAGAAGTTAAAGGCGAAGACGTTAAAGAAGTAGTTGTTGAATCAGAAGGATTAGAATCAAACGATGCTCCAGAAGTAGTTAAAGAAGACAAACCAGAAGAAGTTGCTGGTGAAGCTAAACATGACGAAGTATTCCCAGCTGAAGAATGTGCTGAAGATGTTAAAGAAGCCATTGTTGAAGATTCTGTTACTGAAGATACATTAGAACAAAATCCAGAAACTACAAGTGCCGAAGCCGAAGGAAATGAAGACAGAGTTGCAGATGTTGATAATGTTGATGAAATCAATGTTGTTGATCCAATTAATCCTGAACTAGAAGTTACTGATGAAATTGAAGATGACGCTAAAGAAGATACATCTGATGATGCAATTCAAGAATCTTTAAATAATATTTTTAGTATTTTACGCGAAGAATTAGGAACTAATGATGCTCCAGAAGCTGTTAAAGAAGACGAACCAGAAGAAGTTGCTGGTGAAGCTGAAAAAGAAGATGTTTTACCTGAAGAAGTTAAAGGCGAAGACGTTAAAGAAGTTGTAGTAGAAAGCGAAGAATTAAAAGCTAATGAATCACCTGAAGTTGTTAAATTGGGTAATGCTGAGGAAGCATCTGGTGAAGTTGAACACGATGAAGTATTCCCAGCTGAAGAATGTGCTGAAGATGTTAAAGAAGTGGTTGTTGAATCAGAAGAAATTAGTGATTTAGAATTAATGGAATTATTAGATGAATCTGAGGAATATGAACCTTCAATTAAAAACGTTATGCTTTTAAGAGAAGACAAAGAATTATTAAATGAATTCTTAGGTCTTGGAGGTAAAGCAGCGGCTAAACGTCAATTAAAAATTGAACAAATGAAATCTGAAAATGATCCTAAAAAAGCTAAGAAATTAGAAAAATTAGAAAAACGCCAAGGTAGATTTATGAGACGTGCAGCAGCACAATCATCAAGTAAAGGTATGAAAGCATTTGCTAAAGAATCTGAAATTCAAAAGGACAATGCTGAAAAACTAAAGAAAGCTCAAGCAAATATTCAACAAGCTAGCACTACTTTAAATTCTTCATATGAAATTAAAGAAGAATATACAACTCTTGAAGAAGCTTTTGAATTAGGTAAAGCTCGTTTTGCAGATGACGTTGATAAAGCTAGATTAGTTGAACAAGTTGCTTTATCAATTGCAAAAGAAAATAACGATCGTATTTTTGTAGAAATGGTTAATGCAACTGTTTTAGCAGCTAGACTTCAAGAACAATTACTTGAAAAATATTCAGATGTTTCTGAAGCTAGAATCAATATGATTTTTGAAGAAATGGAAGCAAATGATGCTCCAGAAGTAGTTAAAGAAGGCGAACCAGAAGAAGTTGCTGGTGAAGCTGAAAAAGAAGATGTTTTACCTGAAGAAGTTAAAGGCGAAGATGTTAAAGAAGCAGAAGTTGAATAAATATTACTATAATAAAAGAAAGGAATTGAGTATATGAACGAAAAATTATTCAAACCTTTACAAGAACAAATTGTTGTAGTAAATATTAAAAATCAACCTATTTCAAAAACAGAATTTAATGAAGCAGCTAACAATTTAATCTTTAAAGGTAAATTAGACAATATTTTAGAAGATTTAGAACTAAACGATGAGGTTTTAGACGAAGGAGCTCTTTGGGGAAAACTTCGTTGGAAAGCTTGGCGCGAAAAATTAAATAAATTAACATATAAATATAGTAATGTATCAGATCCAGTTGAAAAACAAAAAATTCTTGAAAAAGTTAAAAAGATTCAAAAGAAACTTGCAACTCATGGATATGATCATCGTGTTAAATATGTTGATGAAGCAGATGCTGAAGATCAAGAGGCAGCTGCACAAGAAAGAAAATAAAAGAGAGTTATATACTCTCTTTTTCTTTTTATATAATTCAAAAATTACTATTTTTATATATTATAATAAAGAACGTAATATCAATCTTATGGCAGTGCGAGATAATCGCAAAGGAGGAAATATTATGGTTCAAAAACTTGATATTAGCTCTTTACAATTTGATATTGAAAAATATATTCAAGTGAAGGAAGAGTTAAAACAAGAAATTTTGTCCGATTATTCTTTAAGAAAAACACAATGCGTCCTAGTGTTATATAATAAAGAATATAAGATGAATGCTGGAACATTATTATTAAATTTAATGTTATTGCAATTTTTTGTAAATTGCCAAATAAAACTAATTGAAACAGATATATTTATGCCAGAAGCAATTTCTGAAAAAACATTAAATAAATATTTCAGTTATGTTTTAAAACGTTATTCTGATGGAAACCCAAAGGAATTCGACACGTTTAGAAAAGAGTTTATTGATCTTCTAAATAAATTAAGTCGAATATCTGTTCCATGTAATATGTTAGCTGGAAATACTATTTCTTTAAATGATTTTGTTATTTTAATTGCAAGAAACAATGAAGCACGACAATTGTTTAGACCAGATATTCCAAATGGACTTCAATTTAATGAAGTTGAAGAATTATTTGGAGAATTTAGCAAACGTTTAATGAATTTTTATAAATCAGCACATGGATTAGAGTTACATCCTTACTGTGTTTCTGAAACAGGTATAAACGTAAAACAATTTACACAATTTGCTTCTTTCATAGGCCTAAAGCCAGATATGAAAGGTGGAATTATTCCTTACATTATAAAAGATAATTTTTTATATGGATTTTCAAATTTAAGAAATTATTATATAAATGCAATAGGAACTAGAAAAGCTCAATTTACAAATTACACATATGTACGAAAAAGTGGTTTAAAGATTGTTGTTAGGTAACAATAAAACATATTCTACACAAATAAAGAACAATATATTATATTTTTATGTTGAGGTGTATAGAGTATGAAAAAAAGAAAAAATATAGATTTTTACTTAAATAGAGTAGCTGAAACTTTAGGCGATGATTATATTGTAACCATTGCTGAAAGAAAAAGCATTATACGAAATAGTAGAATATTTATAGAACATTGTTGCGGATACAAATATGAAACATCTATAGCATCTATATTAATAGGAAGTAAATGTCCTAAATGTGCAAAAAATAATTCAATAATAAAAAGAAGAAAAACAACTGAACAATTTAAAAAAGAAGTTTATGATTTAGTTGGTGATGAGTACGAAGTTATAGATGAATATACTGGCGCCTTGAGTAAAATAACTTTTAAACACAATAAATGCGGAAAGACGTTTGAAATGGTCGCAACAAATTTTTTAAATGGTATATCAAAAGGCAAAAAAAATAAAGGATATAGATGTCCTATTTGTGAAAATATTTTAAAAAAGAAAAGGTCTATAGAAAGAAGAAAAACAACTGAACAATTTAAAAAAGAAGTTTATGATTTAGTTGGTGATGAGTACGAAGTTATAGATGAATACATTACTGCAATAGACAAAATAACTTTTAAACACAATAAATGCGGTAATATATTTAAAATGGCTCCAAATAAATTTTTAAATAATAGAAGATGTAGTTTTTGTACATCTAAAAGTAAAGCCGAACTGGTAATAACCGACTACTTAAAAAATAAAAATATACCATTTAAATGTGAAGTTTGGTTTTCAGACTTGCGAGACAAATTACCTTTAAGATATGATTTTGCCATATATTATGATAAGGATAGTTTTATATTATTAGAATATAATGGAGATCAGCATTTTAAAAACGTTGAATATTTTGGAGGAAATGAAGAGTTTAAAAAAAGAATTATTCATGACAATATGAAACGCGAATATGCTAAAAATAATAATATAGAGCTATTCGAAATAAACTCTAATGATAACATTATAGATAGCCTAAATTTATTAATTGACCACTTAAAACAGCTTAAATTGCGGGGAACTCCTTAGAGCCTTATTTACTAAGCAATATTTAATATTGTGGCAAATAGTAACGGATTTGGTATAGTAAAAACAATAAGGATTGGACAATCAAACGCAGCGAAATCTTTAAAAAAGAGACGTTCAACGAGTATAATAGCTGGTTTTATATAATATTATTATATAAAATTATGGGGTACTCTAATCCCCTGATAAATATCGGGAAACCGAGGGTATAAATGATCTTACTAGAAAGTTATTACTTTCTTTATGTGACACAGTTGTAAATCCAGATATTGAAGATTGTGGAACAAAACATTTCTATATGTGTAATGTAACTAGTAAAGAACGCCAACGTCGAATTAACGGACGCAACTATTATGAAATAGACGAAAAAGGAAACGTTGGAACAAAACTTTTAACGGTGACTCCAGAAGTAGATTTAGTTGGAAAAACTATCGCATTGAGATCACCAATAACATGTTGTGCTCATGATGAAAACGGAAAACCATGTATATGCGCAACTTGTTATGGAAAACGCTTAGCTGAAATTAATAGAAATAAACACGCGGGAATAGTTGCAACTTTAAAAATAACTGACCCATTAACTCAAAAACTATTATCAGCAAAACATCGTGTGACTTGTTCATATTCAAATTAACAAAAATATGGGACTAAGGTCTAACTATTACAATTTTAAATGGAATTAAAGAGGGAATCATCTTTAAAACATTTACACTAATCTCCGACATGCGATTTTATATTGTATGAAGCTCGGTAAAGTCGTATTTTTATAATGCGGGTGGTGGCATTCATGGTGAGGCAACGAACCTTTGTTTGAAGCGTCGAAAGCTGATAAATCTGTATGGTAAAAGTAACGTGGTGTTTGTGAAATTACTAATATTCTGAACCCGAATATTTCAAATACAGCGGCGTAAAGAAGGCACCTAAAAATGTCAAATAAGCAAATTGTAATGGAACAAGGAAAGCAGCTAAATGCTGTGAGAGCGAAGTCATGACCTATGAAACTGTGATAATAAGCAGCGGAGGAATAGGCTTCAGTCATTTTAATTAATAGAAAGAAAGGAAAAGTATGGAAAATATTTCAATAGAAGCATCAGAAACATTGTTTGAAATGGCAACAGTGTTTCCAAAGAACAATGAAAAATATTCAATAGTATTAGCTATAAATCCAGATGTCAATAGATTGGGAGATCCATATTTTAAAATGTACGACGGAAAATTGTTCTCTAAAGCAGAACATGTTACTCGTATAAAATTTAAATCTCCCGAAATAGTAAAAGAACATTCTGGAATTATAAAATCAAAAACAAAATTAAATAATCAAGAAATAAAAGAATTAATTTTATATTTAAATGACTTCAATAGAACTTTTAGAAAATATACTAATTGGGATGTTTTAAAGTATTTGTGGAATACTGAAAGAGGTTTTAACGTTGGAGATATTGACGATTATACTTCTGGAGTATTTGACGATGAATTTAAAAATAATCCCAGTTATTTACAATCAGTATTGAAAATGCCAGATTATACTTTACTATAATTAAAATGATGGAACGCCGTATGATGGGAAACTATCACGTACGGTGTGGAGCGGGGGAAAATTCGTAAATTTATTGTTTAAATAAATTCCAAGAATTACCTATCGCTATTACTTTCAACAAATTCACAAGTTATTGAGTTTGGAAATGATTTCAGGGATGCGTTTCAAATAAATTTAAATACAGCTCAATTTAATGAAAATTCCGATTATTCTGTAGAATTTTCGATTCCATCAAATGATGATTTTGACGAAGAAATGGAAATGTATTTTGTTAATAAAATTAAAATTATCAATAATGTAACTAAGAAAGTTATAAATTATACAAGTCCAACACTTCTTTATATAAATCCAAAAATCCAATTAACTTCTAAAGAAGATGAGGATTATATAAAGTTAAATAGTAGAGATTACAATGATTGGATTTTCCAATTTGTTGTAAAAAATAATGAATTAACTAAATCATTAGAAAACATATTAAATTTAATCGAATCAGCAAACCATTTAGGAATAACGGACTATTCTGAATTTGCTGATAAATTCTGTGATCTATTAATTGAAAATGGACTTTCTGTTATGTCTGTTCATGCTGAATTAATAGCTTCCGTTCTAGTTCGTGATTTGGAAACAGGAAAACGATTAGACTTTTCACAAGATATGTTAAATGCATATAAAATTATACGTGTATCTAAAGCTGTAATGAGTGGTTCAATCTCTAAAGCAATATCTTTTGAAAGAATAAAAGAACAACTTGCTAATTTAGATACTTACGATAAAGACGAGGTGTCGTACATTGATAACTTGTTTAAATAATTTTATTATAAAAAATATTTTTAAAAATAATTTAGCTAACAATATATTATATATTGGAGGTTAAATTATCTTTATGTCAATCAATCAACATTTCGTAGAAAAACTAAGACGTAATGACGAGATTTTAACCGATTTAATAGATTATATAGTTAGATTTACTTATAATGAAGAAGAATTTATTCATAATAATTTAGAAGATGGAAGAACAATATCAATGATTGGGGAACGAAATTTTGTCGTTCCTATCATTGATGATTGGGTTAAAACTTCTGAAGTTGCAAGAAGAAATGAAATAAAATTAATAGTTCCACCAGAAAGAAAATCTTATGATATTCTTTTAGAAGGAGCAAATGAAATTTATATTCCTTGTAATATTAAAATAAGTTCGTGGTCTTCCCCAGACAATTTAAATATTCAAAATATACAAAATATGTTGTGTTTTGGAGAAGATCTTTCATCAGCAAAAACAAGAAAAAAATCTCAAGAAAAACATTTAAAATATGTGAGACGATCAAAAAATAGATTTTATGAACCAAGTGATTATTATTTTATATGTGTTTATAAAAATGATATGTCTCAATCTTTTTTCACATCAGCTTTATCTTTATCAAATCCAACGTTGAATGCAAATAATTTAGTTCAATGTAACTGGAAAATTGAAAGGGATAATGGAAGACAAGTTGTATATGAAGTAACAGAAGAAGATATTAATGAAGATATTTCTAGAGGATTAACTCCACGAAGACATAGAAACTATAGTGATTCTATAGATTTAATTTTAGACTCTGTTTTAAAATCATATGAAATGGCAATTGAATCTGCTAAACTTGCAATCAATAATACTAAAAAATTAAAATTGATGGCGAAAAAAGCAAATAAATTATTTAATTTAGATTTGGTCGAGGATGAAGAAAATGACTGTTGAGATAGGACGAAATAGTTTAATTCTTAGAAATCCAGATTTAGAATCTGATGAATATAAAAAATTTGAGAAAGCTTTTTCTGTTTATGATGAAATTTATCACAAATATTTTTCTAGCGTGATAACAATTCACGATGGAGATGTATATATTCCGGCATCTATAGGAGAAAATCGAATTAGATATTATTTTAAAGATGCTGAATTTGTAAAAAACTATGCAAGTACTGTTAAATCGGCGGCAATGCATTACGAAATGATAAATAAACCAAGAAGTGACATTCAAAAAGAAGCGATTGCTTTTTTATCACGAATGAGATCTAATAATGGTCCAAGAGAAATGTTTTTATCTTTACCAACAGGAACAGGAAAAACATTTGTTACTATAACAATGATTGGTTTATTAAGAAAAAAGGCTATGGTTATTGTAGATTCAATAGAGTTAGCCGAGCAATGGAAGAGTCAATTCTTAAAACACAGTAATTTAACAGAAGACAAAATAAAAATATTATCAGGAAGAGATTCTGTTGAAGATGCAATAAAAAATAATAACAAATATTATATTTATATTGCAATGCATAGAACTTTGGGTATGCTTATTGAAGAAAACCCGAATTCTATAAATGTTTTATCAAATAAACTTAAAATAGGAACAAGAGTTTTTGATGAAGCGCACGTTAATTTTAAAAATATATGTAAAATTAATTCATTCTCAAATGTAGAATATGTTATATTTTTAACAGCAACACCATCTAGAAGTAATTTTAGAGATGAAAGTGTTTATGCAAAAGTTTTTGGAAGTGTTCCATATTATAATGGAAGACATGTTGAAGCTGTTGAAAATACAAATTATTGCAATGTTGTATTATATAAATATAATACAAATCCACCATTAGAAGTTAAAGCAGGATGCAAAACACCAAAAGGTTTCTCTGCAGCTTTATGGGCAAGATATATTTTAAACGATGGGTATGAGTATTTTATAGAATGTTTAAAAGATATTATAACAAATTTTAAGTTTATTAAATATAAAAAGAAAGTAGCAATTGTTTTACCAACAATTGAACTTATAAAGAAAACAAAAAAAGATTTAGATGAATTTTTTAAAATCGATTGTGGCTTATTCATAGGAGAAGCTAAAGATCGTGAAACAGAAGTTAATAAACAATTTTTTATAACAACGGACAAAATGTTCGACAAAGGAAAAGATGTTCAATCTTTAGAAATTTTAATAAACTTCTGTCCTTTCTCTTCTTTAGTAAAATTAGAACAGATGTTTGGCCGCATTAGATATGTGCAAGGAAAATCTCATGTTTTCATTGATGTGACTGATATGGGATTTCCAAGTTGTAAAGCACAACTAAATAATCGTAAAAGATTTTACAAGAAAAAGGCTAAATCTATTAAAGAAATGAAATTATAAAAAGAAAGAAGAAAGGAATTTTATTATATATGAACTCATTAAATTTAAACTTATTTACTAGCACTAGTGCTAAATTTAAACTAGGAATAACAGTTATGTTTGTTAAGAAGAATCCAACAACAGGAAAGGAATGGGACGCTGTGAAAGTATCACAATCTGGTTATGCGACAGCAGATCCTTCTCTATTCTTGACATTTAGTTATTCTACAGGCGTATTTGGAGATAAAGATGTTACGGTTTATACATCATATCCTCATCTTTTAAGAATTAGAACTATTTTTGAAGATATGAAAAATGCAATTATGAACAATGTTGCATTTATAAGTGATAGAGGATTAACTGTAAATGATCAATATGTTGAACCAAGAACAATTGCTAATATTGGCGGAGAATCTAAATTTATTTCATTTAGATTTATTGCTGATGGACTAGTTGATAACAATAACAATTGTCTTCCAGCAGTTGAATTAATTGTGTCTAATGCTCCTCAAGCTTGTATTTTAACTATTGATGAATTCTTAACTTTATATACAATTTTAAAAGATATTTCTTTACCAGAAATGGCATTATTAGCAACCGTTGCAAAATTAAATACTTTATCAGCTCCAGCAGCTCAACCAATGCAACGTCCTGCTTATAATAGATATTCTGGAACTCAACAATCAGGATATCAAAGAAACTATGCAACAACTTCGGCAACAACTCAAAATGTTGCTCCAACATATAATCAAGAAGGTTATGCTCCTAGACAAACAGGAGGAACTCCAGCACCAAGACAAAGCGGAGCTCAACAAATGCCAGCTCGTCAAAATCAAGGAAGAATTATGAGTCAAACAGATATTGAAGAGACTCCAGTAGATGATTTTGATTTAGGTGATGAGGGGCTAGCCGATCTATATAGCGGTGAATAATATGAATTTTACAAATGAAGATATTATTCGCCATGCTATAGATAGTTCTGAGATTGCAAAATTGGCTAAAAAAGAAAAACCAAAAAAGAAAGCTAAATCATGTAGAAAACTTCATTTTAAAATAACAGAAGAAGATACTCCAATTAAGAGAGCGGTAGTAGAATGTTTTAATAGACGCGACGATTTAACTTATGATGATTTAAAAAATTATTATGCTGGTATTATTGCGGATCCTGAAGAAGCAAAACACGGCGCATATAATTTAATCGATTGTTTAAAAAATCGTCATGCTATGATGGATAAAACAATTAGTATTGCTTTAGACTTCTTGGAAATGGATATTTTATTTGTTCCAAGGAATAGTGATACTGTTATAGCATCTGCTAAAGATTTAGTTGCAAGACTAAAAAGCTGTCCAGAGCGTTTGCCAGAAATTATAGACTTGCTAAAAACTGAAGTAGATGAATCAGACGAAGAATTCTACATTGAAGACGAAAACGAAGAAAAAGAAGATTATAATGAATAATTATAGAGATATAATTGAAAATAATGAGAACTTAATATCACAATTAAGTTCTCTTATTGAAACTAAAAACATAGAATTAGAAAATTTAAAATCTCAAGAACAGACTAAAGAAATTAAAGAAGAAATTAAAAATATAAAAAAAGAAATTGCTTCTTTGAAAAAAGAAAAAACAGAAAAAACAAAAGAATATAAAGAAGCAATTAAAACATTTGATGCTGAACAGAAGAAAATGTTATTGCCAATTCAAGAGTTTTTCACATATTTAGATTCTAAAAGTAATTTTGTGTCTATAATGAGAGAAACAGGTAAAAATATAAATCAATATGTCTTATATGAAAAAAATGACAAGATATTTGTTTATCCAAAAGACGATGAGCTGCCTATAACAGTATATGTTGTTTTTGAATATGAGGATAAAGAAAATAATTTTTATCAATGGTTAAAACAATTAAATTGTCCTGTTATTTTTACAAGCGATGATTTGAAGTTATTTAAAAAGTTATCAATATCATCTGGTAAAAAAGGAACAAAAATTATAATAGAAAATGCTGAATTCAACCAAAGCAAATATTGCATATTTGGACATTTCTATATAGATGGGAATGAAGATATTGGTTTTGAAAAAGAACTTTTGGCATCTCCTGCAAGTTCTGAATTTGATAGTATTTCAGATGGAAAAGAATTTGAAATAGAAAATTTATCGGAAAATAATAATTTAACATTAGTTATAAAAAATCCGGATGATGAAAATGTTTTATTAGAACTTGTAGAAGATATGATTTTTGTTTTACAAGACAATGCTAAATATTATATTGAATATACTGTTCTCACTGAAGAGGGAATTGCAATAGTAGAACTTATAAGCAAATCAAATGATTCATTTTTTGAGATACACCAAAGAATGAGTACTGTTTTATATTAAAATATAAAGAAACTAGAAGTTAATCTAGTTTCTTTTTTTTGTTTATTTTATACAGGTTCTGTGAGAAGATGGATTGATAATTATCCATCTTTTTGAATTTCGATCGCTCACAGAAGGGTTATTTGTTATTGTTTGCAGCTATTAAGTAATAGTAAAACCAAAATATACACCAAAGTATTAACATAACAATAGTCCTCTTTATATTATAGCTGAGTATTTAATATTTTTCTTATTAATTCTTCTCGTTTATCTCTACTTTTTGGAGCATTATCGTCTTTTCTTCCAGTATATCCTCTAGCTGTTAATATTCCAATTAATTGAGCTCTTGGCATTTTAGCTAATTCTTCATGAGTATATGTTTCTCGTATAAAATGAGATCTTTCTGTCTCTGGAACTTTATCGAAAATATTTTCTTCTTCTGTTCTAGTAGTATTTGCTAAAATATCCCCGATTTTAGAATCTAATGATTTATGATATTCTTCTGGATCATCATCTGAAACTTGTTTTTCAATAACTTGAAAACGAGGTTCTTCTGTTGGTTCAACAATTACTTTTTGTTTAGGTTCTGATATTGTTTCAACTGGGGTGCTTTCTACCTTAACATTAACAGTTTCTTTTACTTGAGGAATTTCTTCTTTAATAGCTTCAACAATTTTGGCTTGTTTTTCCATTTCAGACTTTGGGTCATATGGTTCAATTGGAACTCCCATTGCTTTTAATAATTTATATGTTGAATAAGTTATACTTATTCCATATACAGGGCATTTATACCCTAAATAATACCCTTCTACAGGTATTTGGCATAAAATTTGTTCATATCCATTCATTCTTTCTTCATTCCTTTCTTTAATTTGATGAACTTGCGTTTTCTATCATTTGTCTCATTATATATAATATAATAGGGATAAATATATAATTTCTAACAGAAATATCTGCAAAATAGTTTTTCATTTGACAAACAAAATCTTTGTCTAAAGTTAAGTTTTTATTTATAAATTTTTTTATTGTTAAAAATAAAAGATCATTTGTATATGATTCTTCTGAATTAATTAAATCTTTTCCGCTTGCTGGTAAAACTATTCCACCATCGGCAACATAATATGTTTCTATAGGAAATAATTTATTTTCTGGATCTAATTGATATAATAAATCTCCTATTTGAATATGAGAGTAAATTAAATCATCGTTTAAATCATCTGGAGTTATAAATTTTTGATATTTTTCAGCCTTTGAAAATGGATGCTTTTCATCTGTTAAGAAAAAGTTAAATCCTGTTATATACATGTATGTGTCCATATTCCCCATATCTAATAGTTTATATGGCTTAGGAGAAAAGAAAAATGGCAAGTTTCTAACTCGAAGATTTTTATCAGATATACATGCCCAAGTACCTAAATCTCCTATAATATTCTTTTGTTGTTCTACTGCTTTAAATATCGATTTTCTATATATAGATTCTTTGTATATATCTTTATTGTCAAATTCATCTATATCTAATAAATACAACTCTGTCATTATATCTTTAGTAAAGTAATTTAGTATCTTATTGGAACATAGAAAATGTTGAAGATATGGGGACCATAGCATAGAGCAAGCATCATCGTCCATACGATAAACAAAAGTATTTGTTTCTTCATCAAAATAATCTTTAACGTATTCTTTTAATAAGTTATCGTATATATTTTTTAAATCATCTGCATGTGCTGCATCTGCTTTTTTTATTACGCTTCCATTTCCTGTTCCATTATCTCCGCCAGATGAATTTCCTTCATTTGGTTGCATTACATAATCTTCTTCAACATTACCATATACCTCATCAACATTTTCTTGATATAAAACATATGATATTTTATAATATTTTTCTGGACCCATATCACTCCATTGAACATCGGTTACTTCAAAGAGTTCATTTCTGTAATCATCTAAATCAAATGTGAAAAATTCTCCAGATACAGGTACAATTGTTCCTGGAAGAAAAACGCCTTCTCCAACTACATTAGTTAATAATCCACGTTCTCCATACACATTTTGTAAATCAAAAGGATTTGATCCATATAGTGCAACGTCATATATTCTATTATATTTATACGATGCATTTTTTCCTGTTTTACTATGATATGTTTCAAGAGTATTATCGTGAATTGAAGATCTATCATTTATTTGGTAATATGTTATATAATTATATCCGCCTTCAAGTAATTTAGAATAATCACCTTTTAAAGCTCTAACATAATTATTATTTGTGCGATTAATAATATCTTTTGCTCGTCTATTAACTGACATATAATTCCACAACCTTTCTAAACGCTTCTCACAGCAATCGAATGGATAAATATCCATCTTTTTAAATTTCGATCGCTCACAGAATGGTTATTTGATATAATATATTGTTCAACACATAATAAAATAAAATAATAAAGTCGGATTTAGAAAGTATTTATTTATATATTATAATAGTGAAAATATATTCATATAGGAGGTAATATAAATTATGAATATTAAAAACTATAACAATAGTGATGCTCAAAAGGTATCATTGGAACAAATTATTAATAATGCATTTAATGGTAAATACACATTTACTGTAGATGCAACTAATAAAATTGTTGGAATTAAAACAATAGAAGCAAATGATTGTTATCAATGGGATTTTGTTTCTGTTGATGGTAAGCCTACAACTATAAAATTGCCAAAAAATATGGTTAAAGAAATGCCTGAATTTGATACATCTGGTAATCCGGTTGCAGGTAAAACAGTATATTATCAAGTTAGTAAAAAAGATGGATTTCTTCGTCCAATTACAACTGGTAATATAACTCTTGATAAATCTTTTAATGTTGTTTTCTATAAAGTTACTCCATTTGAAATAAAGAGTAATTTGATAAGAAAACAAGTTGAAGATGAAAAAGAAGCAGAAGCATATCTTATATAAAAAGAGAGTTTCTCTTTTTTTATTATTTTTAAAAATAATTTTTAAAGTACGAACAATACATTAAGCGTGTATTACATTTAGTTTATCTAGGTGTAATTATGAAAATGTAGTTTAATGGTAGAATACGGTCCTTCCAAGTCTGAGACGTGGGTTCAATTCCCATCATTTTCTCCAACAGGCATTATTTATTTTTTTTAACATTTTTTATTTTTATTTTATTTTTTTAAGAAAGTAGGTATTTTTTATGTTTTATGATTTACAAAAGATTTTCGGAGATTTTAGCCGTCCATTTAAAGAAGTTGATTGTGCTAAACTTTATAAAAAAGAGAAAGGATATATTCTAGTTATCAATGCTTTAGGAATTGGCAAAGATAATATTAAAGTTGATATATCTTACGACACAGAAGAAACAGGTAACCAATTACCAATAATTTCAGTTTCAGGCTCTCAAACAAATAAATATAGTGGTAAAGATTATACTTTATCATATAGAGCAGCTATTAATATTGCAGAACAAATTAAACAAGTTAATTATGATTGCGAAGATGGTATCTGCACAATTTTTATTGAAGTTGAAAAACCAAAAGAATTAGAAAAAACTATCGTAAAACCAGTTGATAAAAATTTTAACTGGTAATACTAAATTAATATATAATGCCTAAAAAGAATAACAGAAATGTTATTCTTTTTTATATGTTTTTATACTTTTTTATATTTTTTTATAATTATATGAACAATAAATTATAAAAGAAAGAAGTGTGATAAATATGAAACGTATATTACAGGTTTTTATAAAATCTATTATTGCTGGAATTATTATTGGAATAGGCGGATGTGCTTATACGGCTATGTATTCAGAGCATAAAATAGTTGGTGCTATTTTATTCAGTATAGCATTAACACTTATTTGTTCATATAAATATTTATTATATACAGGCAAAGTTTGTTATATATTCACATTTAGTAAAAATGATTTTTTAGATTTGTTTATTACACTAATTGGGAACATTTTAGGAACAACTTTAATAGCTATTATATTTAGAAATATTTTTAATATAGATCAAAATATTATACAAGGGCTGATAGATAGTAAATTAAATACTCCTTGGTATGAATTAATACTTAAAGGTATTATGTGCGGAATTTTAATTTGCTTCGCTGTAAATACATTTAATGCAAATAGAAAGTATGCCGAATGGATATTAACATTGTGTGTTATTGTTTTTATATTGTGCGGATTCGAACATTCTATTGCAGATTCCTTTTATTTACAATTAGATAATGGAATATCAATACATTCGGTTTTAACAATTGTATATATAGTAATTGGTAATTCAATTGGAGGAATTATTATACCAGGATTAACAATATTAACAGAAAAATTAAATAATAAATCATCTAGAAAGGAAGAAAATAAAAATGAATGAAGAATTAAATAGAGATTTAGTACCAAATAAATTATTTAAAAGTTCCGAAGTAGCAAAAATGCTTGGAATAACACCGGCGACATTAAAAAATCATTGGAAAATGGGATTAATAGACGCGGTTATTATAAATACGCATAGATATTATACAATGGAAGCAATCCAAAAATATCTAAATGTTGGAAAAGAAAAAGGAATTAGCAAAAGTAAGAAGGAATAGTTAATGGCTCCAAAATATTTAATAATTGTTGAAAGTCCCAATAAAGTACGTCATATACAAGAATTTGTTGGACCAAATTATAAAGTTATGGCATCTGTTGGGCATGTTACAAAAATAAACGATTCTGGTAAATATAAGATCGGAGTAGATTATGATAATAATTTTGCTACCGATTGGGTTGTTGATCCAGATAAAAAAGAAGTAGTTGCTAATTTAAAAAAAGCAGTTAAAGATGCTGAAATGGTATTTTTAGCAAGCGACTTTGATAATGAAGGAGAAAGTATCGCGGCGCATTTAGAACAAGTTTTAAAAATCCCAAAGAAAAAACTTCGTCGTGTTGTTTTTAAAGAAATAACAAAATCATCTGTATTAGAAGGACTACAACATCCTATGGATATAGATTATCCAAAAGCATATTCTGCAATGGCAAGAGCTAAACTAGACAAAATTGTTGGGTATAGATTATCTCCAATAGTTTTATCAAAACAAGGTGGAAAGTCGGCTGGTCGTGTTCAATCAGTTGCTTTAAAATTAGTTGTAGAAAAAGAAAAAGAAATTCAAGCTTTTAAATCTAAAGAGTATTATGAAATATATTTACCCTTTTTAAAAGACGGAAAATTATATAAAGCTCAATATAAAGGAACAGATGCTAAAAAAATAACAAGTGTTCCTACAGAAAAAGAAGCAAAAGAAATTGTTGAAGAATGTAATGGAAAACAATATTTAGTTGATTCTATTACTGAAACAAATAGAAAAGTTAAAACAAAAGCTCCATTTATAACATCAACATTACAACAAGAATGTAGTTCTCGTTTAGGCTATTCTCCAAAAAATACAATGTCACATGCACAAAAACTATTTGAAAATGGTTTAATCACATACATGAGAACAGATTCAACAAGATTGAGTGATGAGTTTATTTCCGCGGCAAAAGATTTAATTCTTTCGAAATTTGGGAAAGAATATTATTCTGGAACAAAAACTAGCAAGAAAAAAGATTCCAACGTTCAAGATGCACATGAAGCAATAAGATGCACAGATTTGTTAAATACACCTCAACACTTACGTGAGACAGGAGAATTATCTGGTCCAGAACTTCGTGTTTATACTTTAATTTATAATCGATGCGTTGCTTCACTAATGTCTGACGCTGAGATAATCGACACAACGGTTGCTATAAAAAATGGAAATCATAATTTTGCAATTGTTGGTCATACAACAAAATTTCCAGGCTTTAAAGCAATGTATAAAGAAGACGATGATGAAGAAGAGCAATTGCCTTTATTTAAAGTAAAAGAAAAAATAAACGACAAAGAATTAGAAATTGTAAAAAAGAAAACTAACCCTCCTTCTAGATATAGCGAAGCAAGTTTAGTAAAAAAGCTTGAAGATTTAAAAATAGGAAGACCTTCAACATATGCTTCGATGGTTTCGGTTGTTACTGATTCAAAACGCGGTTATACTACAGTAGAAGGAAAAGCAATTAAACCAACAGAAAAAGGAATTAGAGTTAGTGAATTTTTAGACAAGTATTTTGATAAAATTATAAATTATCAATATACGGCAACTTTAGAAGAGAATTTAGAAAAAGTTGCAAACGGAGAAATTGGAGATGTTGAACTATTAACTAATTTCTATAATGAATTAAAACCTTTACTAACAGAAGCAAATAAAGCGGATTCTGGAAGACCTACTCCAGTTAAGACAGATAGAGTTTGTCCTAAATGTGGAAAACCTCTTGTTATACGATCTGGGCAATTTGGTCAATTTTATGCTTGCAGTGGATTTCCAAAATGCCGTTATACGGAGAAAATAGTAGAACAACAAAATGAAGAAGATATTGTTCATTGTCCAACTTGTCATACAGGTATTTTAGTAGAAAGACATAAATCAAAAGGTAAAGGAAAAGGAGAATTATTTTATGGCTGTTCAAAATATCCAGATTGTAAGACAGCCGTTTCTAAAGAGAAATATGAAGAATTAAAACGCCAAAAAGATGCTGAAGATTACAGCGATACAGAATAGGGTGATTCTATGACAGAAAAAGAAAGCAAACAATTCATGGTTACAGTTTATTCGGTTATAAATATGTATAATTCGTATTTAGAAGACGATGAACTTGAAGAAGATGATCTTTACGAAAAATTAGAAAACATCGCTAGTGTTGCAGATGATTTACTAGTCGAATCAAGAGAAAAAGGTTTTGTGATACCACGAAAAGAACGATATATGCTTTATGAAATTATGAAAGGGATAGATTTCTAAATCTATCCTTTTTTATATATTATTATATTGATATTAAGAAAACCATTCTGTGAGCGATCGAAATTTAAAAAGGCAGATATTTATTCATTCGATTGCTGTGAGAAGCGTTTAGAAAGGAAGAATAAAATGGAAAATAATAAAAATAGTATTAAATGGAGAGATGTTGCAATTATTAAAAGCACAACAGCTGTTCCAGTTTGTGAAGATTGCGATTTTGAAAGTTATTTACACTTAGATAAAAATAAAATGGAATATTTAGGCGATGATTTTTATGAAATAAATGATAATTTAAAATCTAAATATGGTGTTAATTTAGACGAGGTTGATGTATTATATGATTTAAATGGATTATTAGAAAAACTTCAAAGTAAATATAGTTGTAATGAAGATGAAATTCAACTTGTTAGTTTTGCACCAGGTGAAGAATCAGAAGATTTGGTATATGATATAAAAGCAGGCAAATATTCTTATGATAAAAGTAAATATAATGATATAATAGATTCAATTATTCACATGGGTGGAAGTATTAACAACGTAGATATTTAATTTAAAAGGAGGAAATAAAGAAATGAAAAATATTTGGCATGACATTTCGGCAGATAGAATTAATGTCAATGATTTTGTAGCTGTTGTCGAAATTAGTAAAGGAAGTAAAAAGAAATATGAACTTGATAAAGAAACAGGATTAATAATTCTAGATAGAATTTTGAGCACATCAACACATTATCCAGCAAATTATGGTTTTATTCCAAAAACATATGCTGAAGATGATGATCCTCTTGATGTTTTAGTTTTATGTAGTGAAGAATTGGAACCTTTAAGTTTAGTTCGTTGTTATCCTATTGGTGTGATGAGAATGATTGACGGCGATGTTAGAGACGATAAGATTATTGCAATTCCGTTTAAAGATCCAAACTGGAATCACATTAAAAATATAACAGATCTACCAGTTCATATTAATGAAGAAATAACTCATTTTTATCAAGTATATAAAGATTTAGAGCATAAAAAAACAACAGTTTTACAAATGCTTGATAGAAAGTCTGCTGAAGATATAATTTATTCAGCGTTAATAAAGTATAAAAATAAATTTGAAAACGAAGATTTTAATAAATTATGCGAAGAACAAAAAAATATAGAAGAAGAACTTGAAGATATTTATAGTGCATATCAGGAATATTGTAATGTAAATAATAAAAAATCTAAATATGATGGTATATCATATGTTATAGATCCAAAATTAGAAGATGCTAAAATTAATTTAAAATCATTTAAATCTGCAATAAAATGTTCTATTGAAAATAATAAAGATGTTGAATATTTACATTTAGATAAAACATTTTCTCTTATTTATTATGATTTTTTACCTCTTTCAGAAATTGTTAAAGTAGGAAATTTTGTAACATCATTTTCAATAATGCCTAAAAACACGAAGTTAGACGAAAACCCTTTAAATATATATTATATAGTCATGTTTGACATGAGGGCTAGAGAATTCTTTACAATGGAAATAAATAAAAATAAAGATAGAATTCCATTTGGTACTTATTTATTTACAACCAAAGAAAAAGCAAACGAAGTTGTAACTTATTTAAATAAATATTCATAGAAACGGGGGAATAAATATTGAAAGTATTTATAATTAGTGATACCCATTTTGGGCATGAAAATATAATTAAATATTGCAATAGGCCATTTAGTTCAGTTGAAGAGATGGATGAAAAAATTATTAAAAACTGGAATGAAACGGTTTCAAACAATGATGTTGTTTTACATCTTGGAGATTTCGGTCTTGGTAAAAAAGAATATATCGCAAGTATTGTAAAAAGATTAAATGGCAAAAAAATTTTAATAATGGGAAATCATGATAATTGGTCAGAACAAACATATAGAGATATGGGTTTTCATACAGTAAGTAGATTTCCAATTTTATATGGCGATTTTTATCTATTAAGTCACGCTCCACTAATTTTAAGCCAAACGACTCCATATTTTAATTGTTATGGACATGTTCATAATGATGAAAAATATGTTGATAACGCAACATCAAAATGTTTTTGCGTTGAAAGAATAGGGTATCGTCCATATTTGTTATTTGAAAAAAATTAAGAAAGGAAAATACTATGAGCATTAAAGAAATTCTTTCTACACCTGATATTGAATATTATGCACCTGTAAATTTATGTACTGGAAAGTATATTGCAGATTATGGAAACAGTAATATAATATATGAAAATAATGGATATAGTGCAGAAAAAATAATTCAATTCGCTGGTGAAGACAATGAAAAAACAGGAATCTCTGTTATGAAAATTGACATAGATTTTACAAAACGTATTTCTCCAGAAATTTTAAATTTTATACATAAATTTAAAAGCGTTGGAGCTCGTTTGTTTATATCGTTTTCTTCAGCGTGGGAATTGTTATTCACATCTAATATATTAACAGATATTAGTTTGGTTGGAATAACTAGTCCAGCAATGGGACGAGGAGATATAAATATTCCTGAAAATGTTAGGTACTATAATATGAATGATATAGTATCCCAAGAAATATTGCTACCTAATATATATGAAAATAATAATAATAAAGATGAGAATGTTAAAAATTATTGTGAAGCTATTAATCGTATTAATACATATAAATATAAAGAATTCGAATATATTAATAAAAATTTTGACGACGATAATATATTTGCTGCAGCAGTATTTTTAGATATATTCAATAAAATAGGAATATTATCTTTTAGAATGATGATAGATATTGAAAATAGTGCAGTAATTTCAACTGTTGAATTTGTAAAAGTATGGCGAGATATAAATACAAGTTCAAATGTTTCAATAGAAAGCTATGGTCCTTTATGTGGATACTATGATTATTATGTTAATACAGTAAAAACTGCTCCTATTGTAAGATGCTTAGGAGATGTAAAAAAAGAAATAGAAGACAATTCATTGTTTTTTATGTATAGAATATTATATAATATGTTATATGATACTAAAAAAATTATTGACGATGCGCCATTATATTTTTTAAAATTTGAAGTTATAACCAATGTTGGTTACTCAGAAAAACTTTTTGATTGGGAAAATAAACAATTTATATCATATATTTCTAGAAAGAATATTTTAAGCGGAAATACTTTTTTAAATAAAGATCTATCTTTTGGAGCAGACAAACAGCTTGGAACAGGTACTAAAATAATTCAAGAATATAATGAAATATATAAAATTAAAGCTGATAAATGGTGTTTGTTAGTAAATTTAATAGAGTATTGTACTAAAAATAAAAAAGAATATTCAGATAATGAAAAGGATTTATATACGTTTGAATTTGGTAAATCTATATTAAAAGAAATTTTGAGTTATGTATTTGAAGAAAAATTTAATAAAAGAAATTTATTAAGCTGCTTTAATACATCCGATGGAAGCGACATTATTATTAATAGGTATAATAACATAATTACTTATTTTAATGATTTATTAATGAAAAAAACATATATTAAAGAACAAGAATATTTAAAAGATTGGACTTCTAAAGATTATCAAGTAGTATTGTTGCTTATGATATATTTAGCAAACGCGATATCAAAATTTGAACGAACTGAATATTATTATTGTAAAGAATGGAGAAAGAAAGAAAATATTATTTCAATATTTGCATTGGAAGATTTTTTAAACGATAGTTATGAATATAATTTTTCACCTGATATTGTTGATATTGTAAAGAATGTTTTTCAAAATAATGTTTTAAAAACGTTTATATTAAATCAGTTATTTCCAACTATTTATAGTAATAATTTTTCAATAGAGCCAAGTGACAATATTGTTTCTTATAGCTTATCGTCAAATTTATCTAGAAGTTTAAAATATAAAGTAGCAAATAGACTAGAAAATTTTAAATATAATTTTCATTTATATTATGCATTATCAAGTTTATTTATTGTTGAACCTATGAAGCACATAACTATTAAAGAAGAAATTGAAAGAGAAATTAATCCGGAAATGTTATTCAAAGAAGTTGAAGTAAATAATTTAATGATTTCTAGAGAAGAAGTTGAAAATGTAATATCTGAAATATTATCAGAAAATAATGTTGATATATTTAGTGCTATTGATGACTATGGATATCGTAGTTTGTCATATAATTATTCATCTTCTTCTTATAAAGAATTTGTTGATGTTGTTATGTCGTATTTATCTTTATTGATAGAAGAAAAAGCTATAGAAAATAATCACGATGCACTTGTTGAGTCTGTTAAAGAATTAGTTAAATATAATCTATTATAATAAATTAAATAGAACAATAAATTATATCAACTGAAGAAGTGGAGATTTACTTATGAGCACAGGAAAAATTATTTGTATTATTATTTGTCTTGTAGGAGCGGTAATAATATTTATCAATACAATTTTAAAAATAATATTTCGTCATACTCCTATATATAAAACAAATATTTTTGCTGTATATAAAAATTATGGAAGTATGGGATATGGCATTACAAATTATAGATATAGGTGTGTAATGACAAAAGAAGCAAAGAAAAAACTTGGTGATTTAGGAGTTATTAGTGTCGGTGATTCGATTGAAGAAGCTATTAATAACGCAAAATATCAAATCCAAGGACGTTTAGAAATGTTAAAAAGAAATAGATAAGATTCAGGGAGATAGTGTTGCTATCTTCCTGTTTTTATGAAAGAAGGCGAAAAATATGAAAAAGCAAAAAGTTTATGTTCTTATTGGTCCTCCTGCAAGTGGAAAAAGCACATATGCTAAAAAACTATTAAAGAAAAAAAATACAAAAATAATTTCATCTGATGTGATAAGAATTCTTAATGGTTTCGAATTAAATCAAACTGCAGAGACTTTTAAAATTTATTACGATAATTTTAAACAGTATCTTAAAGAAGGTTATAATGTTATTTTAGATTCGACGAATATAAGTTTAAAACATAGACATATTATTTTTGATATTTTAGAAACCGAGTTTGAAGATAAATTTAATTCAGGACAAATTGAAGTAATAGCAATTGTAGTAAATACGTCTAGAGAAAGATGTATCCAACAACTTGATGCTAGAAATAAAACAAATTATTTTTATAAAATTCCAATATCTGCTATAGATAAATATATTGCAATGTTTCAAATGCCATTATTAAGTGAAGGTTTTTCAAAAAGAATTCTTGTTCATAAATGTACTTTAAAGGACAAAGTTAGATTAAGAAAAAATATAAAAAGAGCCTTTAAATTCATACATAATGACAAATATCATAAAAACGAAACATATAAAGAGCATATAGGGATAGTATTGTTAAATTCAAATGAATTTTATACATTTATGCGAGAAAAATATAAAACTAATCCGTATATAATACATAAATCAATTTTACTACATGATTACGGGAAATTTTTAACTGCTAAGCAATCTGAAAAAGATCCAGAAAAAAATTCTTATAAAAATCATGCAAATTTTGGTGCATGGGACTATATAAGTCATATCTCAACAAAGAAATTTATAAATGAATCTGTTGTAATATTTATTATGAATTACCACATGTATTTATCATCAGGAATTCTTTCAAAAAAAGCAAAATATTATTTAAAATCAGAAGAGTTATATGAAATGTTAAGAACGTTTGATATAGCGGATAAGGAACCATATGAAATACAAGATAATTGATTTTGAATTTTTTGGAAATATAATAAAACTTTATTTAGGAAAAGAAACACTTGAAGAATGGAGCGGAGAAGATTGGGATTCTGATGTTCTAGACTCTATAGAAATAGTTTCACCTGAATACGTTGTAAAAACAATTTTATTAGTCGTTAATCCTGACAAGTTTAACGTTCTAACTTATGAAGATTATATCTCTGGGCAATATTTTACTAAAAACTCGATGAGAAAAAACAAATTTCCTTTTATGTCAATATCTAGTGTAAAAATTCCTATTGGTGAAGGATTCTGGCATGAAGATAGTAAAAGGTATTGTTTAGGAGATATAATTGAAATAAAAGACGATTTTAAAAAGAAATTTATTCCAATAGGAATGTAAAAAATTAATAATAGGAGGACACAATGTCTAAAATAGAATTTATAGCATATGATGGTGGTTATCCAAATTTATGTCATGGAAACCTAATATTAAAAATTGACGGGAATTTAGTTGAATTCAACAATGTTTTAGAAAGCGGCGGACAAGTAGGATTTGATGAAAATTGGGAAGAATATGTAGTACCAGGTGATTGGAGCGTAGATCTATCTTTATATCCAGAATACAAAAAATATGAAGAAGAAATTACTCGTCTTGTAAATGCTAATGTTCGCAAAGGTTGCTGCGGAGGATGCATTTAATGAAGCGAACAATTATTAATAAAATGGAAGATATTCTAAAGTGGCATTGTGACATAATAGAATATCTTCCAAAAAACGTTCTTTTAAAATTATATAAAGACATAAAATATATATGTAAATATAAGAAAGCTAAAAAGCTTTTTGACAGTTATAAAATGTATGCATTGTTCAAAAAAATATGTTATTCATTAGACAAGCATGGAAAAGAGTACAATAAAAAATTTATATATAAATATTTTAAAAAGGAAATTTTAGGAGAATTAGATTTACTAAAAGAAGTTGGTATATATGTTGAAACTAGTAATTTTAGATTTCCTACAAACACATTTTCATTATTAAGAAAAAACTACAACAATTTAAAAAATATGTTTTATAATGACAAATTTGATAAATATAACATGAATAAAATAACAAATATTTATTCTGAACAATTTTTACAATGTTATAAACATTGTCTTTTGAATATAAAGCAACCTATGAAATTTAACAAGAACTAGGCAACTAGTTCTTTTTTTTTGATTATTTTTATAAACATTCTGTAATAAATCGAACGGAGAAATACCCACCTTTTTTAATTTTGATCGCTTACAGAAGGATTTGTATATACTTTTTTATAGAGGCTTAATACATATTAAGCAAATATTTTTTTACGGAACATAGAAATAACTTTCAATTTTTAGAAAAAGAATATAAACCCAGGAACAATATATTATACATTAAATGAAAGGGGTAATTGTATGATTGTAAGCCCAAAAAATTTAAAATTAAATAAAATACTAAGAGATAGAACTTTAAATTTTGATACAAATAAAAAAACATATGGAAATTTAGTTCTTATACCAACAAATGATAGAGACGAGTTTTATAAAACCGTATCATCATCTATAACTAGACCACAGCAAATGATGGCAGTTTTCTCACCTCGTATTGTCAGACCATTGGGAAGAGCACCTATTAGATATAATGCAGGAGAACTCTATTCAACAATAAAAGCTAACACAAATGGAAGAATTATTTATTGTAAGATAACTCCAACATTATACAATGGAAGAAACTTGACGTATGATATTACAAATGAAATTATTGAAACAGAAAAACTTATTTTAAAAATAAAATCTGGAAAAATAGCAATAGATTATTTAAGAAAGTTTTTGAGAGAAGACATAAAGAAAAAAATAGAAGAAATTGGTTATGAAAAAAATTATGTTATTTTTCCTATGACAAAATATATAGAAAAACTTCGTAGTAAAATAATTTCTTCTGCTTCTATGGAAACAACTCCCTATGTTCTTTTTTTGAAAGATTTAAGAAGTGGAGAATTAGGTGACTCATATAAAAATGTTAATAGAGTTATTTTTTATAACCCAAATGCAAATGCGATGGTTGTTATAGATCCAAATTCTGAAACACTTCAAGAAGATTTTCAAGAAATATTTTTAAAACTGAATAGATTAAATAATTTTAATAATTCAGCAACTGGAGAAACATTATCTGATGATGTTGAAACTGCGGATTTAGAAATGGAACCAGAAGATTATGCTGAATCTGTAAAAGAAGAAATTAAAAATGTTGTTTTTAAGAAAGTTGCTAAAGACATTAAAGCAAATAATTTAACAGATTTTGAAGATGCAACAAAAGAAGAACGTGAAATAATGTTAGCAATCGATAAAAAAATCGACAATTATTTGGAAAAGCCTGAAAACATTCAAAAACCTTTTAAAGATTTAGTTGATGAAGTTGAAAAAGATAATTCTGTAAAATCTAAAGCAATTAAATATGTTGAAACAAAAAGAATTGCAGTTAATAAAGCAATTAATATGAGTAAAAATTTAACTAAAGAAGTTGAAGAAATTGATAAAGTTTCTGATATTTCTACAGGAAAAGAAGCATTTGAACCAGACAAGTTCAATACAAAAGTAAAACTAGATCCAAGAGTTCAAGAATCAACATTATTAGCAATGGACAGAGAGTATAATACTAAAGTTATGAGAAATGACTTGAATGAAGCAATATCTTCTTTTTCAAATGCATCATATTTACCAGCAGCTGTTACAAGTATTAGATATGAAGACACATCTGACGACTTAAACGAAAAAGAAACTGTTCATGTTCAATATAAAACAGATGACAACCAATCTTTAAGTTTTCAATTAGATATTCCAAAAATCGTCGATGGCCATTGCATTTATGTAAATGGAAATAAGTATATAATTGCAAAACAACTTTTACGTCTTCCTATTGTTAAAACAAAAGCCGATCGTGTTGAGATTACAACATCATATCAAAAAATGACAATTGAAAGATCTGGCTCAAAAATATCTCGTAAAAACGCATATTTATTAAAAACAATAAAAGAATATAATAATCCAAAAGTTGAAATATTATTTGGCGATAACAGTTTAATAAACTCAAAATATGATTCAGATTTTGAATTTGAAGAATTATCATCAAGTATATCAATGATTAAAACCGATTCTATTACATTAAATTTAAATAGGGATATAATGGATGAATATGTTTCTGCGATCGGTTTCCCAGAAGATTTTATAACTTCTGAAATTACTCCAATCGGATATGATGGAGAGGATAAAATTTTCTACATAAATGATGGAATGGTATATTCAGGACAAGTAAATAGCGGGGAAGTTGAAATTAAAAAAATTGAAGACAGTTTGTATGACTTTATTATTAAAGATGTTTTAAAAACAAAAGATACTTCTCAATCAATTGGTAAAGCATTTATATATTCAACAGTAAAATTCTTAACAGTTAAATTCCCTGTTTTTGTTATTGTTGGACTTATGAATGGTATGACAAATATTCTAGATAGGCATAATGTAAAATATAAAATTTTTGATAAAAAAGCAAATATGGGACCTGCCTGGGTTGAAGTTCCATTTAAAAATAAATATTTATATTATGAAGATAAGTTAGAAAATACTATGCTTTTAAATATTTTATATGCAATGAGCACTGAAGATTATGATATTGAAGATTTTGATACTGACGGACCATTCATGGACTATTTAGTTGATAGAATGGGGCAACCTATGTATGTTAAACAAACTTTAATGATCAACCTCGATAAAATGATCGACCCAATAACATATTCTATATTAGTAGATATGAAATTACCAACAAATATTCACGATTTACTTTTAATAGCAAATAATATGCTTACAAATAACAAATATCAACCACTAAATGATTTAACAAATTATCGTATTCGTGGAAATGAAGTTATTGCAGCTGCATTATATGAAATTCTTTCAACAAATTATAAAGATTTCCAACGTTATAAAATGAATGGAAACGCTAAAAACTTAGTTGTAAAAAGAAATGAATTAATTTCTAAACTTATAGTTCAAAGCAATATTAATGTTGCTTCTGACTTAAACCCAATACTAGAACTAGAAAATACATATCAATGTTCTGCAAAAGGTTTAAAAGGTGTAAATTTGTCTAAAATTCTCAAATTATAATTAATTATAATTAAAAACCTGGACAGTAATATTTTTTTATATTACAACCTTGTGAAATGCTGGAAACTCCTTAGAGCTTTAAATACTATTTTATAGTAACAATTTTAAAGATTGGACAATCAGCAGCTTATATATAACAATATAAGCTCAACGACTATCGAACACTCAGTAAAGCTGAAGTTAGTAGAGTAGGACCAAGTGGTCCCAAGTGCAAGGAACCCTAAATGGGTTAAGATATAGTCTAAACTTTATAGAAATATAAAGAAACGAAAATAGCGAATTCGTATAATAATAATGAGAGCTTACACCTTAGAAATGAGAGCATACGATAATTCAATGGTTGGTTACCTTTCTGGTAATGCGACATCTTATTCTGGTTCTGTAGGTATAAACAGAGGTTTATCGTTTAATCCTAGAATTAATTCTGTTAGAGGTTATATAACTAAACAATATGACGATAAATCAATATCTGCCGCAAATATGCTTTCTGTAACAGAAATGTTATCACCATTTACTGCAGCACAAGCAGATGCACCACGTGGTGCTATGAACGTCGCGCAATCTAAGCACATTGTTCCAACAAAAGTAATGTCAAAACAATTGTTTGGATCAGGCGCAAATAAAGAAATTCCATACATGCTTTCAGACACATTCTGTTTTAAAGCAAAAAAAGATGGAACATTGGAAGAAATTGACAACGAAAATAAATTAGCTATTTTAAAATATGTAGATGGAACATCTGATGCAATAGATTTAAATGAAACAATGGTTAGAAATTCAAATTCAGGATTCTTTGTTAAACAAACTTTCTTACTTGCATATAAACAAGGGGAAAAATTTAATAGAGGAGATGTTATTGCTTATAATCCATCTTTCTTTAAAGGTAAAGGTAACGATATGGATTATTGTAGTGGATCTTTAGCTAAAGTTGCCGTTGCGTGTGGCGATTTCGCGTTTGAAGACGCAACTATAGTATCAGAAAAACTATCCGAAAAATGTGCAACACATGTAACAATGCGTAAATCTGTAGCATTAAATCCAAATACAATTATTCACAGCATTGCTGACGTTGGCAGTGAAGTCGAACCTGGCGAAGTATTAATGGAATTTACTAGCGCAGAAGACGATATTTCAGCTGAAATTCTTCAAGGCTTGTACGACCAGCTAGGTAAAGAAGACTACGAAGAATTAATTCACGAAACAATATCTTCAAAATATCACGGTATTTTAGAAGATGTTAAGATTTATTACAATGTTCCATTTGAAACATTAAATCCATCTCTACAAACATTAATAAATAACTATAAAAAATATAGTGAAAAGAGAAAACAAAAACTAATATCAAAAGGTGTTACAAGTGGAAGTGTAAAAATCCCTCCAATTGTACAACAACAAACAAAAAAAATAAATGGAACAGAATTCGAAGGAGTTTTAATTGAATTCTATATTGGGCATGAAGAAACCATGAACGTCGGGGACAAAATGACTTTCCAAACAGCATTAAAAGGTGTTATATCTAAAGTATTAACAGAAAGCGAAAGCCCTGTTTCTGAATATAGAAGTGATGAAATCATTGAAGCTATTGAAACACCTACAGGTATAATTTCGCGTATGTGTATAGACTTCTATTCTATTCTATGGGTTAATAAAGTTTTAGTTGAAGTTGGCAAACAAATAAAAGAAATCTGGGAATCATAAACAAAACAAATAGCCCTTCTGTGAGCGATCGAAAATTAAAAAGATGGATATTTATCAATTCATCTTCTCACAAAATGCTCGCAAAATAAACAAAAAAAGAAACTAGATTAATTTCTAGTTTCTTTAATTTTACTTTCCATTCTATAATCTTTTAAAGCATGTAAATTTGCTGCGACTGTTTGTTTATGTGATTTTCTAGCTTTTTGTTTGTATATCCAAACCATTGATGCATCTAAAGCTTCTTCTTCTGTATTCCCATTCATTAAACAATCTCTATATAAAATATTTCCTTGAATTAAAAGTTTGCATAGTTTTAAATACTGAAAAGAGTTTATACAGCTTCCTGCAAATACGGTTGCCATTCCTAAGAATAGTGCCCAAGATACTTCGTATATTGAAGATCCATTTTTAATTTCCTCTATAAATAATAACCCAATAAATAATACTATTGACATTATTAATAATATAATTGAAATAATTCCAAATATTCTTATTTCATTTTTTAAAGATTTTTCAGAATTATATAATGTTTGATCATCAATCCAATTCATCAAAATCCTCCTTATGAATTTTAATTATCATTTTATTAGTTATGCTATTTATATATAATATATTTGTTGAAATATCATAAGCATATATGTTTTTAAATGTTTTACTTGTTGGAATTTGTTTTGGTGCTATCGATACAAATATAAATAAATCATTTTCTTTAAATTTCATATAATTTTTACTTTTTTGTTCTTTCTCTTCTATAGCATCTTTAACAAGTTCTGAACCACGATTTGAATTTAAATTTATTGGAAAAGATATTGGCATTGGATGATCTTTATTGTAATACATCATTCTATTTGATACGCAAATAGCATACTCACTTGCATCTCTTGTTATAGGATTAGAATCGAGTTTTTTTCTATATTCATTATATTTTTCGCACTCAGAATCTTCTGGTGATATGCTATAAATTTCTTGGCAATTTGTTAAATTGTCGCATGTTTTACAATTATAGTCTTCGGCATAGCATATATCTTTTCTTTTTTTATCATAATCATTTATATTTCCATTTAACAATCTTGCATGATTATCTGAAATTTCTTTAATTGTAACTTCAATACCTTTATCTAATGTTAAATCTTGAATATCTGGTTTATCTTTTAGTACAGCAGTTTCTGATACTATATTTGCTTTTTTAAGTATTTTTAAAGCCAATTCTTCAAAATAATTATTTCTATGATTATCTATCATTTTATTTCCCCTTCCTTTTTATTATTTTATTATAGATTCATATATTGTTTCAACATTTGTAAAACAGTCATTGCGATGATCATATTTAACTGCTTCCACACATATACGAATTTTACCATTAGAAAAAGCTTCTTCCGGTATTTTTTGATCTCTACTATTAACACTTCTAATATAATTTTCTTTATTGCTAAAATATTCTGCGTATTGCAATGCTTCTGTTTTGTTTGTTTTAGAAGCAACTAACACTTCAGTGTCAATAAATTCATCGTCCCCTAAAATCCAAATTTCATATTCTACAATATTTCTCATATGTTATAATTCACGCTTTCTAATAAACACAGGAAACCTTAAAGATGGAATTCCAGTTGTTGAGTTATAACTTTCTTCAAAATATTTAACAGTTATAAATTTATTTAAATATTCATCTTGATGAGTCCAAATATAATCTCTTAGTTCATCGCTAATTCCAGACCCAACATTTAAAGTATTACCCTTGTATTCGCAGATTAATGAACCAAGTGTATTTTCATATTTATTTACCCCGGGCTCAAATCCAATAACTTTAACTTCTGTGTCTAGAAATTTTTTAACTTTTAACAAAACATTTGTTCTTTTAAATTCGTAAAAAGAGTTCGTTAAGTTTATCATTATTCCTTCTTCGCCTTTACTAGTTTCACTGTTTAGAAGTTCAATAATTTTTGACGTGTCTGTTCCTTGATATAATAAAGGCAATTTAAAGAAATATTCTAATTTGTTGTTCTCAAATATTTCATTTAATTTATTTCTTCTGTCAATATATTTTGTAATACAATTTTGTGTTTTAAATTCATTTAATTCTAAATAGTCAAAAACTAGCATTCTTAACCCGTGTTTATTATGTTCTTTTGTTCTTGCTAGTTTCATTGTATTTTTATATGTTTCTTCTTTAGATGTATTTATTGCAACAAGTTCTCCGTCTAAAACAAAATTATCTTTATTAACATTTTTTAATTCTTCCTCTAAATCAACAAGTCCTTCATAATGTTGTCCTTGTCTTGTAAAGAATTTAATTTTTCCGTTTTCTTTTATAGCAATAATTCTTGAACCATCAATTTTAGTTGTAATAGCAAATTCTTTTCCTTCAACAATTTCTGGTTTATCAAAATATCTATTTGCTAACATTACAGAAAATTGTGGAATTAAATTTGGAATTACTTTATTTATAGTTTTTGCGTCAATTCCTATTGGTAGATTTTTTGTTAATATTAAAAACAACAATTCTTTCAAATCATTGTTTTCTATTCTAGATAGAATAACTTGACAATGTTTTATATTTTCATCTGTTCCAGTGTTATTAGTTTGTATATATTCTAATAATTCCTTAATTGTATAATTTTCATGAATATCATCTTCTAGATTATCGAAAGTTTTACTTAGCTTTTTATTTGATAACCCTGTCACAATAAATGGATTACATATAAAATTTAAATAATATTTTATATCGCTATCAAACTTATATTTTTCTAAAACAGATATTTTATAATTGCGACCATTGTCAAGTTTTAATTCATCTATAAATTGTTTAAATTTAATTAAAGTTTTCATTTTGCCCTTCTTTCTTAATGCAGCCAAACAAAATGATCAATTTCTGAATCAAAGTTTTCAGATACAGATGAACACTTCATTTCTATAAGCCTAATTTGTTCTGAAAAACTTCTTATAGCTCCGTTTGGTGTAAATAGATCTATGTAATAATGACCGGGTCTAGGCACTCCAGGAATATTATCATTGTCGTTAAAAGGAGCTTCAATTTCATATCGTGGCGATATATCTGGACCATTGTCTATTATTTTTGAATTTTTTATATATGGTAATATTTTTTCTTTTACAAAACCATCCATTATGTTTTTAGCAATTCTATATTCACTCATTTCTTTATATCTTCTTTTTTGAAATTTATTAAAAAACTCTTTCGCTTTTTTTCTACTTACATGTTTATAGTTATAATCAATGCAAGTCATTGTTTTATAAAATGCAAGATATGGTTCTTCATAGATAAAATTAATAATTTTTTCGACATTTTCTTTTGATTCAAAATTGGCTTGTAAGACACGATCGTTTGAAATATCGTCTATATCTCCATCTTCAATTCTAAATATAATATTAACTTTAATTTCAGTTTGTATTGGTTTGAATTTATCAATTAGCATTTTATACTCAGTAAATAATATTCCCTCAAATATATATTCTTCATTGCCAGAATAAAATTTGTAACTATATTTATTTTTTGAACCTTTAATCCATTGAATTCCAAAAAGCCAATCAGGAATTTCTTTAATAGTAAAATTTGCTAAACCATATTCTAGAAAAAAATCATCATTTTTTCTGTCAATAGTAAATTTACGACCCATAATATCATTAGATTCTATAAAATTAAGAACTGTTTCACTCATTTTATCTGCATATTTGTTTAGCAATACATTTGGATTTTTTTCTTTATTAGCATCCATAATTATTTTTACCTTTCTTTATTCAAATATAAATATGTATCTTATTAGAAAGTCACTTTTCCTTCGTTGTCTGGTGTTATACTTAATAGTTCGTTTCCTCTCATAGTAATCTTGCAAGGAACATAGTAATTATAAATTTTAGACAATTTTATTGTTTCTTCTTTATACGTAAAATATACATTTAATTTAGAAGCTTTGTTTGTCATATTATCGTATAAATATATTAGTTGAACATTTATATTGTTTATATCAACTATTTTAATTGGTTCATTTGAACAATGTTCAATACTATTTATTTCAATATAATTTTTGTTTTCACAAATCTTTTTTATGTTATCTGCAAGTCGCAAGTCTTGACCGTTATATAGTCCAATTACAAATTTGTAACAACTATTAAAAACACCGCTGATAGTGTATATATTTACACCTTTACTAATGTCAAAACATAGTGAATTTTCTTTTAAATGTTGTAGTGTAGAATTTAAAGCATGCAATGGCATTTCTTTTGTTATCTCTCTAGTATATCTAAGATCGTTATATTTTTTTGATATGTCTTTTATTAAAATTTCATACATTTTTTTGTAACTAAATCCCCAACGTTCTCTATAACAACTACTTTTAGAATTATCCATAAAATCGGCTGTATGTAACTCATATCCTTTTAAAGTTTTATCGTTAAACGAAATATATTTTTCAACAGTTCCATCATATTTTAAAGTTCTCTTTAATAAAATACCACAATCAACAATTAGTGATTTAATATTTTCTTCAAAACGATCAATGAACTCTGTTGAAGACATAACTTTTTTATTTTTAATTAAATAATCATATTTTTCTTTTACAAATTCGTCTAACATTCTCCAATTTGTATTTAACATATAAACTTTTGTTTTCCCAGATGTCAATAAATCTTCTGCAATTTTAGCATTACAGATATTAAAATCTTTATTCATTTTTATCCCCTTTCTAAACGCTTCTCACAGCAATCGAACGAATAAATATCTGCCTTTTTAAATTTCGATCGCTCACAGAAGGGTTTTCTTAATATCCAATATAATAATATATTTTTAATAATTAGTATAAAAAAATAAACTAAGATAAAACCTTAGTTTATTTATAGTTGTCAAAAGAAAATCTTCTGCCATTAACACCATTTTCTAAAATGTCTTCTGTTATTTTTAAATTATTTTCAGTTGCATCGTACCAAGTCGAATCATAACATTTTCCATTTTCAATAAAGAATAAAACTACTGTTTCTTTTTCATCATTAAATGGATGTGCTAAGCATGCTATTAATTCGTCTCTTTTACCAAGCAATTTACAATCTTGTTCTGAATAATAATTATGATAAAAGAAGCCGTCTAATGAATAAACTTCATTCGGGCAATAACAGTCTTCAGCTAGATATCTTTCAATATCTTCATGTAATTCTTTAATTTTCATTTTATCCCCTTCTATTTTAAACTTATGCTTAATTTTTTTAATGTCTCTACGACTTTCATTTTTATTTCAAAATCTTCAAAATGTGATCTTTCATATAAACTTTTAACGTACCCAATTCTACCATTTAATTTTATTAATGCTTTTTCTAAAGTGAAGTTTCTTTCGTTATTAATATATATTTGTTTAATTAGTTCGTCTAAATTTCTATTAAAAACAATTGTTATAAAACGTTCGTTTTCATTATTTGGGTTCCAAATGCCATATAAAAAATTGTCCTTATTATCATAATGAAAAAACACATTTACTTCATATTTATTTTTATTGAAATATACCTTTTTATTTGTTATCTTATCTGAAAACACACCCATTGGAAAATAATAATTATAAATAGTTTCTAGCTCTTTGTTTTTAATGTTCTCAGAAAATAAATTGTTTATATAGTTTATTTTTTCCAAATCGCTAAATATTGCATCTCTATATTTCGCAAATATTCCATATGCTTCAAATTTAAAATTTTTTAGAACTCCGATATATAATAAATCTTTACATTTAACAATGAACACGCTTTCTATACTACAGTATTCTATAAAGTTTTTACGTAAAATAAAACTAATAAATGATCGCATATATTTTTTATCTTTATCATCCAAAAAATATGGAATATCTAAAGCTATTATCATGTCGTAATTATTTATAGCATTCTCAATTTCTCTAATACTCAATGATTTTTTTGTTGAATTTTCAATCCCATTTCTTTCATTTTGACCAATATTAGTTAAAAAATAATTTGTCATATTAATATCCTCAAATTTCTTTATCTATTTCTATATCTAACTCTTTTAGAGTTTCTATAATTTTTATTTTAGATTCTAAAGATTCAGGCGGAAAATGATTATATAAATAACTTATAAGTCCGTCTCTCTCATTAATATCAGATAATGCTGTTTTTAATGTGTAATTTCTTTCCTTATTTAATTGTGTTTGCAGAAGCAACATATCGAACGTTGCGTCAGAAATAATTGTATAAAACTTGTTTGGGTCGGTATCGTCGATAACTGAATAGGTAACACAAGGAAGTTTTGAAGAAATGAGTTTAGATTCGCTAAACGTTATTCCTACCTTATAACAGCCATAATCGTAAAAAATTGAACATAAACCACAATAATATTCTATAAAATGTTCAACTTCTTTATCTTTTGTGTTATTAAAAAATGCTTCTTGTATTTTAGCAATTTTATTACTGTCTTGTATCAGCGAATAATTATATTGTCCAAAAACTTGTTTTTCTATTACTTCATTTACAAGATAAAACGACCACGATGTTGAATTCATAATTCCAATATATACTAAATTTTTTATTTTTATGTATATAAGCATTTTTATATTTACGTTTGCTAAAATACTATAATAAATACTTGATGTAATTTCTGCAGCAAATTTTGATAATTCTTCATTAGTAAGTTTTCCTTTATTAACTTTTTCTTCATCTACTGAAAATCTACTTAAATCTTGAATATTAGCATACAAGACGATACCAGAGTTTTTTAATGTAGATATAATTTCTTTCATATTTAAATGATTTTTAGTTAAAGGACTCTTCTCAATATTTAATAATATATTTGTTCCACAATATTCAAATTGTTCTATCATATATCCCTCCAATATCATTCATCTGTTAATTTAATATTCATTTTTTTACAATGCTCTAAAAACATCAATTTATCTTCAAAATCTTCCAGTTCATTATAATATGATGGTAACCATCCAGTATTGTAAATATTTAATATAAAGTTGTCAATAGAATAATTTTTATATTCATTTAAACAAATTTGATTCATTATATCTTTAAACGTTGCTTTATATAAAATGATAAAATATCTATTTTCATCATCTGTTAAATTATATATAACACCTAAATTTTCTTTTGTTGCGTAATCAACCACAGGATAATTTGTAGATATTTTATAATTATTTTTGTTAAATAATAATTTAGCTGAATGTGTAAAACTATCTCTATTTTGCATATCATTTGTTATACATTTTGAAGATGCAATACAAGATAAACATGTTTTCGGATAACCTAGATAAGTATATTTAAACCCATATATTTTGCCAATACAACGTAAATCAAAAGTAATATTTTCACATTCTTTTGATTTCATTATTTTAAGTATAGAAAGATATAATTTTTTGTTTTTAGTTATATCAAATATTGTATCTTTAAAATACATATTTGATAATCTAAGCATATTATTAACAAACTCATATGCATATGCAACATATAATAAATTTTTAAATTCTATAACAATTGCTATGTTTAAAGTTCCGCGAATTAATAAATTTTCTTTAAGTAAATTTTTAAAATATTGTTTAGCAATATCACATTTATAACTATCAAGCGGTATATATTTCTCTGTCGGCCAAATATTATATTCTGTGTTCAAATCTATATACATGACCGCTTGATTTTTTAATATTTTCTTAATTTTACTTTTTCTTAATTTTTTAGAACTATCTATAACTTCTGTGCTAAACATGTGTGAAAATACAGGTAAAAGCATAATTTCACCTTATTTAATAGATATTCCAAATTTATTACATGCTTCTATGAATTCTATTTTTTTATCAAACTCATTTAAAGTTTGGCATGCGTCTTTTAATTCTGGGATTAATGAATCTATATATTCTTTTATAGTATCTTCTTTATATATACTACTTTTTGAAAATTTTATTACCGACTCAAGATCAATGTGGTTATATATCGTAAATATACATTTAAAATATTTAGAATCAACTAAAGAATTATTTAAGTCTGTTTCTAAATAAATGCTAAACCATTCTGTTATATCGTCTTCGTTTCTATAAACATAATCTAATCTTACAACTGGTTTAACTATATTCGGATCTACACATATATCAACATAAAAATTTTCAAATCCACATAAATTTAATAAATATGTAAATGCTATAGAATCATTATTCCTGCGTGGTAATATTGCAGATGGAGTTCTTTGTTCTATTTCCAGCTTAGTTATAGTTGATGAACTTGCATATACTCTAGCAAAATCTTCATATTTACCGAAAAAGCTAGGTTCTAAAATATCTGCTGTATATCGCGCTTTCTTTTTTCTAATTGCTTTGAATCTATTCATAATTGTTTTGTATGAATTTTGTTCTGTAATACAAATTGTAAGATCTTTAATCATTGAAGATAATGGATAATTATTATACAAGTATAAAATATTTTTTGTTTGTACAAGCACAGAAATATTTCCTTCAGATCTAACAAATTTAAGATGACCTAAAATTTGAGATATTCTTGATGCCGAACTTGCAATAATTTGATCTTTATCTTTGTATTCACTAAGACTATCTTCAAATTTTCTAAAGTCCAAATACAATAAAAAAGTTGAACTTTCCATATATGAAGCACATTCTCCAATTTTTATTGCTTCAGATTCACTTAAATAACTCATCTTTGTTTCCTCCATTTCTTATGAATTTTTGCTCATTATATTCTTTATATATTTCTAATATTAATATTTTATTCTCAAAATCTTTTATATAACTATATTCTTCTTCAAACCTTCCATCTACATCCATTGCCTTGACAAGATCTAAATAATATTTCTTTTTTTCTTCATCTGAATATGGTAATGATTTTATAAGTTCTACTAGATAATCTGCACTATAAGTAATAGTCTTATCAAAATACCAGTATTTATTGTAATTGTCAATTGGAAATTGATATACAACTTGATATGCTCCTTCACATATATGTACAAAATGTATTTTAGCATGACTAAAGTTATATATTTTCATAATGTTCCTTATATAAATTACAAATTATCATTTTATCTTCAAAATCAGCTATTTCGCCATAATATTTTTTAAAATTATTTTTTTCACACATAGCTTTTACTAATTTTAAATAATATTTTTCTTTATCAGAACACATTCCATTAATAGATTCTAATACACTATTTATATTATATGCATTAACAAATTTATTTTCTTTAATAGACTTATTAAAAGGAATAACTGAAACCCAAAATTCTAAATCAGTCCTACATTGTTTAAAATCAATATCATATTTATTTTTATTAATATATATTATTGAATCAATATCTATATCATTTAAACATTCATATCTTGGGTATTTATATAAATATTTATGATTATAATTTATCATATTTGGTAGATTTTTAAAATGTTCTTCTAAATAATTATATACATCTATATTGAAACTTGCAGATGGAGTATATGGAGTATTATAATTATATATATTAACTTCTTCTCTTGTTTTTATAATCAAATAATACGGAAGATTATGAAAGAAGTAGTGAAAATGACTAAATGCATCATTTTTACTATAGGGATTTTCATTATTTGAAACGTCACAAAATATTAAAATATTTCCAGTGTTTAACATTCTTTGTAAAAACTTTTTTTGGCGATCTGTGAGTTCATTAACAATTTTATTATTCATATCCATAATTACCTCTTTCAACCATATATTTTTTACATAAATTTATTATAGATAATTTTGAAGTAAAATCAGATATTTCGTTACTTACTTTACCAGGATCATAGTAAGTAACTATAATTTTAGCAAGTTTATTGTAATATATTTGTTTATTACGGCAAGACAATGAGTCTATTGTTTCTAAAATATTATCTATTAGAACATGTTCATCAAACATATTATATTCTATAAAATTGTGTTGCTCGTCAAATGTTATTATATTCAATTTATATATAGATATACCATTAAATGAACCATTAAAATCACGTTCAGGTAAAAAATCTATATCATATTTGTTACTATCCATATAAATTTTTATATAAACTTGTTTTCTTACGTTAGCTATCCTATACACAAAACTTAGCATATTTTTGTTATTCTCAAAATTTGATTTCATTTCGTCATAAATATCCTTATTACTAAAAAATTCTATAATAGAGTATGTTTTATTACAAAATTCAACTAAATATGTCGTTCTATTAGATTTTATAAGAAGATACTTAGAAGTTATTGTATATGCTATATTTGTATAATTTTTTAAATCATCTATTATTCCTTGCGTAGGAGCTTTGTAAAAAACATCCATATTTGTATTTGTTAAATCACAAAACATTATAAAGTCATATTTTATAATTTTTTCTATTTCTTTCTTGACAATATCATCTCCATATATTATTTTTCTTAAATTCGTAGAATTATTAGAAAAATTTATCATTTGTGAAATCACCTCGCTTTATTAGTTTGCATCAAATGGTGAATAATATTTTTTATATATTTTTTTAATAATTTCTTTATGTTTTGGATCTGAGATTTTTTCGTAATTTTTATTAAAATTACTATTATTTAACATTGCATAAACAAACTTTGAATAATATTTTTCTTTTTCTTCTTTTGAAGCATGTATCATACTAGATATAAATGACATAATCTCATCACCGCATATATTTTTGTTTATTAGCTTTGACCACATAAATGTGCCACGCTCTGTAAAATATTCCAATAATATTTTATATGCATCTATATTTTTATCTAAATGTAATTTTTCTGTACTAAAATTTAGATTAACTTTATTTCTTGGCATATAAACTGTAATATCTGCCTTTCTGTCATCAGATCTAAAACGCAAGCAATGATTAAAACCAATTAAATCTTTTCTATTTTTATTGCAATATTCTTTTGCTTTATCATAATAATCTAAATCACATATTTTAACGTCATCTTTATGATAAAAATCATCTCCATGTAAGATATCAGGTCTCTCATAAATATATACATAATTGCATCCTTTTATAATTAAAGATCCATTAGGAACAACATCAACCAACATATTATAAGACCAGCCAAATCTATGAAAATCATCTAATATTCTACATCTTCGGCTACATTCTGTGCGACGTTCAAAATCTGTGTTTTCAAATTCGTCATCCCATTGTTTGTCTTCTTCTGATCTATCGTCGATTGACATATCATAAAATATTATAAATTGATCCCTTTCCAAACTATAATCTTTTACCATTCTGTCTTCTACTTTAATATTTTCTAAATTACTCATATTTTTATTTTTCTACCTCAATCATTTTTGCTAATTTTTTCATTGTTTCTACAAAACAATTTTCACTAAACACTAAATTGTATTTAGCACATAATTCTTTAATAAATATTTTATCAGAAAAATCTGACATTTTCATATAATTTTCTTTAAATTTATCCCCCGATGCCATCACATATACCAATTCTAAATAATATCTTTCTTTTTCTTCATCTGTAAAGTTTGTCTCTCTTATAAAATTAATAATTTCTTCTGAGGATACTTTATCTAAAATAGGTGCCGGCATTGGATAGATTGAATAGATTTCACTATTATTGATATATACACTATGTATTTGAGAATCTTTTCCATATGTTAATGAATACTTAATTGCATAATCAACAAAATCACCATACATAAAACGTTTTTTAAAATTAAAATAAAGATCTAATTCATACATAGATTTTTTAATATATACTATAATATAAAGATCTCCATTACCATAATCTGCTAAATGATACTTAAATCTTAATAGATCTGTTCTATATGTATTGTAATATTCCTGTAATCTTTCATAAAAACCATTATCTTTATTATTATCTTTTATACGATCATCTTCATCAGTATATCGAAATGAAGTCTCAATATCGCTATTATTAAATAAATAATTAAAATAAATATTTAAATAATTATTTTTTAATACTAAATAATATTTTTGCTCTATTGTTCTGTAATAATTCATAATGTACCTTGACCAATGTTTATTGCCTAAATACTCAATTAAATGTCTAGCTTCATATAGTAAAAAATCTGAAAACTCTGATTCACTACCCCAATCTTTTATATCACAAAAAATTGTAAAATCTGAATTTTTTACGGCTTCATCAATATCATCAAAGTTTGAACTATTCATAACTAATTCCTTTCTAAATTATATTTATGCATAAAAATTTAAGTTGTGTTTTTTACATAACTCTTTTATAAATAATTTAGTATTTAAATTACGAACTTTCGCATAATTTTCTTTAAATTTATTATTTTTATTCATAGTTTTAATAAATTTCAAATGATATTTTTCTTTTTCCTCAGAGCTCCAATTTGTTATGTCTATAAGTTTTATAATGCTAGGCGCATCAGCAAATGGTATGATCACACCATCTGAATGTTTAGCTTTTCCTTTGAAAGGCTTTAAAAAATGAATTGCTACACGATATTCTCCATAACAATAATCTGTATCTGCCGCACGATGTATTCCATCACAATAATCTTTTGCATCAAACTCTATATCAAACATAGATTTTTTCATATACATTGTAACTTGCACATCACATAATCTAGTCCATTCTGTCCATGGCATATAAAATTTAAGTTCTCTCATACCTTTTTCAGATGACATAGAATCTTTTCTATAATATTCTTGTAATTTTTCATACATTCCTGAACTTGTGCTATAGTGAATATTATTTTTCATTTGTTCAATAATATCTTGACGAATACTATCAAAACATGTATCCATATCATTCATTGTTTTATAAAAGGTATAAACTTTCTCTTTATCCTTTATAACTAAACAATAATCATTCGCATATTGCATAGAATAAAATGACCATTGTGTGTCATCAATATAATCTATTATTTTACCAATTATATCATCATCAGTATTTGAAATATCAAACATTAAAGCAAGATCTACATTCTTTGCTCTTTCATCAATATCATTAAAATATAAATTTTCCATATCCCTTATCCCTTTCCTCTTTCATTATAGAATATTTTTAAATTAATACTTTTTATTTAAATCAATTTTTTCTATTTCTGCTCTTAATTCTAAAATATGTAAATATTCTTCCATTGCCTTTTGTTGCTTTATTAATAGTGTATATGGGCAATCGTGAATTGGTTCTTTTAATTGTTCAAAACACTCATCAGCATGATTTACACAATGTTTTTCTTCATTGTATAAATTAGCTGCTTCAATTTTAGTAGTAAATTTCTTTAATTTTTCATATCTTATTTTTGATTGCAAATACTCGCCAACAAATCTTTCTTTATAATTTTCACTTAACATTAAATCAACAGTATCAATTAAATCGTAATATTGATAAATTTTATTTTCCATTTTTTAATTTTTTCTCCTTTGCTTTAGTTATTTCTTTATATACACTAAGAATTTTTATTTTGTCTTCAAAAGAAATTACTTCCTCATATCTATCTTTAAAATTTCCTCTTATACACATAGCCTTTACTAATTGTTTATAATATTTCGATTTTATTTTTTCATCACAATTTAATCTATCTAAAACATGTAATAATGCATTTATATTATCTAATACTATATTTATTGGTTCCCTATATGTACTTGTACCTTCTATATTTTTAATATTCATATGATATGTCGTTTGACCTGGCACGATTCTCATTTTACTTGATTCCAGTGTTCTAAAATTTAACTCATATTTATTTTTATTAAAATAAATATAAACTGGTACATGAGACTCTTTAACCGGATCGTAATTATAATCTTTAATGGTATCGGTATATTCACAACAACACATATTGTTATTACTATCCAAAATCTTTTTGCATCCATCGTAATCTTTTATATTATAACCATCTTTCGATACAAAAGTATTGTGTTCTATACCACTAAAACACATATGACTGGTTCTGAAATCAATTGCGCACGCTTTTCCTAAACTATAATGATTTAATGACCAAACGGCAATATCATAACAAAGCCATCGCTTAAATACACCGAGCACGCTTTTACATATAATAACAAAGTCGGATTCCTCTAAAAATTTATATACATCTTTATATTCCATATTTATACCTCTATTCCCTACAATTATAATATATAAAATACTTTTATTTATCAAATATACTCTTATATATCTCTAGTAATAGCATTTTATCTTCAAAATCCTTTACTGTCGATATACGTTCTTGAAAAAGATTATTGTAGTTCATAGCTTCTACTACTTCACAATAATATTTATTTTTGCTTTCTTCATCGCAATTTAAATTTTTTATCAATTTCATAGTATTGTTTATATCTATTCCATTAAGACCAAAATATACATGTTCGTTAAAATTTTCATTGGTTTTATCACATATATTAATATTATAACAACTACCAGTAATCTCATCATCTTCGTATATTAAAAATCCATATTGAATAGTCATCTTATATTTATTTTTATTAAAATATGCAGTAACATTTAATTCATCTATAATAATTGGTAATTTAAAATATTCCATATTACTTTCATTGTTGAGACAATTTTTAATATCTTCATATGAACCAATATAAATAGAATCATAATAAGAATCATATATATCAATTACGTTTGGCCTAAAACCGTATGATAATAAATATGCTGACATATTATATTCACGAACCATATTATATATATCAGCAAAATAATATTTTTGTAAATAATTGCAAATATTATTATCTATACAAGTATCTTTTACTTTAGATCTGTCCATACATATAACAGCATCTGCAATTTTTAATTTTTCTAAAAAATCTATGTTTTCTTTTCTAAATTCAGTTGTTGGTTTCATCATATTGTTCCACCGTATTGCTGATATATATCTAGTAATAGCATTTTGTCTTCAAAATCCTTCACATCAGATAAAAGAGCTTGAAATTTATTTTCTGTATTCATCACTTTTATTAATTTAATATAATAATCATTTTTTGTTTCTTTATCACAATTTAAATTTTTTATTATATCTAATATTTCAGATATGTGCAAACTCCAAAATGTAAAAAATTTTAAATTATCTTTGTCCTTATTACATAACATTATATCATAATAAAAATGTTTAATATTATCAATACATCCCCATGTTGAAGAACATAGATCAATTTGCATTTTACATTTATTTTTATTAAAATAAATAGTTACATCCAAATCATCTACTGCTAGTTGTATTTTATAAGATAACATGTTTTTATTTGTTTCAATATAATTTTTAATATCTTGATATAAATCAACAGAATATGGTTCAACAATCTGCCCTAAATTATAAAACCTAAATTTATGTTTATTATTACATAATATATAATATGATATTTCATATTTATTTTTGCTATCCCTTAATTGATTTTCGCATGAACTTAAAAAATATTTACAAACTATGTCTTCGCCTAATTTATTATCTTTTACTTTAGATTTATCTATAAGTATAACAATATCTGCAGTTTTTAAATAGCCATATGCATCTTTATGTTTCATTTGTACCCCATTTCTGTATATACTTATTCTATATACTTTCTATATAATTCTAATAATAACATTTTGTCTTCGAAATCTTCTAACTTTGATAAACGTTCTTTGAAAAGATTATCAGAATTCATAATTTTTGCTATTTTAAGATAATATTTTGATTTCATTTCATCACTACAACTTAAACTTTTTACTGATTTTAAAACATTGTGTAATGAAATACTGCTATCAGTAACTAAAAATTTGAAATCAATATTGTTTTTACTGCACAATGTTATAATATAATAAATTGGATTATGAAAATTCTTTACAAATTCTTTCATAAACGAATAATCTTCATTTGATTTATTAATATCAATTTCATATTTATTTTTATCATAATATATATCAATAACTAACCAGTAAGCTGCTTCTATTTGTCTAAAATGTTCAAATCTATCAGTATTATTAATAGATTTTTTAATATCTTCATATGATCCAGTATATTTAGCATTATCTAAATATCCATGCACGGTTAAATTAGTTTTAGTTTTACGTACTATAAACCAATTTATATTAAAAAATTTTTTAGCATTATTTAATTTTCCACGGTAACTTGAAAATATATATTCAGACACTTGAAAAGGATCGTTATTTGTTCCAGACATATCAAAAAGTATAATAATATCTGAATGTTCATAATCTTCTATTGATATATGATCAATTTCTTTTGTTGTTAATAATTCCATTTTATCGGTCCTTTCTGATATATATCTCAATAATTTTTATCTTCTCTTCAAAGGAAGTTATTTCTTCACATCGTTCTTTAAATTTTCTATTTTTTGACATTACTTTAATTAAATCTTTATAATATTCCATTTTTGTTTCTTCATCACAGTTTAATGTTTTTAATAAATACAATACACTATTTATATCTTCTAACAATAAATTTGCAAAATCTTCATTAATTAAAGTATTTGTAGTGTTAATATTGCACATATTGACATCATACAAGCACATTTTTGGTATAAAATCTAATACTCTACAGACGTCTGTATTAGAAAAATTTAATTTTAATTTATTTTTATTAAAATAAAGATATGCCTTTGTATTTCCATGTTCATAAAAAATAAAACGATACATGTCGTCACGGGCATTAATAATTTTTTTAAACTCATTATAATCATCTTCATTTAAATCATTTAAATAACCAACATAATTTCTAAGATTATTTTGTATTTTTATTCCATCGCGTGTTCTTTCTATTGCACATGAAGCAGCACCTATTTTATTTAGTTCATATGATATATTATAAAAACTACTTATAAACTTATAATCATAATTATCCAATATTAAATTATCCAATATTAAAATTACATCTAATGTTTTTAAATCATTATACACGTCTTCACGTTTCATTTTTACTTTATCTATTTTTATATAAACTTTATCATTAGACATTTCTTTATCCTTTCTTATTACTTTTATATGCTGCTATAACCTTTAATTTATCATCAAAAGAAGCTATTTCATTGCAGCGTTTTTTAAATGCTCTATTTTTTGACATTCTTTTTGCTAGTTCTTTATAATATTCTAGTTTTACTTCATCTTCACATTTTAATGAATCCAAGCAAGCTAAAATATAATTTATACCTGAAACTACCAAAGTTATATATTCCTTAGATTCTCTATATTTTCTAAAATTTATATAATAGAAAAATACATCTGGTGTATTGGGAAATGACCACGGATCAAAATCAATACTTAATTTAAATTTATTTTTATTAAAATAAAAATATACTTTTGCATTTTCATCGTCAGTAAATCCAGCCACAGAATAAACAAAAGAATGCATATCATCACGATCATCTATAACTTTTTTGAAATCATCATAAACGTCTTTTTCAACATCAAATAGATAACGCGATTCATTAACTGACATTCCTGGTTCTATTATTTCTATTCCAATATTGGTTATTTCTATTGAGCATGCAGATCCAAAATTTAAATTATTTAAATCAAACATTGTATCATGTATATGTCCTCTATGACACAATCTTTTTCCAATACTATCTGAAAATATTGCAATATCAGTATATTTTAAAATTTCTTTAACTCTTTCACAATATTTGTTTTTAATAATATCACTATTCATATTTACCCCTTATTCATATTTAGAATATATAAAATTATTTATTAAACATATCCTTATATATTTCTAATAATAAAATTTTATCATCAAAATCTTTTATTTGCATAAAGTTTTCTTTAAATTTTCCATCACTTGCCATTAATTTGACTAAATTAGTATATAGTTCTCTTTTTTCTGTTTGATTATGTTTATTATTCATAATATTATGAATTATTAAATTTAAATCAAATCTTGATTCGACCAGTATAGCCTCATCTGTTGAAAACTTTTCTAAATATAAGTTAATTGGTGTTGGAGTATATTTAGAATTAAGATCTTCTCTTAAAACAGGTTTGTATATTAACTTATTATAATATACTGATATCTGAGCATCACATATATCGTATTTAATAACATTCATTTTTTTCATTTCTTGCAATCTTTTTAAAAATTCACAATAATCATAATCAGATTTGGAGCAATCATTGATTTCATATTTATTATTAAAATAATTATAAATACTTAAAAATTCATTGTCTTTAAATATTGAATAACCTCTAATAGGTGAATAATGAGTATTACTAGATAAATTTATTATAATAGTAAATTTATTTGAGAGAAATTTCATAAAACTTTCTCCTAAAACATAATCATTGCCTATGTCACTCGCATCACATATAATTAAAAAATCTGAAGATAATAAATTTAATAACACATATTCTTCATAATCATCAATAACTGTATTATCACTCATAAAAAATTCCTTTCCTCTCTATATTCGTTCAATAAATTAATGAATATAGTTATTATTATTTTACTCAACGAATATAATAATACTAGAGAGTATTTTTCTCTCTAGTATTATTTTTCATTGCTATTATTTTTTCTAATTTTTCGTATGTTGTCTCTATATTTGGTAACAAGAAATATTTTTCTCCAATACTTTCCCAATCTTGAGACATAAGAGAATCAACAACTGTTGGCCCTAAATCATTAGTTTCAGGTCCATCGCTGTCTTCATCGTTTTCTGTTTCTTCATCGTTGTCGTCTGTTTCTTTTTCAGCTAATTTAAACATTCCAGTATAACCAAATTTAGTTTTCAATCGTTCCTTTAACATTTCATCAACTAAATAATATTTTCCAAATAATGTTCCATTGTCAATATTTATTGTCATATATATTGAAGGATATAGTGATGATAAATCTTGGTCACAAACATTTTTAAATAAATGCATAGACCTTTGATCTCCAACAATCTTTGCTCCAACTCTTTCATTTTGCATTGGATCACTACAATATGCTCCAACTCTATTTCTTTGTTCAAATACTTCAATATATTTTTTAGAAGATTCCTGTAATTTTGCTTCCTCTAAATATCCTGCAAATAAATCTACGCTTTGAATGTTATTAAATGAAGATAAATATTTTTTATTTTTATTACAATTCATAACAAAGTTTTCCATTTCAGCATACTTGTTAATAAAGTTTGTCAATGAAATAGATTTTGCATAGACTTTTTCTTTTCTTGTGTTTGTTATTTCAGATAAACTTTGTAATGAGTTAAATTCTAAATTTTTTCTTTCTAATAAATATAATAATAAAACGTCTCGAACATTATATTCGAAAAATTGTTCAAATTTAATCCACGGTAAATTTTTAATTGTTTGTCCTGGATAAAAAGGAAGTTTTTGTTTTCCTAATTCTTCATATGCTATATCATCGAGCTTATAGGAATCTTTTTTACCTCCACCAGCATGAGATAAAGCATAGTAATATTCTGAATCAACCCAATTTATTCCATCGAAAACATCAAAAAAGTCAATTCTTTTACCAGGCTGAACTTCTTTTTGTGCATTATATTTAACATTTAAATTTACCATTTGATTAGTATTATTTGCCATATAGCTTGCGTATTTTAAATCACAAACTGTTCTTTTCATGGCAGCTACACCACTAATACCTTTTTCTTTTAACTCGGCTTTAGCATTATATAACTTTATTAAACGATTTATTAAAGTTATAACGTCGTAGCATTGATTCCAACTCGATAAAAAGTCAAAATCACATTTATGAATTTGATCAAATAATGCCTCAATTGCAGAGCATTCATCATTAAAAAATCTGACTACTATCTGAGAAAGATCTGTGCTATCTTCATTCTTAATTTTTTCTTTAACTAAATTTACATATTTTTCAACATTTTTTTCAAAATTAATTAAAGATGTATTTAACGGATTTCTAACAATATACGAATACGATATCATCGTTTTCTCGTCAATTAAAGTTACAATATTAACTGGACACGGTGCTTCATCTTCATCTGGAAATCCCATATAGCCAACATTTCCGTTTTTGTCTGGTTTTAAACCATTTGGTGCTAAATCAACTTCTATATCGAGGTATCCTTTATGAAGCTTATATCCTTTATCAGGCTTAAACTCTTTATAGAAATTAGCAATAGCTCTATCTTGTAGATCCATATCAGCATTATATAGCCAAGGATGTCTAAACATATTTTTCATCTCATATGAATTATCTCCTTTTCTTGATAATACTGAATCATAGAACCCATAACAATCTAATTTTAAAGAAATATCGTGAAATAAACAATCTGAATAAGATTCAAATCTATCAACCTTATTTTTATCAATATATAAAGGTGGATATTTTGCCTCTATAGATGTCTTATCTTTTATAATGTAATAAGGAACTTTTGGCCTATCGTAATATATAACTTGCTTTTTACCGTTTTCATCTCTATACCATACGACAATAACATCGTATTTATCTCCGTTTGCAGAAATTCTTTTTCCGCCAAATGTTTTTATTAATGTTCCTATTTTTTTATTTTCTTCTTCCACGTTTGTCCTCCTTTCCTTTATAATTTATTGTTATACATATAATTTTTAAATATAATTTTTTCTACATCATTTTAAGAATTTCTTCTCTGTTTGTATATACTAGAGTGATTTGTCCTTCTAATCCCATATCATCGAAAATTTTTGTTTCCAAATCCTCTAATCTATCAAAACTTCGAACATATATTCCATTTTCATATACTGAAATATTATCGCCTTCAGATACTTCTATATTTGCAATTTTCATAACATTTGATATTTTGCAAAAACTTGTTCCGTTGCTTAAATCAAACGCTATGCATCTGCGCTTATATACACTATCTACACGAATAACTTCAATATAAACTGTTTCCATATTTTTTGATTCCATATTATATTCTTCCTTTCCTTTATGCTGTTCAACTATTTGTTCTATATAATAATATATTTCTTAGAAAAAAATTAAAATAGAAACTCTATTTTAATTTCAAATATTTTGGTTTTCCGTGTTTTGTCATTTTATTCCATTCTTTAATTGTTGGTCTAAGTCCTGCACAACAATCTTTATGGAAAAAATAATCCCACTCAGAAACAGCTCTATTAAATATTTTTTCTGTGAAGATATTATTAAATAATTCTTTCTCAGAATCTGTTAGTGTAGTAAAATTATTCAATGGTTCAACATATCTTGGTTTAACTAAAGAAATCGCAGCTGTTCTGTATGAATTTTTTCTAATAAGTTTAACAAAAACATATAATTCGTTTTTAGGTGCAATATATTTTGTATCAAATATTAAATATATTTTAATATTGTCATTGCCACAAATAAAAATTTCATTATTTTTTTCAGGAGTTTTTGTTATATTAGTTTTTAATTCTGGATCGATTTTCTCTGGTACTTTTAAATCTTCTAATGGTAAAGTTGAAATGTTTCTTTTAAAAATTTCTTCATTAAAAGAATATAGTCTATTTTGATTGTCTCGGTTCCAAATCTCAATTAAAGAATTGTATATTCGTTCTGTAGAAATATACCCATATATTTCTTTTTTGATATTCATAGGAAATAAACTTTGCAAAATATCGTTTAAAAAATTGCTAAAAGAAACAAATAAAAACTTATTATCATAAAGTACTTTAATACCTGGTTCTATTTTAGTGCTAGCATCTTTAATTGAAAAAATTGTTGTAGTATTGCTTAAATCTAAAATTTTTATAAAATCCATTATTCAGTTCCCCCATTTCGTAATAGTTTTTTATTATCAACTTTAATAAATTGTGCATTTTCTAAAGACCAAATAGAATTTGTTCTTGCATTTTCAGGAAGATTTATTAAATTTTCAATTGCAGTTTCCATTGACGCATCTATATTATCAGCGAAAGAAACTAATAATTCTTCTAATGTCGTTGGAACATTTGGAGAACCATATTCTAATTTACCGTGATGAGATGCAATTATTCCTAGCAATTGTAAAACAACTGGATCTGATACATCTATTCCTAAAGAATTCGCTATAGAAGTTATAATAGATATTCCCATCGGTATATGTCCAACGAAACTTCCTTCAAAAGAAATTTGTCCGTCGTTTGTATATTCATATATTTTACCAATATCATGAACAATTGCTCCAGCTATTAATAATTCTAATGAAACTTTATCTTTATATTGAAGATATAAGTTCATAACTATTTTAGTAACTCCAAGAGTATGAGTTGCTAATCCACCTTGATATGCATGATGAACTGATTTTGCAGCTGGTTTAATATAAAAATCTGGAATTTCTAAAACTTCATTTAAAATTGATTGTAGTTTTGTATTTTTAACATATTTTTTAACAATATCTTGAAACTGTTCTTTTAAAACATTTTCATCATCAGCTTCAACTATTTTTTTCTTGTCAGATATTTTAGTTGTTTTTGTTATTGTATTTATTTTTAAATTCAAAATATCTCTAAACACAGAAGCAGTAGATTCAAATTCATAAACATTTGTTTCTTTAACTGCCATTTGTATTATTGGTAACATATTGAATTCCCAAGTTATACATGTTGCAACTTCTCCAGAATCTTCAAATTTAACTGTAAATCGTATAGGACGTTTTGAAGATGGATCTCCTTCGTTTTGTAATTCCAAAATTGTTCCACTAAACTTAAAAACCGTTTTTGAATCATTTAAATCTATATCACTGATTTTAGCTTTTATATCCATAAAATCACCTACTTTCTATACATAATATAAAAATAGAAGGAAATTAATCCTTCTATTGGTTTGAAGATTTTAATATCTCATCGATTTTTGCATCGATATCTTCGTTATCTTCTAATATTTTTGTAATGGCTTTATCTTTAGCTATTTGTTTTTTTCTTTCTTCTTCTATAACAGTGTTCATTGCTTCTAAAAGACCTTGTTCATTTCCATCGTCGTCGCCAGATAAATCTTTTAAAGCATAATCAACTATTGATTTCTTTACACGATATTTAGAATCTGCTAAAGATTGACATTGAGATATTAAAGAAGACGCATTTGTTAAATGTTCATTCAAATAGTGTTGTGCTCCTTTTGTTCCAATAGGAAGTTTTGAAAGAGTATCAATATTTTTTTCTGATGTTTCCAAGTATTTTTTTGATTTGTTATATAAATCTTCATATTCTTGCATTATTTCAGAGAAATATTGTCCGTATAGTTTTACTGAATTATCTAAGTCTTCTTTATTTATTTTTTTAGCCATAATAATCACCTACTTAATAGTTTATATAATATATTGTTCAGTAGATTATTATTATTTAAAATTTTGTACTCCAAACAAAATCTAAATATGTTTTTTCTTGTTGAACTTTTTCTCTAAATTGTTTTGGGAAATTTTGAACTTCTTCATTGAAATAAATTCCATTTGAATTTAAACAATTAAGAAATGATACAATTAAATTATATCTTGAAGCATTCAACAATAAATCTTCAACACTTGAAACTTTATCTTTACATCCTGTAAGTGTTAAGCATAATACTAATAAAATCATAGTTAATATTTTTTTCATATAATTTTCTCCTATAATAAAAATAAAAGTAATATACAGTTATTCTAAACTGTATATTACTGTTTTGTTTTTCATAAAATCAGGATTTGCTAATTTTTCTTCGCAACCCTTCAACATTATTACATTCATAGGAACTGAGTCAAATGCATTATTATGTGAAATAATAAATACTTGTTCTATTCCTAATTTTGAAACTTGGGAACTTAAAATAGAAATAAATGCTTCTCTATTAGAAGTATCTAAAGCTCCATCAATTTCATCAAGTGATAATATATTAAAATGACCAATAGATTGCTCTATTAATGCTAAACTAATAGAAATAGTTGTTAAAGCTATTTCTCCTTGAGATGCTAGTTTAATATCATTCTTCTCATTATCACCAGTTCTAACACGAATAAAGAAATTTTTTGGGTCAGATTCAAAATGAATTTCAAACTTCCCATTAAACGCTAAATTTAATAATTCGTTTGCTATTAATTCAGTTTGTCCAAGATAAGCTTGAATAAAGACTAATGGAATTCCAGATTTTGGACTCAGTGCAGATTTTACTAATTTTAAATTTGCATAAGTTTTATTTAATTCCGCCATTTGCTTATTTAGTTCTTTTATTCTCGCTAAAGAAATTTCTTGTTGTGTTATTTCTTTTGTGATTTTTTCTTTTTCATTTGTTGCAGCATTAAATTCATTCTTCAAACGAAGTAGATCAGATTCTATAGTTCTTCTTTTAACTGATAAATCTTCATACTTAGACATTTGCTTGTTTATATCTGTAAGCTCTTTATTTGATTCTTCTAGTTCTTTTCTAGCAGAAATTAAATTTTCAATATTATGTATATATTGAGATAATGATAGTATTTTTGTTTGAACTTCTGCTAACTCTGCGTTTTTCTTTCCAAGTCTTTCGTTTGTAATGTTTATATTATTTACAATTTCATTTGCCTCTGTAGTAAAATGTGAAATTAGCTTCTCAGAATTTTTTACTTGGGCGTTGATTGACTTGTTGCTATCAATTTGAGTTTTTAATGATTCTAGTTCATTATACAAAGTTATAAAAGTTTCTACTTCTTCTTTTAAATCATTAAATATTTTTTGAACTTGATTTATTGGCAAAGATAAAACAGTCGGCAAACTTCCAAATTCCTTGTGTTGTATATTATACAAAATATTTTCATTTGGTTGCATTATTTTAAATTGTTCATAAATTCGTTTATATAGGCCAATTCCATCTTCTATTTGTTCTGCTGTTAAATTCAATTCTTTTAATTCTTTTTCTGTATTTTTAATAACTTTCTCTAATTCAGCTAACTCATTAGGCAAATTAACATATTTCAATGCATCAGATATAAATGGACAAGTATCAATATTACATGTTTTTGGTCTTTGTTTTAGTATATCAAGTTTTTCTGCATTGCTACATTTTTGAGTATATTCTTTATGAAAACATTGAACCTGATTTTCTGTTTTATTTAATAAAGCCGAAATTTCTGCTTTTCGCTTACTCATAACAGCACGACCATCATTTGTAAAAAACAATGCAATATTTTTAGTATGCTCGTCAAATGTCATATTTATTAAACTATTATATTCCTTTAAAATATAGTTCATAAAAATTTCATATTTAGATAAATATATAGATAACTTTGACACATTCTTTTCTAAAATATTTTTATGTGGAAGAGAAGAATATTTTTCTAATATTTTATTATAGTTCTCTTCTAATTCTGCCAATTTTTTTTCAGTATCTTCTGTTTTTGAATAAGTTGAAAATCCTCTTAATTTTGCTTCCGTTGCTGTTTTATCATTTTGTAATTTTATTAAATTTTGTTTTAATGTTTCTAATTCTGATTCTAATACAGCTTGTTTAACTTTTAATACTTCTAATTGATTTTTTAAAGTAGATATCTCTTCAATGTCTTTTTCAAATGTTTCAGTATTTTGATACATTTTTTCAGTTGTTTTAATTGTTGTAGATAATGCAATAATAGAACTATCTAATTTTACTTTTGTATTTTTTAATGCGATATAATCAAATTTAGCAATTTTTTCTGCTATTGTTTTCTCATTATTTTCATTTATTGCAATTTCTTTATTTGATTCCAATATTTTATTTTCTATTTCAGCCAATAATTTTTTATTTGCTTTTAATGCAGATTGAATTATTGCTGATTCACCTAAACTAGATAAAGATTTTCCAATTGTATTTAATTTGTCTGTGTCTAGTTTAAATTTATCTGATACAATATCATATGCTTCATTATATTTTTCAACGTCTTTAATCAAAGTAGAAATATAATCTTTTCTTTGTGTTGTTGAAAATTGAACGAAGTTATCTGTATTTGAACCGATTTTCCCTATTTTAAAATAATCCTTTGTGACTTCTAATTCTGTTGCAACAATATCTTCAAATGTTCTAACACCGCCATTTGGATTTAATTCAACTCCATCTTTTTCAATAAAACTTGTTGTTTTTTTGTCAAAGATATGCTTTATTTTATACAAGCTACCATTGTGTGAAATATCTATTTCTTTAATTCCAATTTTCCCAGGCAAAGTTAATTCTTTTCTTTCATCAAACGAATCTTTAAACGGATGAAGTTGAGACAGAATAGTTGTTTTTCCTCCACCATTCTCACTGTTCAAAGATGTAAAAACATTTCCATTATCTGGAAAAATTATTTCTATTTCTTCTTTATCAAGACCATGCTTTATTCCGATAAAATTAACTAATTTTAGTCTTTCTATTCGCATTCTGCACCATCCTTTCTATATTTTGCTTTTCTAGGTATAAGTTTCTTTTTATTTGCGAATACCCTAGATGGATATTTTTGTTGTGCTTGAAGATGATCTAAATCACGAACAGTAATTTCACCTTCAAGAACTTTGTTGTTAATTTTGTCAATTAATTTTATTTTCTTTTTCATATTCGTGATTCCTTTAATCTATAAACAATTAGAGCACTTTTCTTGCAATATCATTTTTTCAACATCTTCATCAAATCCAATTGCTTTTATATCTTCTTCAGATTTAGCATTTTGATATAAATCATATTGGTCTTTAGATACAACGATAACAAAAGGTTTCATACATTTTTTACATAATAATACAATTTCCATTTTTATTTTCCTCCAATTTATTTTCATCTTTATATTTTTCAAAATATAATTCTAAATTTCCATCATCGTCAAAATCATTACCAAATTCTCTATATTCATACCACTCTTCAGCTTCTTTCATTTCATTAAATTCATCAATATTTATATCTGCAAAAGGAACTTCTTTTATAAAGTCTTCATATGATTCATAATTTGATAACTCATAACAAAAATAATCTCCAATACGTTCATGTATTTTTTCTCCGTCTAAAAATGTGTGTTCCTCTACAAACTCAAAACCAGATTCTTCTCCATATATATCTATAAGAATTTTGTATTTTTTAGATATTTCTTTTAATGCATCCATATCAAAAGATGAATTAACAGACCACCTGCATGTTCCTCCAAATAATACAGAAACAACATCATCATAAATATTATAATTATTAATTTCATGAATGCAAGTATCTCTATAAAAGAAATCATAAGCATATTTGCTTAAAATTCCTTGATTTGTTTCATAACCATTTTCATCTAAACACAAATCTTTTATAAATGCATCTGTATCTTTTCTTTTTCCATATATACGCATATCAATAATACAATCATTTGCCATTTTTATTTCCTGCCTTTCTAAATAATCCTTCTGTGAGCGATCGAAATTCAAAAAGCTGAATAATTATCAATCCATCTTCTCACAGAGCGTTTTTATATTCATAATTATAATATATTTTTTATAAAAAAATTAGAGCACAATAATATGCTCTAATTATTAGTTTCATTTGTTATTAAAATATCAATACAATATTCTTTCATATAGTTAAATCTTTCTGGAAGGTCTAATCTATATGGAATTGTTTCCCCTTTAAAGTATCTATTAAATGATAAATGTTCTTCTAAAAAATAACCATTATTATCCATTTTCAATAGATAAAATGGAGGAATTAAAATATCACCTGACGTAGAATTTCGAATACATGTATCTGGAAAATCAGTAGATAAACGCCAAATTATTTTATAATTATTTGAACTACCTAAATCTGTAATCTCTTTGTCTTCTAAATTATGAAAATATTGATATATCATCTCTTCAATTTTAAGCAGATCTTTTATTGTAAGTTCAATCTCACCGTTTTTAATGTTTTTTACTGGGTACTCAACAATATTTGATTTGCGATTAACTATACAACCACTAGTTGTTTCAAAATCTATACAAATTTTATATTTTCCAATTTTTTCATTAAACGTGCCTTCTGAGCCAACGAATTTAATTCCGGTTGTGTATAACAATTTTCCAAGCGAACCATCTGATTGTTTTACCCATTCAGCTTCTGGTAACAATTCTCCTTTAGTATCATATTGAAGAAATTCTGCATGTTGAGAATATCCAAATCCGCCCATTTTACAAATATATAAATAATCTGGATTGAAAGTTCCTTTATAAATCTTTGTTTTTTGATCTGATCCTTCAATTTCATATGTATAAACTACCGGTGTTTTATCCCTAACGGATTTAATTGCTTGAATATACCCAATTGATGCTCCACTTCTAATATTTTGAAAACTATATTTTACTTCATCATTTTCATAAAGTTTTAAATTAAAAAATTCGCAATTTGATTTTACGAGTACTATATAATCCCCATATACTGATTGTAAAATTTCACATTCTTTAATTTCAAATTTTTCGTCTGTATTAATTTTAATTTCTTCTTTTTCACATGATGCTAAACATAGAAGAGAAATAATCAATACTAAAAGTCCTATAATTTTTTTCATTTTTGTTTCCCCTTTATAATCTTATATATCCAATGTATGTTACACTTCGAATATGTTAAACTATGTATGTCATTCATACTTTGATAATCTTCTTTTGATTTTTTGTTAAGTTTGCAGACCTCAACTTTATTATATCAAAAAGGAGTTTTGTTATTCAAAATCATAAGTTTAACTTCTTCTTAACCATCGTGTCTAACACGTAGTTTTCTTCATACAAAAAAGGAGCCCGCTTCAAGGCTCCAATATTAATCGTTTTTGGCTTACGATTAACCATAAAAAGAAAGTACTTCAACTCTCTAGTTTTATCTTTAAAATGGCAGTTAGAGCTGGGATTGAACCAGCGACACATGGATTTTCAGTCCATTGCTCTACCAACTGAGCTACCTAACTATACAATGGTGATCCATACGGGATTCGAACCCATGAATGCATGCGTGAAAGGCATGTGAGTTAAGCCACTTCTCCAATGGATCATATTGGTATTGGTTGCAGGAATGGGATTCGAACCCACGATTTCCAGGTTATGAGCCTAGCGAGATTGACCACTTCTCTACCCTGCGATAAAAAAGAGTATTAAATACTCTTTAATTTGTGACAACGCATTGTCACTGATATCTCTCGATGATATCCCGCTTTAATTAAATAGATATACCTCTCTGGAATTCCAAGGAATTGCATGCCCCAGAGTACAGTATATCAAGATTATATTAAACTATATTACAAATGGAGTGATTCATATCACAGTCTATAATTTAATATATTTTAAAATGGCCCGTCATGGTACGCATAAAACAGATGCGCGACGGGATCTGTCAATTGGACTATTTCCCATAGTAAGGTGGGCCGCTTAAGTCAGCCCAGAAATAATAAATTAAGAATGCTATCCGGTAATTTCAAGTCACTTTTACTAGACAGACCAATATTTCAATTGCTGCCTATTGTTCAACCGGGGTCTTGTGACTAAGGCCACAATAGACTTTGCATAAAGTTAAACTATATGCTATTAGGTCATTTTACATAAAGCCATTTTATTAAAACCTCTTCTCACGCATGAGGAGCGTCTATTTTATGCATAGATGCAATATTCAATGCAAGAGTGCCTTGACCAATTCCTAGTTAGTTTTCTCTTACTAAGCAACCTCGCTCATCACACGATTTATGCTCTACTAGATTACAGTTTTTCTACACATGAAGATAGATGACTGCTGTGTAGATGGAATAATTTTATTTTTTTAATATATTATATTGTTCTATTTATTATTTTTAAAAATAATTTAATCTTCTGAAATATAGTCTGTATAAACTTCTTCAGTGTTAATAATTCGTCTTCCTATTTCTTCCAATTCTTTTATTGCCGTTAAATCTTCTTCTGTTTCTATGTTTTCTAATAGTCTTGAGCCGCAAGAACACAATTCTCCAGCTTCATTAAAACTGGCTATTGTATAACAAAATGATTTATTATTTGTAGAATTATTTTCAATTTTTACGATTTCAATATCATGTGTAGTATATTTATGTTCAACCAAATATACTTGACGGCGTAACGAAAAATTTCTGATTTGTGATATAATAACAATCATTCTTATCACCAAATTAAAAATATATTACTTGTTTAAAAAATCAAGTAACATATTATATTCTTGTTCATTTAAAGAAACACTGCCTAATTTATTAGCTTCTGAATTATATTTATCCAATCCGATATTTTTACTTATTAAGCTCAATACAGGTTTCTTAGTTTTCATAATAGTCAAAACATCATAATATTTATATAATGCATCAACTGCATCATAATGCATTTCCATAACAGAATCAGAATCTTTAAAATTATTATTTAGCAATAAACCTTTTGAATTTATACGTAAAATATCTAAAGATTCTTTGTAATCTTCTAAAATCATATTTTGTTTTTTCTCCATATTAAATTTCCTTTCTGTTTTTAAATATCTCATCAACAACAAATTTATAAATAACTTTATCAAAGTCAATTATACTTGGAGAGCCATTACATTTAGCTTTTTCTATTTCAACAATTGGTTTCAAATCATTATCAATATCTTCAAATAGTTTTTCTATTTCTTCTTTGCTCATAATTGTTGGATTGATTTTATATTCCATTAATTTATCTCTTTCTTTTCCATCGTTAAAATATAAAGCATCTTTCAGACTCATATGTTGATCTACTAATCTATGAACCATTATTTGCATTCTCAAAGAATGTTGAATATCTTTCGGATCATAGAAACCTGTTTGAGCATATTTTTCAGCTTTTTCAGATATATTTTTTAATATTCTAGCACGCTTATTGTTTATAGTTCCATACAATGCTAATATTAATAAAGGAAATCTTTCTTCTTTTATTTTTTCATATGGATATTTTAGTTCTTCAAATAATTTCTTTTCTATTTCACCTTTAAAAATACAATATTTAGTTTCTAATAATTCTAAACAAGAACTATTCATTTTTCCTATAAGTTCAACTAATAAACGTATATCTTTTATTTCAACTATTCCAAAATCAGTTATTACAGATTTATTTATATAGCTATTATGGTATAAATCACTTATTGTAGGATAAACGAAAGCTTTCATATCGATATCAGATTTGTATCTATTATCAAACTCATCTAAATTATAATTCATTGAACCATATGCAGCTAAATAAATTAAATTATATCCTTCAGTAGTCAATTTAGAATATACGTTATTTAACGCAGCAAAAATAATTTCATCTTTTTCTTTTCTATTCATAGCTAAAACCCCCTTATCATTATAATAATATATTTATATTACTAATTTTAAAATATTGACTCTGTCAGTAAATGCCGTACAAGCATCTAGTGCAATAATTCCAGGATTTTCATATATTTTAAATGCGTCTAGTCCTGAGTTGAATTCTAAAAAATAATATTCAGAGGTTGTTTTGTTATCATATTTCTTTCTAACATTCCCGTATGATGCATGCCAGTGTCCGCACACAATTGTTTTGCCAGGCTCATTAATTCCTAGCAAATTCATTTTCATGCCGTTCAACCATCTAGCATTGCACCAATCTTTATAATGTGCATTTCGCCAATCCGGATTATATTTAAAAATTTCTGTATGTGTTGTATAATCATATGTTCTATTTGTAGGTATCCAACCATGTACAAAAATATAATCACCAATTTCCGCATAATCAACCATTCGGTCTATTACTTCATAAACTCTAGATTCGTTTAATTTATTTTCAGATGCTTTTAAATTATCATACTTAACTTTTCCACATAGATGTTCTAATGTATCAAAAGTTCTATTGTTAATATCACTAACTAAAGGATAATTTCGCTTTACCATATCCAAAAATAAATCTTCATGATTTCCACGAATTAAAATACATCGTTCTTTAGGAAGCGATAATATAAAGTTAATAATTTCTTGAGGTTCATTCCCTCTATCAAATAAATCACCACAAATTATTAAAATATGATTTTTATTTTTTTCGTTAAATCCTTGTTTCTTAAGTTCATTATAAAATAAAGTAAAATACGAATGAATATCACTTGTAACAAAATAAGTTTTTTTCTTCATAACATCGCCCCTTCTTTTTGTTTTTTTATTTTGATGTGTTATACATTAAATTTGCAACTGTCATCGGTCCAACACCTCCAGGAACAGGAGTTATATAACGAGATTCTGATTCTTTAACACAGGCGTCGTCTAAAATATCTCCACATAATTTTCCGTTTTCATTTACATTGATACCAACATCAATAAAAACACTGGCGTTTGGAAATTCAGAAGTTTTATATGCATATGGTTTTCCTATTGCAACTATAACAATATCGGCTAATTTTCCTAATTCTAATAATTTATCTTTAGGCGTTCTAGAATGACATTGAATAACTGTAGCATTTTCTTGTTCTAACAATCTAGATACAGGTTTTCCTACAATATTACTTCTTCCAATAACAAGAGCAATTTTTCCTTCTACACTAATTCCAGTTTCATGAATTAAATCCATACATCCTTTAGCCGTACAAGGAATAATAGTTTTATCAGTTACCTTTTCACCGTGTAATATACCAATATTAGATAAAGACAATCCATCAACATCTTTATTTGGAAACATCGCAAAAACTTTTTCTATTTCCGATAAATTTAATGTCTTTGGAATTGGGAGTTGAACAATAACCCCAGAAACTTCTGGTGTCGATATTTTATTTGAAACATATTCATTAAATTTTTCTAAAGAAATATCTTCGTCTAAAACATCTATTTCACAATCTACTCCGCATTTTTCTGCAGCAATTTTTTTATTTTTTGTATATTTGACAGATGCCGGATCATTTCCAACTCGAACAATAACCAATTTTGGTGTTTTATTATTTATAATGTTTTTTTCTTTAATTTGCATTAAAATTTTATTTGATACTTCTTTTCCTGATATTAGCATAAATTTCCTTCTTTCAATTCAATATATTTTTTAATTGTATTTAAGTAATCTTCTTCATTTCCAACATCCATTATATCAGCCAATAAAACAACTCCTTTTAAAGAATTATTAGTTATCAAATATTTCAAACCTTCAGTTAAATTAATTTCTTTATCAGAATAATTTTCAATTTGTTTTGCAAGAACATCTAGAATATTATTTGTAAAAACATATCTTCCTATAATTGCTGTATTTGTATTATATTTTTCTGGTTTTTCTTGAATATCTATAACTTTTAAACCTGATTTTACGGTTACCATTCCATACTTGCTTACTTCTTCATCAGAAACTTCTTTTAAACCAATATATGAAAAACCTGTTTTTCTATATCTTTTTATAATATTTAAAATTCCATTTTTATAATTTGTTAATATTGGGTTATCTCCTAATATAACAGCAAAATCTTCGTGTTGAATTATATTCTTTGCTAACGCAATTGCTCCTGCTAACCCACTTCTTTCTTGTTGAAATAAAAAGTGAAATTTGAAACAATTTAAAAGAGATATTAACTCATTAACATCTGCATTATCTTTATATTTATTTACAATAGATTTGTTTTTGTTTAGCGATAAAAATTTTATTAAATCTTGTGATCCATAATTCATTACAAGTATAACCTCTTCAATACCTGCTTCTCTGCATTCTTCAAGTATATATTGAATTGCTGGCTTTTTTCCAATTGGTAACATTGTTTTTGATATTCCCAATGTCTCTGGAAACATTCTAGTTGCATTTCCTGCTACCGGTATAATAACTTTTCTAATTTTCATAGTTGTCTTCCTTTCTTAATATAAATATAATATATTGTTTAAGGTACTATTTTTTAAAATAATTTAAAAAAAGAAGAAGATTATTCGTCTTCTTCATCTGAATTTAAAGTTAATGATTTTTCAAACATTTTTTTAGGATCTTCTAAAAACTTACAAATAGAGTCATCAACAGTTGTATCTATTGTTACAACGTCATCTGTTAGAATATCAGAAAATATATATGAGTCATTATAAATGTACAATATAGTAGCTTCATACATAATTGTGTGATCTTCGGTATCTAATTCTTCATATATAATTCCATACACTCTATTTTTATCTTCGCTAGAAGTATTAATTATTTTTAACGCATGCGACGATTTTGAATCAACTTTTTCTAAATGTTTAAAATGTTTTTTGCTTTCTTCATCTAATTCATAGTCTTTTTCAACTTCTTTTATTAATTTTCTAGCCGGTAAAGAAAGAAAATCGTAATCTTCTCCAATATCTGCATAAACATAAGTTAGTAAATCAAACAAACTATCTTTAGAATTATTTATTACATTTTTATATGCCATACTATTATATCTGCCTTTCTTAATAGTAAAAAAGAAACCAGAAGTTATTCTTCTGGTTTCGTAAAATATCCATTATATAATTTTAAAAACGGAACTAATGTTCCAGATGTTCCTGGAGAACCTGGAGAGGAAGCAACCAATGAAATTCTTCCTGTATAACTAGGATGAATAGATCGTTGCTCAACAGAAACATTTTTAGAATAACCTGCTGGACCATGTAAAGTATATCTTAATAATGCACCATATAAATTAAATTCATTAGTACAATTGTAATAATGCAATAATTCACTGGTTAAAATACTTTGAATAATTTGCATTGGAGAGAGTCCAGTAAATATTTTTTCCAAATCTTGTGGTGTTCTAGTCGGTTGATTTAATATAGATGTCATTTTTGTTCTAAAATATGAACGTAATGGATATAAAACATATTCATATAATCGAACTCTTTTATTTGTTAAATCTTGCCCGTTTTGTGATCTCAATTCATCGAAATTAATCATTAAATAATAAAGAATAGTAAATATATTTTCTTTATATTTTTTCTTTATTGTTAATGTTTTTCTGGATGGATCGTCGATTAAAGACTTTAAAGATATGAAAACAGATTTAACTTTTTCATATTTTTTATAGACATCATTAGATTTATTAAATACTTTTCCAACTTCATTTACCCAGAACCACATATTAGTTAGATCTTTATATGTATAAATTATTGTTTTCTTTGAATCTTTTGTTGCTTCATTTGTAATAAATGCCATAGATGCAATAAATGCTTTTCCTTCATTCGTATTTACAACTTCAGTTGGTACAGAAAAATAAACACCTTGCTCTTTAGAATTTTTATTACTAAAAATTGTTTTGTTTTCTTCTATTAATTCGTTTAAGGAGTCAGAGAACTTTATTTCAAATCCAAAAAATTCTGATAAATAATTTATAATTCCTTCATCTTGATAATTTACAAAATTATCTAAATTTGTTATTTTTTCCATTCCTGCGTTTTGTAACGATTCCAATGCATAACGACATAGAATATATACAATCGGCGGAACTGGTTTATCGAATGTTTGAAGCTTATACACAGGTAGATTTTTAAGGAGAGGACCACCTAGTTCAGCTTCAAGTTCATATCGTTGTCTAACTAAAAGTGTTATTGGCATATTTAAAGATTTTAATGAAACACCATCATCAAAACCATATGAATTAGAATCAACAACTTGATAAGTTAAAAAATATCTAATGCCTTCATTAATATAAAATCCACCATCTATCATTTTATTAAGATATAGATCTCTTTCGATAGGATAAGAAAGTCCATCTATATGAACTTTATAATGAATTCTGTTTAATCTACTTGGAACTATAGATTTATAATATCTTCTATCGTTTCGTATTGGACCAAATTGGCATTCATCGGTTTCTAATGTAATTTCTTCTGGAATTACATGAATTTCCGGAAGTAATTCTAAAGACATAAAAATATCTCTAACATAATCAATAATTTTCGAATCTTCTCTTCCCATTATAAATTCATCATTAAATTTTTCTGGCAATGAATTCATATATTTAGAAAGATATTTTCTCACATTAATCACCCGCTCTTTCTAATTTCGCTAATAAACCAGGGCTAACTAATGAATCTTGTAATCCTGGGAATTTATTTATATAACGTAAAATACGTTCTCCTTTCCCAACCATAAACATATATGCAATTTGTCCTCTGATCTTTTTCAAATTTACTGTTTCACCATATGCATATTTACAAATTGCAACTCTTAAAGATCTATAAATATATCTTCTTGGAGTTGGTGAGTTATTATCAGTATGATCAAAAGCAATTCCTGTAATGTTTCTATATTGGCCTTTTTGACCTATCATTTTTTCTTCTTTTAATGTGAAATATTGCAATAAATTATATTTTCCATATGCTTTATTAAATATATCAACTATGAATTTTTTAGCAATTGGACGATCAGACGAGAATGTTAAATCGTCACAATATTGAGAGAATGCTATATCAGTGTTTTTACACATATAATATAAATATTCAGATGCTTGTGAAACTATTCTCGTTGCAATAATAGGAGAAATTGGATTTCCTAAACAAAGACCGTCATCTACTAAAATAATATCCAAAAATTCTTCTGAAATATTTGGATCTTTTATTAATCTTTCTTCTAATACTTCTTTTACTAATTGTCTTTTACAACTAGGGAAGAAATTTTTAATATCTGCTTTAAATACAAATTTATGATCTTTATGAGGAATAGCATTATCAACAATACATTTTCCTTTTTTGTATGCAAATTGACAATTTTTTCCATAATTTCCATAAAATTTATATAAAAGCGTATTCAACTTTCTAAGAGGAGCTTTTATATCTTTGTGAGGTTCAGACAACAATCTAATTTTTCCATTCGGAAATCTCTTTTCAAAATTATGATAAATTGCTTCACCTCTAGATAATACCTCTTTAGCTCGAATCATAAACTCAACTAATTCTGGTAATGGTAAATTAGAAGTAACATATGACGAGTCAATGCCAATAGTTTCTCCCTCTGGGATAATAGTACTAACATGTAAATTTCTATTATATGTTGTTATAGAATTATCTCTATATACTTCTTCAACTATATCACCAGAATTTACATTTTTTGGACGACCAAATATACTATCTAAAATTTCTTTCGATGTGCCATCATATTCAAATAATAATCTAGCATAATATTTATTATCAAAATATGAAAAAATGATAAAATATTTATCTGTTTTTACAACAGCAATATTTGCATCTGTTTTTCTAAACATATATTTAGAGCCATATTTTTCAATAAATTTATCAAAATCATTTTTTGGAATAAAAATATTCGGTTTCTTTTCTTTTATTAGCTCTAATTGAGCATTTAATTTTTCATCATTTAATTCTTTATTTTTGTTATAAGATTTTTTATAACCAGATTTAAATACAGTTATTTTTTTAGTTGCCTTTAAACATTTGTTTTCTGCTACCTGTATCATGTTGCGTATCGCAATTCCTTTCTATCTCTATTTTTTCTTCTTTAAAATTTTCATCGTACATAATAACTTCGGCGGTTTGCGCGTTTTCATCTTTTGTTATTGCAACTGCTTTAATACCAGAAATATTATTTGATACTCCAATTGCAAAATCTATAGCACTATTAAGATCATTTACAACTACATTTGTAGTTTTATTTTTATATGAAACATTAAACATTATCTTTTTTCCTCCTAAGTTAATTTATTTTCTTTGCCCACCAGTGAGCGATGGGCTTTGCCTACCAGAATAGAAAGAGAACTTATCTCTTTCTATTATTATTTTTATTATATTTTCGTACAACTTTGTCTGTGTTTAAAAGGTGATTTTTATTTTTTGTATTTTTTATTGTATATGCTTGAACTGAAAATTGATATGCATTTTCTCTAACAGATGTTTCATCAAAATATCTGTTTTCAGCAATACCTTTATTTATTCCAAGATCAAGCCAATGGTCAATACCATAAACCACTTTTGTATATTTTTGTATATTAATATTATTTTCGTTATACATAACATAACCACAATATTTTGGACTGTACGAAACATTTACATAGGATTTATTTCCTTTAATAGCTATTTTATATTTAAAAATTGTGACTATCCAATAATCAAAGTCTGTATTATGAGCAATCATTAAAAATTCTCCAATTGCTTTTTCTTTGTTAGTCGTGCTTGGACATTCATAAATTTCATAGCTATTGTCTTCAACAAAACAACTTCTATTTCGGTCAGTTCCTCGGGTAATCGTGTTCTTTCCATTTAAGTCTCTTCCCGTAGCTCTATAACATGTTATTCTTCCTAAATTATATTTAGAAGAATCTATGTTGCATTTTTTGCATAGGGCAACAATCGCTTCTCGAAGTCTTCTAAAATGAGTTGTTTTGTGTAGCGGTAACATGGACTCACTCATATTATCGCCTCCTATTCGTTAATTAGCATATAGTAAATATATGCTCAATATTATAATATATTTTTTCTTAATATTTTAATTATTTTTTTAATTTGCTAATATAAAAATCAATGCAATATTAGTAACTATTGCAAATAAAATTCCCGTCATATTTATAAATTTATCTAATTGTTTTGTACTGTTTTCCATTCCACCAGTTATTAAACACATTGTTGATAAACATATAATTGCTAATATAGGAGCTTTAAAGTATTTAATACGTTCTATACCGAACCCATTACGTATTTCACTAATACACATTAATACTAATATGAAAAATGTAGATAACCCTAAAAATAAAGTTAAAACACTTAATGTTTCTGTTGATTTTTCTTTCATTTGCATATCCTCATTTAATATATTCTCGATATTTTATTTTAATAAACACATCGCAACTATTTTTAAAGATTGTGATACACCTATTGCAAGTTTAATAATCACCCAAATTATATTAATTCCTGCAAGACATAGTCCTATAATAGAAAGAGCTTTATTTTCTTCCTTATTTATTCCAATTATTCCTAAAATTAAACCAATTGTTCCAAAAATATATGGAAAAACAATAAGACCAATAACTCCAAAAATTAAACTTAAAATACCAAAAATTGGCGTAGAATTTTCTTTCATTTTTTTAACCTCATTAATTTAAAAATATAAATAATATTCCAGCAACAATACCAGCAACTGCAATTAATACATATCTAATTCCATAAAAACTACGTAAATTTTTAGGAGTTGTAATATATGCATATATTGCAGTGGATATTGCAAATACTGAAATCAAAACCCCCAATATGATATTTAATACCATTATTTTGTTTCCTTTTTAATTTCGTCAGGAAGATTTATTTTTGTTTTATTTAGTTTTGAAATAGTTATTGCAATTGTACTTTCTCTAAAAGTACCCGCATCTGTAACAATTTTAATAACACATTTATTTTTAAAAGTACCAAAATCAACGGTCATTTCACTAATTCCAGCTTCTTTTACTAATTCACTTTTCAAATAATATTTATTCTTTTTAAATTCAAAATTTTCTTTCTTTAATGAATCTTTGTCTATATAATCAGTATTATATAAAATATCTGTAAGGTCCATTTTTGTTTCATAAGATTCCCAAACTTCTTTACCGTCTTCAATATCTTTATTCCATCTAAAACATTGTCCTTCTGTATTTGTAACGTAATAGATAGGACTTTGTCCCAATACTCCTGTAGTATAACTAATTTTATTTGCTAAGTCGTTACAAACTGTGGCGTTAATTTTAGTTCCACTAGTTGTCATAACTGTGTCTATTGTTGCACTTTTTGCGTTATCTAATTCTTTAAAAAATTTATCCCAATTTTGTGCTTCGGATTTTTCTCCACATGAAACGCATGTGAATGTTAATATTGTCATAACAATAATTAATAAAAATTTAATTATTTTCTTCATTTTTTAATTCCTTCTTTCTATTAAATAATATTTATTTATTATTTATTTTTCAAATATAAATGTAACATAATACACAGTCTCGAGAATATTTACAGCTGATTTAATAATAATTCTATTTTTATTAAATTCATATGTTTCAACTGCTCCCGATGACGATGTAAATGTAATCGCTGTTTCAGTACTATTTATAGAATATGTTCCTGATTGTGATGTAATAGTACCATTAACACTGTTTTCTAAATAATATTTATTTCCTGATTTTAACTCTATATAGTTATAAGTATATGTACTAGCCGTTACACCAGGAAATCCTTCAACTGAAACTAAATTATATTTTCCTTTATATTTTGTATTTTTGCAACTTGTCATAGTAATACATACTAGAAGAAGCATAATACATAATAATAATCCTTTTAATTGTTTTTTCATATATTCCCTTCCTTTAAATAAAAAGAGAAAGAAATAAATTCTTTCCCTTTAATCTTCTAATTTTAATTCTAACACAGATAAGTAATTATCTAGCATTTGTCTTGTTATTGATGGACCATTTTGATCTGGCAATGAAATATTCAACGGATCTTTAGAAGTCAATAATAATTCAACTAATCGCTGTCTGTCTTCCATAGATGTAGAATATGCTCTCAACATTTTAGCAACTAAATCTGGTCGTTGAGTTAAATACATGTAAGAAGTTTCCATTTCACCAAATCTAATTGGATTATCGTTAATAAGACTTTTCTTTTCTTTCTTTAACGGAGATCTAGATGGAAGATTTTTAATATTTAGCATACCTTTAGAACGAATACTTGCTTTATTAGAACTTTCATGTTTTAACCTGATAAAATATTCATCTCCAATAACTAAAGGTCTTTCAATTCCTTCACATTTATATGGTTCAAACCATTCTGGATGAATATTATAGAGTTCAACAAGCATTTCCATTTTTGTGTTTCCAACAAATGGTGGCTCATGAACATATATTCCGTTTTCTTCCAAATCTCTAAAGAAATCTTCTTTATCTCCTCTAGACATAATAATTAATTCTGTGCTAATATATTCATATTGTGTTTTTGCAATATGTTTTAAAAAATCCAAATAAATAGATTGCTTTTCTTCTATGTTTTCTCTTGATTTTATATCACGGAGCACATGATCAGCAATAAAATTTATTTCCTGCTCGTAAAGTTGCAATTTGTTACATAAATTCGCTAAATTTATTCATATACTTTCGTATATGTTCAGAGTAGCTCATCATCTCATATTAATATTTTATGAGAGTTATGCGCTGTCTTCGCTTTGAAGCACTTACTCGTGGAATTTGTTGTTTTTTATAATATCTATTAAAGATTCTTCTATATACTCTTTAGAATCCAAATAATTATATCTTATTATATTAATATTGTGTTCTTTACATAATTTATCTTTTAATTTATCTCTAAATTTATTATCATTGACATCGTTCTGAGTTATTATTTTATTACTTTTATTAGTCATGTAATGTTGTTTCCCATCAAATTCAATTGCAATATTATATTCAGGTAAAAAGAAATCCAAACGCATCTTCTTTTTATATTTCAACCATTCAAATTTCTTTTCCATTTGATATTCAACATTATATGAATCTAATACATTTTTAATATTTCTTACTCCTTCACTTAAATTTTCTCTACTATCTTTTAAAATATTTTTTAATTTTTCATTTATTTCACATCTACATCTTTGATGATTATGTATAAAATTATGTGCTATAATTTCAAACTCTTTTCCACATACATTGTGTCTTATTTTTACATTACTTTTAATTTTTATATGTCCTTTAGAATCTTGATTAGCATCTAATAATTCATAATTACTATCAATGTCTGATATTCTCTTTTTTAAATCATCAAATGTATATTTATAGCGATTAGAGCATTTTGGGCATTTTGCATTATTATGCAAAAGATCGTTCGGTCTAACCATAAATATTAAACCACATTTCAAATGCTTAACTTTAATAGGAATTTGATTTTTTTGATATTCGTCAATAAAATAATATTCATTTGCATCTTTTCTTTTATTAAAAAGATATAAAAATTTTTCATTATTCATAAATTTTTTAGATTCACAATAAAAACATTTAATAGAAGTGTCTATTCTATTTTTAAAATTATGAAATAAAAATGTAGATATATTATTACATTTTTTACATTTAACATTCACAATAGACTTTACTCCATCTATTTTTTCAAAACTATCAAGAACAAATCTATCTGTTTCGTATATAAATTTTTCAATATTTTCTTTTGTATATCTCATATTACTTACCTCTTTATATATAATATATTGTTCATATAATTGAGATAGATTTTTAAACAACAAATGCTGATTGTCCATTATCACGGCGAAGAGTAGGTATATTTCAACCCTTTTGTTTCAACTCTTCTTACCATCCTTTACCTTGTTTCTGCTCGCGCTCCATTTCTGGCGTAAAGGCTTTAGGAGTTCCAGCTTTACACATAATTATTCCGCATCGTCACCGATGTTTGGGCCCAAACTTAAGCCGGATTTTCTCTATTTATAACAGCAAGTGGATTTAATAAAATTTCAGCTCTTACTCCAGTAACTGGATCGTAAGGAGCTTTATCGTCTGGTATAATTTCGGCACAAACGCCTTTATTTCCATCGTTTTCTTAAACTGTATTCGCTACATACAGCCCATATGTATAATATGCTCAATATCTCTATTGAGACGAGACTATCTCTTCTAAGAGCTACGTTACTTCTCTAGCATTGAGTTTTCTCGTAATATTACTATTATTTAAATAATAATATTTACATTTAGTCGTTGAATTCATTTAGTTATAATATTCCTAAATAAATGCGGATTATCTGTATATAAACGTTGTTACTTTATCAATTTGGTCTTTCTCCAAACTTTAAGTAGTTTATCTTCTTTTATCTTCCAGCATCAATATTATAAATATTGAGTCGTAGGTGAAATACGAATTTCCCCGCTTTTAATAGCTTTTAACGACACCGTGAATTTTTATACAGCGTCCTGTCACCTTGCTCCCAATGGTTAAAGGATTTTCCTTTAATATTGTTAGCTCTATTTTAAAATTGTCAAATTTCTTTGCATCATGTCTCCATGCAATTTTTTCATCAATATACTCGTGAGTTGTTTTCCACATGTAACCTAACTCGTCAGTATATTTGTTCTCATTTAAATCTCTTGGAAGCGGATGCTTAAAATAATGACCGAAATCTTTTCTTTCTTGAATAAATAATTGTCTCTTTATCGGATCTAACACTGCTAGATATTCTTCTTCAGTTAATGCAGGAATTATTTTTTCTAAAATTTCTGCAAGTTCTTTATTATATCGCAATTGATCTTCGTATAATTCGACAATTTCTTTAGAGAATTCACTAGTTCTTTGTTTTAGTTGTTCAAGCGGAGTATTTGAAAACACATTTATATCTGCTATAATTCCGCCACAAGTATAATAAACTTGGTCATTTGCATCAATTTCTTTCATTCTCTTTCGTTGAAAATTATATAAAACATTTTGTGATTCTTCTCTTCTTGACGCAACTAATATGTTTCCTTTAGTGTGTTCTCCTACTTTTGGAATAGAGTGATATCGAGTATCATATTTTTCATTTAAATCTGAATATAAATTTAGCAAAACATCGTTTGTATTTATTGAAACCAATGTTTTTTCTACTTTATACGATTTTAATTTTTCTGCCCCAGATTCGGTTATAACAAACCCATCTTCATAAGTTTTTCCTAATTCTGGAGTATATACTGCTTTTAGATTAACTCCCATACCAAAATTTCCATCGTCATCATAATTGTCGGATTTATAAATATATTCTCCAGCATTTATTCTATCGCCGACGTTTTTATCTGGAATACAATCATTTACAGCATAACCATATTCTTCTGTAATATGATGCGCTAAATTTACATTAATAACATCATAAATTCCATCGCTATATTTAACGACTAAAGTATAATTCATTGGATTTTTCCATACTTTTCCAATTATAATTAAATCTTTAGGTGCTTTCTTATATGCAACAGAATATTTTCCAATTTGATTTTCAAAACCAGTAAATACTTTTGGCGGTTCTGAATATTTTAAATGTACTGTTTGTGTTGTGTGTGATGCCAACATATTCCACCGATCTTATTCTTTCAAATAAGGGCCGACTATATCTTATATTATTTTTTTAATATCGTTACGTTTCTTCATAAATAAAAATTTATGCTTTACTCTACTCACTTCGTCATAAAAAACATTTTTATGCTTATTCTCTATTATTAGAGTTATATTTATTATTTGCTTTCGATAGTCTGTGAATTTATAATAAGTTTTTATATTTCCAAACATAACCTCCTGCAGTTTTTCTTTTATTGGAACATACTGCAGATATACTAGATGCTTGAATATTTGTTTTATCTTCAGCATCTTTAATAGATCTAAATTCTGCTATCAAATTGTTATCCAATGAATATTGTAATACAGGTTTTGAATTATGTTTTTGAGCAATTTTAGAAAGTCTAACTTTTTGACTTGATGATATATTTTCTTTTCGTATATCTTGACTTTTTTCTCTGTATTTATAGTACTCATCTATTAAAAAATCTACATTTATAGGAAGTGTTATATCATTATAATATCTCCATATTTTATTTTTATAACTACGTGATTTTATTTTACAACAATTTCCGATATTACTATGCAAATATCCATATTTTATTTCTGCATCTTTTATTGCATCAAAATACTCATATTCCTTAGTACTTAAATCTATAGAAATAATTGATTTTTTATGTGCATCCCTATTATTTTTCGCAAATTTTGAAGAATTTCTAACGCCAATAGAAATTTTCTTTTTTGTTTTTTCTACTAATTTAAATTTTTGACCACCGTATGTTAAATTATATCCGTGCTCACTGTTAGTAGAATTATATAAAGATATATAATATTTTTCATAAAAATTTGCTTCATCAAATGTTAGATTTTCTTTAAGAATATAGTAGTCAAAATTGTCTATTCCATATTTTTTAATTGCAGAATAAAAATATGGAGAATGTTTATATAAGCATCCATCTTTTCCTTCTCTTTGCTTTTTAGATCTTGTTGTTTGACCTATATATACTTTGTTATTTTTTCTATTTTTATACATATAAATAATAAACATATATTGTACCTCCTACATATTCAGACGTATAATATATTGTTCATATAAACTTATAATAAATGCGTCTATGGGGCTCTCATCCCATGGTTAGCCAATCCTTTTTACTTTTCTTGGTCTTTACTGTTGTGCCCTCCGTCGCGTTTATCTCACGATTCCGCTTTGGCTAAAAAGGCTCTAAGGCTTTCCCGCTTTTTATAACGTTTAACGAGACCCAATATTACTCAAGCCTCTGTGTATCACAACAATTTACAAACGGAGTATTTAATTCCTCACTCATAAAATAGTGAGGATTGTTTTCTTCTACTCCTTCAGGTACATTAAAATTAAAATAATGATCAGTATCCGCAATTTCTAATTTCGGAGTTTTACGTTTTTCTTGAACTTTCTTTTTATATTCTTTAAAAAACGATGCCATTATTTTTCACCTTCTTCTTTGTCCTCTTGTTCCTTTTCTACTCCTTCAGAAATTAATTCTTCAGCAGCTTCTCTTTCAATTTGTTCTTGTAATTTAGCAAATTCTTCTAATTTACTAATAAATTCTTTGTTTTCTTTAATTAAAGTTTCTCCAAATTTATTTTGATAAATTGAAATAACTGGTAAATACAAGTTTGTTAAAATACCATAAATTAGCATAAAGCTTTCTGGTAATGGAAGTTCAACAACAATATCTTCAACTTTTTCAAGACTTTCTTTTAAAGTTTGTTTATGTTGTTCCCCATCAAATTTTTCGTCATAGCTCATTAAAACAACACCGCTAGCAAGTACTTCAAAAACATTGTCTTTTTCAAATTTTGATTTCATTTGACAAAGTAATTCATCTTCATAAGTTTTATCAAGTTCATATTTTTGAAGCTCTTCTTCTACTTCACCAAGTGTTTTATCATAATAAGCAGCAACTTCAATTGGTTCTAACAAAGCACTAACTTCATCATTCGTTTCATCCACAAGTTTTTCAATTACTTCTGGTGTATAGAAATATTCTGAAAGTTCTTCGTCATCAGAAATTGTTTTTATGTCTTCCATTGTAAAATCAGCAATATTATCTTTGCCGACTTTCTTTTTCATGGATTCCAAAATTTCTTCTAAAATCATTTTTTTCCTCCTTTTTTTATTTTAGTATATTGAAATTCTTCGTCGTGCTTAAGTCTTTCAATATGCCTATACTATAATATATTTTTTAAAAATGCTATATATAATTTTATTTATTTGCTATCTCATCGATTGCAAGTTTTAATAATTTTTCATTAAACTCACTATTATTTTCAGACAATTCCCAAGTATTTTGATCTATATTTTTAATCTTTCTTTCTGGAAGACCTAAAGCTTGGATATTTTGATTGTTATAGTAATCAGATCCATCTACTAGAGATTGAATTAAATATTTGCAATTACCGTTAAGTGTTTTATATATATTAATTTTATCTGCTATATTTTTTGTGCCTGCAGAAGAATTTGCAGATTTTGGTAATAAACTTAAATTTTCAAATTTCATTCTTATATTATTAAAACTGTTTAAGTCTTCAAATTTATTTTTAGAACACCACTTATTAAATCTATCATTTTCGTTATATTCATCTACGCTATATAGATGCTCAATTGTTATATTAGTATCTCGGTTCAATAAATTTTTAGAATATTCACTAAAATCTTTATTAGGATCTGCAACGTTTTCCAAATAACTTTCTTGCAAACACATAATAAATTTTATTTCATATGAATTATCTGTTTTATTTAATTTATATTTTTTATCTTCGTCATTTTTATATGTATAATCAGGTTTATTATAATATTCTAAATTATTTATTTTATTTTTATTTTCGTCTATATCATGTTTTATACCATCTATAGATACAGAATAATTTCCATTATTTTTTTCTATATATTTTATAAATCCTGTAATTTGTTTTTCTTCTAACTGCCTAAATTCTGGATCGTTGCTATTATCATACGAAATTAAATTTTTAATTATTGTTAAGTTTAGACGTTTTGCAATTTCATTTAATTCATCTAAATCTATATCTGTTGTTCCTTCTTTATACAAGTTATTTTGTTCATTATAATACGTATGCCTAAATTTAAAAATTATGTTTATAACTGGAATTACACAATTTTTACAGTAATCTAAAAATACAGATGTTAGGTATAATGATGATTTAGTATCTACTACAGCATTTTTAATATTTTTTAAAGAGTTATATATTTTCTCAAAATCATCTATATATTGATTAAACTTTTCTACAAAGTCATTAGCATCACTAATATTACTATAAACATCGCTTCTATAACACGATATCCATCTACCATTTCCATCGCTTCCAATTTCCTTTATATGATTATCATCTGATGATATATATGAGTTTAAGAATATATAAATTATATTAGTAATTCCTTTTTCATAGTCTTTATCAGAATTATCATACTTATCATATGCTTTAAATTGATATTTATTAATATCGTTATAAATCGATAAATCTTTAATTCTTTTCTTTATTTTTAAAATTTTTGAATCTGATCCTGAAATTTTAATAGCTTGAGCCAAGATAGAAAAGAATACTTCATTTTGAGTTAATGGGACTGAAAAAGTATTTATATTTATAAAATATTTTAATGCATCTCCATTGTTGTTAAATTCAAATCTCATTAATTTAACTTTCTCTAAAATATAATTATACAAACCAACGTACCACTCAGAATCTTTATCCTTCCAACTTTTTGCTTCTAATTGATTGTTTATAAAATCAATAGTTTTTGATATTATATAGTTTTGATTTTGCGAAGTATTTTCTGTTTTACATAAAGCTGTTTCTAACCCATCTCCAAGTCCAGTTTCTTCTTGTATAACAAACTTATTATCCTCTGGGAATAATAAGTTTTTGTATTTATTTTTAATTGTTTGTGAATGACTTTTTTCTGCAATTGATGACAACATTAATATTAAACTTGTTAAGCGCTGTTGTCCATCAATAACATCATTTGTTCGATCAGAACAAAATGCTAATGTTCCAATAAAGTATTCAGAGTTTGGGTCTGAATTATATTGTGAAAATATATCATTAATGAATTTATATAAATTCATTTGGCCGTTGTCGGTCCCCCAAACATATGTTCTTTGATAATAAGGAACTGTTATTATTTTATAGTCATCGAAAATTTCTTTGACTGATTTTATATCTGTTTTCAATTATAATGTTCCTCCTAATAAGTATATGTATAAGTATCTATTAATTTTTGATACTTATTCATCTTTCCTGTTAAATATAAATAACTAATATAATTAGTTGCTAAAGTATAATAACGTCCATTTTCTTCCCAAATATATTCATCATCCTGTGAAACTTCTAAACATGGGAGAAGAATGATTTCACGATTAAATACCTCCTTAGATACTTTGTATGACCAAGAGTACAAAGAATTTCTACATATTTTTGTAATTAGTTTTGCAAAAAATCTTGGAACAATATGATTTGTATCAAAAATTTCTTGCAGTTTCTCATATTTATTTTCTAATAATGCATTATCTCCTGTAGAAATAAAATAATAATCATGAAAAAAACATGAACCTACTCCAGCACCATTTGATGATATAGTTAAGGCATCTATTTTCTTTTTATTGGTTATTTCATCATCTTCAGGAATAAAATTTGCGATTCCTTCGTTATATTTTCCGGCCGTAATATTTGCAACATATCCATCTCTTGGCTCGTCTATGGTGTCATATTCTTTAGCAGTTTTGCTTATTTTATGCTTTCCAGACCATTCAAATAAATTTCTAAGCCTGAATCCTTTCCAAAGAACATTAGGCTTTTCTGCATTATATTCAGCTTCATACTTAGCTCTTTCAGCTTCATACTTAGCTCTTTCAGCTTCATACTTAGCTCTTTCAGCTTCATACATTCTGATTGTTCTAGCTTCTTTTCGTTCTTTTGCTTTCTCCATCAGTTCTTTAATATATTCAACCGCTAGCGTATAATAACGTCCATTTTCTTCCCAAATATATTCATCATCCTGTGAAACTTCTAAACATGGGAGAAGAATGATTTCGCGTCCAGCTCTTTGTGAGTTTGGCTTCCATTGCCAGTCATATAAAGATTTTGAACATATTTTATTAATAATTTTATTAATAAATATTCCACAATCAATATTATTTTTTATTATGTCTTCTAGTTTTAAATCCATAGGAATTAATCTAAATATACTTCCATGTGTATCTAATAAAATATATTCATAATTGTGATAAAAGCATAAACCAAAATTCATAGAAAAAGTCATAGAATTGGAGAATATATATTTATCAATATTTTCATTTCTTTTTATGTATCCTATTACACCATTATTTTTTCCAGACTGTGCTACAACGGCAATTTGATATACATCATTTTTTTCGCTACTAATATCTACTTGCTTTTGAGTACATGGATATTGATTGCTACTATCAAAATCAAATAAATTTCCTAATCTAAATCCTTTCCAAATAATTTCACTTTTTACATTGTTTGTTTTCATATATTAATCCTCACTTAATATATCAATAATATAATTTTCAAGTTCATTATTGTTGTCTTTAAAATTATTTTCCACACTTTGAAGTAAAGATATCTTTTCGTTAATCATTTTCTTGATAGTGATATTTTCTAAAGTTATATCGGCTTCTTCTTTATTTGTTTTTACTTTATCTGGATCTAATTGAGTTGTTATTTCAAGCTCTCTATTAACTTCATAAAAATTATTCCATGTTCTAACAAAAGTACTATAATTATCTTGTGGATTTTCTATTTTATTTAACAGTTCTAGTTTCTTTTGATTATATGTATTATTTTTATCAACTAATCCACTATCTTTTAAATAAACATATCCTGTGTCCGTAAAGTTAAAGTATCTAATTTGATCATTTTTAGAATGAGGTTTATCAACATTGAACACAAATATAGAAGCTGGTTGTGATCTTCCACTATCGATAAATAAATCATCTTGCATTTTTATAACACATTCTAATGTTGCAGAGTTTAATATTCTAGAAAATACTTCTTTCTTTTGTCCAAATTTTTGTGGCGGAACAATAACAACTACTCTTGTTCCATGTTGTGGATTTCCAGAAATTAAAGAAATATTCTTTTCTAAAATTTCTAATGGTTTATATGCATCTTCATATGGTGGATTTAATATTGCCTTTGTTGGTTGAACAAATATTTCTGAATTGCCATTTTGATATTTTAAATTTGATCTTTTTATATCAAGCGTATTTCCGCAAAAAATCAAAGATTTATTTATATCTATTAATAATAAATTGGCTAAACATAAAGTTATCATTTTTGAATCTATATCATTAGCAATAATCGAGCTATATAATCTATTGGTATAGTCGTCGTATTCTTCTTCAGTAATCAATCCTTTTCTATAATCGCTGTTCATATCACAACTCATCTTATGATATGATAATAGAGAGAATAACCCAGTTCCACAGCATAAATCAGCTATAACGTCTGTTTTATAGTTTATATTAGCAAGATCTATCATAAGCTGAGCTGCAAAAAATGGAGTTAATACAATTCCATCATCTCCAGTTCCAGATTTTTTATCTATTTCCATATATAATGTTTCTAAAAATAAATCATCGTCGTGTATATCACTATAACTTGAAATAAAATCACTCAAAAAATTTTTAAATGCTGTTCTATCCTTATCTAATTTAGTATTTACTCCTGATATTGTTCTCAAAGAATCGTAAATTGCTTGTTTGGTTGCTTCTGGCATATCAAGAGTATTTATTCCTTCTTTTGCTATTGCTATTAATTGGTCTATCGGTCTAATATTGTTATCATTGAAATTTATCATGTCTGATAATTTACCGTTAATAGCAAAATCTGTGTTTAGTTTAATTGCAAAAATTAAAGTTGCTATAAAAATCGTTTTACTATTTCTACCAATCTCAGTGTCTAATTGGTATAGTTTTTGATTTAAATTTTTAATTTCTCTTAGTTCCATCTATATTTTCCTTTCCTTCGATATATCAAAAATATTTTTACTGCCGTGCTTATGTATTTTTAATATATCTATATTATAATATATTTTTTAACGAAAAATTAAAAGACAATAGATCACCTCTATTATCTTTTGGCAGTTAAATAAATAAAATAAACTAAATAACAATATACTGCAATTCTTAAACATGATCTAGATGAATTGCCGGTATGTGTTTGATAGTATTCTGATGCTGTATCTAAAAACTCAGCGGTCATTTTTCTAACTTTTAAAATATTTGGATCTTTTGTGTTTGGACTTATAAAGAAATATCTGCAATTCTCTATAAACAAAGGAGATTTCACGTCTGCAGCTGTATGTTTCTTTCCAGTAAATCTATCTAGATTATAAAAATAAGAGGAAACAATACAATCAAAATATTCATATAATTCTTTATTCTTAGCCTCACAAATAGATTTAACAGCCGTTTTAACAATATCAAAATAAGCACTATTTCTTGGATTCGAAACTCCTGGATAAGCTTTTTTAATTGCTAAATTTATAATTTTATCATCTATAGGAGCAGTTGAAATATTCATTAATGCTTTTTGAATTAAATTTTGTTTATAGGATGCAATCGACGATACTTCTATAGAATAAGATGCTCCTTCAGTTTCTTCATCGGTTGATATTGCCGAGCTGTTTTCAAAATCTAAATATTTTTTATCTGCTTTTGCTTTAAAGAACTTATCGGCAACTTTCTTTATTGTTGAGCCAACACGAGTATAAATACCACTTGTTAGTACATCGTTAGCAATAAACATATCTTTTTGATTTTTTGGTTTTACTAATTCTGGAATATAATGCTCGAATGAATTAGAAGCTGTTTTCATTAATACGTCTAATATAGAACCATATTTTTTTAAATCATATCTGTCATCTAGAACTATATTAACTACATATTCCATAACACGTTTATCAATTTCTTCGTTCCATATTCTAAAACTAGAAAATACTTTAGAAGCATATGCACGAAGGAATATTATAAAATAAACAAAAAATGCATCTTCTTTTTTACCCAACCTATATAGTTCAGAAGAGAAAACAACAAGAGGTAAATTTAAATACATCGGTTTTCTTTTTGTATCTGCTCTATATTCATCAAATACTGGAGACATGTTCATTATATTATCAATTTGTTCTTTTGTTACACCTAAAACGTTCATTAAATCATTTGTTTCTTTTTCATTTATTAATAAACGTCTTCCCATAATATAAGAGTTCAAAACATTATTATTTTTATCCATTATCAATTGAACTTTATATTTTAAATTTCTAACTTTTTCCTGATATGTAGTATCTACATTTAAAAGTTTCTTTATTTCTTTATAAATAACAGAAAAGTTTTTTATTTCTTCTTTTGTATAACTAGCCATAGTAATCAACCCTTTCTAAACGCTTCTCACAGCAATCGAATGGAGAAATATCCACCTTTTTAATTTTCGATCGCTCACAGAACGGATTTTTTAATAAAAAAAGAACGATATCGATATAAAATATCGTTCTTTATATAATTAATTGTTCTAGTTGATTTCTTTATTATTGTTTAAATAATTATTTTCCAAATAAATAAAAACACATATTCCAATTATGAATATTGCGCTTACTGCTATAGAAAGTAATATTTTTGGTACATCTGTAGTTTTCATTGAATCCGATCTCAATTCTTTTGGAGTCATATTATAAAATTTATATAGTTTTTCATAAGGATGAAGTTCTTTATTCTCAAAGGAACATAGAAAAGACGTATTTCCTTTTTCATAAATATCGTCTAATGTCATCGCTTCATATCTATATCTAACATCTCCACTAAAATGAAATATTCCGCTTCTTTCATATAAATAAGATTTAAAACCTTCATAATCTAAATCATAATCTTTTAAATTAACTTCAGTCTCTTTTAAATCAACTTTTCGTGTTTTTATAAAAACATCTGACATATTGACCTTTATACCATTCACAACAATATAATCAACTTGTTTTGATTTTGTTTCTACTCTATCCCAGGTATAATATGTTTCAATATTTCCATCAGAATCTGTACTTGTATGCATTGTATATTCTTCTTTTATTCTTTCTACATATAAAAAATCTTTATATACTTCGCTAAATGAAACAAAATTATCTGCTTCAATTTTAGCAAATGAAGAAGATAACCCACGTTCAGTGTTTAAACAATAATCAAACATTTCTTGATCTTCTATTATATTTGCTTTTATAAATTTGTCATTATAGTCCATATATTTTTTATCAATTATTCTACAACCTAAAAATATAAAAGCTATTCCAATAATTAATATTAAAATAGAAACAACTAATTCTCTAATAGTTAATTCAAAATTTTTGCCTTGAATAATAACTTTAGATTTCATATTAAATGTCCTCTGGAACCTCTAATGAAATATATTGATAATCAATTTGTTTATAATTTGCAATAGACAGCCACATCGCATTTGGAAATCTTCTACAAAATGCTTTATATTGTCTAACATCATTATTGTAGCTTTCTCTATACTTTGCAATGCTATTATATGAAATAGTTACTTCATTCATATAATTAGTATATAATTCTTGATTTCCAGCGTTTTCTGGATATGCCTCTCTAATTAAATCAACTGCAGTGGTTAAAGAAGCTACTGTTTGGTCTTCTCTTGCTTTTGTTATAGCTTCAATTACTTTTTCATATTGAGCATTTGATGAATCTATTGCAGTTTCCATTTGTGTTAATTTAGTAACCGCCGCTTTTCTTTGAACATCTATATTTGAAATAGAAGCATTTATTTTTTCTTCATAATCTATTGCAGTATTTTTACTTGAAAATACACCTACAACAAAAATTAATCCAAAAACTAAAATAAACGCTAAAATTGATAATATTATAAAATTACTTTTCTTCATATAATTTTCTCCTCTTTATATAATTTTCTATGCCGCAATTTGCTGGCAGTAATGTTTTGTCATGAGTTTCCCTATATTTACTAGATGAAACATCTCGACCAAAATTCAATTGAATAAAGCTAAAATGGTTTTTATATTTTGAAAACATAGGATCGTTATTAATTATAATCTTACATTCTCTTATAGTTTTATTTCTTGTTAAAACTAAAAACTCATTCTCTTCTAATAAAATTTCTGGGTTGTGCCACGAAACAACATTTTCAAAAAAGTCGTCTCCGCACACAAACACAGGATGATCTAAAGCTCTTAATGTATCATAAGAACCATAATAATTACCAGTATGCTCTATATCGGATATAATAATATTTTCATTGTGATCTAATTTATTAATACACATTTGTAACATTTTATAACGATATTCGAACTTTACAGCATCTTGTTTATAATGTTTTAAATCATTTGGTACAACATATACTTCTGAGAATAGATTAGATAACATTTCTATTATTTGTATATGTGTTTTTGTTGGCGGATTAAATGCTCCTCCAAACATACATTTTTTATTTGCCATTTTTTCTATCATATCCCTTTCCTCACTTTCAATTTCTTTTCTTTTAATCAAATCAATTAAAAACATTTTAAATTGAATTTCATTTTCATAACTAGAACTATCAAGAAGCAGTTCCAATAATTTTTTATCTTCTATATCCTCCGGAAATAGTTCTGTAGAGTAAATTATTTGTTCTTTATATTTTAAAAATATTCTATGTTTAATACATTTAAAAATTGCAGATTCAAATCTACCTGCATAATATTCATAATAGTTTGTATAAGGGTTTGGTATATATTCAAATTGAGTATATGTAAGTTTAAAATCTAAACTATCTTTCATTGGTGCTATTAACATCATGCTTGTAGTATGTTCAAAATTATCATCGTTGTTATTTGGAATATTTGAAAATGTGGTTCCATATCTTCTTAATGTAACAGGAGCTATTTCCATAACATTAGATGCGACTTTTAAAAAGTTATCATTTGTTACCATATTCGAAATTATTGATATAATCCTAAACTTATCAGAATGATTTGCGTATTCATATACTATTTCTGAATAATCATCAATAAATAAAATAACAGGGATTGAACTACCCAATGTTGTATATATGAAACACAAACTATGATTTAAAAAATATGATATTTCGTTATCGAATAACACATAATTTATTTTCATTTTTTTATAACAAGCAATTTTAGATTTTATATCATTACAAATAGTTTCTGTAGTTTCTGTTGATGTCATTAATACATTTGGATTGTTCTCTAAAAATTTACATCCTACATAAGCTTTAGTATATTTACTAATATCTGTCACTATTGATTTTTTAAAAAAAGTTAGCAAAAAATCATCTGTCATTTTATTTTCACCTCTTTCATATCAATAATATATAAACAAAAAAGATAATATCTTTTTAGATATTATCTTTTGGATCTTTAATTTCAAACGTAATTGGTCTAACGTTTCTTATATTTGCAAATATAGCTGCGCTCATTCTATTGGCAACCGCACTTCTTAAAATAAATTTTTTAGAAGATGTTTTAGATGTTCCTAATAAAATTCTTGCGATATCCGCATCGTCAAATGTCGAATCTATACCTGAAATATCGATATTAGATTTATAATCTCCTTTAGGACAAATAAATGTGTTCTTAGATGTAACTAATCTTAAAGGAGCGTTTGAATATCTTGCTTCAGGATATTCTTTTACAAGTTCATCTCTACCAAAATCAACTACATAATATTTTGTTTCTCCCCAATCACTTTGATATAAATCTTTATAATCTCCATCAGAAGTAATTTCTGGTAAATTAATTATATTTATGGCTGTACTCAATGTTAAATTGTCAATTCTTGATAATTTATAGAATTCTTCAAATCCGTAACTAGATGGAGCAAAGAAATCTCCCATTGAAGTAGATATAATAAATGTTCTTGTAACAATATTCTTATTTTTATCATTTACATATGGTTTAATAGGTTCAGATGTTGAATCTAAAACCATATCGTCAGCAAATGTAATTTTTTCTAATGAAACACAGTTATTTACTGCATATTTACCAATATGATTTATATTCTTAGTATAATTCATTTCAGTTAAAGATAAGCAGTTATCAAATGCATTGTTTCCAATATATTCTAAAGTTTCTTGGCATGGAGTAAAATCAATAGCATATAATCCTGTATTTCTAAATGCTCTGTTCATAATTCTTACTAAAGAACTTGGTAGTGTTATATTTTTTAATGCGCTATCGTAAGCAAATGCATCTTCATATATAAATTTAGTATTATTTTCAATAGCTTTAGTTATTACAGTTGTGTCTCCATAAATATATCCAATACAATATTCATTTAAATAAACGAAATCGTCTTTAACATTTGTGTTTGATTTAAACCAGCTTGTATTTTTAAATGGAATTCCTTCTCCAATAGGTAAAGGATAGTTTTCACTTTTAACCATTGATGCCGGAATACATTTTTCAGTTGGAGAACTTAATTCATCTAATACTGAAATAGAGAAGATATTTGTATTTGTAAATGCTTCGCTACCTATACGTTTTAATTCAGAACTATGTTCAAAATATATGTTATTTAAATTAGAATCGTTATATGTTAAAGCTCTAGGCAATATTTCAGTAATAGTATATTTACTTGAATTATATTCTATTTCTTTTTGAATAAATGCAGTTTGAGAATCAATATTGTTTGTTTTCATTAAACGAGCAATTAAAGCATTTCTACTAGAACCTAGATCTTGTAAGAAATACATAAATGTTGAACGACTTGTTCCTTCGGCATTTATATCGCTTTGTATTACTGCATCACTAAAGTTATATATTGTCTCTAAATGATTTGTAACAAAATTTTTCCAATTTGCATTTACATATTCTTTTGAAGAGGCAACTAACATGTAGTCTAAATATGCTAAATGTGTTTCTTCTGCATCTGAACCAAAGTATGGAGAGAACGCGTTTTGACCTATTTGGCCAACATTTGGAATATAGCAAATCTTGTTCATAATTTGGTTTTTCATACCAGGAGTAGAACATAACCAGTTGAATTGTCTGTTTAAGAAAGCAGAAGTTTCAATTGTCATATTTGAGTAATCCGTTCCTGTCCAAGATATCAAAGTATCTGGAACAACTGATTCAACAGGAGGAATAAATGCACTTGCTCCTATATATGTTATAGAGTCTGAAATGTCAAATCTCTTTATATTATAAACATTATTAAATGCATATTTACCAATATAAGTTAAATTTTTAAAATAATTTATATTTTTTGTTTTTGTTTCGTCGCAAATAAAATAACAATCGAAAGTTGTTGTTCTCAAATCTTCTGGAGTTTCTTTAAACAAAACTAGATTTTTAGCATTATTAAATGCGTAATCTTTTATTTCAGTTATATTTGCAGAGAAACCAGATATTGTTTCAACTCTTGGAGAAGCCTCAGCTGTTAAAACATTTCTAAAACAAGATTCAGGAACATATGTCATAGAGTTTGAATAACGTAAGCTATTAAAACTTTGACAGTTCATAAATGCTTCTTCTCCAATATTTGTTACCGTGTCAGGAATAGTTATACTTGTAATTCCAGAATTTTTAAATGCTGCGTAACCAATTGTCTTTAATTTAGAAGTTAATATAACAGGAACTTCTATTGTTGTTGCAACTGTGTTTTCAAAAGCTGACCTTTCGATTTCTAAAATCTCTGGAGATATAAATATTTTTTGAATTTTCGTATCTTTTGCAAAGTATCTACTTACTATTTTTCTCTTATCGTCAGATGGAATAATATATAAACTTTCAAACGCAATAGTTTTTCTGTTGTCGTTTGTTACTTTATAATTTGTAAATAATTTAGCAATAGAAACTTCTAATTCTTTTAATTTAGTTACACTATCGGTATTCTCAACAGGTATTGAGAAAGAAGGAATTGCAATAGATTTTAAATTAGTGAAATTAACTAATGCTCCACCTAATAATTCAGAAATTTCTAATGGATTATCGAATTTAGAAGCAGTATCGTTTTCATTTAAAATATTAAACAATTGTTCTGTTATAGCACTATTATCGTCTTTATAAATTTCTTTAATTATTTTTTTAGTGTCTTTCAAGAAGTATTTAATATTTACTTCTGTGTCACCAATAGTTTGTTTTTCTGTTCTTATAGCGTGATTTGACTCAGGATTTCTAATAATTCCAAATCGTGCGTCTCTTATTCCTTCAACATTACTCCAATCCATACTACTTTCAAATAATAATACTGGATGTGTTCCCAAATCTGTAGATTCTATAGTATTTATATAAAAAGCATCTCTGTCAATTTTAGAAACTGAAGCGGGAATATATGCTAATACTCTATAACAGTTAGCAAACATATAAGGTTCTATAACTTGTGTATTATTTGGTATTTCAAAATATTTTAAAGTATAACAATTGTTAAACATACGTTCGTTATGAGCTTCAGATATATCGATGCCGTCAAAGGTATCATCATGTAAATATTCCAAACAAGTCATACCGCTAAACATACTGTTCATATTTGTGAATTTACTAAAAGGTTTTAATAACTTTTTAATTTCATCGGCCAAGAGTTTCATATCCTGGTCATCATAATATTCAAGAAGTCTTCCTTTTCGTCCTTCATATGTAACATATGCATCGTCTGGGAATTCACCTTCTCTTAAATCTGTCCAATAATAAACAGTCTCAATTGTGATATTGTCGTCAGTTCCATGTCTTTCTACACGGTTCCAAACTAAATTTATATTCTTATATTTTTCAAACATACCTGAAACATCATTTACATTGTCATATGTAACTTTTAGTTTAGGGAAGTCAGTTTCATAATAAGAATACATCGAAGGAATGGTTCTTCCAATATATCTTATTTGTCCGCGTAAATTAAAGTTAGAAGGATATTGATTTGCTAAAGTAGCACAATAGTTTAAGAAATCTGAATTTGAGATATACCCATACACTTCCATATCGATTCTTGTTAATGGACTTGTTGGAGTATAATAATTCAAAAATTCTGATACAAATTTACCTTCTGTAATATTTCCATCTGCGTCCTTATATCCTGTTAGTTTTGGACAATTTTCAATGTATATTCTACTAATCTTAGTTCCTTCAACAGAAGATCTTTCAATCTCTAGATTATCTAGAATTGCTAAGTTTTTCAAATTTATATTTGTTATTGTTGCAGGAAGTGTTATTTCTTTTAATGGAGCACCTTCTGGGAATTCTACGTTTGTTAAAGCAGATCCTTTAGAATAGAAATATTCTAGATTTGAGCAATCTTTCAAACTTAAAGATTTTAAAGCTGAACAGTTATTAGCTGTTATAGAAGTTAAATAAGTATTATTTAACAACGATAGGTCTTGTAAGTTTGGATTTGGATGTATGTCTGTTCCAACTGTTAATTCAACTAATTTTTTAGCAGCACCAATTAAAACTGTTTTAGGTGTATATACAGAGACATCGCCTATTGTTTTTAAATTTGATGCGTTGTAAATAATAATTTCTTGGTCGGTTGATGTTGAAATAAACTTAGAAAATTGAACGGTTTTTCCACGAGGGACTTTTTGTCTAACTGTCATGTCGTTTGTTCCACCGTCTGAACCTGAGTTTTTAAATATAATATCAACATAAGATGGAACATATGTTTGGATATTAAAAGTTACTGGTACAGTTGCGTAATCAGCGTATTCAACACGAACTGTACATTGACTAGAGAATTCTGATCCGTAGCTCCAGTATGTGTCTAAGAAATATAATCTCTCGTCAATCCATTTATACATATATTCATATTGACGGCCATGCATCATAAATAAATATGCTTGTCTGTCTTTTGTTGCTAAATATTTGTTATAAAAGTTTTTGTTGTAATCCATTTCTGGAATTTTTGATATTTGGTCCTCATAATAATATTTCATGAAATTATCAATCGTAAATTTATCTTTACGAAGTTCAATATAACGATCTCTAATTTCTGTTGCGAAAACTCTTGAAAACTTTGTCCATAAAACTGATTTAGAAGTATTGAAAACACCTTGAGTCATTTCAATATCTGTATCAAATCTTATATTTCCAGAGTTATCTAATGAAAGACATGTCCTTGTGTTACTATGCTCGTCTTTCGCAAGCATTGTACTTTACATTGTAAAGCGAGAAGAGTTCTTCTTTAAGGTGTCTTTACACCTGACCCTTCTTCTGCAATTTCATATTGTTATAGTTGCAGAGCAGACTGTTGCATGCGCATTGCGCCTTTTTCGCTCAGTCGTTGTAGGCGGAAATAAAATTTGTGATTATTTCTTCCATGTTATCCTTTGAATAATATGGAATTCGTAATAAAGGTATGTTGTTTTTAGCACAATATTCATTTTTAATTTTATCTCTATATTGTGTTATTTTTAAAAGTTCTAACGAGTTTATATTATTAGAATAATTTATAGGAATAAAATGTTGTTCTCCATCATATTCAATAGCAATATTTAATTTTGGAATAAAGATATCAAATCGAATATTTTTTATACCTAGATTTAAATCACTTAAATCAATATAGTATTCCTTAATACAATCTAATCCAAATTTATTTTTTATAATATTTGATATAATAGATGGATATTTACTAACTACACATCCACATGAAATAGTATGTCCTGTTAGAATGCTATTTGCTAGTATATTCTTCACAGTTCCACATTCACAAAGACATTCATATACTACTTTATTATTTTTGGAATTTTGATTTAATCTTCTAATTATCGTTAATTTTCCAATTTTTTTACCAGTTAAATCTTTAATTCTGTTTTTACTCATTTTTTCTTTTCTTAGGCATCCACAATTTGTAGATCTTCCTGTTATTAAATTATAAATATTAACTGTTTTTATATTTCCACATTTACACATACATTTATAATAATCTATACTCTTTTTTGTATGTGAATATTCTAATATTTTCCAATTTCCATACTCTTTATTTAAATCAATTTTTTTCATTTTTTTATTTCCTTCCTAGGCGTTGTCCTCTTCAGGAGTTTCGCCGTATATCAGAAAAAGTTTTACATGGACTAAATTAATCCATATCATAGAAGTGTGGATACCATGCATAATCATCGTATTTTGCACGTTCTTCTTCTGTGTAAGTTATTTGAGAACCACGATTTGCACCAACAGAGAATGTTCTTCCCTTTTTAACTGGTCCATATGTGTCAAGCATCATGTTTTTACCTAAGTTATCGACCATACCTAAAGTCATAACTAATAGATAGTAGTCTAAAACAGCAGATAAATTAAAATGCTTTTCAAAATCGTTGTAGAATGTTTCATCGTCAGCATCAAGTACCCAGTCAATAAGCCTCTTTAAATGAACTCGAGAATTCATATAAGATTGACCTTTTGATTCAATAAATAAAACATAACCTTTATTTGCTTCTGTTTCACTAGGTACAAAAGTAAATTCTAGATTTGATTCAACAACTTCATTTGTATTTTCGTCATAGTTTAAATAGTTTTCAATAACATATTTTCCATCTGCAGATGCTTTTAACGTCCAAGACGCAGATTTATAATCATTTCCAGATTTCGTGTATGTTCCAGAAATTAAGTTATTTGAAACGTATTTTGTAAGTCTAATAGATGCATCATCGTTATATTTAAATTTGTGATTTACGTCGATTACTAAATTATCTCCGTCAATAACATAGTCGCCATAGTATCTAGTTTCAGAGATATCGTCTTCATCAGGGAAACGATATTCAAAATCAGTTATAATTCCTTTATAATCAGACACAGCAAAAGCTCCTGCTGAACTATCAGAGTTAGCAGATATTTCAAAGCTTAATGTATCAAAATTAGGATATTCTTCTAAAAATCTTGTTTGTTCAGATTTGCTTAATTCAGAAATTATGTCGTCTTTTTCATATAATCCTAATGCATCGGTTGAACCTTTGTCTAGATTAAAGTTAAATATACCTAAAGATTCAGTTTTTCCACTTGATTCTATTGGCAACCCAGAACCATCCATTTCTGTGTCTGGTACAAGATTTACGTTTAATCTCATAGGGAAACCATAAATTGCTGTTCTAGCTGCACTAATATATTCTTGAGGAGGAGTTTCTTCTGTTCCTAAATCATTAACAAACATACCTGTCGCAGTATTGTGTGATAAAGAGGAATCCATGTAGTCAGCTTTTAAAGTAAATTTATGCGAAACAATACCGTTTCCGATATCTACTTTATTCTTTTTCCCGTATAATTTCAAATTATCATATAATTTTTTTGTTGCATCTAATGCATTTAAATCAGGAAATTCTTTCAAAACATTGCTTAAGTCATTTCTGTCATATAAAAATATTTTAAAGTTTTTAATAGCATAAGCTAATGTAGAAGTACCTTGCCATTGAACTGTTCCAAAAGAGTCTAATGATTGTAATGATCCACTAGGAGATGTATAAGTTATTATAGCTTTTTGTTTTGCTTTTTTAGTTATTCCTTTATAATTGCTTTCAAACATCGTGAAATTCATTTCTGGAATAACCATTGTTGTATCGGTTGCTGCTTCACCTAATTTATTAGAACGAACTTTTAAATCCTTTTCTTCTAAATTTTCTATATCAGTAACATAGTTTGTTACTATTTCTGTGTCTGTTAATGCTCTATTATAAACACGTAAATTATATATTTTAGCTTCACCAAAATTTTCAAATTCTGTTGCACCTGTTGTTGGACTTATAGAACTTTGAACTGGACTGCATCCTAAATATATTTTTTGCCATTTGTTTGCTTGGAAATCATCATTAGAAGTTAATTCTTGTATTCCGCTCATTACGCCATTAACATACATTGTCATACATGAGAAAGGATAAATATTATTTTCTCCTAAAGAATCTTTATATTTGTAAATACAGAAAGTTAAGTGTGTTTTTACACCTTGTCTGAAATTAACTTCAAACGGACCTGTCTTTATAGTTGTAACGGTTCCATCGTTGTTAATTTTATCTGTGTATGTTACTTCAGATGGTGACGTAGAAGAACCTAAACGAGCTGTGCTTGTATCACAGAAAAATCCAATTGGAGCACCATAACAAGAAATTACTCTAGCATTTACATTTGAGACGTCTCTTGTTTCAAATTCAATATCTACTGTTAAACCATCAGATATATCGTTTAAAAATGGTTCGAAGTCTATTTCAACATATGCTCGAGAATTTATTAATAAATAATTTTTAGATACGCCGTCTTCTGACATTACCCAACCATTTGTTTTATAGTTAAAATCCTTCAAAGAAACGTTTATATTATTTCCAGATTCATCTAACCAAGTTTCTTTATTAACATCGTTATTTGTTTTACCCTTAGCACTAAGCAATAATTGAGCTCCATTTGTAACTGGATCAACAGACAATAATGAAGATCTATCAATAGTACAGTTAAAACTTGTGCTTCCAACATTTCCTGTTTCAGAAGTTGCTTCTACGATTAAAGTATATTCACCCGCGGTGTCAAATACTAGAGATGTTGCTGCAATACCTACAGTCGAAACAATTCTGTGAATTTCTTTTCTTTCATCTGTGCCCTTTTTAATTAGCCAATATTTGATTACATAGTTTTTTCCACCTATTTCAACAATATTAACAGCTAATCTTACTTGTTGATTTTCTTCTATTTTGATATTTTCAATTCCGCCGTTTTCAGCACTATTTGAATAAGGAGTAACATAAACTTTGCCTTCTACAGCAGCAATAATTGTTAAAGTTAATTCATTAGAAGTTGCTTTTAACTCACCTGTTTCAGGATCATAACCTTTTGCAACTAATTTTAATTTATGAACTTTATCTGTCATTTGTTCGCCAGATAATACTAAAGAATTTTCATTTTGAGGATGAAAAATTTCACCATCATCAAATTGTGCTTCAACTTCTATTCTATTGGCGCTAGTGTCTAAAATAGTAAAAGGAACATTTAATTCACTTCCAGCTAAATAAAATCCGCTTTGATTAAAATCAGATTGTATTTCTAATCCACCGACTACAATAGTTGCTCTATATCTATTTGATTGAAGATTTTTAGAGTCATTAACATAAAGTTCAATATTATGTTTTCCTCTTGAAAGTTGTCCAATCTCCCAATCTCTAGAGTTTTCTCCGCTTTCATTCATAGGATTTTCACGACGAGATAATTTAGTTGTTCCGTCTAGAATAACATAAACACGACCAGCACCAGAATTTTGAGAAGTCCAGCTATAGTTTATAACAATTCTTTCGTTTGTAGCATACTCTGATTTTATAATAGTATTAACTGTTAATATAGGTCTATCTGAACTTCCTGATCCACCTCCAGAAGGAGTTAGATCTTCATATTTATTTGCTTCACCAGGATAATAAATAAAATGTCCTTTTTTGAAAACACCTTGTTCAGAAATACAAATAAAAAAAGCAGGAGTTGTATTCTTTTCGTTAGTTATCCATTCAGCTATTTCTTCGCCTCTTTTAAACATTACTTGTTGATTTAAGTATTGTGCTAAAGTGGTATAATCTTTTCCATCTGTTTCAAATGGTAATTGAACTTTAATTTGGTCTGCTTTAGCAATGATTCCTTCCATTGTTGCGGCGTTCAAAGTACCATAAATATCAATTTCGCCTAATTTTGCCATGATTAATCACTTCCTTTATAATCCTGTTCCCGTTATATCAAATTTTGCACTTCCAATAAATGCAGAATCGTTTCTTCTAAATAAATAATTATTCTTTTGTATTTCAACACTAGTAGAAGGAACTTCAAATCCTCCGCTAGATATTTTAGTTATACTCATTGCATCACCAGCATTAATTGGAACAGCAATCCAAAAATATGGCTTTTCTGCCGTTGTTGTAAATGAATATTCTCCACTAGGATTTCTAGTTACTTTTTTGGTTAAGTCGGAAAAATCTGGTGTTGTATCAGTACCAATTCCCCAATAAACAGGACGAATAAAATCCATTGTAACAGTTTTCTCAACTGTTGTATTATTTGATTTAGTTCCAACTAATTTAAATATATGTCTTCCTAAAAAATTATTTATATTTAAAAAAGATGCTGGAACTTTAACTATTTGATCTCCGTCTAATTTACTAACGTTTGAAACTGCTACTTTATTATCTAAAAGAATTTTTAATTCTTTAACTAAATCTCCATTTTCTACATTTGTTAAAGCAGTATAGTCTGTTGGTAATACAATATTTAAATTTATGTCACCGTTATCTTCAGAGATTGTTTGTTCTACAGAATTTAATATAGATGTTTGTCCATTTATAGTAAATTTATTAATTTTAAATTCTGATACTCCGCCTGTTCCAGAAGACATTACTTTAACTAAAACACCATTTGTTGCTTTATATATAACTCCGCTTTCAATATTATACTCTCCAGATTGATAGCTACTTAACGCTAAATAAGTTCCATTTTTTGATTTATTATCAAATATATCTTTTCCCATAGCGGCTATTATATATTTTCCATCAGAGTTGTCTTTATTATAATAATTCTTTTCAATATATTCTTTAGTAACATACTTAGAAAGAAGATCTACAATTTCGTCTTTAGTTAAGAAATTTTCAAATCCGCCTTCTTGAATTGCTTCTTCAACTTTTTGTTTTGCAAACTCTACAATTTCATTATTTAAAGAATCTACTGTGTTTTTTACTTCTTTTACTACTTTATCAGTTTTATCAATAAAATCAGATGTTGTTTTCTTTATTTCGTTGATAGTATCATTGTTTATTTGTAATATTGGTTTAAATTGTTCATTAACAAAGTCTATAATATCGGATTTAGACATTGTTTTAGCATTTCCACCATATTTAGTTTTTGTTCCTACAGAGTTGCCAACGAAAAGTTCTCCTGTATCCCAAGCAAGATACCAGCAACGATCTATACCTGGAGCAGCATCGACTTCTTCGCGAGTTCCTCTAAATACTAAAAAATTTTGCTTCAATGTTTTCATAGTTATACCCCACTTTCATAGGTTGTTTATTATGTTATAATTAATTGTTCAAGTGTAAAAAACAAATAAAAAATGAAAATAAAGCAACGTTAAGTTACTTTATTTTCTAATTTAATTAAGGAGGAAAACTATAAATTATTCTGTCGTGTTCTCTGGATTCGTGCTTATAATATACTTTACAGTATTGATTCCAGATCGGACTACAAGCTTTCGCTTTGCCGCTGAGGTTACTAATCGTACGCTTCGTCTCTTTTAAGCCGCCGCCGACCGCGGAAGGCCACATATACGGTGTAAGAATCGTTTATGAATCCGTATATATTATATTGTTCTAACTTTATTTTCTATTTTTAAAAATATTTTTTAAAAAATAATTTAATTATCTATTCTTTGGCCTGTTGATTCGCTACCAAAAGTATCACTAATAATTTTTTCTTCGGCTGCTGTATGTGGATGAGTTAATAACTGATCTAATAATGCATCTACTTCGTTATTTAAAGCTTCAGTTTTTGCAGCTTTCTTTTCAGCTCTTGATTGTTTTGGTTGTTTAACTTTTACTTGTTCTTTAAGATCATCAGGTGTATCTTCAAATAGTTTTTTAGTTTTTTTCTTTGGTACAACTTCAGTTCCTAATTCTTCACTAATTCCTTCTTGAGCAATTTCTCCAATATCTTTAACTGTTTTATGAGTAACAATAAACATATTCTTAATAATTCCAATAATATCAGAAATACTGTATGCTATTAAGAAACCAATTCCAACAGTCGCTAGAACTAACACGATTGATAACCCTAATTTAGGAAGTAATGGTCCCATTTGCCACCAGTCATCAAAGATTCTTCCTGAAGGAGTTAATTTTGTTTCAATATCTGGAACAATTACATCTGCAATATCTGTTGTAACAAATTTCCAGAAATATATATGTTCATCTCTAGTATTTGGGAAAATAGCTCCAAAAATACTAATTTCAAATAAAAATTCTGCCATTACTAAATAAAGTATAATAATGAAAATAATACCAGCACCACGTAAAATTTGATTTATTCTGTCTCTTTTATCAGCTCTTAATAAAGCTCTATATTCATCTTGTGTTAATAAAGTTGGTGCAGGCGCGTTTTTAGTCTCAAGTTTTTTATCTTGATATTCTTTAAATTTTGCCATATTTTAATATCGTCTTTTAAGTTTCGATTCTCTAAGAGACCACCGCGGATTAATCTTTCCGCTCGATTAAGACACTCCATTCTTTCTGAATTTCTCGATTAAGTTTTGGTGGTTGATATAATTTATTGTTCTTTATTATTTTTAATTCTCAAATGTGTAAATATTTGTAACTGTTAAACTATTATTCTCGTCTATTGTATATTCTATTTGAGCTTCTATTTTTGTAATACCTGTAACATCAATACTATATAAAGCATTACCAGCTAACTCTATTTTAGTTGTTCCAGCATTGATTGCTATGGTGTTATCATCTAATCGATTTTTAACAAAATTGCTCTGTGGTATTTCAGTGTAATTTGTATCATCTCTATATAAACGAACATATTTACAAATATACTTATCAATATCTAAAGAAACTGATTTTGAGCTATTATCTTTTTTCAAATATGTATTATATAAAATAGTCGAATCATCTGTTATTATTAAAAAGCTATTTTGATTTTCATCTTCAGCAATATCAATATCAAAATCTAGCCTTATTAAATTTCCATATATAGTTTTATCTTTATAATATTTTTGGTCAGAAAAAACATTTGAATCAGATATATCTTTACTTGAATGATAGCTAATTACTCCAATATTGTTAGTATTATTGTCATCTGCGTATTTTTCGTATATATTATTTTTAAAATATTCTGTAAATTTATCATCTTTATATATATAAGATATATTATCACCAAGTTGTCCTTCTAAAGATAAAACATAATCATCATTAACATTTACTTTTATTTCTTTATCTACTGATATAGGTTCAATTAAATTATTATAATTTTCCTCAAAATTATCTGTATCAAGTATATCATTATATTTATTAACTTGTTCTTTTGCCTCATTTACTGTTAGATAAGTAATATCCAATAATTTACTTTCGTTAGCTGTAATATAATCTATATATGTATTATAAATATCTAGTAATTTGTTATATTTTGTTATTTCTTCTTTTGTTTGATTTTTTAATTTTTCGATTGTTGCGATATCGGTATTACCAGAAAAATCTATATTTGTTATTTTATTTGTTAATTTATCATATAATAATTCTCCAACATTTTCAACATGAGAAACAATTAATTCTTTAATTTCTTTATTTGCTGAAGATATTTTCTCATCAACAAAATAATCCATGTTTTTCTTTAATCCTTGAATAAATGTTTTTAAATATCCAATTGATGTATCCGATTTCATATTATGTTCGATATAGATATTTTTATTTTTTCCTTTTTCAACAACATTTACTTTAAAGTCATTTGGAATAAAAATCTGAATATTGTCTTCTTCATTAATATCTATTTTCTTATCTCCTATTTGAAGACTAGAACATTTTTTATATTTTTCAGAATCTATTACTTCGTAGTTTCCATCTGGATTGAATTTTGTCCAATATCCTTGTTTAGGATCTCCATCTATAAAATATACAATAACTCTTGAATTTACAGCTGGCATTGGTTCATCCTGATCTTTTGCAAAAACTTTAAAATAGTTGATTTTTGTTAAAGATTTACTGATTTTTAAATTCTCTGCATCTATAATTTTATCTGTAAATAAAGGATATTCGTGACTAATAAATTCTGAATCTGGAAGAGTCATCATTAATTTAGGAATAAAAACATTACAAGTTCTATTAACCGCATCAATTCCCCTTACAGTTGCCACATAGAAGTCAGTTCCAATTTCGTTTATATTTGATTCCATTGTTGCCATTTACATTTTCACTTCCTTTTCAATATCAATTTATAGCTCCATTTCCCCCATTATTCATTCATCTTCTCTTTTTATATTATATTATATTGTTATATAATGAAAATATTATTTTTAAAAATAATAAAAAGAATAAGATAACTAAAAAGTTACCTTATCTATTTTAATAGTCTCATCTGTTTCTTCAAAAATTATATTATTTAATCCTTTAACAACTTTTCCGTTTATTTTTTTACGATTCTTGTATATAGTTGCAATAACGGAAATGATAGATTTTATAGCATATAATGCTTCTTCATATTTTTGTTTTTCGACAGGATCAGTATATGTTTTGATATTTCGTTTAAGATTTCTTAATATTAATAGAACTTTTTTAATTTTTGAAGATGTTTTTTGAAATTTCACAGAATTGACAGAGTTCTTAATCGTTTCAACAACTCTTCCGCCAATACGACCGTTGAAAAATCCTGTTCCAATACCCATACCATCAAAAGTTTTAACAAATCTAGATAATCCGTCTAACATGGCATCAAATTTACCATTTATGCAAACATCTAATAATGTGTCTATAACTTTATCTATTTGTGGAGAAAATAAAAAATCTATTGCTTTTATAGATGGAATTCCATCAATTTGTGTTGAAATAAATTCCGGAGTTTTATTTTGTTTATAAATGTCCGACGTATGATCTATTTCTTTTAAATCTGTTAATGCAGACATTACATTTGTCGATAATTCATCGTACATTTAAATCATTCCTTTCATTAAGGTCTGCGTCTTCTAAATAAACGCTTGAAGAAACCTGGTTTTTTAGCTTGATTTGGTTGTCCGTTTCCGCTCGAATAACCGAATTTTTGAGTTAGGTAGTCGTCTGATAATTGTTTAACCATCCAAAGAGAAACAATTAAATCAATTAAAATAGTGTAATATAGTAAAACAACTGAAGAATTCATCATTCTGTCTTCACCGATAAATTTATTGAAATATTTTCCATAAATTGGTTCTCCATCACTGTCTAATGCATTATACTTAGCAATTTTAAACATATAGTCGTACATTAAAGGATAATTATCAACCCATTTACCATAGTCATCGTCATCTGCGCAATTATATAAAGCTTGAATTGCATCTTCATAATAATGAATACCTGCGGCTTTTTTACTCTTGGCAATTTCATCTTTAAAATCTATCAATTGTTTTCCATAAAACTTTTCTAGATTTTTAATATTCATAGTTGGTAATAAAATAGGACTAGTTAAGGCAGCTACAGCATCAATAGCATAATCTAATCCTTTTCCAACAGAATTTTTATACCATGCCCATGGAAGCCAATTTCTACATCTGAATTTTGGTCCAGCAACATCGGCTCTAATTGTATATATTTTAATTTCTTCACCTGTTTCAAAATCTTGAATAGTTATTCCTTCTTCAGAAATTAAAAATTCTTTTTTCTCGTATAACTCTTTTTTATATGTTGAATAATTTGCTTTAATTGTTGTTCCCCAATATCCAATTGCATCATTCATTCCAACACTATCGTCCTTAACTGACCAAATAACAAATCCTGTTGTACTTTCTTTAGTTTGGATTGTTAAAGTCCATGATACAACACAACATGCTATAAAGGTACAAATAAGTATAATAAAAAACATTAATGATTTTAATAAAAACCTTACAAATTTCATTTATGAATCACTTCCTTTAATCGTCTGTTCGTCCGTTTTGTTGTCCTAGGCTATCGTTACCATATTCAATTCTACGAACTTTGTTTTCAAGTATTTGAACATTTTGTGCAAGCGGTTTTAGCTCGTTATATCTTTCAGTAGCTAATTTTACTTGTGCTTCAAATACAGCCGAATTTACTTTCATTTCTTCTGATATTCTCTTTACATCTTTGATATCTTTTAATTCTGTATTCAAATATGTTTTACATAACTCCCAAACAGAGTTAAAAATTTCATCACGATACGCTTTCATATCAGCTCTAATACTTGCTTCTAATTCTTTAAATTCTTGTCGTGTTATTAGGTCTGCTTTAGATAGTCGTCCCATATTGTAAATTTTTATACCACAACGCATTAATACAGTTGCAGCAAAAGTAACAATTGCTATTAGAACGGCCTTATTTTCTAAAATATTTCCTATTAAATCGCCGACAACACTAATCATTGGTAATTTAAACAAAGATATCAGCTCCGTTTCGTTTATTTTTATAATATATTGTTCTTTAAACTTTCCTCTTAATTATAGAACAATAAATTATATAAGAAACTTAAAAGAAAGGAATGCCTTCGAAAATCTTATATTTTAAACTTAACATCGATGGCAACTGGTGAAGCAATGGCAAAATATAAAGTATTACGCGCGTTTCATGTTTTAACAATGCTTTTTGCTATTTGTGTATTTGTTGTTCTCGCACTTTATACCTGCGAGTACGAATGGTTTGTTGGTGTTTCTGAATTGATTTTCTATAAATTATTTGGAAGAGCTGCTGAATTAGCAGATAATTGGGAAAAATTATGGCCAACCCTAGTACCTATTACAATAGGACTTCTAATCATTGAAGAACTTTTATATAATAAAATTTATAAAAAAGCGATTCATTATACAAATAGAAGATCAAACAGACATAGAAGAGGTCCTAAACTTCTATATGAAGACGAATCTATCGATCAACGAGCTATACAAAAAGAAGCAGAGAGAGAAGCTAAGCGTCAAAGAGCTGAAGAGAAACGATTACAGAAAGAGAAATCTAAAGCTAAAGTAGTTGTTGAAGAGAAATCTGTTCAACAACCAGTAACTAAAAGTCAATCAGCTTCTGCTCAATTAAATGATCTTTTAAAGAAGTTTAAGTAAAATAAATATAGTAGGATTAGTTTTCTACTATATTTTTTTTAAAAATAATTTTAATAACAATAAATTATAAAATACAAATAACTATAAAAAAGGGTGAAAATATGCAAAATAATATAAAATTGTATAAAATAGATAAAATAAGTAAAAAAATAGGTATAAAAGTAGAAAAATATGGTAATTACAAAGGGAAAATTCCTCTATCTGAGTTGGATAAATTTAAAAATACTGAGAACGGGAAACTTGTATTAGTAACAGCAATAACGCCAACTAAAGCAGGAGAAGGAAAAACAACAACAACTGTTGCTTTGTTAGATGGTCTAAACAAAATAGGAATAAAAGCTATTGCTGCTTTAAGAGAACCGTCTTTAGGACCAGTATTTGGAATGAAAGGCGGAGCAACCGGCGGTGGAAAGGTAACCGTTGAACCAACAGAAGAAATAAATCTACATTTTACAGGCGATATGCATGCTTTAACATCTAGTATTAATCTAATATCAGCCGTAATCGACAATCACATTTATCAAGGAAATGAATTAAATATTGATCCAAATAAAGTAGTTTGGAAAAGAGCTTTGGACATGAATGACAGAGCGCTCAGAGAAATAACTATTGGCGAAGGACCAAAATCAAATGGAATTGAAAGACAAGATGGTTTTATTATTACAGTTGCATCAGAATTAATGGCTATAATGTGTTTAGCTGAAAATGAAGATGATTTCATAGAAAGAGTTAAAAAAATTATTGTTGCATATACATATGATGATAAACCTGTCACAGTAAATGACCTAAAAATATCAAATGCTATCCGTAAATTAATGAAAGAAGCTTTAAAACCAAATTTAATTCAAACTCAAGAACATAATCCAGCAATTATACATGGCGGACCTTTTGCTAATATTGCACATGGTTGCAACTCTGTAATTGCAACAAAAGCTGCTTTAAAATTAGGAGAAGTTGTTGTAACAGAAGCAGGATTTGGTGCCGATTTAGGTGCTGAAAAATTCCTAGATATTAAATGTCCTGAATCAGGATTAAAACCAGACTTAATAGTTTTAGTAGCAACAATCAGAGCTTTAAAAGAACACGGAAATGGAATATTAAAAGATGGTTTTGCAAATTTAAAACAACACTACGAGAATTTAAAAAAATATGGCGTTGATGTTTTAATCGCAATAAATCATTTTGAAGCAGATACTGAGGAAGAAATAAATGAATTAAAAGAATTTTGTAATAAAAACAACTATGAGAATGCTTTTTGTGATGGATACATCAATGGTGGTTTAGGTTCAACTGATTTAGCTGTTAGTGTAATGTCAATGCTATTAAAAGAAAATTCTCATTTTAAACCACTATATAACAGAGAAGAACTTTCAATTAAAGAAAAAATAGAACTAATATCAAAAGAAATATATAGAGCTGAAGGAGTAGAGTATTCAGAGTTAGCTTTAGAAAAAATTAAGAAATATGAAGAACTTGGGTTTGGTGGAGCATATGTTTGCATGGCTAAAACTCCGCAATCTTTTACAGATGATCCAAAAATTTTAAATGCTCCAAGAAATTTTAAAATTCATGTTAAAGATGTAAATCTATCAGCAGGAGCAAACTTTATAGTTCCTATAACAGGGAAAATATTAACAATGCCAGGATTACCAAAAGTTCCAGCAGCTGTTAAAATGGAAGAAGAATAAAAAGAAGGTGAGCAGGTGTTAAATGAACAACAAGAAGAAGCTAAAAATAAAATAGTTTCTTGGTTTAAACAAGCAAGAGAAGGCGGGAATCAAATTTTTACTTTAGCTGGATATGCTGGAACAGGGAAAACATATTTAATAAATTATTTAATAAATTCTGTTTTAGACGTAGATAAAGAAAAAATTGCTTCTGTAACTCCAACTGGAAAAGCTGCGTCTGTATTAATACAAAAAGGAACATCTGCTTGCACAATCCATAGATTAATATATACTTGTGAAGATTCTGGCCGTAAAGATAGTAGAGGAAAACCAATTCCTTTATTCATAAAAAAGAAATCTTTGCCTGACTATGAATTAATTATTTTAGACGAGGTTTCTATGATTGGGAAGAAAATAATGCAAGATTTAATTTCTTTCAATATACCAATTTTAGCAATAGGTGATCCAGGGCAACTTCAGCCGGTATTATCAGAAAGACATGATTTATTGGATCACCCAGATTATATATTAACGGAAATAGTTAGACAATCTGAAGATGATCCAATAATCAAAATAGCAACAATGGCAAGAAATGGAGAATATATCCCATATGGAAAATATGGGGATAATGTTGTTGTGATTGCTAAAGATAGAATAAAAGAAGAAACATTAAATAAACTTTTAGTAAATGCTGATCAAGTAATCTGTGGAAAAAACACAACTAGAATATATTTAAATTATTATATTCGCTCACTATTAGGATTCTCTGGAGAATTTCCTATAGAAGGAGACAAACTAATTTGTATTCAAAACAATTATGAAATTTTTGTTGATAATGACGAAACGTTTCCTTTGGTAAATGGAAATATAGGATATTGCAAAAACTTTTTAAATGTGAATCCAGAAGAAAAGCTAGCAAAAATAGTTTTTCATTCAGAGTTTGTTTTGGACTATAACGAAGATGAAATAATTTGTGATTCTGGAATTTTTACAAATGGAGATTTTCAATATGATAGACATCAAAAAATATACATTTTAGAAAATGGTAAAATAACTCCAAGAAGATCACTAACTAAAAAAAGCGAAATGAGTGATTCTGAATATAGAAGATTGGTTGCAATAGAATTATCGAATAGAACGAAATCAGAAGGAGAAGTTCAAATTTCTCAGTTTGATTTCTGTTATGCAATTAGTTGTCATAAAGCTCAAGGAAGCGAATTTAATAAAGTAATTGTTTTTGACGAATCAAAATGCTTTTCTGGAGAAAGAAATAAATGGCTATATACAGCAATAACTAGAGCAAAGAAAAAATTAATAATAATAAGATAAGAACACAACGTTCTTATCTTTTTTAATATGACAAATAAACACTATGTTTTTTATCGTATATTCCGACTATACTATCAAATGAAACGCAAACATTCCAATATCCAATATTTGGATCATTGTATGCAATCCCATCTGGAGCAAAATAATATGTTTTGTTTTTATAAACTAGTGGTATTGTTCTCCATTGATCTGGTTCTTCTGCAGCGTTTCCTTGTAAATTTCTAATATATAGTAAATTAGCAGAACTATCAAAATAGAATTGTTTGCCAAATTTTGAAACACATACATTTGCATCTCCAAGTAATCCTATAACACCAATACCATTTTCATCTCCAATGCAAAGATTAGTCCATTCATTCATTTTAAAACCTTTTAAATTTAGTATATATTTAATTGTTGCTGATGTCATATTATCTACCTGCCGATGTATATAAATAACTAATGAAAGGATCTGGTTTTTGTTTTATTGCATTTCCTATTTTAATGCCAGAAATATTATAAAAGGCCAAAAAATAATCTGTGTTGTTATTAGAAACTGCAGATAAAACATATGTTCTACCAACATCTTTTTTATAGAAATATTCTTTAACTAAAATTAATTCCCTATCTAAATCAAAATAATATTTGTTTGTATCACTTATAATTTCATTTCCGTCAGAGTCAAGATTTATAGAGTATAAACCAAGTTTTCCTCCATTAATCCATTCATCTGCCGGAATTCCTGTTGTGTTTAAAAAAGCCGTCATTTGTGCTTTTGTCATAGGAATCACCCCTATTCAAATTTATTTGTTTCTGTATTTTTGAATCATAAAAATCAACAATTTCACCTTTAATATAAGGTTTTTCAAATTCATCTTTATAATTTATAAAATATTTTGTTTCACCAGTTTTTAATAACTTCATTCCGTCATATTTCATTTAAATTAAAAACCTGTTCCTCTTCTGTATGCATTTTTAGGATGTTTGTAATTTTTTGAATATATTATTGAAATATTATCATATGAAAAAACATTTTTTAATACATATGAAGTTCCTGATTTAACATATTCTAAAAATAATTCATGTACTGAGTCGAAATAACATTTGTTGTCCTCAGATGGATATATCATTTTATCAACGTCAAGACATACTGATGCTATATTCGGGAAATCGCTTAATTTTCCAGATTCTTCTTTTAACTCACCTAAAATATATTCTATTTGAGACTTTGTCATTCTATCACCTCTAACGCAATGTAAAAGAAGTTATTTCGTTGAAGGTATAACAATCTTTTAAAACTTTTTTATCTTTATTTATTAATAACTCATAAATTTTATTATTGATGACTTCATAGTTATCATGATTTGGAACTTTATCTACCAATCTACATGGATAAATATATAATATTTGTAAGTCTGTGTCAAAATAAAACAAAGTTTTATCATCAGAATATTTTCTCTCATATTTATCAATTACTAAATAATGCAGATTTTTTAAAAAAGTATATTCGTTTGTTTGGTCTTTTAAAAGTGTTTCTACAACATATTTAATTTGAGATGTAACCATAAAATCACCTTCGTTTCTTTTTATAATTTATTGTTCTTATTTTAAAAAATATTACAAAGAACAATGTATTATAAAAGGATGTGATAACTTGACTAAAACTCAAATTCAAGCTATAATTGCTGAAAATAATTTAAATATGGATGAATGGATTAAACTAGAGAAATATTATCCTATTATATTGTTGGCACAAGATGGAAACTTTTACCCAGATGATAAAAAAACTTATTGTAGATTTAATTCTTCAAATGAAGTTTTAGAAGTTGTTTATGGCTCATATAAAAATAATGTATTTGTTACAGACAACGGAGAATCTGATAGTAAAAAGTTTATTCCAGATAATTTCATATCTTTTTATTTAATCTCTGGATTTTCTGAAGCGACTTTCAGAGGAGCTAGAGGAACATATTTTAATATTCCTTTCTAACCATTAATCATGGTTTATTTTTTCCTCCTTTCTAAAAAAGAATAGTAGAGTTAATCTACTATTCTTTATAATTTTGTTCTGCAATAGATTGTAAAAATGGATCACCGGAGTCAATATAATATTTTACTAATCTCCTGTCTCCACTTCTCAATAAAACAAGTACAAATTTTAAAAGTTCTTTATATTCTTTTTTTGCTATATCAGCATCTATTTTTTTAGCATAAGAAACAATAATATCATTTACAACCGCTAAATCGCCACAAAGCATAACTCCACCAATTTCATTTTTAGGATAAATTCCGTAATTAATTAAAAAATCAGAATTAGCATAATCAATCATTGTGACCCAACTACTATTAGGACCAGATTCCCAAAGAACTTCATTAGATAGAAAAGGTTTTGCGACTGTATCAAAATTCTCTTTTATTTTGTTTAATATTGGAAGATTTTCAAAAACATATTTATATTCTTCTAAAGTTAAGTTGCGATCTAGAACATATTTATAATAAAAATTAAAACATTTGTTGTTTATGGCTTCTTCTATGCTCATTTTTTTAATAACATCTTTGATTAAATTCCCGTCTTTATCTTTTATGTTTGCTAAACTTTGTATAAGTTCTCTAATGAACTTGCTGCTTCCAAAAACAACTGTAGAATATGTTTCAATATCAGTATATATGATATCTTTTTCTACAAGATATTCAACAACTTTATACTTCTTCAGACTAGCATAGCTAAAAAATGCAAACATACAATTATCTATTAATGATAAAGTATCAAAATTAACATATGTTCTTTTATTTAATATATTTGTAAAAAAGTTTAAAGTTCTCCACCAACCAATATCGTCAAAATTTTTTTCAAATTTTGAATCTGATTTAACAAAAATAAAACTATTTAAAAAATTGAATTCTTCTTTATTTAAAACATGTGTTTCACTATTTGCTTCTTCAAAAAATATATCATAATATGCTTGTTTTAATTTTACATTACGATCTTGATATTTTAAAATCTTATAGTATATTTTTTCACTTGATTTAAAAGCATCAATTATTTTACTGTTTTCTTTTGAATTAATAAATTTAACTAATTCTTCTCCGACATTAATCCCATATATAACACAAGGATATGTATTTTCTTTTCTCCAAAATTTATATAACATAATTATTTTCTTCCTGCTTTATTAATTTCTTCTTCTGCTGTAAATGGAGTTTTTAAAGAGTCGTTTATCAAATCTGTTTTAATTCCAGATGCAAGTAAATATGTATTTAATGTATTTAAAGTTGTGTGTTTTGTTATATCGTCTTCTAATTTAGATAAATCGGCGTATCCATTTTCTGCAATTTGATGATAAAAATCTGCTTTCTTTGCATAGTTATCTGCTCTAGGACCGTAAAGTTCTTCAAATATTGAATCTGCATTAACAGCCAATAAACAGTATGCCTCCAAGTCAGACACAGCGGCAACTTTATCTTCACCTGTAACTTGACCAGATTTTAAAGCACGTTTATCTGCGGCAGTTGCTAATCTATTTTTCTTATTTAACATTTGTTGAACACGTTTTATATTTACGTATCCAACTGGAACTTTCTGAGCACTTCTGATTGGAGTATCTCCTTTATCTCTATACCAAATATATTCTTCTAGAGGAACTCCTAAAATATCCGCAGCTTTTTTAATTTGTGCCATTGAACATTCTTCAAAAGGAAGTTCAAATATTTGAATTGTATCATCTAGTTGATGCCCCATTGATCCAGCCCATTTGGCAAATTCTTCATCTGTCATTGTTTTAAAAAGCATTTCGTACCTTTGAACATTAAGCTGTTTTTTATTGTCTAGAGCTTTGACAACATCTAAAACTAATTTTTCTATTTTGTTTCTTTTTTCTTGAAAAGTCATAAAAATCACCTTCCTTAATATAATAAATTGTTCAAGCTGTTATAATATTAAAAAATTATTTTTAAAAATAATGCATATAACAATAAATTATAATTATACATGAAAGGATGGAAAATAAAAATGAGTATAATGAAGACATGGAGAAAACAAGTAGAAGACGATATTAAAAATTTTGGTTATAATGTCGATCAAAAAATGTATAGTACTGGTTTTATGAATTTTGACTACTTAAATGGTAGTATGGATTATAAGAAAGGTGAAGAAGTATTATATACTGGTATTGATGCCGGAAAAATAATTATGGTTGTTGGTAAAGCAGGTTGTGGTAAATCAACTTTTGCTCTTCAAATGGCTGGAAATATTATGCAACAATTTACTGAAAGTGATTTATGTATATTTGACTTTGAACAATCACATACAGAATCTCGTATCAAATCAGTTACTGGAATGAGCGAAGAATTTTACAACGATCACGTTATTATTAAAAAGGTTGGTATCTACACAGAAACTGTTTTAAAATATATTAAACAATTATCAAAGTTTAAAAAAGATCACGAAAAAGAATTATGTGCGACAACATCTGATAACACTATGCCACCAAGCTTTGTTTTAATAGATTCTTTAGCATCAATGAGAACTTTTGACTATCAAGATGGAGATACGCTAAATGGTTTAACATCTGGCGGAAGAAATGCAATCAATAATAAAGAGTTTGTAAATAGAATTTTACAACCTTGTATGGAAGCAAATATTATAGTTATAATTATTAACCATTTAAATACAAATATGAGTATGGGAGTTACTCCACCAGAAGCACAAACACGTTATTTAAAAAATACTGAAGCTGTATCTGGCGGTGCTGCAGTTGGTTATTTATGTAATTTATTCATTAAGGTAACAGCTAAAGATAAATTAGAAGAAGATAAAGATTTTAAAATTAAAGGTTTCAAATCAGAAATTTTAATTGTTAAATCACGTAATGCCGAAGCTGGAAGAGCTTTGCCTTTTATTTACAATCAAAAAGAAGGATTCGATCCAGAATTATCAATGTTTGAATATATGAAGAGCAATGGTTTAATTAAAGGTGCTGGTGTTGGTTTATACTTAGAAGGATTAGAAACAACTAAATTCCGTATGAGTAATTTTAAAGAAAAGCTTGCAACAGATCCACAATTTAAGAGTGTTTTCTATGCGCAATGTGAAGAAGCATTAAAACAATCTGTGAAAACATCTTCAAAACTTAAAAGAGAAGAAGCTGAAGAATTATTACCAGCACAAGATCCAATTGAAACTTTAGAACCTAACGGTGGAGAACTAGAATAATATGACTAAATCTTGTAGTACTACTAATAATAAAATTAATATGGATCAGATTATATCTGCGTCGGCTTTTTTACCGATAGAAGAAGTGAATTGTGACGGCGACACTATAAGTGTAAAATATGCCAGTACTAGTGCCAATAATCTTGGTAGTTATACTTTGACAATGCCAGCAGTTGAAACAGTCGGAACATTTTCTTCTTCTTCATATTGTAATTCAGATTACGTGACAATACCTATTAGAAAAATTAATAATGAAGAAGTTATTAAAAAATATATTTTAGGATTAATTAGACTTAATCCTGAATTTGCTAAAGAAACTATTGACAAGTTAGCAGAACTTGATCCGAATGATAATCTATCGGCAGATCTACGCGCTATGTTTAGGTCTGCAATAGTAACATATGTTGAAAATGAAATTGTTTCAGAACAGTTTCTTCTTAAAAACGCAAGTTATATAGGACTAAGTAGCATTTTACAAAAACATCGTAAATTTTTAGAAGGAGAAAATCCAGAATATCGAGTATTAAAAATGAAATTGTCTGTTTTATATGATAATAGAATAGACTTTTAATAAAATTATTTTTAAAAATAATCAATACAACAATAAATTATAAAATAGAAAGGAAATTTAAATTATTATGGAAAACAAAGAAACAAAACAAGAAGAAGTTAAAGTTGAAAGAGTTTGTGGTTATACTGTATGGGAAAATACAGATGGCTCAATTGATGTAGAAGGCTTACCTGTTGAAGGAAGAGATACTATTACATCAGATCAAATTTATGAACATATTTTAAAGGTTGCTGATCTTGTTGAAGAAAATAAAAAAGCTAAATTAATTGAAGACGCAGCAGCTAAAGCAGCTTATTATGCTATGAGACGTGCATTAATCGATCATAATGCAATGATGGCTGAACAAAAAGCTGAAACTGAAGCTAAACCAGAAGTAGAAGCTTAATATATAATAAACTAAAGGATTTTACCTTTAGTTTATTTTTTCACTTTTTGAGAACAATATATTATAAATAACCCTTCTGTAAGCGATCGAAATTTAAAAAGGTGAATATTTCTCCATTCGATTTACTACAGAACGGCTATAGGTGGTGATTTTATGGAACAAAATAATGAAATTTCAATTTTCGAAACGAATTTTTTGAATGAAGCTATTTTTACATTAAGAACAGATGAGTTTAATGCGTCTTTTAAAAAACTAGAAGCATTAATAAAAAAGTCAAATAAAGTTTTATTAGTTTCTCATGTTCAACTAGACTCGGATGCAATTGGTTCATTATCTTCTTTAGCAGCAGGAATAAAAGCAAAGCATCAAAAACATGTTGTAATATTAAAAGACAGAACAACAATAGAACAAATAAAAGATATTTCAGATAAAGATTTGCTAATATTTGTTGATTTAGGAAACTGGAATAGAGTAAATACTTCTGTTGAGATTGCTAACTATTTAAGAGAATCTTCAATAAAATTAGCAAGAATAGATCATCATCAAAATGAGAATATAGAAAATGTTCTTATTGATATAGAAGATGTAACAGCAGGAAGTTCAGCGTCTATAATAACTTTATTTTTAAAAGAAATGAACTATGATATTAGTAACACAGCAGCGAAACTTTTATTCAAAGGTATTGTTGCAGATACAGGAAGATTGCAATATTCAATATCTAAAACAACATTATTAGCATTAGCAGTATTAGAGGAAAAAGGTATTGAATATAAAAAAATATACGCTGAGATGTATATGAAAACTCCTGAAACAATGAAAGCTAGAAAATATATTCTAAATAATTACCAAACAACAGAAAATGGAGTTAGTTATTATTTAGTTGATGATAAATTAGCACATCAGTATGGTTTTAACCGCGGAGAGGCTGCGGCAATGGTTTATGAACTAGAGGGAATTGTGAATAGTCCTATTTGGGTAAGTTGCAACGATATAGGTTCTATGATAAAATGTCGAATTCGTTCTAGAATAATTCCAATAAACTCTATTTGTAAAAAATTCAATGGCGGTGGGCATGAAAACGCATCAAGCGCTATTGTAAAAAATAAAAATGAATTAGCAAAACTTTTAACTGAATTGGATAATTTAGTTAAAAAATATAAAGAAAAAAATATTGTAGAAAGTGCAGATAATGATATGGAAAACAAAGAAAATATTAAAGAGGCTTTAATAGAAACATATATTTTATTAATGGATGAATATAAAGGAGATGAAGAAAATTTGTTAGAATTTACTTGGCCATGGCAATATAGAGATTATAAAAAATATTTGAAAAAACATTTAAGTGGTGTTCAAAAAGGATATTATTGGGCTAAAAAAAATTGTCCAGAATTATTTAAAGAATCAAAGTTTAATGGGGATCCTAAAAAAATAATGCGTCGCATAATTGCAAAACATGATAAATCTAAATATTCTAAAGAAGAAATGCCCGCATACGACAACCATTTTTATAACAAAGATAAAGAAAAACCAGGAGAATTTACAAAAGCTTGGAATCATCATCAAAAGTTTAATAAACATCATTGGCAATATTGGATTATCGTAAATTCAGATGGAAAACAAAAAGTTTTAGATATGCCATATGAAAATATTCTTGAAATGGTATTTGATTGGTGGTCTTTCTCATGGAATAAAGGAGATCTTTATGATGTTTTTAGTTTTTATAATGCAAATAAAGATAAAATGATATTATCAGATAACACAAGAGAAGAATTAGAGTCTATACTGAGAACTATTCGTCGTAAATTAGACGAATTAAAAACACAAGAAAAAATTAACAACAAAGAGAATTAATTTTCTCTTTGTTTATTTTATCTATTCATTTTGAACAATTAATTATAAATAATATAAAAGGGGTGATCGGATGGCAGAAAAAGTTACAATACAATTTAGCTCAATTGCTGACCAAGGCCAAGGCGAAGACATAATTGTATCCGGTGCTCCAATAGAACTTTTTACATCTGTAAATTCAATTAATGATTTGCAATCTATTCAAGGTTTGCCTACGGATAGAGATATCATTGTATATGTTCGAAATGTTATAAATAGTAATACAAGACAACAAAGTGCTTTTTATAAACACGATCATGATACAAATGAGTGGAGAGAAGTTCTTTTAGGATCACATAGTCACGAAAATAAAGAGATATTAGACCAAATAGGAAATATTGACGCTTCTAATTTACCTTATGATGAAAACAAAATTTTAACATTAAAAAAAGTAGATAATGATGGAAGCGAAGATGAAGATGTTTCTTGGAAGTATAAATTAGAATGGGTAGATCAGCCAAAAGATCTTCCACCAATTCCAGATGAATTAAAAAATTCTCCTGTTTATTTAACGGCCGAAAACGGAAAATATATTTGGAAAGAAAAAATAATTCCAACTCAAACTTTTAAATACAAACAGTTAGAAATTTCTGAAACATCTAAATCTTGTATTATTGATAATGTACAATATAACCCAGATGATGGAGATCAAATTTTATTATTTGACGACGGACAATTTTTATATGATTACAAAACATCATATGAAAATAATTCTTTAAAAATAACTTTAACAGACTCTCATGAATTTACCGCAGGAGAGAAGCTTACATTATTAATAATTAAAAATGGTATAAGCGGATTTTTAAATACTCTTGCTTCGGAATATGTTACTAAAGAAGAAGCAATAGATATTCTAAGTGGAAAAGGTATTTCATTAAGAAACTATGCTACAAAAGCAGATTTAGATAGAAAAGCAGATAAACAACATACTCACACACAATTTTCTAAAATTGGGCATACTCATGACGAAAGGTATGCAATGTATTCACACAGTCATGATGGTGTATATGTTAGAGAATCTGAAGTATATTCTATTATTTCTGGTTTATTAGCAAATTTAGTAGAACCTGGATATGATATCACAGAAGATGATATTAATAAAATATTTGAAACTGCAATTAATAAATTATATTCTGAAACAAAAACTCTAATTGATAAAAAAGCAGATTTAGTTTATGTTGAAGAAGAAATTAAAAAAATAAGAGATGATTTCAACACAGATTCTATTATTGTTTCTATTCCAGGATATAAAGACAATACTCCTTTAACAAACTATCTATTAGAATTAGAAGAAAAAGTTAGAAATGCAAGTTCTACATCAACCGATGTTGTTTTTGATACGCCTATCCGAGTTAATCTTGGAGAAGGAAATTCTTTAGGTGGATACAACGATGGAGATATTATAGAATTAAATACTAGTCTCCAACAATTCACAAAAAAACTTTTAACTAAACAAATTCTTCCAGAATTAGTAGAACCTACGATTAGTTTAAAAATAACTGTAAATCACGATGAAGAGCATAAAGATGATTTTTATGAACCTGGAGATAAAAATGTAAGTTTTAGAGTTACTCCAGAAGTTAATAAAAATGATGCTGGAATGAAGTTATCTGCGATATTAACAATTACAACATATCAAGAAGATAAAGAAATATCAAAAAAAGAATATGATATGTTTTCAGAAGAGTATGTTAATGTTAAATTAGATGTTTATGATGGAATTTTTGCAAAATTTGATTTAAAAGTAAAATTTGACCAAGGAAAACAAAAATTAGACAATATAGGAAACAAATATTTTGTAAAAGCTCAGGAATTAGAAACAACTGAATATTTGAGCGGAAATAGAAAATGTTTTATTGGTGAGTATAGTCCTTCTGCAGGATATCGAAGTGCTCCAATGTCTGAAATTCCAACGGAAAGTTTCCTGGTTGAATGTAAGTCATATAATAAAGCTCATGATATAATTATTGCTTTCCCAGCAGAAAACAAAATTCATTTTAATAATGTTTATTATTTGAATCAAGGAACTATTGTCGATGATTTATTTAATTATAAATTAGAAAAAATTGCCGGTGCAAATGGATATAAACCAATATATTATGATATACGAACATTACATGTTGATGCAGAAATTAACGATGTTTTATATTTTAAAATTTTTATAGGGGAGGATGATTTAAATGGAAAATATTTCTTTAAATAATAAACCTAAACCTATATTTGCACTTAAAGGTTATACAAGAGCAGGACAATTTGCTTTAGATACAACATCATTATACGAAAGTTATGCGGAAGCAATTGAGTATGTTCGAACAAGTAAAGTTGTTTATCCATCTCAAGTTATTTCAGTAGATGATAAACTTAGAAAAGTAACTAAAGTTTATAAAGTATCTTATAATCCAGCATATAAACAAAACTCAGAAAACGAAATAGAAAAATATAAATATACATTAGATGAAATTTCTATTGGAAACGAGTCGATAGGAATAATAAACTTTAAAGGTAAATTAGACAGTTATGATGATTTACCTAGTGGATCAGATGTTAAAAATCACGATATGTATTATGTATATGATAGAGAATCTGATACTTATATCTCTTATGTATATGTAGATGGCAATTGGATAAAAGTAGATTTTGGTATTAATTATGCATCTAAAAATAGTGATGGTATAATTACAAAAGAATTATATCAAAATCTTATGGGACAAACAGGCCCAGGTATTTTTTATAATCCAGGACAATTAGCAATTGAAGAAAACGAAGGTCGAGGCGCAAAAGCTGAAGACAGTATGTTTATCAATTTAAAAAAAATAGGCAACGATGATAGTTTAACAATATTAACTGAAGATAAAATGAAAGAATCCATATACTCTATAATGGAATCAAAGCCTCCATATATAGAAGCAATATATGATCATGATTTAACTGAAGGTATAATTGGAGAAGAATATATTTCTCCGCAAGTTAAAATAATATATCATCCAAACTTAGGTGGAAAAATTAAACAAGTAGTAGTAGGTTCAACATTATTTGAGCCAAAAGTTCTACCAGCTGAAATTTTCACAGAAATACCTAGAGATCCAAGCGATCCTAACTCTGTAATTGATAGATATGAAACAGATTTAATAACATTACCTAGTTTTACAATAACATCATTAAATTCTGTTGATAACAAATTTTGGATAAATTTATATTACGAAGAAAATATAAATACATTATATCCTTCTGGTACTGCATCAGATGAAATTGATATGATAGTTTATGACAAATTTCAATATAGATATGGTTATTATAAAGATGTTGGCTATATTTATGTTGATTATAATCAAAATAAAAATAATAAAGCAAAAGAAAATGAAGAAATTAAAATACATCTTGAAGATAATACAAGTGGTATATCAGTATTTGAATTTAAAACTCCTATTCCAATTAAAGAAATAGAGTATTTTCAACAAAATGACAAATATTTTTTAAATAAAATGAAAAAAACAGAAGATGTAATTTCAGATGTTACTTATTACATTTATACATGGCAAGGATATAAACGATATCCTATAAAAGGACAAATGGATTTTATTATAAAATTATAGAATATTTTAATTAATATTATCTTGAACAATAAATTATATTAAAATATTAGAAAGGAGAGTTTATGCAAGAGAACTTTAAATACATACCGGCATTTAATGGATTCGAAAGACAAAATCAATTTCCACTAGATAAAAGTACAATTTTTAATAGTTTGGAAGAAGCTGCTCAGTATGCAGAGGATGGCCGTATGAATGATTCTTCTGCATATGTAGGACAATTAATTTCTGTTATAGACAAAGATCATAACAAAACAACTGTTTTTACAATATCTCCTGAATGGACGTTGGAAGGTTTAACAAGTACTATTTCAACTGATACATCAACATATGTAGAATTTAATGCAAAAGCAATAGAAGCCGGAGCGGTGAAAATAGCTTTGGAAAAAGGGTCTTTTTTAAAAAGTATAACTGTTCAAATAATTGAAAAATTTAAAGAAAATTCATTTACTGTTGGAGGAGACGACGTAAATGATGAAAATAGAGAGAAGAAGTTTTTGGGAGAAAATGAGATGTTGGTTAATGAGCCTGGCGATTATACCGTGTTTTTTAATCAAATAATTGAAAAACAAACTAGCGTTGCTCTTTATACTGTTGCAGGGATATCTGTCGGTGAGAGCGGACGAGGAATTCTTAAAATAAATTAGAAGGAAGGTTTTTATAAATGCCAAAAACAACATTAAAATTAGACAGATTATCTAATTATAGTTTGACCATTGGTCTAAAAGGCGGCGCCGTATTATCAACAGAGGCAAACTCAAATTTTTTAACTTCTAGTAAGTTAATAAAATATGCTACAACGCCTACCTTTAACAATGATACAGACATAAATGCTTTAGTACATAAAAAGTACGCCGATGACTTACTAGTAGCAGGTAAAGATTATACTGATACTGCATTAAAAAGCAGAATTGCAGTAGTAGGACATCTTTCAACTGCTTATAGTGATAACAAATTAACAATTACTCAAACACAAGCATATAATTCAGATTTTACATTAAAAGCTGGTGCAAATACAGCAACAGATGGATCAAAATATGCTTACTTCACTGGTCAAGCAGATACTTCAAAATATGCTGACTTTATACCAGCAGATGGTGGTAACGCCGGAAACGTTATCACAGCTATCAAAGTAGATGAATATGGTACAATCGTAGGTGTTGATTATAAGAAAATTTCAACAGCTGACCTAGACAACACAGGCGGAACTTATGATAACTATGTTTCATGGGGCTTTAAACTAGGTGGAGCTACTGATACATATAATGTGTATGGTAGTGGAAACCAAGGTGAAGGCGGAGCTGCTGGAGCAAAAGGTAAAACTATTCTAGACCTTATTGGTTCAGGTATTACTATTACTTATGACACAACAGCAACATCTGAACACAAAGTAACATTTACTCCTGTAGTTGATAATACTTATATCAAATTAACAGATAGTAAAATTTCTCACGCTACTCAAGAAAATTTAGCAAATAATACAGCTATAACAACAGCAACTTTATTAAAAGGTACTATTGATGCAGCCGGTCATATCACAGGACTTAGCCAAGTAGCTTACGATGATTTAAAACATATAACTCAATTAACTGCTTATAGTTCAACTAATAATCTAGGTTTAGTTAATAAGTCAGAAGTTGTAAATACAGCTACTCTTGATACAGGATTCTATACAGTAGATGGAACTTGGGCTAAAATTCCATATGCAAATGTTGCAGTAGCAGCTGATAAAACTGCAGCTGAAATTGGTTTAGTTGGAGCAACTGGAACTAATATCACAACTCTTGAAAAGTCTTCTAAAGCAACAATTAATCCAAATACTGGAGCAATTAAAGCTTATAGCTTCTCAGGTATCGGTTCTGGTTTAACTTCATTAAATGCTAGTAATATCTCTTCTGGTACTTTATCAGCAGATAGATTACCTACTATTCCAGCAAATAAATTCTTGGGTGCTGATGTTACAGAAAACAGCGTATTAGTATATAATGGAACATCTATCAAGGGTGTTAAAGCTGGTTCAATTGCTAAAAATGAAAACTATGTTTTAACTCAAGCTTTAGATAGTAATGATAAAGTTACTACAGAATTTAAAGATATTTCTACATTAATTGGAGATTATATCCAAGGTTCTGATGCTATGATTTTCAAAGGCACAATTGGTGCCGCAGCTGATAATGCAAGTCTAGCAGTTACTATTGATGGAAGTGGTGTTGCAACTAATTTCTTTACAGAAGTAACTGGTTTCAAAGTTGGTTATACTTATAAAGCAGTTACTAGATTTAGTTTCGCCGACGGAGCTAATAATACTCATACCGTTGAAGTTGGAGATATTTTAACAGCTATTCAAGACGCCGGTTCAACTGATTCTCCTAAATTTGTAGTAACCCAAGCAAATATTGATGGTGCCGTAACATTTACAAATTCTCAAACAGCAGTTGCTGAAGGCGAATTAGCTGTATTCGCTAACACTAAAGGTACAGTTATTAAAGGTGCCGGATCAACTATTAAGATTTTAACAGATGCTACAGGAACATATTTAACTGGTACTATTGAAAAGGCTAGAGCTTTAAATGCCGCTGTTAAGATTTGGGGTAATGATTTTGATGGTTCTGCAGCTTTAACAGCTGATAATACTATTCAATCAGGACATATTGAACCAGTATCTACTGAAACTTATAATATTGGTACAGCTGAAAAGAGATATAATAATATTTATTCTAAAGGTGTTACAGCTGATACATTTACAGGTGCTTTAGTTGGTAATGCTGACACAGCTACAACAGCTAGCAAAGTTGCTAATAAATTAACAATTGGTACTCAATCATTTGATGGTTCTGAACCCGTTACTGTTAATCTAGGAGCTTTAGGTGGTGTTTCTGATGTTGCAATTACACAAAAAGCCGGTGAAACTGGATTATTTATTACTGGTATTGCTGAAACATCTGAAGATGGTGCAGGAGCTATTACATTTGAATATACTAGAGGAAATGCTTTAACTGAAATCGCAGTTCCAAGTTTCTTAAATGTTACTAACGAAGCATCTAAATCAACAATTTCAGTTCCAGCTGTAAAAACTACAGGAAAACTTTATTTAAGTGGTTCAACTTTAGGATATGGCGGAACATTTAAAGCCGATAATCTACAAAAAGAAGTTTCATTTAACTCTAAAACTTATACTACAGATGTTTTAACAAAAGAATTTGCATCTAGCACGGCTTCAATAGACGATAAAACAATCTTAGTTGCTGATGTAGATACAAATATTACAGATGCAAAAGCTTATAAATTTAAAGCTTCTAATGTTAAGATTGCGACAACAACTAGTAACTCTGATGCAGAAGTTCCTACTGGTAAAGCAGTTCAAAATTATGTTACAACGAAAGTTTCTGAACTTCAAACCGAAGCAGTTAGAACAGTTACATTTGATCTTACAACTAATGGAACTATTAGTAAAACTTTAGGTTCATCTCAAAATATCGTTATTCGCAGAGTTGTTGCCGAAGTTGTTACACCTTTGGGTGAAGCTGCAACTTTAAGTGTAAGTTGTGGTTCTGGCAAAACTACTGTTATGAGTACAGCAGACAGCGATTTAAACGATGCTGGAATCTATATTGTAGATTGTTATACAACATTTACATCTAACGCAGTTGAAGTTACAGTTGCAGGTGCTGATGCAACCGGTAAAGTTTATGTTCATTTAGACTACGCCGCTCCAACTGTTTATACAGCATAATTTACAAAATGTAATTTAACTAATAGCAAATCTTGCTAATATTTTAACATATAACACAAATAATAGTTGTTACATTTTTCCACAATAAGCAAAGGGGTACTTGCCCTTTGCTGTGGAGAATGTGATTACTATTAAGGAAGTACTATATGTGCTTCCTTTTTTTATTTTTATTAAGGTAGGTGATCACCAATGTCAGTGTATCAAAATTTAACAGGAACAACATCCAAAACATTTACATTAGGAAAAAAAGGAATAACTTTAACAAATAACGAAGACGGAGTTTTAAAAGTAAATGCTCAGTTAATGTTAGAAAAGATCTTTTTAGATGTTAATAAAGTTTCATATATAGACAGTTTAGAATATACAGGAAACGCAGCATCAGCAACAAAATTTAAAAATAAAATAAATTTAAAACTTTCTGGTGGTGCTACAGGTTCTGTTGAAACTGATTTTAGCGGTGAAACTAATATAAATGTAACTTCTTTAGATTCTTCAAAATTATCAGGAAATATAGCATGGGAAAGAATTTCATCTTTAGTATCACCTGCTACTTCTGGTTCAGCTAATAAATTTAATGGTAAAGAAAATGTTTTAGCTAGAAAAGATCATGATCATGAATATATGGCTAAAACAAATGTTGGAAATATATTTTCAGCAGGACAAACTATTACAAAGAACTCAGAAGGCACTTCTTTAAAATTAACTGGAACAAACGATAATAATGGAATTTTAATAGAAAAAACAACTGAAGCTGGTGTTGTTCAAACTCAAACATTTATTGAATCGAGAGAAAATAGTTCTATAATTGGAACTAAGACAGAAACTCCTATTATTTTCGCAGTAAGCGAAGGAACTGCTTTAACAATCGGCACAGACATGTCTATTAAAACAGCCAACGATGTTTCTGCAAATAGTAACGATAACCAAGTTGCAACTACTAAATGGGTAAATGATAAAAAATTTGCTTCTGAAAACCATAATCATAATAAAGATTATGTTTCTAGCGTTGTAAAAAGTTCTGCATCTAGTGATACAATAGTTGTTACAAAAAATAATTCCCCTGTTTCAATTGCAATAGATAACGTTGCACATGCTACTAATATTGGCGGTGGAGAGGCTAATCAAATTTTAGTTCAACAAGGTAAGGATACAACTACATTTATTGTTGCACCTGCTTCAAAAGGAAATCATTTACTTCAAAGCAAAGATGGAGTTTTCAGTTGGATTAATGAAGGAAATGTTACAGCTTCTTCAGCAACAAATGCAAATTATGCTGGAGCATTAGGAACAGCTTCTAAAAATTATACATATACAACTTTAAATACTAAACTAACAGGTTTAGATGGAAGTATTACAAGTCTTCAAACTTCTATTAATACATTAGATAAAGAAGCTATTAAATCTATCGGATTAAATGGTAAATCATATAGTGGAAATAAAGTTGAATTACCAAATTTAGCTTTAGAAACACATACTCATGTAATTGATGATATAGATAATTTGCAAACAACTTTAGATGGAAAGGCAAATTCATCTCATACTCATGTAATTGATGATATAAATAATTTGCAAACAACTTTAGATGGAAAAGCTTCTACTAAATCTGTAAGTGATTTAGAAACATCTTTAACAACAAAGATAAACGGAAAAGCAAACTCTTCTCATACTCATGTAACAGGAGATATAACAGGATTAGATACTAAATTAACAAATATAGATAATTCTATTGCTAGTATTAATACTACTTTAGATGGAAAAGCTTCAACAGCTGTAGCAACTTCAACTAAAAATGGTTTAATGAGTTCTACTAATTTCACTAAATTAGCTGGTATTGCCGATGGAGCAACTAAAGTCGAAAAGAGCTCAAACGGTAAGATTCTTATAAATGACGTAGATACAACTATTTATACTCTTCCAACGGCTTCTAGTACATCTTATGGTGGTGTTATGGTTGATAGTTCTTTAAGTGATACTTCTGCTAACCCAGTAGAAAATAAAGTTATTAATGAAGCTATATCTTCTATAAATTCTAAATTTAGCGGAAATCAATCTTTTGAAAATGTAACAGTTCGTGGAAATTTAAACGTTCAAGGTTCAACTACAACTATTAATGCTACAAATTTAACAATTAAAGATAAATTAATAGAATTATATAAACGAGATAATCCAGTTGCTATAACAGATTTCGCAGGTTTATATGTTGATAAATACGATGGAACTAATTCTGGTGCTCTAGTGTTTGACTCAACAGGCACAGCATACGTTGGAGACGTAACAATTTCTGATAATGCTATAACTTCTAGTACATCTTTGCAACCTTTAGCAACTAGATCTAAAGATTTAACAAATGGAAATATTTTAAAATGGGACAACGACAATAAAACATTAGTAAAAGCTACTAATTTAAAAGACGAATCATATGTTCCTACTACCAGAACAATAGCCGGATTATCTTTAAATGCTAATATAGACGTTGCTGATTTACAAACTAAATTAAATTTAGGTTCAGCAGCATATCAAGCTTCTACAGCGTTTTTAGCATCTAACGGAAAAGCAGTTTCAGCAACAACAGCTGATAAATTAGGAACAGATGCAGGAAATGCCTCTCAACCTGTTTATTTCTCTGATGGCATTCCAGTAGCAATAACAGGAGCTTTATCTAATGATATAACAGGAAACGCTTCTAGTGCTACAAAAGCTTCAAAAGTTACAGTTTCATCTTTAAATAGTGGAACTGGATATATAGTAGTTGGAAGTTCTACAACTGGAGACATTGCTCCTAAAGCTGTAGAAGGAATCGTTGTTGATTATAGTGCTAAAACTATTTCTGCTCCAGATTATACGCTTAAAGCTAAAATCGAAGGGGAAATAGCTGGTACTGCTTCTAAAGCCGTATTTGCAACATCGGCTGGGTATGCTTCAAAAGTTACAATTTCTTCAACTGATACAGCTAAAGATTATAATTTAACATTTGTTGAAGGAGTATCTGGAAGTAACCAAATATATGTTGCTAATACAAATACTATTAAAATTAATCCTAATACTAAAAAAATAAATGCTAGTACATATACTATAACAGCTAGCAAATTTGATGGAACAGCTTCAAAAGCTGATAGTTTAGCTAATGGAGCTAAAAATCAATTAGTTTATCAATCTGCAGCAAATACAACTACTTTCATTGAAGCACCAGGAGAAGATAAAGATATTTTAGTATATGATTCAACATCTACAACTATTAAATGGGGAAAATCTGCTGAATTAAATGTTAATAGTGCAAAACAAAGTGAAACATTAAATATAAATACAAAACAAGCTAATAAAACTTATTTAATAGGTACATTAGAAGCAACTGGTACTGGTCGTAAAGTATATAATACATATGGATCCATTACAGCTGGAGAATTATCTTTAGGTGATATAGATAACAAAGGCTCTATTTCATTAGTAAATAGTTCTACAACATCTAAAATATTACCAGGATCTTCAAGTGCAAATTTAACTCTTCCTAATTCAAACGGAACTCTTGATACCGTTGAAGCAAGAAATACTGCTTTAGGAAATAAAGTTTCTAAAGCTGGAGATACTATGACTGGCGGATTAGAAATAGTAAATGCTAATTCTCAATTAAAAATAGCTTCTGCTTCTACGGCCAATACAGCTAAACTCGCTACTATTGAAACATATGATTACGCAGGAAAAGTAAAAACAATTTTCCAAGGAAATGAAGAAACAACTTCTTCTACTTTACATATAGGCGGAAATGCAACTGGTTCAAATAACTACTCTAATATAAAATTATATTCTGGAGAAAATGTTGTTTTAGAAACAAAATCAGATTCTATTAGTGTTAAAAATAAAGTTTTACCTACTGCGTCAGATACTGTTGATTTAGGTAGTTCGACTTTAGAATTTAATAATTTATACGCTAAAAATATTTATGAAAATGGTGTTTCTTTAAATAAAAAATATGCTTACACTGCTAGTAAAAGTGGTACAGGTGCTTATGTAACAAGTATCGGCGTTTCAAATGGAGTTGTTACATATTATACAGGAAACCCAGCTAATACAGATACAAAAGTTACTCAAACAAATGTTACAACATCATATAGACCAATAATTGTTTCTTCTTTAGGTGCTTCTACAGCTACTTTAGCACATGGTTTAACTAGTGCTTCAACTGCTGGAGTTGGATACTTTAAAGAAATAGTCGCTGGTCCAAACGGAGATTTATATGCAACGAAATTTGTCGGAGCATTTGAAGGATCTTTAAACGGAAATGCATCAACGGCTACAGGTATTAATACTTTAGCTATGGCTAGTAATACAAATAGTTATTTATTTGTTGGAACTTCAACTGCCGGAAATCAATCTCCTAGATTCGTAAATGATATATTTGTTAATAGAACTGTTGATGCTAGTGGAAACATAACTTCTAGAACATTAAACGCTAATGGATATACTATTATTGGAACAACATTCAGTGGAACTTTCTCAGGAAATGCTTCTAGTGCTTCTAAAGTCAATACAACAAATATTGGAACAGATGATATAGAATATGGAATTTTAGTTAATAATGGAACAGGAAATATATCTCCTATTAAATCAGGAGTAACTATTAACCCTAAACAAAAAACTATTAGTGCTCCTTCCGGATATACAATTTCTGCAGAAACATTTTCTGGAAAAGCTAGTACAGCAGGTACTGCAGATAAAGCTATCAAATTAAATTCTGCAGCTGGAAATTCTACACAACCAGTTTATGTTGATACTGATGGAAGTGTAAAAGCTTGTGGAGATGAATTAGCTGTTGATATAACTGGAACAGCTGGAAAAGCAAAAGCATTTACATCTAGCTATGGTAGTGTATCTAAACCTATTTATATCAAATCAGATGGAACTCCAGCAGAATGTTCTGGAACATTAGACTTAAATGCAAAAACAGCATCTGTTGCAACTAAAGCAGCTAATCTTTCTAATGGTGCTTTAGGACAAATTCCTTATCAAACTTCAGCAAATGCAACTTCTTTCTTAGGAAGCTGGTTTGGAACAAGTGAAACAACCGCCGGAGTTAGTAGAACTTTAATTTTATCTAAAGGTGCTTCTATACCAACATGGCAAACAGAACCTTATTTAAGATTAACAGGTGGAACTTTAACAGGAAAATTAACTCTTGTTGGAAATAAGACAACCGATAGTTATAATTCTGATGCGTTTAATGGAAATAATAGTAATTTAACAAATATTCATGGAATATATATTGGAAATGCAACGAAAACAGCGGCAAACGCATATGCTAACGGAATAAATTTCTATAAATCTAGTACAAATACAAATACTTTATATGTAGGTGCAGATGATGAGCTATATTATACTCAAGATAGAAAACTTGGCTCAGCACCAGCCGCAGCAGATGTTTTTAAAGTTATAACTAATAAAAATTTAAGCACTGCGTTATCAGAAGACTTACTATCAAAATCTAATTTTGCAACATTCGCAAGTACGTTCTCTGTAGATTCATTTAAAGGAACACTATCTGTTTCAAAAGGTGGAACTGGAGCAACTACTTTAGCAAATAATCAAATTTTATTAGGAAATGGAACTGGAGCTATTAAAACAATCGCCGCTATTCCAACAACAGATCCTACAGATGCAGCTCATGATTCTAGTAATTATTATTTAAAATCTACCGCTGATAAAAAAGGATATACTTGGGGTAAATTAGGAACAATTGTTTCTAAAAATGCTGGGGATTATCTTGGTGCAAATGCAACTGCTAAGAATTCAGAAAAAGTAAATTTACAAATTAGAACTTCTACAAACGAAACACAAGAATACTCTATTATTTTTGGAGATGCTGTTTCAGCAAATGCTTCTTCTAATTTATATGTAAAACCAGCAAATACAGCAACAAATGATAAAAAATTTACTTATAATGTGAATACAGGAAATGTTACAGCTGCAAAATTTACAGGTACTTTAGAAGGAAATGCTTCTAGTGCTACAGTTGCAACTTCAGCTGGATATGCTTCAAAAGTTACAGTTTCTTCAACGGATACGGCTAAAGATTATAATTTAACATTTGTTGAAAAAGTATCCGGAAGTAATCAAATTTATGTTGCAGGTTCAAATCCAATTAAAGTTAATCCTAGCACTAAAAAAATAAATGCTACGGGATATGAAATAACGGCTTCAAAAGTTAGTGCTACAACATTTACAGGTACTTTAGCAGGAAACGCTGAATCTGCCTCTAAAGTTAATATAACAGATATTGGAACATCAGATACAGAATACGGAATTTTAGTTCATAACGCATCAGGAAATCAAACTCCAATTAAATCAGATATAACTATTAATCCTAATACTAATATTATTGATGCTTCTAAATATACAATTAAAGCTAAAATAGGTGGAAATTCTACAGTTGATGGAAATCTAATTGTTACAGGAAATGTTAATATTTCTCAAAACTTAAATGTTACAGGAACTGCTACTATTGGTGGATTAACTGTTAAAGGATCTACTACTTCTATTATTTCTAATGAACTTAAAGTTAAAGACCAATTAATAGAATTAGCTGCTGGAAGAACTGAAACAACTGCTATAACTAATTATGCGGGTATGTTTATCCAAAATTATGATGGAACTAATACAGGAGCTTTAGTCTTCGATGCTAATGGTACTGCTTATGTTGGAGATGTTACTTATGATTCTTCTCAAGGCATAATTGTACCAAAAACACCAGATACAGGAAGCTCAAAAACTTCTCTTCAACCTTTAGCAACTAGAGATAGTAATTTAGCAAACGACGATGTTTTAAAATGGGATTCTTCTAAAAATACTTTAGTAAAAGCTACTAATTTAATAGATACTGCCTATGTGCCAAAAGATGTAACAACTAAAACAATTACTGGAGCTGTAAAAGTAAATGTAAATGATAATGGTCTTGTTATTGGTTCTTCTTCATTAGTAGCTAGTGATATTCCAGATATATCAGAAACATATTTACCTTTAGCCAATAAAGGAGTAAAAACAGTTGCTGGACCAGTTTCATTTACAAATGATGTTAAAATTTATAACACTAACAGTGGAACGCATGGATTACATATTTATAGAAATGGTACGACTTCTTCATCTGAATATGTTAAGCAATATTTAACAGACGATGCATTCTGTGTTTCTTATACTAATGATGAAGCAACATCTAGTATAAAATTCATAATGGAAAATACAGATACTGAGTCACCAAACGCAGGAACAAACAAAACAACTGGAAATGTAACATTTACTGCTCTAGCATCTAATAAATCTCGTGTTACTGCTACGGAATTTTCTGGTAATTTAACAGGAAAAGCTACTTCAGCAGGAACTGCAGATACAGCTACTAATGCGAATAATATAAAAGTTACTGTTTCAAACAGCGGAAACTTCTATATTCCTGTTATAGCTCCTACATCTCAAACAGGAAATAAAGCCGTATATGTAACATCTAGCAAGCCAATTTTAATATCTATTCCTTCAACAGGAACTCCAATTATAAACGCTTCTGGATATACTGTTTCAGCAACAACATTCTCAGGAGATTTATCTGGAAATGCTTCTAGTGCAACTAATGCTACAAATGCAACTAATGCTACAAATGTAGATTTATCTGCTACTCATACTAGATCAGAAGCAAATGGTGATAGCTTTGAAATTAAAGCTGGAAACGGAACACCTGCTAGTATAAATATTCAAAATGCTAAGAAAGCTGGCTCTATTGTAACGACTAGTGCAGAAAGCAATAGTTCTAGACATGTATTCTTTGCATATGAAAACGACGATTCTAAAGTTGTTTATAATGATAGTTTTAAATTTAATCCTTCAACTCAAGTATTAAATATTGGAGACATCAGTATAAACGGTAAATCTAGTACAATTACAGCTTCAACATTCACTGGAACTGCTAAAAAAGCAACAGAAGCAAATAACGCTGGATATTTGAGAACAAACGTTACTGCTCCATCTGCTAATGTTAGTGGATTCTATGTTAATGAAGACAATAAATCTTTAACAATATATAAAGGAACTTCTACAAGCGAAGAAATTATTGGACAAATTCAATTTGGAGCAAATCCTGGAAGTACAACTATTAAGGTTGCTAACGCTAGTGCTACAGTGCTTACAAATACTAATATAGCTAGTCACGCTGTTACAGGTATAGTAGTTAAAAATGGAACAGTTGGTTCAGTTACCGGAACAAAATCAAATGGAACTGTTACAGTTGATATAGCTTCTATCATTCCTTCAGCTTCATCTTTAGCTAGTGATTTTGTAACTATTAACTCAGATCAAAATGTTCCTTCTAAAAAATCATTTGGGCAAGGAATTACTTTAGGAACAAATGCAACTGCAAATTCTACTACATACAGTAATTCTGGTTGTACAATGAAATATAATTCAACTAAAAAGTGTGTGCAATTTATATTTGCATAGGGAGATTTTTTCTCCCTCTTTTTATATAGGATAATATTTTTGAAAATAACGCATTTAACAATATATTATCTTATATAAAGAGAAAATAACCCTTCTCACAGCGATCGAAATTTAAAAAGGCGGATATTTATCAATTCATCTTCTCACAGAACTATTATAAGGTGGTGATTTCTATGAGTTTATTATTTAGATTTCCTTTAAATGGTAATTTAACAAATAAAGGACAATATGAAGTGTCTCTAATAAATTCAAATGCAACTGTTGGAACAGGAACAAAATTTAACAATGGATATTCTTTTAACGGAACTTCGGCGTTTTTAGCAACAAATAAAAAATGTTCTGATTTGTTTTCTAGTGGAGATTCATTTTCAATTTCAGTTTTTGTTAGTATAGCCGCTTATCCAATAACATCAACAGGAATTGTTTGTTGTAATCAATACCAACAACAAGGATTTGGGATTGGGTTAAGGACAACAGGTGTTCCAGTTTTAATGATAATGGGAACATCTGAAGGAAAAGAAGTTTCTGCAAATAAAGCAATTCCGCTAAATACATGGACACACTTAGCATATACCTATAATGCTGAAAATAAAAAAGCTCAATTATATATGGATGGATTAGTAATTGCTTCTGTAACATCGACATTTAATTGGGTATCTGGATCAAATACTTTTGCTATTGGAAAAAATACTCAAGGTGGATGGGACGGATTTTTTAAAGGAAATATTAAAGATGTTCGTGTTTATAATGAAACTTTGTCTGTATCTGAAATAAAAGAAATTAGTAAAGACTGTTTTGCATATTATGATTTTAATTATATTATGGATAATAAATGTTTTGATTCATCAGGAAATTCAAATACTGGAATTATAAATGGAACATCTACTTTGTCAGAAGATACAAGAAGTGGATTAAATTCTATGGAATTTACTGGAACTAATTATATTAATACTGGAATACAAAGTAAAGAATGGGGATTCTCAAACAGTTCAAAAAGTGTTGAGATATGGACATATTTAAATGGAACAGATCCGCATAAATTAATAGGAACTTTGAACTATTCTTGGCAAATAAGATATACCGGAACAGCTATTCAATTTGTTCAATGGGATAGTTCGGGCGGTTCATCAAATACAATGAATTTAGCAACTACTGTATCCGCAAATGCATGGCACCATATAATAGTAACATGGGATAATACAAAATTAGTTTTATATATAGATGGCGTTGCTAAAGTAACAAGATCTGCTACAACAACAGCAACAAATAAAATAGTTTCGGATAATATTAATATTGGCGGAAATATATATAAATTTGGAAGCAATGTTAGTGGTTTAAATGGTAAAATTGCTTTAGTAAAACTATATGATAGTTGTTTATCTGCAACAGATGTTTCTGATCTATATTCTGTAAAAGGATTCGTTTCAAATGAAAGCGAATTATTCGTTTATCAACTAGACGAAATAGAAGGAAATACTTCTGATGTTGTAGATTTTAATGGAGTTTCGGCTGCAAATGCTTTTGATGAAAACTCAATATATAGGATCTACTCTCCAATAGAATATTTAAATTTTACTGGAACATCAACACAATTGATAGATACAGGATATAAACCAAATAATAATACAACTGTAGAAGTTAAAACAAATGTAACAGGAACAGGCAAATGGTTATGCGGCGGAAGAGAAAGCACTGCTAAAAATATTTATGGTTTATATATAAATAGTGGTACAAATTTATGGTATCAATACAGTGTTGGAGGAAGTTCTGCGGCAACTCCAGATTTAGTAAATACAGATAGAATAATTAAAACAGATAAAAATATTCTATATGTTGATGGAGTGGTTAAACAAACAAAAGATATTGTGACTTTTCAATCTCCTGCTAATATGTATATTGGAACTATCAATACTAATGGAAGTTTGGATGGAAGATATTTTACAGGAAAAATTTATTATTTTAAAATATGGGATAATGGAACTCTAGTTAGAAGCTATCTTCCATGCATTAGAAAGTCAGACAATAAAGTTGGCTTTTATGAGGAAGTAAATGGAGATTTTGTTGGAAATGGATTCACCACAACATTATCTGGAATAGAAAACGAAAATTATTTTGAAGTTTATGAAGATAAACTTATTTCAAAAAACTTTATAGAATTATAGAGGTGATTAATATTTATGGCAAGATTAACAAATACTTTAATAAACGGTTCTTTAAAAGTAACCGATAATATTTACGCAAATGTTGTTCATGCTACAACATTTAGTGGGAAAGCAACTTCTGCTGGAAGCGCTGATAATGCAACAAATGCTTCAAAGGTTAGTATAAATTCTATTGGAACATCTAGTGTTGATTATGGAATTTTAGTTCATAATGCAACCGGAGCCCAAACTCCTATTAAATCAGGAGTAACAATTAATCCTAGTTCTAAAACTATAAAAGCAACCGGATATTCATTTGACGGAACTGTTGATGTTACGAAGAATAATAATTTTGGTACAAATACAACTTCTAATATTACAATAGGAAAATCAGGACTGATTACTACTATTAATGGTTCAGGTGTTACAATTGCCGGAAATTTAACCGTTCAAGGTTCAACTACAATTAGTAATATAAAAAATCTATCTGTTGAAAATCAATTAATAGAATTGGCCACTGGAAGAGCAAATACATCAACCCCTATAACTAACTATGCCGGTATGTTTATTCAAAAATATGATGGAACTAATTCTGGCGCTTTAGTATTTGATTCATCTGGTACAGCTTATGTTGGAGATGTTACGTATGTTTCTTCTAATGGAACAATTTTACCAAAAACAGACACTGGAAGTTCAGAGAGCTCTCTTCAACCTTTAGCGACTAGATCTAAAGACTTGACAGCTGATTGTATTTTAAAATGGGATAGCGCTAAAAAAACTTTAGTTAAAGCTACTAATTTAACAGATACTTCTTATGCTGCTGCTGAACATAATCATAATTCTACATATATTACAGCTGTTTCAGTTAATAATAATAAAATTACTTATACGTTAAATGGAGTTTCAAAAGATGCTGGAACTGTAAATAACGTTGCAAATGCAACCAATGCAACAAATGCTACAAATGTGGCTTTAACAGCATCTACTACTGCAGACGCAACAAATGGAGACAAAATTACTATTAAAGCTGGAAATAAAGCAGGAGCTTCGTTTAATATAACAAATGCAAAACATGCTAATTCTGCAGAAACTGCAAGTAGTGCAGCTAAAGCAGACCAAATCAAATTAGAATCTGCAGGAACAACTAATCAAAATATTCCGTTGATATCTAGAGCACCAACTACTAGTAGCACAGGATATAATTATGTTAATACTTTAGACAGTTTAACTTTTAATCCAAGCACAGGTACTTTAACTGCAACTGTTTTTGATGGTACATCTAGTAAAATTAAAAGCGACAGCGTATCATCAAATTCTAACCACCATGTATATTTTGATAATGGAGAAAATCAGGTTGGATATAATTCTCATTTAACATTTAATCCATCTACATCTATTTTAACTATAAATGGAATAACAATAAATGGTTCAACCAAAGTTATTACAGCTACAACATTTACTGGAAAAGCTACTTCTGCTGGATCAGCAGATACAGCAACTAAAGCTACAAATATAGCAGTTGATGCTAATAATTCTAATACTTTAAACGTGGCTTTGCTAAATGTTTCCGCTGCAACAACTAGTACAAAACCGTTAGTTGCAACAACAAATAAACTTTCATATAATACTTCAACGGGTAATTTATCTGCTTTACAACTTGGAGTTAAATCGGCCGGATCAGACACTACACCAAAAGCATATATGAAATATAACTCAACTGACGAGTGTATAGAATTTATTTTTGCGTAGGGAGACGCATAATTCTCCCTTTTTTACTTAAGATAAAAATAAATATTTTTATTTTAATTAAGAAATTAAATTAAGGACGGTGATATTATGGCTTTAGTGGCTTGGTATCCATTAAATGGAGATATAGCAAACCACGGTATTGGGAATGCTTCATTCTCATCTGCATCTGGGTCTATTTTTGTTAATAATGGAAAAACTGGAAAAGCTCTTCAAGGAACAGATAAAACATTTTCATGGACTGCAGAACAAACTGCTAGTTTATTAAACAGTCAAGAATTCTCAATATCTTTTTGGTTGTATGTAGATGCTGAAACAGGAAGTAAAACAAATAAAGGGATGCTTTTCGGAAGTAGTTCGATGACACCTCCAAATAATAGACGATATGCTTTATTTCAATATCCTTCTTGTAATGATTTACATTGGAGTTGGCAAAATGATAATGCTAGTGGAACATTTATTGGAGATATCTTATATGGAGTATTGCCATCTTATAAATGGACCCATGTCTGTGTTATTTATAAAAAACCAACTTCATATGTATATATTAACAATGAATTAAAGAAAACCTCAACTGGAACGCAAACATCCACTAATTGGAATATTGTAACACCTGTATTATATCAAAATCCATACACAAGAAAATGTGATTACAGAATATTTAATCATGCAATTTCCGCAAAAGAACGAGAAGAAATATATAAATCTTGTATATTACATTATGATTTTACAACTCAAGATACTGGAAAAATATACGATGGATCTGGATTTAATAATCATGGAACATTTTCTGGAACTCCAACTTATTCTACGGATACAAAATCTGGCTCAGTTAGTTTATCTTTAAACGGATCAACAAAAGTAACTTTACCTGGTATATTACACGATGGAAATTTACAAGATCATACTGTTACTTGTTGGTGGTATAAAACTAAATCTAAATCAAGTCAAAAATTGATAAATTTAAATATAGGATACTATTTACAACTTGGATCTAATGATAAAGCTATAACATACATAAATAGTGGAGATAACGATCATTATAGATATTCTAGCACTTTAGCTGTTAATAATTGGTATTTTTTAGCATTTTCATATAAACGACCGGTTACAGCAACCTCAACAAGCGAAATAGAACTTGGTATGTATGTTAATGGTGTAAATACTGGAAGTGCATATATCAAATCTGCTTCTGTTGCCGGTCATTCTATGCCAACAACAACTGAATTATTTACAAATTGCGAAGGATTAATTTCAGATGTTAAAGTTTTTGCTAGAAAATTAACAGATTCGGAAATATTAGAAATGTATCAATCAAAAGCACAAATAGATAAAGATGGAAATATATATTGTGGTGAATTTATAGAAGAACCACAAGAAGAAACTACTGCAACAAAAGTAGTTTTACCAACAAAAAATTATGAAATAAAAACAAACGAATTAATAGAAACCACAGATGTGAATATTGCAAAAATTGGAAAAGATGGTAATATATATGGTGGTGGATTTTATGAAATATAAAGAGGTGATTACATGGCTCAATTAAGTAATACAATAATAAATGGAAAATTAAAAGTAAATGGAACCATAGAAGGAAGTTTAAGTGGAAATGCAACTTCCGCTAATTCTGCGACAACCGCGTCAAAACTTTCTACTAGCGCAGGAAACGCGTCGTTACCTGTCTATTTCTCTGATGGAAAACCAGTACAATGTTCTGGAACACTAAGTCTAACTTCTGCAGATTCAAATAAACTTGGAGGAAGAGCAGCTGCTGATTATAAGGCTGCGTTCAGCACAGTCTCTGCAAGTGGAGCAACTTTAACTTTTACAAGAATAAATGGAACAACTGAACAAGCTACAATATCTGTAACAGTTAGTGGCACATCTGATTCTGCTAATGCTGTAAAAATTGAAAATAAATCGAATTCTTCAACTACTGGATATTTAGTCGGAGTATCAACTGCTGGAGAAACATATCAAAGTTTATACGCAACATCAAAAATATCTTTCGATACTTCAACAGGAGTATTTGTTGCTCCAACATTCTCTGGCTCTTTATCTGGAAATGCAACTAGTGCATCTAAATTAACTACGTCTAGCGCAGGATCTGCATCTATGCCTGTTTATTTCTCTAATGGTGTTCCTTCGGCAATATCAAGTTTAGACTTTCCAGATAGTCTTAGACATGGCTCTGTTCATGTAAATAAATCAGGTATTAGTATAACTACTTCAGAAGCCTCAGAAGATGAAAAAAACTGTTGGATACAATATGATAACGGATCTTTTAAAATTGGAGGGTTTAATCTAATCCAAGCAACAACATTCTCTGGAGCTTTTTCTGGAAACGCTTCAACTGCAACAAGCGCAACTAATGCTTCAAAGGTTAATATAACTAATATTGGTACGTCTAATACAAATTACGGAATTCTTGTACAGAATGCTTCTGGTAATCAATCTCCTATTAAATCAGGAATAACAATAAATCCTAGTACAAAACTTGTAAATGCAAGTGGATATACATTCTCTGGAGCTTTTTCTGGAAACGCAACCACAGCTACAGCACTAACATCAAATGCCGGTTCTTCAACAACTCCAGTATATTTTTCTAATGGAAAACCTGTTGCATGTGGTCATGCATTTACTAGTTATTTACCTTTAGCCGGTGGGACTTTAACAGGAACACTAAACACAAAAAAGATAGTTGTACAAGGAGCAAATGCAAGTTTAAATATAGAAAACATATCAGCTTCAATTGATTATGCTAAAATAGAAACTCCTACTGATAGAGCATTACATTTACAAGCGCCTAGTAATACGTATTTAGTAGTTGGTGATACTACTTACTCAACCGATAGAACGAATAAATATAAATTTATTGTTAATGGTATTTCAAAATTTAATCCTCCTGCTAATGTGGCAAATACTGAACAGGCAACAGCGATAATTGGAACTGCAAACGGAGGACAAGTTATTATTGGTAAAGAAGGGGCGAACTCCGGAACAATGCTTCGATTTGATCAATCAACAGGAACACCTAGATTGCGTTTTAGAGCTAGCGGAACGGCAGGAGCAATTGTTTGGGAACAGCCAGAGACTAACTCTACTCTATATTATGATGTTAAAAATATACAATTTAGAGAAGTTAGTGGAATTCAGTTACCAAATTTCAAAAATGGTATATTAAAAACAGATAGTGCCGGAAATTTATCTGTTACATCAACAGTTCCAGTAGCATCAAAGGTTAATATAAGTGCCATTGGAACAACAAATGCTGATTATGGAATTTTAGTTCATAACTCAACAGGAAATCAATCTCCTATTAAATCAGAAATAACAATAAATCCTAGTACAAAAATGATTAAAGTTCCTCATGGATATAGAATACAAGCTGATACATTCATGGGACAGGCGAACAGTGCAGAAACTGCTACTCTAGCATATGCTATAAAAACTAGTAGCGGCGCGTCAGGTAATACTAATTATGGATTTATTATTGGCGATCAAGAAGGAGACACAAATCCTTGGTTTAGTGATATTACATTAAATCCATCAACCAAAGTTATTAATTTAAATGGTTATACAATACCAGGATTAGGAGGAGGAAGTTCTTCTTCTAGTACATCTGAAGTACAATATGGTCATTCAAAAATTACATCTGATTTTACAATACAGCCATATAGATATTACTATATCTATAGTGAGCAAACAGGAGAAAATTATGAAGTTTATTTATCTAGTGATCGAATGGGATATTGTACTAGATTTAAAATGATAGCTGGAGTTCCACATTTTCAACTAGGGCCATGTTCAAATGGAGTTTTGACATCTGTTGAACACGATACTGTTTGTGAAAAAGTAGGTACAAAGATGTATAGATTTTTACCTACAATCGGAAATCAGCTGTCACAATATGCAGAATTTCCTGTTGCACCTATTTCTACAAATTCAGTATATTTTGTAAATGTATCAACTACTCCATACACAGTAAATAATTCAAAAAGTGTTGTATTTTATAAGGACATTAATATCAATCCGAATTATTTACCAAATCAAACTCTAACATATGAATTATTTAATACTGGATTATATGTATTTAATTTAAAGCCTAGTTCAGCAACTGATGAATTTAGTATTAATATAAAATTTGCTCCTTTAAAATGCGAAGACAAATACTTAGGAAGACCAATATTCTTTACTGATGGAGATCAAAATAAATTTGCAAATTATATATTTTGTGATATTGATACAGTCTCTAATTCCTCCGACAGTACAACTCCAGTCTTAACAAATATTTTATTGATTCATCAAAAAGGAGTCATGAATTTTAAATCATTTGCTATTGAAGTTACTGATACTGCGGCATATGTTGGTTTCTTAAATGAAGTATAAAATTAAAAATTATTTTCAAAAAAATATTTTTAAAAAGTCTAAAAAAAGTTTGAACAATATATTAAGTAGATAAAAACATAATTCTAGATACATGCGATTATTTACTTAAAAATATTACCATTTCTTATTTATAAACAATTTAAATGAATCTTAAACGAAATATACACATATAGCATAACACGTAATAAGTATATAATACGTGTGTCTATAACGTATATTTCGCCTTTTTTGTTATTAAAACACTTTTCGTAAAGGAATCAAGGAGATTTTTATGGAAAGCACAAATGAAAGAAAGAGCTCTGGAGTTGCTAAAGCTGGTTTAACTCTTGGCATAATCGGAACAAGTTTAGCTGGATTATTAGCAGCAGGAAACGGAAACGGTGTTGGCCTTTTTGGCGGGGTAAATAGAGTTGAAGAACAACAATCTACAATTTCTACTTTAGAAAGTCAAATTGCCGAATTAAAGGCAATGCGTTATGCCGATTCTGTTGGCGCAGAAGTTTATCGTAGTATGATCGGTTATAATGAAAAAACTAATACCAAGATCGAAGCTATGGGTCGTGAATTATACGGCGCAGTTGCTGAATTAGATAAACGCAGCGCATTAAACGAACAAGCTATGATTCTAAACCGTCAATATGACAACATGGCAAGAGATTATCAATTTGCTTTATTTGATGCTAAATTAGATTGTTGCTGCGATAAAACTGCTATGACTGCTAGCTTTAATCAACAATTAAATGAATTAGCTAACGCTGCAATCATCAATTATGTAAATAGTAACTTTATTGCCGGACAACTTTATTTACCAGCATCATCTATTACTCCACCACCTGTGACACGATAGGGAATTGAGGTGATTGTATGTATCCTTCAGTTCTACAATATCAATTTATCGTAGGAGATGCTTATGCTAAATCTGTTTGTAACTGTACAGGAGTTTTAGATTCACAGTTATATCAATGGCTATATTATGGAAAACTTCCTGTCACCGCATCAGCAACACCAACATATGATACTCAGGTTATCACTTCTGGTGGAAAAAACAGATATTTAGCAAGTGTTACAGTAAATAGAATCCCAGTTGTTACTGGAACTGTTACATTAGCCGCAGCAGCTACTGCAACTTATACATTTACTGGAGCTGCATCTGCTACAACAAGCAATGCTGCATACGCAACAGCAACTGTTTTAAATGGAGTTGTAACCATTACAGGTGTCGCAGCCGGAACATCAACGGTTAATATTTTAGATATAAACGGCTTAACTATTGCAACAATCGTTGTTACAGTAGCTTAATAGTTTAATATCATATTCGTAACCGATTCTTTTTTCTTAGAAGGAGAATCCAATGTTCAATAACAATCAAAATAATAGTTTATTTAGTAACCCATATTTAGTAAATAGTGGGCCTAAATCACCTAGTTCAAGCGATATAGCGAATCTGTATCAAAAATTAGATACTTTAAAAGCTCAACAAACTGCAATGCAACAAATGGAAAATGTTCGACCAAACAATAATATGAACGACGAATCTGCCAAACGAAGAACTGCTTTTACAGAAATTAATGACACGTGGGCAGAACTTTCAAACGATGAAAAAAAATTTATCGAGAACAGCCAAGAATATGCACAAGCAAATATAGAATATCAAACAGCTTTTAACAGTTTTTTACTAGAGCGTATGGGAGACGAATTTTTGCGTTCAAAATACGGATCTGCACCAGAAAAAATTCTTCTCGTTATTAAACAGAAAAAAGAAGAATATCAAAGCAATCTAACAAACGACATCTCGACTATAAAAACACAAAATGAGTATTTAATTAAGAAAAACGACGAATTAAGTAAAAACAACGAAGAAATGTCTAAATTAATAAAATCCTTACAAGATCAATTGTGGGTAAATAAATAATGGATGAAAAAGAACTTTTATACCAATTTTTAGGAAGAGAAATTGACTCAATAATAGATAATCTCTGCCCAGGACTACATATAATTTCCGGAACAATTAAGAATTATTTATTTAATTATATTGATCCATATGTTGATATATTCTTTATGGGCGGAAAGCAATTAAATACAACAGCTGTAAAAGACTACGCAACAAAAGAAGTAACAGATAAAATTAAAGATTTTGTGAAAAAATACGAGGATGAGCGCGATACGGAGATAAAGCGAAAGAGCAAACCCAATGAAAATTAAAGAAATGATTTATGATTATTTAGAAACTAATCATGGAGATTTAAATAAAATGGAAGAGTTTTCTGAATTTATTTGTGATTACTTTAAGAAAATAAAAGAAGAAAACAAACATATATACTATGACTTCAAAAAAGAACTTGATACTTTTACGTTCGAAATTGACGAAGATATTATTGAAGAAGCAATATTACATTTAGAGAGAAAAGACGGCAAAGAAGGAAAGAAATGGGATATCACAGATACCGATGGAGTGGCAAAACAATATGGAATTTTCGAAAAACATCCAGAATTAGACCCGCTTATTTGGTATTTTGCATTAAATTATACATACGCAGTTCATTATCATGGCGATAGAACAATCGGCGATTATGTAGATTTAGCCTGTGAAGAAATTGCAGATAAGAACATCTGTATTATATCTAAAATAAAACACTTATATAATAAATAGTTTAATATAACGGTATTCTTAATTGAAACGAAAGAATTTTAAAGAAACGATGAAGAAAAGTAAAGACGCAAAAATTATTTTCTCGCCTCAATTGGCAAATTATTTATTACAATGTGGATTTGAGATAATCAAATTAAAACCAAAACATGGTAATCCAAACGAAACTGTTTTCGTATTTAGATTAGTAGATGGATTATACGATTCAATTGAAGATTGGATGAACCAAAAAGAAAACGAAGAATACTATTGTGAAGAAGACAAATAGTCTTCTTCATTTTTATTTATAACTAGGCTATTTGGAACAATATATTATAACTTAACAATCACGTAGATGATTCATAAACGAAAGGATGGCTTTAGTTATGAAAAAGAAAGATAAAGTAAAAAAAGTAAAAAGCAATAAACTATCCAAAGCAGAACAATTCGGGTTACGAATGCGTCTTCTAAAAATATGGTTTGTAAAAAATCTATATATAATGTTTTGGGTATTCTTTATTGTTTGCGTCGGATTAACGTTCTCAGGAATAATTAAACCTGGCACACCAATACTTGGAGCAATATTCGGAGATCTATCTCAAAAAATTGAAGATGTTATTTCTGAAATTGGCGGAAATATGACAGTTTATAGCGTATTAGAATCTATTATTTCTTTAGGATTAGTCATCGGTTTATGTATGACAAAATTAAAAAGAATTTGTTTATCTGATATAAGAAGCAAAAAAACAAAAATAATGTTAATAAAAGCTGGTTTGTATTTTAATGAAAATGGAAAACTAGCAAAACGTATCGAAACTATTACTAAAACAGATTTAGATGGAGATGGAAAAATTGGAGATAAAAAAGCCGAAGAAGTTGAGCAAGATGAAAATATTATTGAAGGCTTGCGTCGTGCTGGAGAAGAATTTGTTACAATAGTTACTTTAGATTTATCTAATGTTGAAAAAGATAAAGAAGACGAAGTTTATAAAACAACAGGATTAGATGAAACTAAAGAAGGTGTTGATGAATTTAAAGTTGCTGCTGTTGCATCTGGGGCTAAATTATTAGATCCATCTATTGATGTAGATAAAGAAGTTGCAAAAGCTAAGAAAAACAAAATTCGTTCAGTTAAAAATTATTTTAAAAACTTTTTCTCTGATATAAAAAAGGCAATGAATTTAAATGTTGATCCAGACGAAAAAGTTAAGAAGCAAGCAGAAAAACAAGCTGCTAAGGCAAAAAAAGAAGAAAAGAAAAATCAAAAGAAACAATTACGTATAGAAGCTAAAAAGCAAAAAGAGTTGGCTCAAAAACAACGAGAAGAACAAAAGAAACGTGAAGCTCAACTTGAAGCTGCTGAAAAAGCAAGAATTAAAAAGCTTGAAATGGAAAGAAGAGAAATGCAAAAAGAATCTGCTAAACAAGCTAAAGAAAATCCTGTTGCGTCTCAACCAGAAGCTCCTCATCAAGCATACACTTCTGCTCAAGCACAATTACGTGATATATTAAATAAAAAACGATAGGATGGTGGTTTTATGCCAGACATAAATAAAGAAGTCTTATTTAAAACGCTCGAATATACAACTAGTTCTACTGTGGAAAAAAGTACATTTTTAGTTACATCTGCATCAAACGATGAATATGCTATAAATGTATATATTTCTGCTGTTGGAAAAGGAAATTTAAGATTTTATATTCAAAATGATTCTGTTTTACGTATTGAAGCAAATATTCAATCTGGAAATTGGAAATATGCTTTAGATAACGCAATCCATGGATTCTATATTGAAACTCCTACTGAAACAGAAATTACTTTTAGAACAGAAATTTTATATGGACAACTAAACGCCATCCTTCCTTCTTTAAGTGTTACTGATAAAAATAAAATCGAAATTCAAAATGGTTCTTGGGTTTCTGCTGAAAATTGTAATGATTTAAATATTAAAAATGACTTAACAGTTGGAAACAATGTTATTGTCGAAAGAGATTTAAATATTAATGGATCAGAAAGTAAAATAAACGGAAATGTAACTGTTTCTCAAGGTAACTTAACTATTTCCGGAAATTTAAGTATGAATGATGCAAGCAGTACTATTATAACTGGAAATATTTCAAGTGTAAATACTATCAGTGCATCTTCTATTGCAATGAGAGAAAATTCTAGTATTACAACTAGTACAATCACAGGGGCTTCTACAATATCTGCAAGTACAATTAATGCAACTAATTTAAATGGAACAGCCAATATTACAAACCTAAATATTCCAACTTCTTCAGATTTAAATGTTTCTAATTTAAATATGACAGGAGAAAATTCTACTATTAAGGTTAGCGGAAATGTTACAGCTAGTACTTTATCAATAAATAATTTAGAAAGTTCAAATATACGAATAATTGGTAGTAATGGAGTTACTATTAGTGGAAATACAAGAGTAGTTGGCAATTTAACAATTAATGGAGAGATTACTGGGCAAATAACACAAGAACAAAATGCTTTAGCTGGAATATCATCAAATACTTCAATAGCATCTGAAAATATTTCTGAAATAACTATTACGTTGGATGAACAAACTAATAACAAATATTTTTATGCGGACGATACATCTAAAAGTAAATCATATAAAGTTAATATTAATTCTAAACCAATATATGATAAATTAAGTAATCAAAATACAAATTTAACAGGTTTAATTAATACTAATAAAGAAAATATATCAAATTTAACAACTTCTTTAAATACACATAAAGATCAACTAACTAATGCAGACTCAGCACATTATTCTGATGTTTATGCTACAACTTTTCACGGTGCTTTAGTAGGAAATGCTGATTCGGCTACTACTGCCGATAAATTAGGAACAAATGCTGGTAATACATCAACTCCTATATATTTTGATAATGGAATACCAGTTACATGTTCTGGAGATTTAAGCCTAAACGCCACCAGTGCGTCAAAACTTAAAATTTCAGATACTGGAAATATATCTCAGCCTGTTTATTTTTCTAATGGTATTCCTGTAGCAATAACAGGAGCTTTATCTAATGATATAACAGGAAATGCTTCTACGGCTACAAGTGCAACTAAATTATCAAATTCTGATGGAGATTTAAACGTTGGAGAACCAGCAACGCCAATATATTTTGCTAACGGTATTCCATTGCAATGTGAATCCGTTCTTAGTGTTGATATAGATGGTAATGCGAGTACCGCAAATCAAGCAACAAAAGTTTTGACTTCTAATAAAGAAATAGCTGGCAGTATATTTATAGTAGGCGTATCTTCATCATCTGAAGAATATCAGAGTATTAAAACAGTAAGTGATATAACTGTTACCGGATCTAATATATCAGCATCTGATTATATTATAACTGCAAATTCATTTACAGGAAGTTTAACAGGTACCGCAACCAATGCTATAAATGCTAGTAATTCAGAATATAGCACATATCTAGGAACAGCTTCTGAAAATTATACATATAGTAGTTTAAAAACAGCATTAGAAAACACTGGAAAAATTGATATTATAAAAATAAACAATAGCGCTTTACCTATAGATACATCAGACAAGTCTGTTAATATTACAGTAGAATCTAGTTTAATCTCATCTACAAATCCTGTTCAAACAAAAGTAGTATATGATTTAGAAAGTAAATTAACAAACGAAAGTTCTTCACATTATAATAAAATATACGCAAATATTTTTGAAGGAAGTTTAAATGGAAAAGCAACTTCGGCCGGAAATGCAGATAAATCATCTGCTATAATAACAACTTCAGACCTAACAGGTGAAAACTATGAATATGTTCCGGTTATAACATCTACAGGAATGGTAGCATATACTGATAAATTAAAATATGCTGCTAGTACGAATACATTATCAGTTAATTCTATATCCGCAACAGCAACTATTCAAGCAAACTATTTCAATTCAACATCAGATGTAAGATTAAAAACAGATATTTCTCCAATAAGTAAGTTAATAGATGTAGATAAAATTATAAACGATATAAACTTATATACATTTAAATATAAATCTAATCCAAATGAAAAATGTTTTGGTGTAATAGCTCAAGAAATAAAAGATATAGATATAGACGATTTTACTTTTGTAAGTGAAAATTCTGATGGATATCTATCTGTTAAAGAATCTAAATTAGTATATCTATTAATTGCAGGATATAAGGAACAAAGTGCAAAAATTAAAGAGTTAGAAGAAAGAATAAAATCTTTAGAGGAATAAAACATGTCTTTTGAAATACAATTTAATCCTGAAATAAAATTTGACATGACAAATGCATTAAAAAATGCTTTAAAAGAAAATTCTGAAGATCCGGATCTTTATACCATAACATCTGCAGTTAAAAGTTTCTATCCAACTGAATTCAAAATTGCTGAATTTACTCCAGGAGATAATTTAGAAGGCAAGTATAATGTGTATGGAATAGACCTATCGAAGTTGATACATATTAATAATTATGATAAAACAACTGATTATAATTTTGATTATGATGCAAGAATCACAGATAGATTCGACTCTAGAAATATAAACGGCGTTTTTTGGATACGAGATAAAACAACAAATAAAGTAGTTTTAAGACCATCAACAAAAGATTTAGATAACTTATATTTGAAAAAAAACAAACCATTTAATCCTGTATATAACCCATGTGCTTTTAAATATAAATTTTCACATCTTAAAAAAGAATACAATGATGAAAATGAATATAAACATCTTGTAAATATTACAAATTCAGGTATATCAGACGGAGATGGCTATTTTTACTATACTGGATCTTTTAAATTACCAGTAAATGAAAAAATTATAGATTTTATTACGCCGTTAAATTCTGAATCTAAAAATATAATAATAGATGCCGATAACACAGTTAATGTAAGATTTAAAAATAAAATGACAACTTATACTTCTGCATATATAAAAACTAAAAAACATATTTTTTATGGAAGAGGAAATTCTAGAGATGTTATATATAATTCATATATTGATTTTGGTACAGGAACTAAAAACATAAACGGGCTTATTAGCTCGCAGTATGCTTTTAACAATATACAATCAGAAAGTATAACTACATCATCGTCTGATTCTATAAACATTATATATAAATATAATATTTCAAAATATAATGTGTATGCTATAAAAATATCTCCAGAATTAGGAATTTTAATGACCGTTATATATACAACTCAAGATGATACAACACCGTATAAAATAGTATTTGAAGAATTTGATACTGGCGAAAAGAATAGATTTTTTGTTGCAGAAGTTCAATCGCCAGGAGGAACAACATCTACTGGAGAATATACCGGAACATATGCTTGGTTTAATTGTTTCTCCTCTTCAGTATATATAACAAATATACAATATAATAAACTTGAGTCTCTTGGAGATGCTACAATAGCTAGTTTAATACCAAATGGATATTCAGTAGTATCTAAGATGAATAGTAGAAATATACATGAATATATAAATTTAAAAATAAAAAATAATAGTACGAATGAAATAAAAGACTTATTTACAACAGCTGAAAAATTTGAACAAATAGAATCTATAATAATATCTTCATATATAAATAATGATGAATATGAAAATTTTTATAACAAAATTATAAATTATGGTTCTACCTTGCAATTTGTTGTTGAATTTTCTGATACAACAGGAACTCATATTATATGCTCTGGTTATACTGATAGTGCTACATCTAAACAATATAAACTTGATTTTAATATAAATGATAATAATGCTTTGTCTGAAATAAGCTTTATGGAAATTTCTAGAATTGATATTACAGGTAGCAATAATCTTGAAGATAAAGTTTCTGCAAGACTATCTTTAAATTTTATTATTCCTAGTTTATTAAAAACAAACTCATCAAATATACAAGAAATACAACATGAATTGTTAATGCCCAATAGCATTCTAACGACAGAAAACGGAAAATCTATATGCACAACTACATTTAGATTTAGAATAAACCAATCTTTTGAACAGGATTATGACATATATAAATGTACTTTTGACATATCACACTCTGATACAATAGAATCAGATATAAGTGCTGCGACAACATCTACTAAAAATATAGATGGATATATAGAAGTTACTATAAATAACATAATTATTAATAAATCTAGCACATTTCACAACTCTTCAATTGATATTGATAATTTTAAACTATATGGGGTTAAAATTTCTGGAATAGGAAGTATATCGGTAGAACCAGTATCAAATGATTCATTTATATGCTTATTTTCAAATAGATATCTTTATGATGACCCTACTATAACATATAAATCAGAAAATTTAGATAATATGATAATAGATAGAACCGATAACGATATGTCTCAAGTTCCTTATATAAATAACGGACTTATAGAAAATACATTAGCAATTACATATGATGAAACAAACAATAATCATAAATTAGTTTTACCAATTCCATGTAAAGGAAATATAAGTACAAATAATTTTGGTGCTAAAAATGAAAACGGCTTTATGCGTATTTTATTTTAAGTAGGTGATTTTATGGCAACAAATAGCTCAGAAAAACAAAAAACGCTTTATGATATGTTTCAAAGATTTCCATCTGATATTTGGACATTAGACAATCTTCAAACATATTGCAATTATAATAATATTTCAATAATGCCTTTAAATTATATACTAGATGATTATAGAGATTATTTTGAAGTTAATGGATTTTTAAAAGAAGTCGAGCTCCCCAAAAAATATTGGTACTCACCAGCAATGTTTGCATATGACACATATGGAACAGCCGATTTAGATTTCATGGTTCTTTATTTTGCGAAGAAAACATCTATATTTGAATTCAATACAAAAAAAATTCAAATATTAGATCCAGAAAGAATTAAAGATATTAATAGAATAATTGTAGCAAATAAAGAATTCATTAAAGAAAACAAAAAAAATCCTCCTAAATTTATCAAATAACCCTTCTGTGAGCGATCGAAAATTAAAAAGGTGGATATTTCTCCATTCGTCTTCTCACAGAACGCTTATAAAAATAAACAAAAAAAAGAAACTAGATTAATTTCTAGTTTCTTTATATTTTAAACTCTTCGAACAGTTCTTGTTGTAGAATTATCTAATCTTGAATTAATTCCTTCTTCAGTTGTTATTGTACTAACAGGAACTTTTTCATTTATGTCTGCAATTAGTCTCAAATGATTTCCTTCGGCAAATCTAGTTTGGAATTTTGTTATCTTAGGAGAGTTAGATCTAGAAGCAACCATATTTAACATTAAATAGTTATCTTCATATTCACAAATCCCAGCTTCGTTTAATTTTTTATTAGTCAATCTATTTAAAACAATCGCACAATCGACGTTTTGAATTATATTAATTGATTCAGCAGTTTGAGATGCTCCCATTTTTCCAGCGGCAGCAACTTTTTCTTCAAATGTTTGTGCATCTTCTAACATTCTAAAAGCTTCTCTATTCATCTGTGCTGCTGTAACAATTGGAATATCTCTATCTTTTGCTAAAGAAGAAAGTTCATTTGTTATATCAGAAAGTTCTAATCTAACTTCCCCAGATTTTGTTGGTCTTGCCGGTTTTAATCTTGTGATATAATCGACAATTAACATAACACATTCTTTTCCATCTTCTTCCAAATCAGATAAAATTCCATCAATATCTAAAGTGCTAATAGATTTATTTTGTCTATATAAGATTTGTAAAGTTGCATTATTATTTCCAGCTACTGATGCTTGTTTTAATAATTCAACGCAATCTTTTGCTTTATATCCACTGAATTTAAAATTATCCCCAAATGACCAGACTGCAATTCTTCTTAAAGTTTCTTTTGTTGTATTTTCTAATGTTAAATATACAACTGTTGGAATCTTTGCAGGATCTTTTGGTCTAAAATTATTATATTGTTTTGCCCATAGTGCTATATTTAACATAAGACCTGATTTAAACCCTTTTGCAACACCCATTAAACAATAAACACGACCTTTTTCAAATCCACCATCTAACATTGTATTAAACATTTGTAACCCTGTTTTTACTTTAGAAGATGGATTATTTTCATCGTCAATACATTCTTGAATTTTATTTGTTAATATTGCTGTGTCAGATAAATCTAAATCAAAACGAGAATCTGCAATTGTATCTTCTACATCTCTAAAGTCCAAAGCAAGACGATTAATCATTCCATCAATTTTATCAATTTCTTCATTATAATCATCATATGCTTCTGCCTTTAAAATATTTATTCCATCAATTAAATCGTCAATTTTATTTTCTATAATTCCGTATTTTAACTGATTTGAAATCATTTTGTCTAGATTGTCTAATTCTTCAGGCGATAAATATTCATCATGATATAAATTTAATATATTTGTACATGCATCGTAATATTTTCCATCAACGTTTAATTCACTCAATAATTCTTCTTTTGTTGTTAAATTATTTGAAAGAATTAAACTTGTCATTTTCTTTATTAAATATACTCTAAACTCTTTTTCATATTCAACAACATAAGACTCTTTTGTTAATATATTAAATAGTTTAGATATATTTGATATAAATTTTTTATTTGAAACTGTTGTTAATATAGCAATTATAGTTCTGTCTAGCATTGCTAAATTAAACTTTAGTGCAATTTTTTCTTGTGCTTTACTCATTTCATCACCTATTATTAATTTTCTGGAGATTTTAATGGGCAATATATGTAAAGTTTTGGCACTCTAGCATAATCTCCATCATGCCAGTCTATTTTTTCTAATACTGTTATAACCCATTTATTTGGATCAATAACTTCTGTTTTATTTTCATAACCAAAATCTGTTAATGTTTCAACAGTTTTATTTTGATATACCAAATCAGTTTTTTCATTTACAACATAATTTACATCACCATAATATGTGTATGTTGAATTCCAAACGCCGCTTGATATTCCATCTACAGGAATAGCTAAAACATTTGTTAATGTTAAATCTGATTCGAATTCTTCTAAATCGTCTTTGAAATAAATACTAACATCGTCGTTTTCTAAACTAATAAATTCAAATTCAGAAAATACTTCTTCTAATGCTTCTTTAATATCGTCATCTATTTCAACATTTGCATCTTCAAAGAATTTATTTAAATTGTTTTTTAAATTTATGTTTTCCTCTAAAATAGCCATTATTCAGAACCTTCCTTTGTTATAATATCTTTAATTTGCTCTGGCGTAATATTCTCGGCGCCTTCCATCTCACTCAATTCTTCTTTAATAAATCTTGCAACAACTTCTTCTACCGGAAGAGTATTTTTAAATATATACTCATATTTTGCAAATCTATCATCTTTTGTTGTTGTAACGTATGATTTCTTTTCTTCTATTTTTAATTTGATTTTTGGATTATCTTTATACATTCGTTTAACCAACTCTAGCTTATCTGAAGGCATATCACCAATATCAAGCCTAAAATAGTCATATTGTTCTGATAAAGGTTCAATTGCTGATTTAATATCTTCTACAGAACATTCGTTTAAATTTAATCCTAAATCACTAGACTTAATTGTTCCAAATGTTGGACACAATGTATTATCTACAAATTGTACATTGTAATATTTCTTTTCTGTATCATATGAAAAAGTTAAAAATCCTCTTTCAGAAATATCTGTGAAGTCCCAACTTGAAAAAGATCCTGGATAAAATATCTTCTTTTTGTATGTGTGCCTTTTATGAATATGACCACATGCTGCAAATCCATGTTTTATACAGTTTTTCCATTCTTCATATATAAATATTGGTGCTGTTTGGAAATCTGTTCTATTTGCTTGTTCTAACATTGAATCTATTGCAATAAAATCCCACATACAATGCATCATCATTGCAGAATATTCTTTTGAGCGCGCTTCTCTATAATATTCTTCTGCATTTACTGGATATTCTTCTGGAACATATAATACATTAAACCCTGGAAATAATTCTTCTTCTGTAACAGTGTTAAATATTTTCATATCCAAATAAGGTGATGCAAACTTGTTAAACATTTCAATTTGATTTCTTTCATGACTCAATGTTCCGTGTATTAATCTTAGTTTTATTTTTTTCTTTATACATAGTTCTCTTAACTCATAAAAGAATTGCATTGCTATCAAAGCTGCCGGTTCATTAAACGATAATTTTCTATCAAAATAATCTCCATTTATAAAAATTACATCTAATTTATTTTTTGCAATGTAATCTTTAACAATAGAAAGTTCATCGTAAAACCTTTGACTTTGTGGAAGCCCAAAATGTATGTCTGATATACAAAGTCCTTTTACTATCATTTTTGTACTTCTCCTTTCTATAATTTATTGTTATTTCTATTATTTTATAAAATAATGAGAATAAATTTATTGAAACTACTCTCATTAAAATAATATATAAATAAGCACTTTTTTGTACTTATTTATATATTTTTATATTTATTTATACTTTATTGTATTAAATTTAGTGGAGCAATGTTGCTACCATATGTTTTTGTTTCATTTATATTAAATATCTTATATGGGAAATATTTTCCGTTTTTATAATTTTCAAATTTAACCGATATAACACTATCATAATTTTCTTTATAATTTTTTAATAGATAATCAGGGTATTCTATAATATAGTTATATGTACCATCGTCATTTTTACAACTTTCAGATTTTTTCATATTAACAAGTATTCCTCTTATATTTAAATAAGCTTCAAAATTATCTGGAACATTATGAGCAAATGCAAACGCAAATTTTTCTACTTCATCTGAAATATTTTCAAATTTATTTGCATCGTATGGCATATTTGATAAATTTCCGCCATAATATTCTTTATTGTTATTATAGTCGAATAACTCGATATATTTATTTATAACTTCTAGTTTTTTATTAAATTCATCGGTATTTATACTATAATTTAACATGTCTTCAAGTTCATTAAATGGTAATCGCGGATAATAACTTGAATTAACGCTTCTATCATTTTTATTTCTATTATTTTCTATATTTGTAAAATACGATTCTTCGTTTAAATATGAAATTGTAGTAAAAACGCTATTATAATAAACAGTTCCAGGAGTTATAGATAATTTAGCATTACCTTCTTTAATTGTTTCTGAAGGCGTTTCGTTTCTTCCAAGTTTAAAATTTCTTTTAAATTTAATTTTTGCCATAAAATCACCTATCCTATAAACGACTCAGCAATTGAAATATCCGTTTTTGGAATTTTTTTACTCATATCATTTTTTGCGCTGACAACTCTATTATACTCATCTGCATAATAATAAAGAATTTCATAATTTTCACTATAAGAAGACAGCGTTAATATTTTTGTTTTTTTTCCATCAACTTCTTTATCTTCGATTGTATCTATAATATATATTTTATTGTCACAAATATCAGATGTTAAAATATTTATTGTGTCTTCTTTATTATTATTTTTATTAGAATCGTATATATCTGTAACATCTTTATCTTTAGTTTCCGATGAAACTGATGTTGTAAAGGATATTATATCTCCTTTTTTTAAATTTGGTATATCATCTGACACTGTAATAGTTATTACATGTTTTTTATTTTCAGGAATATCAAATTTATTAGTGTCTGTATTATATGATAAACTACATTTATTTGATAGTGCAACGTTTTCCAATACTGTTATTTTGTTTTTATTTCTACTTGGCATAAAAATCACCTACTTAACAAATAAATATTTTAATATTTCAATTTCATTTCCAGACATATCTTTAGCAGTATATTTTATATTTTCTTTTTTACCGTAAAATGGTATATGAATATAGTTTCCATTTTCATTTGTTTCACAGTTTCTTTCTATAAATATAATAGCGCCATCAGATTCAATAAATAAATCAAAATGATCACTTTTTTTATTTAAAGTTATTCCTAAAAACATATATTCATCATTTATTTTTATACTAGCTGTTGAATTTCCAGATTCTTTTGTTGTACTATTGTTTTCATATATTTTTAATAATGATTTTTTCAATATATCAATATTTTTGTTTATTGCTTGAATATATTTATTCTCATAGTTAGATTTTACAATATTATTATACATATTTGAAATTTTATCATCTAATGTTGCTATATTATAAGAATACGTTAAAACACTTTTCTCTAAAGCGTCATGACTTTCAATATTATTATTCTTATGTTTGACCATTGGCAGAAATTTTATAGTATCTCCAATTTTAACTGGATAAACATATGGTTCGTCGTCAGTTAAGCAATTTTCAATATTTTCAAATAATTCTCCATCATATAAAAATACATCATCATCAGAAGATACATTGTTTTCTACTGCTTTCGAATTTGAATAAAGATATGGGTCTTCTGGTATATTGTCGATATTAACTAATAATTTAGATATATTTTCATCATCAATAATTTCACCAGTATCTAATCCTATAGTTGTTCTATCAGTTGTATCTTTAGTAATTTCAGGAATAAGTTGATTTACTGATATAATTACAGAATCACCAGGTAATAAGTTATTTATACTTCCTTTTTCATTTGAAATACTTGCTTTTTTATATATTCCTTCAGATGTATAGCAATATATATTTGCTTTTGATAAATCAACATAAGGAGCATAGAAATTTCTTTCTTTTAAGAATTCATGTATATTAATATTGATGTTCCCTATAGTTTCTGCCGTTACTTCAACCGCTTTAATCATATATATCAAATCTTCTGAATTTAATGGTAATATTTCACAAAACTCATTCAATATAACATCTTTATCTAAGCAAGTTTTTGTTATTCCAAAAAAATTTAAACCCGGATTACCATATTCATATATAATAAATTGATTTAATGCTGTAAAATTATGCTTTTTAAATTCATCTTCATTATATACAAAAAGATTACTTTGAACATTAGATAATTGGCAAGATATTGTATTTACATCTAAGTCATCAAATATGTTATCTATTGATACAGTTATATAAATAACATCTGGTAAATGATATTCATCATATGTTGGTGGTGTAGTATTGGGTTTTTGTGTTTTTATTCTGTCATATACAAATGCCATTATTTTTTTATAATAGTCATTGTTGCTAGAAGAATCTTGTCTGCTTACGGTTTCATTATCGTCTTTATTGTTAATTTTAATAGATTCTAGTTTAATATTTTTTATTAACTCTGAATTATTTAAAACATATTTATTATTATAATCATCACTCGCAATAAAACAAAGTTCTTCAAAGTTGTATTTTGATAATTTACTTAATAATACTTTAAATGTTCCCTTGTATCTATTACCTGTTGTATCAAGTTCAAATTTTGGAGATAAATCTTCTAAATAATTTCTATTGTTATCGATATCAAATGAAACTTTATTTCCTTTGTCATAATAAGATCTAAATTTTATTAAAACATTAATGCTTCCAATATTTTCATATAATTTAACAGGGTTTTCGTTGTCAGAATTTTTAAAAGAGGTTGTTTTATCTATAATAATATAAGCTTTTTTTGAGGCATAAGCACGGATCAACCCTATATGATTTTGCCATATTTTTTTGCCGTCTTTAAAACATATTGGAATAAAGTCTAAAATACCTTTTGTCATAGATTGATTTCCATAATCAACAATAGGGTATATATAGAAATCTTCAAATAAATCTTTTCTGCTAATTTTTAAAACTTTATAACTTTCTAAAATTGTTTTTAGTTTTTCTATACCAGAAGTTGTAACATTACTTGGAGTATTTTTATCTGGCAATTCTATTGTATATGCATAGTTATTATTACCAATTGTTCCTAATGCTTGCTCATAGTCACGAACAGTGTTTTGAACTATTTGTAAATAAACAGGAAGAGAAGAACTATACTCCTCTTCCTTTTGAACATTTTCTAAATAAACATCTTTTATTCTCATAGTTGCACACTATCTGATGTCGCTCATTAAACTCATATATAAAGTTCCTAAGCCATCTTGTTCTAGTTCTTTACGTTTTAGAGCAAATTTAGAACTTCCACCTAATGTAGTTCCAACCATTGAAGCACATAAGAAAAATAATAAATATGGTACAAATTCAATAGCGAATAAAGTTCCAGCTCCATATAATTGCATCCATGCGCGTGAAAATTCACTGATATTTATTTCATCACGGAAGAATTCATTACCAAATGTTTTTAAAAATTCTGATAATGATGAGAAATCTATTTGTAAGTTTTCATTATATTGTTTAATTGTTAATAAAGGAGTTTTTGCTTTTATCGCTTTATATGCAAATTCTTCAACTGCTTGTTCATCACTATTCTCAATACAATACATTAAGAAAAATTTTGCAATATTAAATTTCGCTAATTCTTCTTGGAATATATCTGATCCGTATCTAGTTCCCATAACTTTTAAAACAACATTTGAAAATAAACTTGAATATATTTTTGTTAAAGGAAGAATTGTTTTTGGATTTGAAAATACTTTTGGAGCTCTTCCATCTGTTAGTTTATACGCAATTAAACCACCTTCTAAGCATGCTCTTAAATCAGTATTATATGCTCCAATAGAATATGCTGTATTATCTGCGTTCCATTGACCAATTCCATATAAATTAACGAAAACAACTGGAACCAAATCTGTTCCTCCGCTTATTGGAGCTTTAGCAGTTATAAAAGGAAAATGTCTTGCAATTGGAGATGAATTTGAACTAAATGTTAGATCAAACAATCTTATTCTTCCCCCGTTTGATTCATATAAATTAATAGCTTCGCTTAAAAGAGTATTTGTTTTACTTCTAGCAGAAAGTTTTAATTGTCCTAGTTCTAATTCTATTTGATTTGGTGCTATTACTCCTATATTTCTCATTAATTGAAGTCTAACCGCTCCTCTTAATTCAGAATCAATTCTAGCTTGAATTCCTTTTGATTTATAAAGTTCTGTATCCATAAGACTTAACATAAACATCAGTCCTTTCTTTTTTGTTATATAATATATTGTTCCAATAAATTACAACATACAAAAAAATAAACAAAAAAAGAACCTTGTAGGTTCTTTTAAAAGTCTAATACAAATACTTTTTATTAACTTTGTTGAATAAACCGAGTAGCAGTATTCGGAGGAGATACTGAAGACGTTGGAGGTACCATGTGATCATGTTGGTGGTATTTATTCTAAATACGTTAAACATGATCGCCTTGGTACCTCCTTGTCATTCAGTTCTCCTCCTTATACTGTTAGGGATATTCAATTACAAGGTTTAGATAAAACGCACCCGGCGCTTTAGCTAAACCTTGTAACCTTCTTAGTTAAGATAAGTATAAAAAATCTGCCTACCAACCTTATCTTAACGACAGAAGGCAAATGTTATATTAATCTTAACTTTAATATTATGTTATAAATTGAGTATCTCAAAAATACTATCAGACTTTTTATAAATATCTCTGTATGAATGGAGGCGACGCCAGAAGCATCCTAAGCTGCAGGATGGATTCAATCTTTTAAAGCAGCTAGAAGCAGCTAATAGATTGAATCCATCACAAGCTGAACTACTCTACTTTTTATTAAGCAGAGCAGCAATTGCTGTAACACAATATGCTGCATGGAGGTATAAAAGAATTATCACATTATAAATATTAAATCGATTTTCTACGAGTATGCAAAACCAAGTTCCGCTGTGGCAGGAACAAGTTTTGCCCATTACATCGACACCTCCAGAAGGAGTGAAGGTTACTGGGATACGGTGATTCATTGTTAAATAATCACCGTATAACTGTACCTGTCACTCTCTTGGAGCATCCGATGTAAATCATACATGTAAAAATTATAAATTATCACTGAGAAACTCAGATTTACTAATGTGATTTTTAAAGATACAATATTAATATTCAAAACAATAAATACTATTCGCCTTGCGATTCGGTGTCTAAAAGAATGAAGTGAATTCATAACGTTACACGATGTAATGAAGACGTTGCCGCGTGAGGAATTCCGATCTTCTTGCATTGCGCTCGTGATTTTATCACGCTTGCGCACGCATTGAGATCAGTTTCCGTTCGACGGCTTAAGTAATCAGTACTCGTAGTGACGTTATTAAGAATGCACTTTCATTCAGACACGAATGCAAGCGAAGATAATGTACTCAGAATTAATCCTGCGAAGGGCGACGGGTCGCCAAGAATCGAGTAGCTGGACTGCCGCAGATGAATTGGATTGTGAAACAATCAAATCATCGGCGCGTTTAGCCTTCTTGATTCTATCTTCCTGCATATTGCAGAAGGTTAATACCTATAAAATTATAATTATCTTCAAAAACTAAAATTGGGTATCCCAAAAGTACTTATGAATAATCTACTTGTATCACTTATATAATATATAAATTAAAATTGTTTTATAAAAAATAAGTGGAATAGCAAAATGCTATCCCACTAGTCTATCAAAGAGTTTAATCCTAAAATTTGGTCTCTTTCTAAAGTTAAACTATAATTTATATCTCCAGTATTTGCATCAATAATTAATGCTGAAGGAGACATAACTTCTTTAAATACTTCTTTCATTTCTTTATCTTTAACAGAGATTATATTTAAAACATCCCCATCATAGTCAGCAGCTAAAGGTGTAAGAATTGTATTAGAAACAGATAGAGTTAAATCGCTCATATCTTCTTTAACATCTGCAATTCTCATATACATAATAGAACCCAAAGCAATTGTTGGATTTCTGTTTAATAGTATAGAGCATTCTTCGTCTGCAATCATTTTCTTCATAACTAAATATACTTCTCTATTGAAAGTTGTTCTTGCTTTTCTAACAATATTGTCAGCTTCTTTTATAGAAACATTTTTTACATGAGAAATAATATTAATTAATTCAAAACGATATAATTCTAAAAATGTTAAATATGGAACAACAACTTCTTCTGCGCCTATATTTGCATCTGCTGGAGTTATAATATTTCTTGCTGTGAAATCAATACGAGTTCCACAAATTTGTTTTCTAATCAAACCTTCTTTTCCAGAAATGCTTTCAATAATATATTCAGATAATTGAAAATATTCTGCTTGAATCATTTCTAACATTGAGTTTTTAATTAATTGTAATTGATTGACTTTAGAATTTAATATTTTATTATTTTTGATAATTCTAACATAAATCGTATTAATTTCATCTAACTTTAATCCATCTGCTGTTCTAACTGCTGGTCTTAATAAAGTAGAAATTACAGGAATTTTATCCGTGAATACTTCAAGAGGATCACATAAAAAATTAAACAATTCCTCATCATTTACTTTGTTAATTCCATAATAATAAGTTAAAACTTCTGTATATTTTTGGAAAAATCCCATTAAACCAATATGCCAATATTTCTTTTCTGGAGATTCGTTTTGAATTTTCTTTATAACTTCTTCGTCTAAATCTCCTTCAATATTAATAATATTTGGCGTCTTTATTATTTGTTTTAAATTTGTTTTTCCAATTAGACGTTCAAGAAACATATAAGCTACATATTTAATAACTTTATAGCCTTCACCAAATTCTGCTACAGTTCCATCTTCTCTATATTTGTTTCCAGATAAATCAATCCAGCCACATTTATTAATATTAGATTCAACAAATGAAACTATAGTATGACATTTAGGACATTCGCATCCTTCATAGAATTTTCCTGTCATTGAATGACATTTGCAAGTATATTCTTGCTCTGTTTCAAAGTTGCCGAAAATTGCTTCTGAGAATAAGCCATCATCATTGAAAGCTCTTTCATCTGTTACGTTTCCTGCAGAATCAACTTTTTTGCAACGTCTCCCGTAAATTTCATGATTTGAAACTATATCATGTGGGATAAATGAGAATAGGCTTGGTTTTCTTACTAATTTCATTTTAACCACCCCTTTCTTCTATATATAAAACAAAAATGAAGCTTTCGAATATAACCTGTTTATAAAATAGTTTTTGCATAATTATACAAAGAATATAAACTTAAAATTATATTTTACTTGCTTCATTATTATAATATATTTTTATTCTGGAATTTTGTCGTCTTTTATTTCAGACAAATCTTCTTTTAATTTTTCCAAATCCATGTCGTTCCTACTTACATATTTATTTACTCTTTCTGTAACTATAGTTGCAAATAAAAGATATAAACCTAAAACTATAATTGCAATAGAAACGGTTAGAACTAATGCGTTTGATTCATTTTCAACTGTGATTACTTTATTATCAACTAATAGCATAGATGAAATAGTAATTATTAGAATTGGAATTAAATTTTCAATTATTACTTCATAAAATTTAGAATTTCTGTCTCCAAAATAAAATGTATTAAACATACATATAAGAGCAGTTGCAAAAGCAACAATATAAAATGATACTCGTAAAGACATAAAACTAAAAAATGATAAAATACCCATAAGCAAAATAATAGAGTCTAATATTAACATAACGCTAACTTTTCCGATTTTTCCATATTCTGATTTTAACATTTTTTTCGCATTAAAAAATGCTAATGATATTGCTATAATTGTAATTCCTGCTAAAATATGAGGATGTCTAGTAAAAACACCTGCTAGCGGCATTATATATTTTTCTGGATTAAATGGTAATAATAGAATTCCTAATGTGATAAATAACCCAGATAAAATGTAAAACAAAACTCTATATTTATATAATATATCTTGAGCTGTTTCACTTTTTACAAGAAAATTTTTCATTTTATTCAGTCCTTTCAGTTTCGTTTGTTTTAGAAGTTTCTTCTTCAGAATTTTCAATTTGTTCTTCCTCAATCGGTTCATCCGATGGTATTTCTAATTTCGGAGTACTATCTGCAATATTATTAATTTCTTCTTCAACAGTTTCTTGTTTTGGAGTTTCATAAAATGTTTTTGATTTTACTCCACCATATTGTTTTTTCCATGAGTCTAGCATTAAAAGTTCTAGAGTAGGAATATATTCTAATTGTTTTAGATTTAATTTTGCAGTTGTAACTTTCTTAATTTCTGAAATATTATCAACCATTATACTTCCTTTTTCAATATCAATAAATGGGTCTAAAACATCCAGAACATTTATTGATTGAATAGCAAGTTTTAAAGATTCTAATTCTGTTAAAACTTTTTGAGATTTATGTTTTTTAGCGAAAAGTTTATCATAACGCTTAGATAGCACTTTTAAAAGATTACTTGTTTTTGATTCCATTGTTTTTTCTCCTTTTATAATGAATTGTTCTTAACGTGGTTATTATTAGTAATAAAAAAGGTATAAACCATATAGATCTATACCTCGCATAAATGGAATATTTGGATTCAGGCATTACCCGTGCCTTCCCATGCTAAAACTTAAATTGTATAAGCGCTCTGTGAGAAGATGGATTGATAAATATCCATCTTTTTTAATTTCGATCGCTCACAGAAGGGTTATTTTCTGTATTGTAATAAATATTCGTTTGAAACATTCTTAAAAGAAAACATTGGATCGCTCTCAGAACGATATACAACACCTTCTCTTAAAACTTTAGGATTTATTACAGATTTGGCAGTTGCTGCTTGTTTTAAAAGTTCCATCGTGTCAGGAATAATATAGTTTCTGTCAAGAATAGGAACCCAAGGAATATTATATTTCTCAAGAATTCCTTTTGCTGTAATTGTATCAATTCGTGTTTGCATACAATCACCAACTCGTTTATATTTTCCTAGTGAGTCTTTTAAAGCTAATTCAAATTCTTTACTTCCTTCAGTATAACCTAAAATTAAATTATATGCTAAAAATTGAACTTCTTCAAGTTCATATATATTTCCTTGAATGTCTGGTCCATATGTTTCACCTTGTATAATTACAATATCAGCGTTGTATTTTTTAGCAATATCCTTTAATGCTTCTTCTACTTTATATTTATTATACATGTCCCAATAAACATTTTTCTCAAACATACACTTTTGATATATATCGGCTTGTCTAACATTTCTAGAGCAAACAGATATTTCATATTTCTTTTTCTTTTTATATCTAATTGCAAAGGTCGTTGAAGTTCCTTCAATTTTTTCTGTTGCAACTAGAGCATTTTTATATGTTGTTACCCAAGGTAAATTTTCACAACGCTCTTCATCTGTTTTTACAATATAACTTGGAAACTTCTTTGGCTGTTTAACTTTTCCACCAAATAAGAAGCCAAAAACATTTCTCCAAAAATTGCTTTTCTTAATTTTCTTTCCTAATTTACTATTGAAAAATTTCGGATGTTTTTTACATGCTATATTAAATTTAATTTCTTTAATTCTCTCTCTGTTAAACTTTTCAATTTTTTGTTGTCTAATTTCTTCTAAATCAAGTATTTTTGTAATTCCCAATTCTTTGGTAACATCTGTTCCTGTTTTGTATTTAATTTTATCAAATTCTGGAAATTCTTGTAAAGGTAATGCTAAACCTTGAGAGATAATTCCAAATTTATTTAGTTTCAATGTTTTAATTTTGAAACCTTTTTTAGATAAAAACGCAAATCTTGGATCATTAGAAGGAACTTTTGAATCTATCTCAATGTATAAACATGGATCTCCTTCTTTAAATTCTCCTTTCTTTGCAATTAATTCCCAACCTAAAACAATGATTTTTTCAATGTTATCTGCTCCTGGAATTGGAATAATTTTATTAACTTTTTCAATATGTGCTAACGATCGTTCGCTATTTGTTCCTGTTGTAATCATTTAAATTTCCCCCATAATATATTATTCTTTTAACATCTCAAGAACTTCTGCAGAAGTTACAATATTTACTTGACAAGAATTCATAACTTTTAAAGTTGCCTTTTGAGCTTCCTCAGAAGTAGCTTCAGATAAATCAGATATACAATAAATTTCTGTTTCTGGACAGATAGTTTTTAATAATAAAGCATTTGATACTACACAAATATCTGTACATAACCCAAATAAAAATACTTTATCAATATTGTAATCTTCAATCATATGTTCAACAATTCCAGCAAATTCAACAGAACCAAATGTATTCTTTTTAACAACTTTTCCTCTACATTTTCCTGGTTCTTTATTGCTGAAATAAATATCATCTGGAATTTTCCAGCCGTCTTCATCTTCTACACAGTGTAAAACAGGAAGTTTTTTCCCTTCCTGTGTCTCTGCATATGTATCTGCAAAATGAGTATCTTTAGTAAAAATTATATAGTTGTTTTCTGATTCTTCAACTATATTTAAAAAGCTAGGAACTCTTTTAGCTAGCTCTATAGCCTTTTCACTTCCAATACTTCCACTTATAAAATCATTTTGCAAATCTATTACACAAAATAAATTATTTCCCATATCTATTTCCTTTCTACATTTACGCGATATTTAACCGCTTCTTGTAAATGATTTAAATATTGTTCGTCTGAACACATTGTTTTGCCTTCAACATCAGAAAGTTTAGCAACAGGTTTTCCATTAACATATTGAAGCTTTATAACAATATTTAATGGAAGCGCTGATGTATCATTAGAACAATATGTTCCAATACCAAATGAAACTTTACATTTATCTTTAAAATATTGGTAAATTTGTTCAGCTTTATCAAAGTCTAAACTATCACTAAATAATAAAGTTTTTGTTTTTGGATCGATTCCCAAATCTTTATAATGTTGAATAACTTTTTCGCCCCATTCATATGGATCACCAGAATCATGTCTTAATCCTGTATATGTAGAAGCTTGTAAATAATCAAAATCTAATAAAAACAAGTCTGTTGTAAGTGTATCTGTTAATGCAATTCCATTATCTCCATTATATTCATTAAACCAGTCTTTCATAGCATAATAGTTTGTATATGCAAGAGGAATTTTTGAAATTCCTTGATACATTTGCACAAATTCATGAGCATAAGTTCCAATTGGTTTAACATTATATTTCATTGCTAAATATACATTAGAAGTTCCAACACAATGCCCTGTTTCAATTAGCTTTCTTACAACTGTATCTTGCCAAGCTCTTGACAATCTTCTTCTGCAACCAAATTCTGCAAAATTAAAATTATATTTTCCTGATTTAAATGCTTCTATTTTTGCATTTAATCTTTCTTTTGCTGAATCTCTTAAATCTTCATAACCAAAACGCATTCTAAAATATACTTCATTAACTATTTCTAATAGATATATTTCAAATTGCATTGCACTGAATAATGGACCTTTAACAATAATTGATAATTCTCCATCATCCGATAATTCTGTTTTAACATAGTCTCTTAAAGGTCTCCATAGACGTAGAAATTCAACATAGTCATCTTTTATAAAACGAATACTTCTTAAATAATTTAGTTCGTCTTCTTTAAATGTTAAAGTGCAAAGATGATCTATTTGTTCATTGATTTCGTCGAACATCTCTTCTGTCCATGTAACTCCTTTATTTCTACATTTAAAATGATATTCTCCTATTAAATCGGTATGTTTATGAAACATTACTTGATTCATATTAAATTTATACAAATCAGTATCTAATAATGATATAATAATTGGGCTGAATCGCATTTATATTTCCCCTCTTTCATATTTCTTCTTAATTTCTTTTTTTGTTTTTCTTATACCATTTTACAAATTGAACTTCTCCGAGTTCATTAATTTTATCACACAAGAAATTATATAAATTTAAAGAATCTTTATTCATTATTCTTTTTGGATCTTGCGTTTTATTATATTCTAGCATCATATAAGGTTCCCATTTTTCTTTGTTATAAACATGTCCTGCCCCCACATTATCGCAAAACATTTCTATAACATATTTATATGGCATTTTAACGGCAGTTTTATCGTAAATTGAATCTACCCAATATTCCCAATGATGTTTATTTCTACATTTATGATGATACCAAGAAGGACTATATCCCAATTCCTTTCTAGCTGCATCGTGAGGACTTTTTACACCTGTGTAGTATTTATAAATAGATAATTCTTTTAAAGAATACTTGGACATATCGTGTAGTAATCCTTGAATCGGTATTCCCATTTTGAAACACCATTTTCTAACCATTCTTTTATGAGCATTTATAGTTTTCAAATGTAGTTTTAATTTTTTAAAATCAATCTTCATTTTATTCCCTTTCTAAAAACGTTCTGTAAGAAGGTGAATATATAAATATTCACCTTTTTTAATTTCGATCGCTCACAGAGCGGTTATAACGTTATTTTGTCATATCTTTCATTATTTAATATACTCAATACTGCTTCATATGGTGATTTATCTAGTGTATCTATTACAAATTTAAACGTTGAAGCACTAAACCCAGAAACACATTGAGCACGTGTTACTTTATCAACTGTTAAATGGAAAGTAGAATCTGTTGCTCCGACATTCCAGAAAACAATATTTGGTAAATCATATCCATTTTTTTCAAACTTTTCTTTCATAACTGTATAGAAATCTTCATTAGCAGGTTTTCCACCAAATGAATAACTAAAAGGATCAAACTGCATATCTGAAATAATGATTAATGATTTTGGCAATTCTTCATTTTTCAATTTATTCTTTATAGCATTGTCTAGTATAAGTTGAAATGCAGCTGCTATATTTGTTGAGTATCCATTTCGGCTATTACGGAATTCACGGATTTTAGCTTCAAGTGGCATATCGTCTTTTAATGTAATAAAAGCCGGTTGAGATGCAAATTGTAAAGCAACGTTGTGATAAGCTCCTTTATTTCTTTCAGCAAAATAAATTGCTAAACCAACTGAGGTTGATATTGGAGTATAATTATTATTCCACATTGATTCACTAACATCTGGCATTACTAAATAGTCGTTTTCTCCGCTAACATAGTTTGGAAGATTTTTCCATTGTAATGCGTCTGTTTCAGAAATAGGTGAATCATCTCTATAAAACGGTCTAATTATATCATATGGATATAATGTTCCTGTTTTTATTGCTGATTTTCCTTCTTTAACTTTCTTTAAATATTCGTCGTATTGAGATGGAACATTTCTTTTAAATGCTCGTTGATATTTGTGATGTGCTAAAGCCGGAATTTTAGAGAAATCAATTTTCTCAAATTCTTTGTCAGACATTTTTCTTTCTACGACATTTAAATATTTTCTCAAAACACTCAATGCTTGTTGATATTCGTGAGTTGAGAGTTTAAAATATTTTGCTGTTAATCTACCAAGTTTTCTTGATTCTTTAGAACTTGTATTTGGTGATTTAAGCCATTTAGCAAGTAAAGTTATTTCGCGATAATAATATGCATTTACTAGATCCTCTTCAAAAACTTCTTTCATAAGTTTAAAAGCTGCTTTTTCTAATGATGTTCCAACAAAACAGTATAAATCGTCCCATCTTCCATATTCTGGAATATACTTGATTAATTTTTTAATCGTTTCTTTATCTGTTCTTGCTAGATATTTCATAATTATTTTAAAGGTTTCTCTTTCCCCTAAACCTCCTCTGATATCTCTAGCATAGAAAAGAGTTTTTAGAGCTAATAGTTTATCGTCAGCATATGCTTTAGAAAATACGCTTATAATTTTATCTTCTGAGTATCTTCTCATTCCACCAATACTTCCAAACAAATCAACTATAGAATCATTTGTTGATTTAACTGCAAAAGCTCCATTTTCTGTTGTGGTTTCGTTTGCAATTTCTTGCATTCCTTTAACAAATTTATTCATATTTAATTCCTCCTTTACGCGTTTTTATTACAAAAAGAAATGCAACTCTCAAATATGAACAGTTGCATTTTTAATTGTTTAATTTTGTGCTGTTAGCGCAAAATGATATAACTTTGTTAAATCATTATAATAATATATAAAACAAAAAAATAATAAGATTAATCCCACCAAAGATCAAAATATTGTTGAACTAATTGAAGTAGTCTTTTTTTAAGCAAAAGTTCTATTTCAATATCATATATTTCTTTAAGCTCAATTTTATCAACCAAACTTTTGGCTTCTTCTATGGAAGATCTTAATATAGAATTATGAAATATTTTTTTATCGTTGTCATCGAAATCTAATGAGAATCCTTCAACATTTGAAAGACTTTCAAAATATTCGTACATTTGTCTAATTTTAGCACACAATATTTTAATTAAATAATCATAATCCCAAGCTTTATCTTTTTTTATAATTTTTTTAAATTCTTTTTTATATTTTCGTTCAAATTTTTTATACTTTAATTTATACATATTTATACTTTTTTACCCTTTCTTATATAAATTTATATTTTAAATAAAAAAATAAAAAAAAAGAATATTATATATCATTCATTAATTTTTCACTAAATTCCATTGAGGAGTGTGAAAAAATTTAATGCTAAAATTCCACTGGGGAGATGCATTTGAAGCTTTTATAATATTCTTCCGACGTGTGGAGGTAATAATAATTACCTAAAGATTACGTCTAAGTCTTTAGGTAGAATTTAAAGGAGTTGATATAATGAGAACCTTCAATATAATTATTTTACATTATATTGAAGATTACATATAATAAAATATGCACGTAAATTTGTTATTTATATTTTTTGTTTCAAAAATACTAAAACTGGTATTTTTATAAATTGAATAATAATTAACTATTAGTATAAATATTACTAAAAATATTAATATGAAAATTTTAATTTATTTGTACATACTATTATATCATATATATACATAAGTGAAGACTTGCTACTATATTTAAACCCGGCCCGTTCAGTGGGCGAATTCACACTAAGGGTATATAAGTGTAGCAAGGTTCTTCAACTATATGCCAATTAAAAAGAAGCCTTGTTAAAGGCTTCGTCACTATTATTAATTTAAATACTTTATATAGGATATATTTGCTAAATGCTAATTTGCTAAATGCTAGGTAAAGGTTATAATTTATATGAAATTTTATTTTTTTATTTTTTTTAGTATTTTTATTAATAATAGTGAAATTATATATAAAAATATGCTTTGTTTGCATATTGTTATATCATAAAAAGCCGACGATAAATTGTCGCAACAATTTACCGCCGGATCATATAAATTAGACGCTAGTATAAATTAATTCTCTTCTTGAAAAATATGTTATTATAATTTACATTGCTGTAATGCGTCTATATTTTTTTGTAAAATGAATTTAATAATTTTGAGGAGAGGTGTTATAGTGTTTTTATTTATAATTTTCTTCCATTTTACACAATTATAATATATAACTCAAATTGGTTTTACTAAAATCTATTTGATGAAAGCGATTTCCGTTGTATGTAGCATGATGGTAATTTTCTTACCATCAGGCACACTTGTTGGTTGCTATTTTAGAACACGATTTACAAAGAAGCGACTTCTGTAATCGTCACAAACAAACTCAACATTGTGTTTTCGGTTTCTCTTAATAATGTGATCAACATTTAAATGATATTTATCTAAGAGTTTTCCAACATAGGAGTTTGCTTCGTCTCTGGTTCTAAAAGTTCTTTTTCTGCAGTCTTCCTTGTTGATAACTGGAGCAACCACATAAACTTTATTAATAGTCATTCGGCAAATCCTTTCTAACTTCGCCTGCGTTTGCATATTGGTCGTTTAAGGCGAAATTTGCTTTTGACTTATCCTCTTTATAATATATAATATATTGTTCTGTTAATTATTTTTAAAAATAATACATAAAGGATTAAATTTCCTTTATGTATTTTTCAAAATCAATTTTACTAAATTTAATAGATGTATCATGGAATGTTTTCATTGATCTATTCATTAGGACACCAGAGTATGTTGATGTTAAAAGCCCGGCGTTGTTAATTCCCATTTTATAAAATAATTCTCCGGCGCATTTAGAGCAAATTTTGTCTCCTTTACAATATAGTGGAGATCTTAGTTTTACATTTTGGCCAACATATTTTCCGATATTCTTTTCGGTTAAATAAACTAAGTTACCAGAACCGTCTATTAAATATCTATATTTAAACATTTCTTTATTTTTATCCGTTAAATCTATTCTAACGCCCATTTTTGTGCCACAATCACTACCTTCAACATCTAAACAAGTTGCTTGAAGTGATTTATTTAATCTCTTAGTTTCAGCACCGCCATCTTGAGTGCTAACACCACGTGCATATGCTCCGGCAGTTGTTAAGTTTGTAAAAATTGGGTAGTCTTGCATTGTTATACCGTCAGAATAGTTTGATTTAGATACAACTATTTTTCCTGTACTTGGGTGAATAAATGCCCCGCCCATAATAGAAGTTTTCTTGTAGTTATTTGCAAATTTAAATTCGCCTGATGCAAAGAAATCATAACTTGGGTTCTTTTCTTCAACAAGTTTTTTCTTAGCAATATCTAAAAGTTCTTTTTCTATCTTTTCTGTTACGTTTGGGTCGCCATCTGCAATTTCTTTAGAATATTGGTTAAATAACTCGTCTCTTCTTTGAATTACTTCTTTAATAGGCGTATTTATTGCATAGTTCATTGATGGTAATAAATAATATGACATGTTCATTCCTAAAAATTCCCCGTCATCCAAATAAGAAATGTAATCTTTAGTTGTTTTCATTTCTCCGTCAAGCATCATGTTCCCCATACGGTTTTCTAATTTTTCTATATTTTTTGCTGTTAATACATCGTTACAATATCCATACTTTTTTAAATAAGACTCTGGAATTGCTACTAAATTAAAAATATATCTTCCTATTGTTGTCTCAATATTTTCATTATTATAATAATCATTTTTTAAAAGGACGAATCTATCATTTGTATTAAATCTTGGGGCATCTTTTCCCATATAGATAGCGAAAAAATCTTTTAATTTTTTTGATGTTATGTCCTCTTTCTTCAAACTCAATACCTCTTTAACTTCTTGCGGAGTTAATTTTCTTGGCATTTAAATCACATCCTTTAAATTTTAAATGCAGCAACAATTGCAGATTGTTTTACGATATTTGCATCTTTATCTTCTAGTACAACAAAAGCTTCTTTAACAGAATCAGAAAAATCTGAAAATTCTGAAATTATATTAGCGAAAATTGTCATATCAATATTAGCTTGACAATCTAGTGTTACATATGCTAATTTAACTTTGTCATCAACTAACAATAATCCTGGTTTTGTTAAATTTGAGTATCCAAAATTATTTTTAGTTTCTGTTAAAACAACAAAATCATCTTGCTTTTGTTCGTAATCTTTTGTTTCTAAAGGGAAAAATAAATAGTTTTCCTTTATAATATTGTTAAAACAAGGTGCAATTTTTTCAACCGCATCTTTACATTTATGAATTTCATTCTTTAAAATTTTCATTTCTTCTTTCTTTCCTTTCTAGAAGTATATATAATAATTTACAGTATATTTATTATTTTTGTTATTTAAAACAATTGGGTCATGTACTACACGAGAAAATAATTCCTCTGTTGTTCCATTGCTGATTATCAATCCAATTTCAGTTAAAGTTTTATTTTGTTCTGTGTATGTTAAAGTATTTGTTATTTTAACATAAAGGTTATCAAAATTATGTTCTATATCGTTTGTTGTTAATGAAATATATTGTGGATTTACAAGATTGTCTTTTGTAAAATTCGGCGTTGTCATTTCAGAACCTTCTCCGTAAAATATCTTTGATATATTATAACCTGCATAGTCGGCAGTTCCAAAACATTTACTTAGAAGAAATTTTCTTCCTGTTTCAACGATCATATTGTCCATATCAATAATAACATTTCCGTCTTTATCTTTTACAATTATATGACCTTTTACATATTTCTTAGTATCAATAACTGAAACTTTTTCATTTAAATTTATTTCTTTCATGCTATCACCTTTTTCTTAAAAACTTATAACATACTCTAGTGCATATGTAACACCAGAAGTTATATATTGTGGATCAAATACAAATCTTGAAAATAAAGTTTCTTGTCCTTCTGTTCCAGTATAAGTTAAGAATCCTTCTGTTATCGTCATTGCTGTACTAGTTCCAGAAATCGATATATTTATTTTTAATGCCATATTGTCATCATCAAAAGTTGCAGTACAAACTGATACAGCATTCGCTTCATTATCAGAAAATGAAACATCATTTACATCGACAGAATTATTTTTTACATCGTTATATGTAGTTGTTACTTTTGTTGCAAAATTATTGTTTGCTACACCGAAATGGAATTTGAAAGAATAACCTGTCGTTGTTTCTCCTTTCATTGCTTTCTTAAATATATCATATATTAATTTTCGACCATCTTTAACTACCATATTATGGCCGCGACAAATTATATTTCCTTTGTCATCTAGTAAGATAAAAACACCCGAAATACTATCTGTAATTTTTATATTATCAATCATTTGTATCATCACCTTTTATTTTCATTTAATATATATTCAACTGATTCATCGTAGAATATAGAATCTACATAATCAGCACTAGTTGAACCAGAATAATAATCAGTTGGAATAACATTCTCTCCATCAAGCTCGTATTTTGAAACTGATTTAACAGAAGTAATATCGCTTGTATAAGAAATAAACATTCTCAAGGCTGCCATTAAAAACTTTGTTGTATTTTCCATAGTAGAATCTATTTGGAAATTTACATTTAAAAAACTAGATAAGTTTATTAAAATGTTTCCAATTGAGATTATTTTTTCTATTTGAGCTGCTTCATCGTCTGCAGTATGATTCTTTGCAGATAGAATTCCAACTTTAATATCTTCATTTTTTTCATTTTTTACAATGCTTTCACTATATTCACATATATTTCCAAAAATATAAGAAACAAAATTACTATCTTCAAGCATTGATATATCTGCAGCATTTGTTATTTTATTATCATATGTTATAATATTATTGTCATTACTGGTATAGAATGTTTCATATAGAATATTTGTAAAAATTTTAAAATCTGTATTTAAATATGCAGCTTCATACTCTACTTTAAACTCTGGATTTCCATTTGCGGCTAAATGCTCATAAGGAAATTCTAAAATTGGATCTATTATATATTCTACTAACGCATTATTGTAATTATTTTTTAACTGTTCTTCACTAATACCTTTATAATTATTAATAAATTTTATAACATTCATATTTTGATTTAACATAGACAATAAATTAACATCTTTTAAATATTTGTCAATTAAGTTAAATGAAGTTTTAAATTTTAGGTCTTTTTGAGATTCAGAATAACTCATATTACTAAAAACATTTTGTAATGTTGTTATATATGAATCTTCGCCTGTATATTTTCCATCATTTGTTAGCCAATTATTATTAGATATATATTTTAAAGATGTTTTCAATGTAGTGTTTGCGTCAATATATTCTTTTAAATTTGTCACAAAAGTATTTAAATTAGCTTCTCTATTTATTGTCATAAAATTATTAGAATATGCATTTGATATGCCGCCTGTTTTTGCGAATATAACTCCTTTAAACATCAATCTTAAAACTCTGAAAACATCATCGAAGGATAAATTAGATAAATTGTCTGCTCCGGTAAAAGTAAAAACAATGTTTTTAGTAATAGTTTCTACTTTTTCGCCATTAGTATCTTTTAATTTTTCATATAAATATTGCATTAACTCTAAAGAATAAATTGCTTTAATTACTGCTTTGGCAGTATCTTGAGAGTATTCAAAAGATGTATATTTACTAGCAACAGTATTTATATTTAATTTTTTAATATCTTCTTCTGTTAATAAATTTTCGTCCCAATAAGGATCATCTTCAACAAATGTGTTATAATCTTTTTGGTTTGAAATAGCCTTTAATATATCTTTTGTTTCATTATCTGTGTTATAATCAACTTCAATGAATTTTATATTTTTATTTGTACTATATTCTTTTTTTGGATAATAATATCCAATAACTTTTCCGTCGTTATTTTTTATAATTCCATTATCATATGTATAGTTAATATCATATTCTGTTTTACTAGAGTCATTATAATAAGAATAGAAAAAATTATTTTTTGTTGAATCAGTAATATTATAATTATCATTAGCAGTTGCATCTGAAGAATTTCCTGATATTTCAGCTAATAAATATTTATTTATTTTAATCTCGCTATTTTTACCATTAAAAATTTTCATTAAATACTCTGTAACTTTAGAAGTTCCTTTGTTTTTAATTAAATTTTTAAACTCTTTTATTATATTTAATTTGTATAAATCTTGGTTGTAGAATGTTGCAGATGCATCTAATACGTCTAAACCATATGATTTTAAAAAGTTAGAAATGTCTGCAGAATCAAAATGATCTATATCATGTATAACGTCTATTTTTGCAGATATAAATCTTTCAACAGCGTAGAATGCGATAAAGAATTTCTCAAAATTATTATAAAAATCATCATGAACGAAAGATTTATTTAACAATCTAGCATAGTAATAATCTCTTGTTTCTTGATATATTTCCATGAATAATTCTATTTCTTTGTTTTCAATATATTTGTTATTTTCCGTAGAAACAGCATCGCCGTAATCATAATCTTCATATGTTCCTGACGCATATTGAATAATATCAGATTCTCTTGCTTTTCTTGCATAATATGGATTAGTTTTTATTGTACGAAGCATTTTGAAAATATCATCTTTTGAGTATTCTGCAACTAAATTTTTAAGCATCAAATCTATACTTAAACTTGTTATTAATTCTCCTGATCCAGGGAATAAACTATCATCATCTTTTAAAGCAATACCAAAATCTATAACATCAGATAATTCTGCTTTTCTATATTCAGGATTTAATTCTTTATATATAACAGCAAAAGAAATTTGTATCGGATCGTTAATTTTTGCTCCATTGGCAACAGCTTGATTATCTTTAAATATTTCATTATATATATTAATAATATCACTATTTGGATTTACTGAAATATTTAGTAAATTAAACGTGCAGACATTATCAAAAATTCTAGTTCTATATGCTTCTTCTGGACTTGCTCCACGTTTTTCTCCTATATATGTTATATTACTAGCAGAATTACTTATTAAAATTTTTTCTTTTCTTTTTGATACATCCTTATATTTTTCAATTCCTAAATTAGCAATAGAAATATATTCAATAAAAGAATCTATATCTAACTTATCTACAGCAAGTAAATCACTAAATGGGTTAGTTGTATCAATATTTAAACCAAAAGACGTTGTAGTTGTTTCTAGATATGCATCTGTTCGTTCATAAATTGAATTTTTTAATATATATAATTGTATAGAATTTTCAGACTTTTTAAACACTATTCTTCTTTCAATTTTATCTGTTATAATAAAAAAGCCACTATCCATATCTTTATTTGTAACTTTTTTATATTTATACGTTATACCTGTTTTTACCTTGTAAAATTTATTATCGCTAGATCTATTATAATATTTATCGCTTGTATTTAATTCATTTCCAAATAAAACAGTTTCTTCAGATACATTATTACTAATATTTGCATTATTTTTTGTTTCTTCTGGAATTGCGTCTAATTTATTACATATATAAATATACACAATAGCTTCAATAAGCGATTTAAACTCGGCATTATCTAAGGGAATTAAGGGAATCAAAGAATCTTTAGTTTTAAATAAAGTTTTTTCTTGGATATCAGTAGATGATTGAGTATCAGAAACTTTTCCATCTGTACTATTAATAAGATATTTGTCATTTTGAATTATTTTATTTACAATATTATTGAAATAATCTGCATTAGATATATTCTCCTTATCTAGTGAGAATATAACATTTGCATCATTGTTTTTAAATATTGCATCTATCTCATCGTTATATGTTTTAACTAAATATAATAGCACGTATATATCATCATCAGATAATTCATTTTCATAGTATTTTATAAGTAAATCTTTAAAAGTTTTAGATATTGCATTATCAGCATCATCTAATAAATGACTATCTTTTAAAGTACTATGTAGTAAAAATGATATAATATTGTTGAAACTTTCAACCGAATCTTCTGGAATGGTGTATGTTCCTAAAGTGTTTTTGCCTAACTCTGCCAAAAATGATGGTGGAGTAGTATTATATTTTTTAGCATATTTATTTAATTCTTCTATAGATTTATAATTATAGTATGTAGCCAAAATAAACACCCACTTTCTATAATAGATTGTTCCAAGCATTATTTTTGTATATATTTTTATTTTTTATAACAATACATTATATATAACCCTTCTGTGAGCGATCGAAATTTAAAAAGCTGGATATTTCTCCATTCGATTGCTGTGAGAAGCGTTTAGAAAGGGTTGATTACTATGGGACAAATAGGAAACATTAATATTAATAATGACAATATGACAATGAGGTCTTCAAAAAGTATTTTTTGCGAATCTTTTTATTTTATAGATGTATATGATGAAAACAATGTTAAAAAATTTATTAAAAGTACTGAAAGATTGATTAGAAAATCTAGAGAATATAATAATTATATAATGCAATTACGAACAAATGTAAATGCTTTAAACTACGATTCTATCATGTCAAACATTGCACTCGCAGATACAGATCTAGAACTTCATCATTATCCTTTAACATTATATGATATAGTTGAAACTGTTATGAACTATCATATTATTAAACAAGATAAGATAACATCTTTTTCTATTGCAAAAGAAGTAATGGATTGTCATTTTCAAAATATAATTGGATTAGTTTCTTTATGTGAAACAAATCATGAATTAGCGCATTTATCGTCTATATTTATAAACAAAAAACAAATATTTGGAAATTACGAAGAATTTTTAAAAAGATATGAGACTGGTTTAACTGTTGATTGCAAAGAAAAAATTAAAAAATTAAATGAATATAGCGATAATAATGTTGCTATCGACTTTAAGGGGATTTTATAATGGCTTGGAGTAAATTACATCAAGGTTTTCTTTTAACTGGATATATTGAAGACCAAACAAATAATAGAGAAATCTCTTTAGATAAAATGATTGCGTCGGTTGCAGTTAAAAAAGATTTTTTTGATAATATTTTTCCGCTTTATATTGTAAATCTTCAGTGTGATTACGAAACAAGAGAAATATTGAGAACATCAAAAACAACTATATCTATAGAATGCGACGAATACCAAATTGATGGAGAAGTTACAGAAGAAGTTCAAGAAGAGCCAGCAGTAACAAATAAAGCTTTTTCTGTTCGATTAAAAATATTTGACCCAAATTTACAAGAAATCGATATCAAACACGCAGATGATGAACTAGACGATAGAACTGACTCGAACGTTAATCAAACTTATTTAGTTCCTTTAACATGTATTCCAGAAAATGTTTATAATCAAAATAATGAAATAATAAATTCTGTATATTATAAAGCATCTATGAATGAAATATTAGTTGATATTTTATATGATTCGAATCGACTTTTATATTTAGACCCGTCTGATAACGTTGATAGAGAAGAAACTTTATTAATACCACAAATGAACAAATCTAATGCCATTTCATATTTACAATCTTCTTATGGAATATATAATGACGAATATTCTTTATTTTTTGACGACGATGCAACATATTTAATAAAACAATTTAATAAAAACTATTATACATCAAATAAGCTATCTTTAGTTGTTGTTTCTCAAAATGACTTATCTGCTTCTGGTATATATGAAAATATTGAGATAGACGAGGATAACAATTTAAAGAAAACAACAAAAAATAATCCTAATATTGTACGAGTAGATGATGTGGCTTCTAATATTATTGGTGGTAAAGTTATATTTGGAACATATGGTTCTGCATATGAACTTGTTACAAGAGATTATACTTACGACGATGATGAAAGCAAAATTAGATATAGATGGAACGGGTTTAAAAAAGATATTTTTGAAAAAGCTGTTATGTATGTTCCTACGAAAACAGGAACGGTTGTTTTAGAAAATATTTCTCCAAGATTAATAACTTTAAAAACAAAAGTTGAAGTTCAATCTTCAGATGCTGAATTATCTGGATCGTATTACATTCAATCAATGAGGTATATCTTCGGATCGACAAATAAAAAGAATTTTAATTGTTCTATAGTTTTAACAATAGCAAAAAAATAAGATAACATTAAGTTATCTTATTTTAATTTTTAGAAGAAGAAATCATCGCTTGAAGTAGGTTGAGCAACTTTATCTTTAACTGGTTCAACGTAATCTATAGTAGATGGAGATGGCAATTCTTTTAATGAAATTGCAATTTCTTTATTATTTTGGATTGTATCACGTTGAGCAAGTTTAGAATTCTCTTCAGCATCTGCTCTATATCTAGAACCAAATTGTAGTAATTTTGGTAAAGACGCCATTGATAAGTTTGTAAAATTTTTAATATTTCCTAATAATTCTTGAATTGAATATTTAGAGCGTGATAGTGTATTAAATATTTCTCTTATTGAAATTAATGCAACGATAATACCAACTGCTTTATAAATTAAATTAGTTGTTTTTCCACCGCGATCTAAACTATTATATAGGTTTTTAGCACTGTCAATAACAACACTGAAAATATCAGATGCTTCTAATAAAGAAGCCATATTCTCTGAACTTACTTCATTATAGAAAGTTCTGAATCTATCAACATCTTCTGTAATTATTCTAAGTTCTCCTGTATCACATGATGTATTGAATTGAACTAAAGTTCTATATGCTGATGTTTCCTCAATTCTAATTGGATCTTTAATTGCAATAGAATTATTTGAGAAATCAACAATTGAAGAAAATAAATAAGCAATTGCTGATATAATAGATGCTACAACTGATTGATATCTTAAAATTAATATTGTTTTCTTGTTTCTATATGCTTCTTTAAAGTTAGGAGCAAATTTATTTAAATTATATATAGATTTAATAATTACAGAAATATACTCTTTAACTAATGGAGCAGCAACAATATTTGTTGAACGTTCAATAATTGCTTCAACTTGAGCAATTGCTTGTTGAATATCTTGAAGCCATCTAAAAGATTTAATATCTCCACGAGATTGGTCAATTGGAGCTGTATCAATATATTTAGAAGCATCAATTACATTTTTTAGTAATTCACTAGCAACTACTCTAATTGATTCAACTTTTACATCTTCATTTAAGCTATTAAATTCGCGTTCTGACATCATTTTGTTTTCAACTAAAAACGCGTGTAAAATTTTATCTGAATTTTTCATAGGTTTCACATCCTATTCTTATCTAAATTTACTTGCAATTGAAGCCATTAAGTCTGAAGAGTCACGGCCTCTAATTACATCATATGGAATAACATTCCAACTTCTAGCATCGATATCATCGAATACAAATACTCTTTCTAATGTATCATTTGCAACCATTAAAGACATTGCTGAATATCTCTTCATTAAAGCCGCGCTGATCTTAGCATCTCTTAGATAATCAACACCTGTTTCTTGTCTAACTGCGTCGATTTCTTGTTGTGAGAATATAATGTGAGCATTTGCTATATTATTTGAAGCTTTTCCAGCCATTCTATTTGCCATAGCTAATTGAGAAACTTTTTCAAGGTTTTTCCATGTTTCTGCAGAATTAGGCATTTTAGAATAATCTGTTTTAGCTTTAAATGAAGCAATTAAATCGCCTAAGGATTCTTTATTTTCACCACTGAAGATACCTTTAATAGTTGTACCTTGAGAGTTTGCATTTAATATAGCTTGCATTTCTTCAGTTGGAACACGTGTAATAACACCTAAAATACCAATCACTGCTGTCATTTCAGCATCTGAATATTTTCCGTCACTATATCTTTCTCTAAATGTTACTTTTAATGTTAGAGGAGTATTGTATTTTCTATCTTTGATTTCACGACGATCGAATTCAACACTTCCGTAAGCACTCATATTTGCTGTAGCATAAGATGGAACAATATAATCAGAGTCATCGTTATATGTTAAAACGGTTAAAGGCATTTGTTTCTTAGCTGCTTTAATATCGGCTGGTTTAGATAATGAAATCTTTTGAATTTTTTCAATAAGAGTATTATCTGTTTCGTTTAATAATTTAACTAATGCTTCTGTATCTTCTTTATAGAATTCAATATCTGATTCTGTTAAATGTAATGGTTCTTCAAAATAAGAATCAACTGGTTCAACAGATTCGTAAATTTTTTGCATTCCTGATTTGAAATTATTAACAGCTGTTTCTAATGATGCAGATATTGGAGCTTCTTGACCGAAGTCAAATAATTCTTCGGCACGAAGTTCTCCAGTTGCTTTATTTAATATTTTAAACTCATCATCATTTTGAAGATTTTGATTTTTAATATTCCATTTTGCAGCGTCAATTTTAATTCTATAAGTTCTATCATCCATTTCGTTGATTAATTCTTCAACGCGTTCCCAAGAATTATATTTTTGAACTGTTTTTACAAGAGTTGTTTTAGTTGGTCTTCTCTTCATTAGATTTGCTAAAATAGCACCTAATCCTCCGACTGCAACACCAACTGGAATTAAAGGCCATACAAATGCAGTAGAAGCTGCTGTAGCAATAAGTCCTCCTGCAACTCCACCAACACCAGCACCGGCAGCAGCAGAGATTGCAACATTTGTTTTAAATACATCTTTTAGTCTAACTTTTGTAATTCCTTCTACAACTTTAGGAATATAGCGTTTTCCTTCTGAAATCATTTTTGCATCTACTTGAGATATAACTCCAGGTGCATCTGTTGCGCTTGAAGTAACAATTAAACTTTTAACAGGGAAACGTTTAATAACTTCATTATAAACTTCTTTACGAATAGGTAATCCTAAATGTTGGATATATGCAACATATTCTAATCCAGCAATAATTCTAGATTGTAATAACCACGTTGCTTTTTGGAATCTATCATTTAAGTATTTTGCTGCTGGAGTATTTTGAGAAAGCAAATCGCCAACAGTTTTGTTTATAGCAGTAGCTAATAAATTAGGATCAGCAACAACTTCAGTGTTTGTTAATTTATCATAATGTTCAAATCCTTTGGCATCTGTATAAACATATCCACGGTCAATTAAATCTTTACGTATTTCTTTATCTGTAGAGCGGTTATAATTTATTAGCTCTTTAGCAAAATCTGATTTAGGATCAACTGCTCCTCCATTTTTGCCTGTTGGAGAAAAACGATATTGTTTTGGATCTGTATTTGCTGCAAATAAAGCTTTATTTAATCCTAAGAAATTAGTTGAACTTCCATATTCATCATAATCATATAAAGTTGCTTCATTAAGAATGTAATTTAAAACTTTATCACTATTGTTTGAATCTACTATCAACGCGTTTTCTAAAATATTATCAAGATTTTCGTCTCCAGTCATTATTTTACTTTCTTGACGTAGTAATTGAAAAATAGGAACATTTTGGAAAACATCATCAACAGACAATTCTCCTGTCATAGCTTTGTTAGCAATTCTTTGTTTTCCGAATTCTGTGCCAGTGATATTTTCAACTGCTTGAATTGCGATATTTCCATCTGGAGAATTTCTCTTGTAATCACTTAAATCGATTATTTGATTAGAAATTAAAAGATTTAAATATTCAGCGTATTGAACTTCAAGATAATTTTTTAATAAAACGGCTGTAGATGGATCTACATTTTCTGATATAATGATAGGGAAACGTTTAATTGCTTTATTTGCCATATTTCGGATATTATTACTACCAATAGCAACACCTAATGTTTTAGTTAAACGTTTTTTCATTTCATCTGTGTTTGATGCATCAATTGCATTAAATCCAGTTTGTGTTAAACCTTTATTTGAAACTGGGGCATATTGTGCATATTTTTGCATTAATGTATTTTCGTAAGATTTTTTCTTGAAAAAACCTTCGCTTAATAGTTCTTTATTATTCATAGAGTAGCACCTCTTTCTAAAATAATTTATATATAATATATTGTTCATAATATTATAAAAATGCAAAATTTTATATAGTTTTAAAAAATCATTTATGTTGAACAATCTATTATAATTAAAAAAAGTAGGTGATTTTTATGTCAGCAAATACGGCAGGAAGAAATCAAGATACTAGCGGATTACGTAATTTTAGATATTTTGAGGGATATTTTCCACAATTATATAAACAAAAATTAGTAACAGGAACATCTTATGTTTTCTTCACAAAACCACAATTATTTTTAAACCCATATAAACCAAGTAACTCAGAAGCATATGATTATTTATCATACCAAAATATGACAACAGATGCATTTTTCTCAATGTTTCTTAATGATCAAGTATTAAACGAACAAGATAAAGAAATTATATATAATTTATCATACAAGTCAAATGAACCTGGATACAACACTGTTAAAAGCAATTTTATAAAAATATTAACAAACGAATGTAAAAATTTTGACCCAAGCGATACTGTATTAGATATAGATTCTTCTGCATTTGCTACAAAAGAAGGTTTCACAATGCCACTTCCAACACATACAACATCATCTGAAGGAGCAGGAAATTTAATATTTCAATTTACAGAAACAGCAAACATGGACTTAATGAAACTATTAACATTATGGGTTAAGTATATAAAATATATAAATGATGGAACATTTAGAGCAAATCCAGATATGGTTAGAAATGGAATTCTAGATTATATGTGCTCTATATATTATTTTTTATTAGGACCAGATGGAAAAACAATAAAATATTGGTGTAGATATACAGGATGTTATCCTACTACAATACCATACGGAGCATATTCTCAATCTAAAGGAGATAGAACAATAGCTCAGATTAGTTGTCCTTTCCAATATATTTTAAAAGAAGATATGAATCCACAAATATTAGAAGATTTTAACCGTGTGTCTTTAGGAGCTTTTGATTATGAAACAGTGTCTGAAGATAGAGATTTTATATCTGTGAGAGATTCAGATTTACTATCATATAAAAAATTAATATCTGGAGTATTTGCTAATATTGCAACATCTTCAGAAAGAGACCCAATTGTATTTTTAAATACAAAGTCAGATGATCAAAGTTCTTTAAATGATAAAATGAACGATTGTTTTGAATTATCGTTTGGAGAAACAGACGTTGAAAATGAATTTTACAAAGAGAGATTTAATTATGATTTCTCTGATTACAAATCTAAATTATAAAGTAGGTGATTTTTATGTCAGATTTAAATATAGTATCTGCATCTAAACAAGACATATATAATAAATTTCTAGGACTTGCTGAACATTATTTTGGAGAAAACACCGATTTCTTAAAAAGTGGAATGATGTCTTATATAACAGAATGTATGGCAAGCGTTATGAGAGATTCAGCAATACATAAAACAATGTTATATAATGAATCTTTTCTAAACACAGCTATTATTGAAAAAAGTGTTTATAATTGGGCAAAAATGTTTAATATTGAAATTCCAAAAGCTCAACCAGCATTCGCAGATATTCTCTTAACTATTTCAGTAGATGATTTATCTATAATGTTAGCAAAGAAAACTAGAAATCAAACGTCATTACAAAAATTTGGGAGTGATGTTTATGATGCAAACAACAGCGGAAACATTTTTATAATAGATAGAGCAAATCCTTTAATTATTGGAAGTTATTATTTTGCATTAGAAAGGTCTGTTATAATTGAGAAACGAGAAGGAAGTTTTGTTGTTAGATATTGTAACACAGAATTACCTGCAACAACAACATTTGGAGATATGGACGAAACATATTTAAAAACAACAATTACGGCTTCTGCTGGAAATCAATATCTTTCTTTCATAGTAAGAGCTTGGCAATATAAAGTTACAAGCATTGAAAAACAACTAACTTCAAATTCATTTTCAGATATAAAAATTCATACTTTTGATTTTACAGATCAATTAGCCGGAATTAGATTACAATATAAGAAAAACAATATAACAAAAAGTATTCCTTTAATATTCTCTGATAGTGTCGATAATAAAGAAGAACTATATGCATATTATGCACTAACTGATAGCAACAAAGTTCAAATAAAATTTTTAAATGATATTTTCTTGCCATCTGTTGGTGGAACACTTTTAGTTGATTTATACACAACATTTGGTGCAAGCGGAAATAATTCTTTTACATCAGATTTAGTATTTACATTAGAAGATGAAGACTATCGTTCATTAGCAATAACAGCTAGTTTCGTAGATTATCAATCATATGGTGGAAAAGATGTTCCATCGCTACAAACTATAAAATCAAATATTATTTCTGAAATATCAACAAAAAACGTTATTGTTACTGAATCAGATTTAAATAATTATTTCTTTAAACTTCAATCTTTACTAGAATCTATAAATGACGGTAAAGTTAAATTCGTTAAAAAACGAGACGATTTAATTAAAAGAACATTTAATGCATATCTTTTATTAAGAAGCGGACTAGATATAGACAATAATACCGCAAATGGAGCAGGATATCGTTCAAGCTGTATTCCTACAAATACAGTTGATATTACATTCCCTGTTTCTGCTAATATTTCTAAAAAATTTGGTTCTACAATCAGAGAAGTTGTTACTGATAATACAAAGAATATAGTAGAATATAGATATTCTCCAGATTTAAGTGTAAGCGATGATTGTTACATTATTCCTTTCTATATGAGAATAATGGTTTCTCCAATTAAAAAAGTTAAATATATTTATAATATAGCAGACGACTCAACATCATTAAAATATACAGATATAAAATCTTATGGTTCTATATCAACTAGTGGAAAAGATAGTGATGTTATTACTCCTTTAACAGTTTCAGTTAAAAGAGAATTAAACGGAAATAATGTTTCAAATTATTATACAATTTCATTTAATTTTGCAAGTAATTTTCAATTAACAGAAGAAAATATCAACGATTTAAAACTAACTTTGACTTCTACAGATGGACTTCAAAATTCATTTTCGCTTTTTGATAATAATATTACTATGGGCGAAAACAGTTTTACATATGAAATTGAATCACTTCAGTCAGACGACGATGGTTCTTTATATAATACATCTATAAAAATAAATTTATATGTTGCAGACGAAGAATTTGATTTCACATCTTTAAACGATTTTGGAAGCAAGTTAAAATTTAAATTTAATGGTATTTCTGTAACTGAAAATATTGGAGTAAAATTAGATTTAAATTTAATACATGACAATAGTAAATTTGAGTTTGCTATTGAATCAGATAGAAATCTTGGAGTTTTTAGATCTTTAGACTCTATTTTAAATTCTGATATTGTTATTAACACAGAAACACGAACAGAAGGAGAAACAACAAAGGAATATATTAAATCTATAATTTTAAAAGAAGTTCCAGTTGTTCATAGTAGCTTTTTTAATAATGAAGCAAATAAAACTAAATTTATTAAGCAATTATTTACATATATAGACCTTTTAAATGAAAATATGGAGAAATTAGAAACAAATACATTTTTTAATTTGAAGTTTATGAATACTTACGGTTATTCTCAACAATATAATTCATTAACAACAAATTTAGATTTAAAGATGACTATTTATTTAAAACAAGGTGTCGATAGAGCTAATACAAGTATTCAAAATCAAATTAGAGATTATATTAGAGTTGTTGTTGATAAATTTAATAATGAGGAATGTTTGAGTGTCTCTACAATTATTACTTTGGTTAGTGCAGCTTATGCAAATTATGTTGATCATATTGTGTTCGAGGGATTAAACGGAACTTTCACTCAATATATTAACAAATTAGACTCAAATCAAGAAGTACCAGAATACTTTAATCTTGATCCATCTAAATTAAAAACATCAATACAATTTAAGTAATTGTATAAAAGAATGAACAATATATTATAAAATAAAACGAAAGGATTCGTGATAATTATGGAATATAGTAAATCATTATATAATTATAAAAAACGCCTTGACGCAGATAGATTTGAATCTTTCCAAGCATACAAAAAAAGAAGAGAAGACGAAGCGTTAATGGAACAACAAAAAAATAAAAAAATCATGGAAGATTATTCTGACTTGGCTAATTTAAAGAAGAATAGAGAACGTACTAGACTTCAAGAAGCTAATCGTAAAATGGAATATGATGAAAAAGTAAATGTTATTGGATTAACAGAAGCTTTAACTGCTATTGTTAAAAAATCTCTTTTATTAGATATAGATGAATATTCAAAACTTAATGAAAATTATGAAGAAACTATTCGCTCAACAATTAAAGATTTCTTAACAAAAGGAAATATTAATGAAAATATAACAAATCCAAATACTCTTGCTATCATAGAATCTATTAATGCAGCAAAACCAAAACAAGAAGTTGGAATTTATTTAAATGAATCCGAACTTTCTACTGCTTACCACTATTTTGACAAACCAGAAGCTAAATTAGATGTTGATAATGATGCAATTGGTGAATATGGCGCTCCTTCATACAATACATGTACAAAAGAAATAGAAAATTTATCTTGTGATGTTATGGATAAAGTAGCAGCTCAAATTGATAAAGATTCTAGATCAGCTGAAGAAGTAGATGCTCAACTTAATGCAATCGCTATGATAGAATCTAAATTATTAATTAGAAACGATAAACCAAATAGAAGTGTTTTAGAAGTTTTAGCATTAAATGAAGCAAAAGAAATGATTCAAGAAAAGAAAGAATATAATAGTGATTTAGCATTAGCAAACGCTATTACATATATTACAATACTTGAAACATTAGACACTACTGGATTAGTTACAGTTGGTACAGAAGGATATAAAGCTATTCTTGAAGCTGCTGGCGAATATGACAACAAACGTGTTGCAAAATCATCTCATGCTATTAACTTACTAGAAGAAAAAGATGAACAAGAAATTAAAGAAAAAGTTTCATTATATGAAAGCCAAGTTTCTTCTGCTCGTCACGCTGGATTTAAGTCATTTGATGATTGGAAAGCAGAAAGAAAAACAATATCTTTAAATGAAACTGCTGCTCCTGTTGTTCAAGAAACTTATGATTACATTGATAGAAATGGTAAAAAAGTTATGCTTGAAGATGTTAGACGTGAAGCAGAACAAAAAGGATATAATTTACAAAAAGATAGCTTCCCATTTATTTGTAGAGTTTTAGGTTATACAAAACTATAGAAATTAAAAAGAATTAGGAAATCCTAATTCTTTTATTTTATTAAAATTTTAACCATGTTTTTATAAACTTCTGCAGAATAAATATCTAACGCAAGTTTATTTGAATTTATAACGCTGACTATTCTAGATGGACTCAATCCTTTTATAGAGAAAATTATTTCATTTCCAATAACAGAGTCTGGAGTATCTTGAACGCTATATATTTCCAAATCATTGTCTTGTATATTAAAATACTCTTTAAAATAATTACATATTGGAACCATTATATATTTATGAATTTTTTGCAATTTTAAATCGTCGTTATATGAGAGGTTTTCTATTTTATATGCGCTTTGTGAAAAACTGCTAGATGAGAATTTTTTTAATTTTGTTTTAGAAAGATATAAAGCATAAATTGCATTTAAATCATCGTCTGTATATTGATAGAAGCTATTTTTATTTATTTTTTCAACTTCTTTTAACATTAAATCATATGACAAATAATTTCCTTTTAACGACTGTACTTTAGATGTTATGTTTCCTGAATAAGAAGATAAAACAGAGCTAACTGTTGATTTCAAACTTTTATTTAACTCTAGTAAATTTGCAGCTTGAACATATAGAATACATGAAACAACTATTTTTTCTTGAGTTGTTAATTCTTTATTTTTCATTTCATTAAAGATTGCTAATTGTAATTGTTTATTCATTTTGTGTTCCTTTTATAATTGCATCTTTAATTTTCTTTTTAAGATAGTCTATATCTCTATTAACTCGTGCGTTATAATCTTCATATTTTTGTATATACTCAAAGGCATAGAAGATAAAGTCGTCTTCTACTTTGTAAAAATCGTTTATTAAATTAACTATTTCTTCTAACATTAAAATCTCATTCCTTTCGTATATTTGTCCATAACATCATTAAAATAAGCATTAAACTCATCACTAGTAGTAACAAATTCTAAAACTGCATCTTTTTCTTCTGTATTATCAATATTATTATCATAGTCGATAAACTCAGATTTTATTTTTGGGCTATAAAATTTATTAAATGAATCTAAATAAAATGATTCGGATAAGTCAGGAGAAGTAAATTCCTTGTTGTAAATATAAATATCATTATAAAAAAACTCAGTTAAAAAATCACTTAAAACATTTTGAAAATCTTTATTTACAGTTTCTTTTTTATATATGTAATTTGTATTTAACGTTGTATCATCTTTTACTGTAACTAATGTATCTTCTTTTGTTTCTCCAAGTTTTTTCATTTCTAAAAATTCTTTTTCAAGAGCTTTTCTCTTTTCATTAATTGTTGCATATTTCTCATATTCTAAAAGTCTTGTATATGGTGTTGTTTTATTTAAAATAGTATCAATTAAGTTTTGTTCTACTGTAGTTAAAGTACTGTTTGCAGTATTATAATGATAATTTTTTCCACCAATAGATATTTCACCTGTTATAGAAGCAATTGGATTTTCTCTTTTATACATATAAATTTTATTTGGTTCTATATTAGATCTATATTTAAAATCAACACTATTGTAATTATTTTTATTAAACAAAACTCCACTATAACCAGAATCAAAACGTTTTTCTTCTGTATAATATTTGTACATTGCAGAAATATAATAATACATTTGTTTTAGATAGTTTGAAGAATATATTGAAGATACTATATTTGTATTTTTATTAGAATTTAAAATATTCCAAATATTATTTACTGCGAAACTAGTTATTTCTTGTTGTAATGATTTATTTGAAACATAATCTCCTCTAGTCTTACTACTAGTATTTTGTAAATTTAAAAATCTACCTTTGTCATTATATTTTTTTTCTATATTTTCAGTCAAACTTTCTGGTATTATAAGGTTTCCTTCGCTTGTTTGTGAATTATCGTTAAATAATAAATTATTTGATTCCGTAAAAGAAACACAGTTTATTGTTTCTTTTTTTATTATTTTATTTGTTAAAATGTCGATATAATATTCTGTGTCATTCTTATTACAATATGCTTTAAAATTGTCTGAGCCAAAAACTGTTTTTAATTCTTCTATAACTGATGCATCTGAAATTATATTTGTGTTTGGTCTAGATATTGGCATATATTCTAAGTTAAGTTTTTTAATATGCAACTCTGAATCGAAATATACTCTTCCATAATACGGATTAGAATATCTAGCTGCATCTTCCATATATGATAAATTTACTACTAGAAAATATTTATTTTCGTTTCTATCAAGATATGCTTGATATGTTTTATTGTTTATGATAAATTTGAATATTATGAATGATGTTTCTTCAATATCAACTTTTAAATCAGGATACTCAAGAGATTCATATGTATCCAAAATATCCGCTATTTTTAAACCACCATCTCCAGCAATTAACGGATATAGCCAATATCCATTTTTATTATATACTGGGCAAAATATATCGTTTTTAAAAATACCAAAAGTGGTTGTTTTAAGATCACTATATACTGGAAATTTATTTTCATTTATACTAAAGCATAATCTATATTTATTTATTTTACATTTAATTGAGTCTTTAATTTTTGAATATCTTCCGTCTAAATCATATATTTTAGTAACACAATCATTGTCTAAAGCATTAGGAATATTAAGATCATTATACTCGTCATATTCATAAACATTTAATCTTTGAAATTCTCTTTCGTCTAATAATTTAGCAATTGTTTCAACTGTATAATCTCTTCTTATATTTATATATTGTGCTTTATTAGAACTATCAAATACTACTTCTGTTTTATATTCTAAATAAGGAATATCGTTCTTTATTTCATTGAATTCAGTTGATGATTCATTAAGAGCACTATATCTATAAAAAGTTGCCGATAAATGTCTTTTTATAACATTCTCTTCTTCGTCTCCAATTTTTATTAAACAATCAACTTCATTTGGAAAGCTATTTGGAATATAATAATTTATCATAGATTCTTCATTTGTGTTGTTATAGAAATTTTCTCTTATTTTATCCGCATATACTTCTATTTTTGATTTTACATCTTGATTGAAATCTGTAAAATATATTTCTCCAGAAGGCAATTTATATTTAAATTTAAGATTTTGTTTTCCATTTTCTTCATTTATTTCAAGATTGTTTTCGACCAATATATTTTCTATAATATAAGTAGTTATGCCATTTACTTTACTTTTATATGTATTTGTGTAGAAAGAAAAATAACTATCTTTTACATCTGTTACTAATTCATAGTCTTTTGACATTGATGGATCAGTTTCTATTTTAAGATTTACGCTTTCATTTTTTTCTTGATCTAAAGTTATTTCATAGTATTTATAACAACTATAGAGAGGCAAATCTAAAACACTATTTGTTAAATTAACCACTTCATAAATATTTGATTTTATAACTTCAGGAGTAATAGAATTAGGAATTCCTGCTTTATTAGTTAAATAACTTATTTGGCTTTCAGTATATTTTTCTTTTTGTAATACTAATTCAATATCTCCATATTTATAAACATTTGTTTCTATTGGTGATTCATCTTTTTCTAATTGAGTTAAATCAACAGTATGATTATTGAAATATTTTAAAAAAGCATCCATTCTAATGTCATGCAAGTATATTTTATTAATAGACATACAAATCACGGCCTTTCTAAACGCTTCTCACAGCAATCGAACGGAGAAATATCCAGCTTTTTAAATTTCGATCGCTCACAGAAGGGTTATTTGATATAATATATTGTTCCCTTCAATAAAAATTATAAAAAAAGAAGAAGATTATTCATCTTCCTCTTCTTGTTTAACTACATGTGTTCTTTTAACTCTTCTGCTAATAAGAGGTTCAACCTTTTCTTCTTCAACTTTAACTTCAGCAACTTCTTCTTTAGGTTCTTCTTTTCCAAATTCTTTTTTGAATAGGTTGCCTTCGTTAAACCATGATGGTTTTGCTTCTTTAGCAGATGCTTCTTTTTGTTTTAAAATTTCTCTTAATTGGTCATTTGCACTTTTCATACTTATACCTCATATTTAATTGTAATTTCTAATTCGACTCTTGGATGAAGTGAATAAAACTTCTCCGAATACATTTTTGTTACAACAGCATCATCATGATAAACTACATCGTGTAAAACGTCTAGAATCAATTTTCCATAGTTGTCTATATCACCGCGACGAATATCTGGTAAAATCAATTGTTTCTCTTTCATCGCTGTAATTTTTACAGAGTCTGATTTAGGAATTGGAACATAAAATTTTCCTAAAATCTCTACGTAATATTTTTTTTCATCTTTGTTGTCTATAATTGTTTTAATTATTTCTTTGCTCTCGTCTTCTATTTGCGTTTGAAATAATTTTTTAATTCTAGTCATATATGTTGCGTTTTTATTGTAAAATCTACCTTTTCCATTTCCACCAAATCTAGTATATCTTTCTCTGGCGTATGGAACAGGAGGTTCATCCAGCAATAATGATATTGTTACTTCTTTATATTCTTTCTTATATTTTTCTAACAATTCTTCATTTGCTAATAACTCTTCAACTTTTTCTTCTTTTGTCATCCTATCTGCTTCCTAATCTGTGTTTTATTTTATAATCGGCTTCTTTTCTTAGATAGAAAATATACTCTTCAAAATGTGAATAAACATCTCCAGGAACTTCTGATTTACAATCAATCAACGCATTTATCAATGCGTGAAAGAAATTATAAACATATTGAAAGACATCTTCATTACTAAAATTTGTTCCTTCTGGTACTGAAGCATAAACTCCATTTAAATTTAGTAATGATTTTTCTTCCTCTCCTAGCATTATGCCTGTTTCAACAATATCGTCTGATATATCATCCATTTTATGATACCACTCTTCTAAAAGAGCATGATCTGAAAAGAAATTTGCTCCAACTAAATTTCTATGTAAATTACGAATATTTTCAGCAAGAATTTTAGAAATTGCCATTGCTTTGCTTAAATTTGTCATAACATAACCTACTTTCTATTAAACTTTTCGTAACCAATGTATATTTTTTGGTTTAACCATTAATTTTGAATCTGCTAATGTATTAACATATTTTTTGTTTGCACTTCTTCCATATGAGTCAAATCTGTTCCATAATTTAACTCCAGAAAGATTGCTTTCACCATTTACTCTGTTAAGCATGTTTTTAAAATATTCATTTAACGAAGACGAGTCAGATTCATCAGAATAAACCGCCGCAAAACCTGTCATAGAATCTAAAAATGATGTATATGATGGATTAGCTGACAAAAAGCTTATTCTTCTAGACATAGCTAAATAAGGATATAGACTTTCTATAGTAAAGTTTCCTGAAATAGCTCTTGGTAATCCATCTTTTGTAAATAAACCAGATGAACCACCTCTTGTGTATGATAAATTTGAAATGTATCCTAGATCACACGTTGCCATACCTGGAATATCAGCACGAACTAAAAATGGAGAAACATATCCATTATCATCTGCTTGTCTAGGCATTGTAAAGCATAACAATGTGAAAAAAGGAACATAAACATATTTAAATATTGATAAAGGATCCCCATAAGGAGATGTAAAATTAAAATCTATATTTATAGCTTGACTATATGCTGAATCTCGCCACAATTCTGGATATACAACCTGCATTCCATTAACAGCAGTATATGATTGTAAAACTGCTCCCATGTCTTCAGTTGTAACATTATTAACATAGTCTTTAATAGCTCCAGTAACTGCACCAACCGATTTTCTAACAATACCAGAATTGCTTTTCCATCCATTTATCATATTTGCAACTGCATTAGATGCAAAATCTTTTATATTAGAAAACATCTGAACATTTTGACTAATTGTTCTTGCAAGATTTTTTCCAGCTCCACCTGTTCCCATACCCGTAAGATATCCTAATTGTTGATATTGGTCAGCAAAGTTATTTGTTTTAGACGCTAAATCAGCACCAATAGCAGTTCTTTCATTTGTAATATTTTCAGTTACTGCTCCGTTTGGGTTTATATAAAATCCTATTGCAGATTTATACTGTGCTTCTGGTTCAGCGTTATCATTTGTAGCAAAATCAGGAAAGAAACTGAACATGTTAAATGTGTTATTATCTTCTGTTCCCAATCCTAATTTAATCCAAACAGTATTTAACATAGTTTCTAAATATGAATAAAACTTTCCAAAAGAACTTTCAAATACATAATATCTTTTATCTTTTGATAGCGTATCTTTATTAACACCATTTTGAACTAAATAATCTATCATTTCTCTAGAAGTTTGAGTTTGATTTAATGCGCTATTTTTAGTTGATGCAAGATATCTAGAACCATTATATTTTGGCATTCCTGGAGTTAAACTTACAAAACAACTATCTTTAACAAAGCTATTAATCATTCCTCTATTCAATGGATCTGTTGATGATAAAAATGATGGAGGACATCCAAGCATCATTGTACCATATAGATTTACTTGAGAATCTCCAGAATCTAAAGGAGTTGTTGTTATTCTGTTTATATTAAAATTAATATTTCTGTTTTTTATATCTTGAACTAATCTTCTCCAAGAAGATTCTTGTTTTTGACCGAATGCAGTTTCTGTTGATCCATCGTTATATTTAAGTGATATTGTACTAGCTGCTCCAGAAATAGCCTGTATTGATCCAGATAGTCTGTTCATCATATCACTTGCTAAAGAACCAACTAGAGGAACATTTTCAATAGCTTCTGCTCCACTTTCTGTTAAACTGCTAAATATATCTGTAAGTTCGCTTATTACAGTAGTTGCAGCTGCAGTTGTAGCAGCTTCAGCATTTGAAAATATAGAATTGATAGAGTTTCCACTTCCCATTATTTCAGAAGTCACTCTTTGATCAGAATTTTCTTTATTTTGTTGATATTGATTTTGAAGTTTATCCCAGAAAGTTTTAGAATCTGAATCTCCGACACCAGATAGCACACTACTGCTTTCACTGAATGTTTCATTAACATCATTTGAAGTTTGGTAATTTAAATATTTTTTAAGATTGTTTGCCAATTCATTTGTTTGTGAATAATCTGTAGATATAATACTTGTATCAATATCTCCATACACAATATTCGAAGCTGTTTCTTTAGCGGAAACAAGTATATCATTTTTTAAATTATCAAGAGCAATATTTCTAATAGAACCATTTGTTTGATTTGCCATAATTATTACTCACCTCTTAAAATTGAATCTAAATTTGAAGGAAATGTATCTGAAACTGTGATAGAGTTATCTGTTGATGTTTTTGTTCCAGATGCAGCTGCAATTATTCTATTTAACTCAACATTTGTTCCCATCAAACTTTCAATAGATGTTAGTGATGCATATATACCACCGATGTAATCCATTAAAGATATTGAATTTCCATTAATATTTACTTTATCATGTATTCCAGGAGTAACAGGATAAACTTTTAATGCTGTATTATCTGATCCATCTGATTCTCCGGATTTTTGATATTTTATAGTTCCTTCGCTAAATTTAACATTAAATGAAGAACCTCTTTCAGCGACAGACATTTCAGTTTTATTTGTTACGCTGTTTCCTTGATTACTAGCAGGTTTAACATTGAATTGTTTTTTGTCCCAATCAACAGTTACTAATTCTGGATTTGGTCTGCTTGTTTTAGAATCACCACTAATAAATTGCGAATAATTTACTGCTTGACCAGTACCACCAGTTGCATATTTATAAACTGAAGATTTGCTTCCAGCTCCGATTGCAATCATAGCTGAATCAGCAGCTTGTTCAATTAAATCTAATACTTTAGACATTGCTGCGGTAGGTGAAGCTATATTAACAGCTGTACCTGCTTGTTGTAGTCCGGCAAATAATACTGGTAATTGAGCCGATAAATATTGATAAATTGAACCATTAGATGCTATTACTTTATTTAATCCCTCTTCAATTGTATTATTTAAATACTCGGTAAAACCATTTACTAAATATACAGGAGTAACTGGTTCTCTTTTTATTCCATAATTTTTAAACATTTTCTTTGCTGCTGTGTGGAAGAACAAAGTATCTCCAGCTTCTTCGCCGTTTGTTCCTGATATAGCAGTATTTTTTCCCCAGTTAGGGTCACTTAAATCTACTTGATCCCAAACAGAAGAAGAATTTAATCCGCCTCTATTTCTTGGATCTGCTTTTGCTATATTTGCAAATCCCCATTTACCTCTAGAACCTCTGGATAATTTATCTAAAATTGTTCCTGTTTCACCGGGATTATTTGGATTTTGAGCATATCCTAAGCTACCTTTAAAAGGATCTCCTTTAGTTCTAGTTTGATATCTAGGATCAAAAGTTCCTGTTATTTTAGTAGCAGAGCCAGATTGGCCGGGAGTAACTGAACTTATTTTCCATATAGGATTAAAATCTGTTGGTTTTGCTAATCCAGTTATTGTTTCATCTATTAAACTATCCTTATATTTTCCAATTAAGAAATCTAAAGATTGTTTATCTGGTGAAGAGTTTATTCTTTCATAGTATGCTTTATAAACTTCTGCTGCATGTTGTAATATTAATTCGCCTTCTTGAACAACTTGAGAACTTGGATCTAATTTTTTAGTTCTTTTCTTAACTCTTGAAATTAAATCATCTGCATATTTTACAAGTTCTTCATATTTTTTTTCTTTCTCTCTGTCAAGAGCTTGTTTTTGTTTTGCTAACTTTTTAAGATTTCCTTTAGAGATTTTTGTTTTACCTAAAGGACCAACCGCTCCAAATCCTGCGTATGTCATTGCTTCAGATTTTGCTTTTTGTGCAGCTATTTTTGCTTCTTTTTCACCTTGTTTAAAAAGTTCTTCTGCGTTTGTTTGTCCTACAATAAATACAGGAACAGCACTTGTTATATTTCTTGTTAAAATCTTTCCGTCTTCAAATTGTACTAATGGTGTTGCACCAGAACTAGACGCAATAGTGCTTGCACCAGGCATTTCACCAGCAGTTGTTTTTAAAGATTTTGCAATCGATTTGCTTGCATCTAATTGTTGTTGAATTTCACGAGTAGCAGAACTAGATTGTCCAGAACCAAGTTTATTTCTTAATCTAAGTTTTCTATCTGAGTCTTGAGATCTTTTTAACTTTTGTTGTAGCTCATATTCTCTTTTTTGATTTTCCGCAAACTTTGCGTATATTGCAGCTTTTAATTCACCAACAGATATTTTTCTTGGATCTATATCTAATCCAATTTCGGCTGCTTTTTGTGCAAGTTGTTCAAACGTGTAATCTTTTAAAAATCCCGTATCGTTTTCTTCTAGTTGTCTTTCAACACTTCTTCTAGAACCTTTAACGCCAGCGATTCGGCCAAATTCTTCAGAACTATATGTTGATTTTTTAATTTCAGTTTCAATAAACTTTTGTCGTTCTTTAAATTCAGCTTGTTTTTTCTTAGCTTTTTTACGTAATGCAGCTAATGCAGCTTGTGATAATTGAGGTTTTCCAACAACCCATGCGTAAGATGTTTGACCTATTAAATTGTCTAATGCATCTAACGCTGATTGATCACTGATAGGAACATTAACTATTTTTCCTTGAGCTCCTTCGCCCGTTATTGCTGTAACATATATTTGAGCTAAATTAATAATTTCTTGTCTCAAATCTTCTGGAGATAAATTTCCTGTTAGACTAATTTGTAACCTACGAGCCAAAGAAATTAAATCTTTCATTTGGTAGCTTTTTAAAATTACTATTAATTCTTTATTTAGAATCATAGCTATTTTTCCACTAAATTTACTTGGAGTAAATGAAATATCTTGTTTTCTAATTTCTTCCCCATAATCTTGTCCTGGACCACTTGCTCCAAATGCGCTTCCTATTCTTCCATTTCTAGATGCTCCAGCATTTTGTCTATAAAGATTAACTGCTGCTTGAGAACTGTTTAATTTTCCTCTAGCATCTGCATTTTTTGAGAATGTTTTCATTTTTTGTTGAAGCTCTATCGTATTTTTATTAACATCTGCAATTATTTGATTTAATTCTTTATCGCTTAAATTTATAAGTAAAGTTTCAACTAATTGATTTGTTACTTCATTATCATCATTTCTATTTTGAACTAAACTAATTTCCCCATAGCTGTTTATAATACTCAACTTTTCTTCAAGTGTCCATCTATATACATATCTATAACAATATTCTTTTAGTTCTAATGCTTTAGATTCTCTTGCTTTAACTCTTTGTCTAAACGCTGCTCTAGAACGTTCAGTATCTAATGCAGCAACAATAGCATTTGGACCATCATATTGACGCCCAATTGATTTTGTATTATCTTGTATTGGCATGAGATCACCCACTTTTTTTATTTATTTCTATAATGGATTGTTCAAAGAACAATATATTATATTATAACAACCGGAAAGGACGTGATTTTTGTGAAATTATCAACAAATGACCTAGATAAAAGTTTGATCGATAAGATTACACAACTTGATGAAATGCGTCTAAATTATACTAAAGACGATGGCAATATTGTCATGTATGATGGCAATTCATTCTACACTGGAAAAATGCCAGAAGTTAAAGTAAAACTTCCTTATTTTTCTACTGAAGAGTTATACAATTTCAAACAAAATTTGTTTTCAAATAACGAATTATATACTTCTTCATACACGAACAACTTTCAAAATGAAGTGAGAAATAATTCAGCATTTAAAAATATAATGAAAAGTATGTCTTATTCTTTTATAAGCAAACTAGATAGTGCAGCATTATTTTTTAAAATGTATGGATCATATTATTATGCATTTACATCTTCTGGAAAACTATATAAAATATCTAAAACACAATTAAACGAACAAACTGTTTTTGATATAATTGCAATATTAAAAACAAACTTTGCTTGTCAAAACTTATTTGCAAGAAAAATATTAGATATTATTCCTTATGAAGATGGATTTTTAATTTCTGTTTTAGACAATGGTGTTTATTATATAAATATCAATACAGGAATATATGAATTAAAATTAAATATTACATCGATAAACAAATTATATAGATTAAATTCTACAAAAATTTTAGCTTTATCAAACACAGAAAAGAAATCTGTAATTATTTTCGATGCTGTTTCTGGAAAGAAAATTGATAGTTTTGATACATTATCTAATTTCAACCAATTGCCAGATTCTGCAGTTATAACAGAAAAAGGATTCTATGTTTTAGGAAAATATATTGGAAACTCTGCTCCTATTAATATGATTCATTACTGGCAATTAGATGCTGGAGAAATATCTTATGAAAATTACGACGATTTGGTTGATATTGCATTAGAATATAATAAATATCAATATATTACTATAGACAACGATGAAAATAATCTTTTAGTTTATGGAATAAAATCTAATGGAAATATATTTAGATGTGTTTATGATATTCAAAATAATACAAGTGATTATTATGAAATGGATGTAATAAAACCAAATTCAACAAAATTATTTGTTAATAAAAACATTTATATTGTAAATAATTCTGTGTATATAATTGAAGATAATGCTATATTAGATATGTTTAAATTGTCTTTAAATATAAACGATAAAATATATTTTGACAAAAATTCTATTATATATGTTGGTGGAAGAGATATTATATCTTATACATTTCCTAAATATGCATTTTATCCAACAGAGTCTTTTGTTATATATGATGAAAATGGAATTTGTAATAATATAAAAATACTAGTTTCATCAACAACAGGAAAAGAAAAAATTGCATTATTTAATGGGGAAACAAAAGAACAAATAATTCCGCAATTTTATGGATTAACAGAAAATAGTGAATTTATTATTGTTTTAAAAAACTGTAAAGCAACTAAAATAGTAATGACAATTGATTTTAATAAAGAAAGCGAAATAAAAAATATTGTTGTTAAAACTAATAGAGAATATTTTGAAGAATAGGTGATAATATGGAATTTAATGTAAAAAAAGTATTACGAAGAATATATCAATTAGATTTTAGCAATTGCTTAGTAAAAAACAAAGAAGAATTTTACACTGAAAAAGGTGTTTCAACATTCGCTGCAACATTTAAAAAAACTGATTTTGATAACGGAATTGTTGTTACACCAAACGGATATAAAAATGGATTATTCTACTCTGTAGAAAACGGCGGAGAAATATATTCACCAACAAAATTTACTCCAGATTTAGTTACATTTTCTTTAAATATATACGGTTTAAAGAAAGGTGCATATTATAAAATAACAATTCCTGCTCGTTCTGCTGGAACATTAAATATAATAACTGACAACAGAAAAATTAATATAACAACAGACGCTGAGGATTTAGTTATGGATGCTGATCTTACAGGAATAAATGAATCTATAGAGCAATATGGAATCTTTAGAGCTAGTTCAAACGAAATTAATTTATTCTTTACACTAGGAAAAGTAATAATTTCTAATATTATTATAGATGAAGTTGAACTTGCATCTGATACAGAAAAAGAAGAACTTCAAGACAATAGCGTTATCGAAGACGGAAAATATCAACTTGCTGCATATGGAGTATTTAATGTTAAACCGTCTATCCCAGAAAACTTTAATGGGAAATATATTGCTTTATCAAGATACACAGGTAGAGGAATAAATTTATATTACAATAAAAGCACCTATGAATTTATTTTAGAAAGAGACAACGCAAATGATATATTAAATGAGTCATTTAATTTATTAAATTATACTGTTGAAATTAATACAACAAAAGTTATAAACAATAAAAAATTTATTTATTGTGATATATCTAGTATTGAAATGGAACCTTCTCCAAATACATTAAAACAAGGTTATATAAAATTTGCTTTCGTTACTAAAGACGGAAATAATTTAAATGCTTTAAATTTAGAAGGAAGAATTTCAATAATTATAAACAAAATTTATTAGTAAGGATGTGATTATATGGCAAAGAAAACAATTTCAGCAAATATTGTTGGAACACCTGGAGCACATTATGATTTGGACGAACTAGAAAAAAATAGTAGAACCAATTCAGAAAAAACTCTTGTTGTTCAAGTATGGAAATATAATCCAAAAAGTGAAGATGAAACAAAAAGAAGCCCAAATCCTCCAAATTTAAAAATAGGGCAAATATGGTTATCAAAAAGGGTTGATGATGAATAATGAAATTAGATTTTAGCAAATTAAAAAAGAATACAGAAAATCAACAACCTACTAATACACCACAAGTAGATCCGACAACACAAACAGGAATTAAATTATCATTTACCGAAGGAAAAACATACGACCTAGATGAAATAATTGCCAATAAGTTAAGAGACAATGAAAATGGAACTCTTATATTAAGAACAATTGGTGATATTCAATTTAGGAATAGAATGATTGAATTAGTAACTAAAAAAATTCTTGATGATTATGGTGTTGAATGGACTGAAGATAATTGGAAGTTAGCAGAGACATTAGCAAAAGTGAATAACTTTAGTCGTGTATTTGATGCTTACTTTACGCGTTACTATGAAGAATATAAAAAAGTTATTAATTCAGGTAATTTTGAAGGATCTTTTTCTATTGATACGATTCTTAGAACTATAAAATTAACAAAAGAAGATATCCGCAAATATACATTAACAGATGTATGCGAACATCAAACAGAGTTTTTAAATTATAGCGATAGAAACAGACCTTTAATTATTTGGACAGATGGAACAAATGATTGTGGTTGTGGAGACAACGGAAAATCATACGACAAACTTGCTAGACAAATAGAAATGTTAAGTAAATTTTTATACAACCGTGTTCTAGTTGATGAAAACGGAATTGGTGATATAATTGGGGTTGGATCGATAAAATACGGTTTATTAACATTAAAAGCTGTATCAGTTGATGATGGTGGAATTTTAATATATAGAGGTGAGTAAGACATGGCAAACGATAAAAATATAATACGTGGATTTAGAGATGAAAATGGTAATACAGCAAAATATGCTTTCTCAGCTCTAGCAGAAATCCCAGAAGAATTTGAAGTAGATAAGATTCAATCTACTGTTAATGATATAAAAGAAACAAAAAAATTAGCAAATGATACTAAAGAAAATTTATTGACAAATTATTATACTAAATCTGACATTAATGATAAATTAAACAATTTAGAAGTTTCTGATGAGAAATTGCAATCTTATTATAATAAAACAGAAACTGACAAGAAAATTGAAGACTATACTACTGAAAACTTTTACAATAAAGGCGAAATAGACACAAAATTAAGTAACTTTTCTCCTGAAAATGTATATACAAAAACAGAAGCCGATTCAAAATTTGCGGAAAAAACTGAATTGGAAACTGTTACAGAACATGTAAAAGAATTACCTATTTCAACATTTAATAATGATGCTAAATATGTAACAGAAGAGAACGCTGCTACAAAAGCGGACATTGAAACAGCAAAAGCGAACATTCAAGCGAACATTAACGAATTAAATGTAATTCATAGAAATCAAGCATGGAAGGATTTAGGGCAATTTACAATAAACGGGGAAGTTGTTAATCCTGTCGATAGTGTTGTTTCGTTACCAGCAGATAAGAAATCTTATACATTATCTGGCTATCTACGTGGATGCATTGAAATTGGGCGAGAATTTTATGGATTGGACAAAGGTGGAGACGGAGTAACATTAATTTTAGATAATGTCTATATTGATTCTCCATATACGTCAGGTATAGTTTATCTAGCTCCAAAGAAAAAAATGAAAATAAAAATAGAAGATAATTCATATAATTATATTTACTGCGGAACTAAAGATATTTCTGGAATGGAAAAAGAAACAACTGATTTCAGAGGAGCCATATATTCATTTAATAATATGTTAATTTCTGGAACAGGATATTTAACAATTGAAAACATTAAAGGAAATAGTGGGTTAGGTCATGGTATTAAAGCTTCTGAATTAGAAATTATTGGCAAACCAAATATTTATGTTAAATCAAACCACGACGCATTTCATGCTGGTAAAAAATTGATTGCTGGGAATGGCATATTTACTGTAGAACAAGCTAACGATGCTTTTGGTACCGGTGATAATGGATACATTTTAATATTTGGCGGAAAGTATAATTTATCTGGTATAACATCAGGACAAAACTGCTTCGATTCAAATCAACAAGGATATATATTAAATCAAAAAGTAAATTTTGATATTACAACAAATGTTAGCGAATCTTATATATATAGAAATATGAGTTTTATTGACGATAGTGATTTCGCAAGTTATTTTGAATCTCCAAAAATTGAATATTATAGTGTTTCAGAGGTTGGAGGAAAAGAAGTTTTTACTAGAGAAGCAGTCATTGATTCGTTTCCAGAGACTCAATATATTTTATCTACAAGCAACAATTATATATATAATACAAATAAAAAAGCTTTAACAATATATGTATATGGAAATTTTGCAGATAAAGAAATAATTATTCCTGCTAATACAACAGACTTAGTCATTAATAAAGTAAATATTAAATTAGTCAATGCTATAGTAGGAAGAATTCAAACAAGTGCAGATAGAACACAAGTAAAAGTATATGATTTAGAAGATGAAAGTAAAGTAAATGTATTATACAATGCTTCTAAAAGTCCATTATATTTAGATGATGATTTAAATATTAATAATGATTGTCCTATTGCAATTATAGGTAATGGAGAAGATGCAAGCGTTAATGCTTCTGAAATATATTTAAAAGGCAACGGATATAAACATATTCTAAATATATCAGGCAATCTTTCATTACAAGGATCAAGATTATATATAGGCGGAGACGATGAAAGTGCATCAAAAAACGGCGCTGGAGGACTTTATATTGAAAAAATGAATATAAGGTTGTCCGGTTCTAATACAAAAGGCGATATGACTATATATAATACTCAAACTAATGATGTAATTATAGACACATTAACAGCAGCAACATCAGCAGTAAATAATGGAAATGCGTATGTTTTAAACGACGTTGCTAGTAATGTAACAGGATTTAAAAAATTAAATCCTCACATTGAACCTGTTAAGGAATATAGCTCTGAAAGTAAGGTATTAGTTAAAGAAATTAATTTAGAAGATCTATATCAAGGAATAATCAATTTAACAACTCCTTTAACAGAACTTGAATATGATAAATTAAAAAATAACGAAATTGAATTAAAATTGGTATATATTGACGAAGATACTGGTATAAACGGCAGTATAATATTTAAAAGTAATTATTCCTTAAATATACCAAGTGTTGGATTATACACATCAATAGTATCAAACGTAAATGCAAATATATTCTTAAGTGTATTGTTTGGAACATTGACAATATATAGATCTGCTCTAAATAAACTCATATACACACCTTATGTTGATGTGAATCCAAAATATGATGAACCGTTAGAAGGACAAGAAGTATTAAAAGCAATAGACTATGATGGAGTTCCTGCATTAAATCACAGTTATCGTGTATGTAGAATGAAATATGATATAGATTCTAAATTTTTCATAACAGATTCAACTCTGGTTGATTTCATTTATACAGAAAATAATTATGGTATCGGAGAATCATTTGAAACTAGATTAGGTTTAGTTAATAAAAAATCTTATTCAGTATTTTCTGGATTAAATAGTATTGGAACCGGAATAATCTACGATACTGAAACACATAAAGTAATTTACGTTACAATTGAATATATTAGCGATACTAGTGTTGGATACAAAATAAAAATGGAATTACATGCATATCAAGATGGGGAAGACATTACAGATGCATTTATATCTACAAAGTTATTTAATGCTAGTGAAGGCGGAGCAATAGAAATCTATGCATTATAAAAAATTAAAAGAAGAATAGATTACTATTCTTCTTTTTTTGTTCCTTCAAATTCGTCAAAATCTTCTACTATATCATAGTCTGTATCTTTATCTGTCTCTGAATCATCAATATCTTCAAAATGAGATGGAATTGTATATATTCCATAGTCCTCATTTAAACTCATAACACAATCAGAATTAAATTTACAATGTTCTCCCTCTACATAGTATTTACATTCACGACAAGTTTTAGTGTAAGCAGGGTAAGATGTGTTTAATCTATTTATAAATTGTTCCCAAGTTTCAAGTTCGTCTTCAAAACCAGTGTTTAAGCAACATTGGGCACGTTCATCATTTTTATATTGTAAAAATACTGCACGAGGAGTTTCTTCAAATACATTTGAGTATTTTTGCATAAGTTTTAACATACTATATTCAAATTTACGACGACGTAGATATAGATCTTGATCTTCGTTTATTTTTTCATTCCAATATGGTGCTTGAAGTAAAAAATACATAAATAAAATTGCTTTTATGAAATATTCGTTTCTGTGTTCTGTTTTACGTTGTGTTAATTCTTTCATTAAGTCGCTTGTAGATCTAATTAAATCGTCGGCCGTTTCTACTAAATAGTTATATTTATATTTTGGATTTCTTGTTAAACTATTTGAATTATAACACCAATAATAACTAAACACATCAACATCGGCAGTAACTTCAGCATTCATTTGTACAAGAGTATTAAAATAAGAATCCTCATGTACTCTAATATTTTCATTAAATCGAAGGTTTTTGCTTGTTAAAAACTCACGTCTAAAGAATTTACCATGACACCAAGTTTGGTCTTTTCCATGTGCAATTTGTAAATATCTACCATCTGGAGTTGGAAGTTCTTCGATCCATTTTGTAAATAAAATATCTATATTTTTATCTTTATGTTGTAATAAAGCATTAAAAACTTCAATAAAAACATTACAAGATAAAAATCTATCGTCTGAATCAGCAAATGTTACATATTCTGCATCTGACTTATCTAATCCATATTGTCTAGCTTGTCCTGGACCTTTATTCTCAGGAGTTTCAATATATCTTATATGCAAGTTTTTAAATGTTTTTAAAAATTCATCAGATAATTTAACATCTGACTTATCATTAACAATAATAACTCCAATTTTGTTAAAACTAACTCCTGCTTGAAAGTCTATTGATTCAAGTAACGGTCTAATAATTTCTTCTGTTTCTTTATATTGTGGTATAATAACGTCAAGATTTAGCTCTCTATTTTTAATTTGTTCTTCTGTTAATTTCATTTTCTTTTTTTCTCCTTATTTGTTATATAATGTATTGTTAAATACATTATTTTTAAAAATATTTTTACAAACTATTTCTCGCGATAATTTATTGTTCTAGTGTAAAATAATTATAATATATTGAATATATTTATTAATAATTGATTTTAAACTTTTTATATGTTTAATAGGGACAATATATTATATACAAGTGCGCAATTGTATATAAAGTAAGGAGCTGATTTTTATTTCTTTATGTGGTATTTCAACAAAAGACAATCCGGAACAAACAGAATTAGCTAGATTAATTCTAGATAAAGACACAAAAATTATATTTTGTACTGGGAACGCTGGAACCGGAAAAACCTTTGTAAGCTTGGCAGCGTCATTGCAAGCTGTTTCAATCGATAAAAAATATGGAAAGAGAGGACAAATCATTTACTTAAAAAATCCAGTTGAATGTGGTGATGTAGGTCTTGGCTATCTACCGGGGTCAATCGAAGAAAAATATGGCGTCTATTTAGGTGGTTTATACGATAATTTAGAAAAAATAGAAGATATTGGCGGAGTTATAAACGCTAAAAATGAGATAAGTAGAATAATATGTTTGCCACCTCAATATGTAAAATCTCACAGTTATGATCAGAAGATCCTCATTGTGGATGAAGCACAAGACCTTTCAATGAATCAATTAAAAACTATTCTTACACGTTGTAGCGACTATTGCAAAATTATATTAATAGGAAGTACAAATCAAATTGACGCAAGAAAAATGAGTAAAGAAAAGAATGACTTTGCAGAAGCTTATAATAGAATAAAAGAATTTGATTTTGTTAATTATGTTCATTTGGTACAAAGCAAGCGCTCAAGTTATTGTTCATTGATAGACGAAGCACTCAGCGATAATTATACTTCGTTACTAGAACGAAATTTAAAAGAATAAATTGTAAAAATAAAGAAACTAGAAATTAATCTAGTTTCTTTTTATATTAATCTTTTGTTAATTCATATAGCGTTACAACAGCATCTTTTCCAATAAAAGATAATCTTCTACTTGGAGAACCATCTGGGTTTAATAGATTAGATTTTGCTTCTATTAGTTTAGCTGCTTCATCGTTTGCTTGAATAGAAAATAATCCTCTTAAGAATATCATATCTCCATCATAGTCTCCGCCCAATGCTTTTAATACTGGATTACCTATAATTGAGGTTCCAACAAAATCATAATAAGGTTTTGGTTTAGGATTTGGATCTCCTTCAAATGGAATATAAGGATATTTTTCATAATGAACTATATTACTTTTAAAAACATCTGGATTTAATCCATACATATAAACGTCATGTGTTCTACATGTTGAATTTGGTATAACTAAAGCCGGATATATGTTTTTGAAATTTGTAACTGGGTGACGAGTTATTAAAGCATGTTTGTTTTTAAGACATTCAATAGCAGATTGATAGAATAAGTCACAATATGTTAAAGGTCGTTTAACAAAGTTCCTATCTGCTTTTGCATCTGCTTCTGATGGATATTCTTTTAGCATAAACGTCGTTTCAGCAACAATGTTTTTGTCTTTAGTTGATCTCAATACAAATTTAATTGGATCGAATCTTTCTTTTTTAGATTTTATAAATCTAGCTGTTAATTTATCTAATTCTTTTGAATTAAATTGTGTTCTATCCAAAATAAATTCTCCAGATGTTTGATTTTTTACTTGTTGATATACTACTTCAGAACAATGTTCTAGTATAATATTTATTTGATGTATAAAGAACGGGTTAAATAATGCAATACATGTTTCTAAAGGCAACAATGCTGTACCAAAAGGAACAGGTAATTTATCCATAGAAGCACAATCGCTAATTACAGGAGCTACTATTACAGTGTTTGCACCATAATCTAGATTTTTAGCTAATAAATGTCTAGACAGTAATGAGTTTTTTGATTGTCCAGCTAGCTCTCCTGTTTTTGTATCTAAAGATTTTCCGCTTACAGGGTTCATTGTTGTTTGGTATATTTGTAGTAATAAATTTTGAATTCTCATTTTAGTTGTATTTGCAAATAAATCAAAACTCAATCCGGATCTTAATGAACGCGTTGCTGCTAATAAATCTTTATATAAAGAATTTATAACATCTCCAACACTAGAAGCATCTCTTTCTTCTCTGTAGTGAGCAGGCAAGACTAACCATTTATTGACAAAGAATTCGTTTTTCTTAAGAGATTTTAAAAATTTCAATCTTGTTTTCTTATCAATAGAAGCAATTTCGTTTTCTTCTAATTCATTAAGCCAATTTATTTTTTCAAAGTTATTATAAATAAATTCTAATCCAGTTCCTTCTCCATCTGATGGCTCAGAAACAATAAATATTTTCCCATCGATTATTTTAGCATATTTTTCTCCAGATATAACAGATCTTAATGATCCCATTCTAGAACTAAGCATTGCATATACAATTGGATGAATAAAATATCCATTTAAATCAATATATCCAAATTTATTTTTTCTTTCCATTTCAGAGTATCCAAATATTTTATATGAAAGTAATCCATCTTCTGTTGGTAACTTATTTGATGCGAAGAAAATTGGATTTGTTACTCTCTCAACATGATTTAACTCAATAAAACGGTTTATATCAAACATATCTAATTTCATGTACTATTCACACTTCTTTCTGCTGTTCTGTGAGAAGATGGATTGATAATTATTCACCTTTTTAAATTTCGATCGCTCACACAGCGGTTTTAATATAATATATTGTTCCATACCGAATAAAAATCGCAAAAAAAAACAATAGAGAAACTCTATTGTTTAATATAATCTACTTATTTGATAAACTAGTTCTTTTGCAAAAGCAAATATACTAGCATGACTTCTAACTTCAGAAATATCTTCAGCAGTTTGTTTTTGTTTTTCTAATTCATCACAAAATTCATTGTAAAAGTTTTCTATTTCTGTTTTAAATTTAAGTGTTCTTGGATAACTTATAATTTTAGTTTCCGTAGCAACAAATTTATATTCGTTAAAATATTCTTGAATATATTGAATTAATTCTGTATTTATAGTTCTTTTAATACTCTCAACTTCTGCTGGTAAAAGGAATACATGATTATAAGAAGATATATATTTTTTAACGAAATCTTTAATTTGCATCGTTTTCTTTTTCTAATTCTTCAATTAGTTTATATCCCTCTTCAACAGCATTATCAAGTTTTTCAAAATATCCAAATCTATCGCACATTTTATATATTAAATTATTTATAGCGTATCTTGGATCTCCTTGATTAACCATCTCAATATTTACTCTAAATGGCATACCAGCAAAACCTTCTTTAGAAAAACTTCTAATAACATGATGTGCCATTCGCATAGCATCAACATCGTTTCTTAATTCAATAATTTTTCTGTTAATAGCATCTGCTTTTTCTTTTTCAGATATTTCCATTGTATTAGGATCTAGAGACATGTATTCTTTAGCTTCTTTAACATCTCTATTATATTTAGAAATAGCTAATTCACAGCCATTCATAAAGAACAAAGATAAATCTCTAACATAAGAATATGGAACTTGAGCATGCGTTTTATCTGCCTTCTTTAGCCATTTGTCATTGATAATATCATATACATTTTCAGCATGATCAAAATTATATTCTTCTCCTTTTTTAAGTAAGAAGACATTAACAGGTTTTTTAGTACCAGGTAATAAAGTTCCTTTTGGTATAATCTTCCAAATTTGGCTTACCTGATCATCTGTCATATCTGTTTCAAAATTTATATCAATATCTGAATTAGAAGAATATTGGTATCCAGTAGAACTTCCTATCATTAAAATTCTTCTAATTTTAAAGTCGAAATTAACTTGTTTTTTAAATTCATTTATAATATCAAGAATAAATTTTCTAACGCTAGGAATCATTTTATCATTTTTAAATACATCAGGGCATCTTTCTTTATTAATTGGATCAAGAACAGATTCATTTAATTCTTTATATTTATTTAAATGATTTAAATATTTTGCTCTATCTTCAGTAGATTCTAGTATTGTGTTTAATGATCTTAAATATGGAACATATGCAGAATTTAATCTTTCTTTTCTTTTTTGTACATATTCATCGAAAGCTTTTTCATGAGCTACTTGATCATTATATTCGCGTTCTTTTCCTTGTAAAAACTTTTCTTCTTCATCAGAAATTTTCATGCCGGCTTTTTCTTTATTTTCTTTTATTTTTTTATAGCTGTCTAAATCATTTTTCATTTCTTTAGCTGACATTCCTCTTGAAGATTCGTCTAATGAATGGTCATCAGGATAAACTTTTTTACCTGAATCTGTTAAAATATAACGGCCATTATCGTCTTGTCCTTCTCTTGGTTCTGGCTTTTCTTCTTCTTTAACAGTAGTTTTTTTAGTTTTTTTCTGTGATTTTTCTTCTAATTTAACTTCAGGTTTTTCTTTTTTACAATCACAGATTTCTCCTGGATCTAAATTAGCACCGCAATATTCACATTTTTTATAATACGTCTTTTTTTCTTCTTGTAAATTTTCTTTATCCATAACGACCACTCCAATCTTTTATTTTAAAATAGTATTATAGCGAAGTTGAATTTCATTATATAGAATATCAAAAACATTTTCTACTATTTTAGTTCTAACTTCGTTTCTAGGTAATGACGGATATTCAAATTTATATACAGATTCAATTCCATCCATATAAACACCAACATATACTGTTCCGTGTTCTATTTTTGGATTTGGGGTTGAACCAGCATAACCAGTAACACTAACACAACAATTTGCGTCTGTTATTCTTGCTAGACCAATAGCCATTTCTTGGGCTACTTCTTTAGAAACAACATCAAATTTTTTAATTGTTTCCGGTTTAACTTTTAATATTTTTTCTTTACTCTCATTTGAATATGTCACATAAGATTCGCCTATTACGTTTGAAGCACCTGATATAGATATTACTTCTGCAGAACATAATCCACCAGTGCAAGATTCTGCAAAAGAAATTTTCCAACCAAGTTTCTTCAAAGCATCAACTACTTCTTGTGTTTTCATTTTTCTATTTCCTTTTCTTTATATTATAATATATTGTTCATTAAGCAACTTGCTTATTCATTTCCAATAATTTTTCGTATAAATTATTAAAATCACCAGAGTTATCAATAATGAAATCTGCTTTTTCTCTTAAATTTCCAAAAGACTCCTTGTCTTTTATAGTTCTTCTATTAAATTCTGTTTCATCGTAGTCTAATCGAGCAATATTTCTTTTTCTGCGAAGATCATCATCTAAATCGATCCATAGCAATTTAACATTCTCTTTACCGAATTTTTTAACAAATGCTTCATATCCAACAGAGTCTAAAACTGCAATTAGATTCTTTGATGGATCAACATGACAAGTTTCTACACCATAATACCACGTATCAGGAACATTTTTAACTAAAGTATTATAGCTTCTATATTCTAGTAATTCATTATTTTTAATTTTATTTTCAAATTCTTGCCTTGTTACAAAATAATAATTTTTTCCTTCTACTTCGTTTGGTCTAATTGGCCTAGATGTTGTAGAAACGATAAATCCCCAACCTTTTTTTGCTAAGAAATCTTGCGCCGTATCTTTTCCAGCACAACTCCAACCTGAAATGACTAAAATCATTCAGATACACCTACTTCAGTAGAAGTTTCTTCGCTTTCTTTTGAATTTTTAATTATCGGTAGAGCAGTTCCTAAGCAAGTAACAAAATCATAAAATTCTTCTTTATATACTGCAATTACATCATGACCTTTAATAATTTGCATTACTGGACTACCATCTTCGCAAATAAAAATATCTACTCTAATATTTTTGTTTATTTGTTTTCTGCATAGAATAGCACTTTTATAATCAATAACTTCAAACCCTAATTCTTTTAATTTTTCTGTAAATAATTCTGAATTTTTCATATTTTTGCCACCTTTCTATATATCATATCTTTTACTTAATTCATTATCTATTAATTGTTTCTTTGAAAGAATAAATTGTCTAACTTCTACAAAAGACGGATCAGACGCTTTATACATAGCATTTAAAGATTTATAAATTCTTCCTAATGAAGTATTTGAAACATCTTTTATATGCACAATCTCATCCTTTAGCGGATCATACAACTCATTTTCTTTTAAATTTGCGTTCATCATTAATGCTGTCTTTTTTCTAAGTCTAATAATTTTTTGCATTGATAGTTGTCCTGCTTCAACGCTTCCCCAGTTTCTCGCCATTTATAATTCACCTCGCAATATTTTTGGTAGATCTAACGGATAATTAGTAAAAACTTTATCGTTTATTTTTTCAAATACTGATTTACAGTATATTTTTTTAGGTATTAAGCACTCACCTTGTAAAGTTATTAAATTTTCATTATACAAATTATTTAACGTGAATATATTAAAATTTGATTCTATTAATTCATAATTTTTAATTAACTCGTTTTCTTGTTTATCGTTTGGATTCAAGGTTTCTAAAATAATAGGAAATGTGTTATATAATGTATTTTGAATTTTCTTTTCTTCAACCAGTTTTGAAACTAATTGTGATGCTTTCTTAAATGAATAACCTTTTATTCCACCAATTGAGTATTTTTTATTCCCAGATATTGATAAAACTAAATTATATAATCTATAAGATATTTTTGTATCAATATCTAATATTTTATATAATGATTTGGAATCTACTAATTTTGTATCAATCCCAGAAATATTTAAACAAACTGTATTTGGAGAAACAAGTTGGTATATATTTTCATCATTTGTTAAAATAATATTTAACTCATTCTTTGGTTTTGCGTTTGTTAAGTATTTCATATATAGAAGCTCATCAAATTTAGAACTTTCTATAAATAAACAATTTGGAAATTCCTTTAATAAAACACTTAAACCATGATTTACCTTTTTAAGCATTGTTATTTTATTTGCATCTTTTTCACTATGTAAATATTTAGAATAAAAATCTTTTTTATAATTTGAATTTAGTTGTTTTAATATTTCACATTCTTTTGTACTATATATAAAATAAAAATTTGTATATTTTCCTTTTTTGTAGAAATAATTTCTATAATGTGCAATTATATTTAAAATATCCGATGATATTCTCTGTGCTTCAACTGCTAGAACACTATTTTCTGAAGTTTCCAAAGAATATGAAGATCTAAATATTTTTCTATACACTTGCTTTAAATCAATTATTACATTAACAATATTTGTAAATTTTAAATTTATTAGATAATCTTCCAACAGTTCGTCTAATAATTCATATCTTGGTTTTGCTTCATAAATATTTCCTAACATAAAATCACCTACTTAATTATATAATAGATTGTTATATTGATTTTTTTCAAAAATAATAAAGGAACATTAGTCAATGCTATTGTTCCTTTCTTCTAATATTTGTCTTTCAATTTCTGGGTTTTTATTTAAAATATTGACTAACTTTAAAACTACTTCTCCATGTTGGTCATATACAAATTCTAATATTGCTTGAATTTTTTCCTCGTGCTTCTTTTTATAAGCAAGATATTTCATATATTCAACATCAGCATAATTGTAACAAACTATGCTTTCTTTTCCACAATTACTTAATTTAAATGTTCTTTTTTCGCTGTCAAAATATGAAATAGATGTTTCTACGTAAAATTGCGGCATAATAAAACCAGAACCAAACGGAGCGAATATTTTATAAACTCTTTTCCAAACAGATCCATCATCAAGTGGCAAATATGTTTCTGTTATTTCAAAAGCATCTTTAGTATAATATTCACAAATAATTTCTCTAAATGCATCTATATTGTTTTTTGGTATAGAACAACCCAATGCTTGATCATGACCGCCAAAATTTAAATTTAATTCTGGGCGATCTTCTTTAATTCTTTTTAACAAATTATATAATGAATAGCCTTGAACACTTCTTCCTGAAAATTTTACTATTTCTGTGGCATCAATTGTTCCTATTAAAGCAGGTTTCTTTTCATTTTCCACAACATCTGATGCAACCAATCCACATATTCCAGAATAATTTTCCAATATTCCTGTGTCAAATGCTTCAACGCAAACAGATTCATTGGCATTATATCGGTGCATTTTTGTCAAAGAGCTTTTCATTGATTTACGATAATTGTTTAATCTTTGATAAAAGGAACCATCTGGTTCAATGTCATTATAATAAATATAAACAATATCGTTAATTAAACAAGTTACATTTCCTTCTATTCTATTCACAGCGTTTATTAACGGAATAAAATAAAAATTAACTTGTGTTGAATTAAAATTTCTTGTTGGTATAAATTGACAGAATTCTTGATCTGCACCAGGCAAATAAAAACATAACAAATCTGCTAATCTTTTTATAAACGTATTTTTCTTTACTTGCGAATTACAATAATTCATTGTACATTTATAAAGAATTCTGTTTTCATTCAACATTTCCATGCAATCCGATAGAACAGTTATCCCTGCTAATGCTGCCAAATCATATAAAAATTTTGTATCATATCCTTCTGATTTAAATAATTCATATATTAGTTTAAATATAACAGTTGCTCCAGAAATTTCTTTAAATTTCGTATTATTTAAAAAATAGCATGGATCTATAACTGTGTCTGCATGAGATACTTCTTTTCCGATATGGTGATCTGTAACACAAACTTTTAAACCTTTTGATTTAGCATAATCTATAACTTCATTACAAGTTATTCCCTGATCGACAGTATATATTACTTTTGCCCCGCTTTTAATTGCTTCATCAATAGAAGATTTTTTCATTCCATAACCTGTTTTAAACCTATCAGTAGATAAATATTGAATATCAACGCCATATTCATTTAATCCAATTGCACATATAACACAAGCCATAATGCCATCACAATCGTGGTCACTTATAACAATAGATTTTTCATTTTTATTTTCTTTAACAAATTTTATAAACTCGTCTGTTCCATCAATTCGTTCCATTGAATTGAAATAATCTTCAAAACTTGTGAAATTTCTTTTTCCAATTTTATCTGGGAAACAATCTTTTAGGTCATTTTCAGGAATATTGTTTATTGATAATATTGCCGATACATGTTTATCAAATCCTTCATATTTTTTTACATCATTGAGGTTAATGATATTTTTCATATTTTCACCTTCTTTATATTATAATATGTTGTTATATAAATTATTTTTAAAAAAAATCTGAGCTATTAACTCAGATTATTAATTAATTAAAATTTTGGGAAAGCTTCTTTACGTACTGCTTTCTTTTTAAAGCAATTATTTTGATCTAAAGATTTAGAGATAACACGTTTTACTGCAACGTTTGGTTTTAATTCATTTACATATTTCTTTGCAGCATTGATATATGCAATTTCTGCCATAGTAATATGCATCTTTCCTAAATTTCTAGAAATCTTTCCCATTCTGTATTTCTTTAATGCTTTAGCTCTGCCTAAAATTAAATCATGGGCATGATATGTTTCAGCCTCAAGTTTTCTTAATTCTTTGTATAATGTATTGGTTCCAACACCAGTAGTTTTTCTGATTTGAGCAAGTTTTGTTCCTGCTAAATACATAGAAATTGCACTTTGAATTTCCTTTTTGGTAACATTTTTTCTATTTGCATAGACTGTTTTACCATTTAATTTTGTTTTGCGATTATTATATTGAGTAATTTCTTTAGAAACTTTTCTATCAATATGCCCATCCTTTGCTGTACCATCAACATATCCATAAGTACAATATAATCTAAATGCCACTTTTAATGCTTGTGGTTTAAGTCCAACTGTCTCTGCCACGACTCTGAACTCTTTATTTGTTGGATTTGTTAATCTCATTTTTAATAAAGCTTTTACTCCAGCTTTTTTTGCTTCACGTCTTTCAACCATTTGATTTCCTCCTAAAAAATTTTTGTGAATAGACACGGTTGAGGTATCTATTCACATTTATAATATATATTTTTATTTTATTTTTTACATTAATCTGCCATTCATTTTAAATGAAAAAGCATTGTACCCTATATAATTTACATATAATCCATTTTTAATATAATTGATAAAAGCTGCTACAGCTTCACCAGATGCTAAATATACTGATGGGGAAACAGATAAAGTAGTTCCACATGCTGATTTAATAACAACAGCTTGATCATCAGAGAAAGAATTTACTTTTTCCATATAATGTTCTAATTCTTTTTGATCTTGCCAATTGCAAATATGAACTTCCCCTGTTTCTAAACCAATTCTCGCATCGATGACTAAAATAAGTTTAGCATTGTATTCATTATCTTCAACAAATTCTTGACGAACTTTCATTGTATCAACTTCTAAAAATACAATTCCTTCAATTATATCTCCAGGATTCCATTTTCCTCTTTTATGAACTGTGATACTTGGATTAGATTCAGACATATGTCTTTCAATTGCATCTACTTTTGGTTTTCCAATATCTTGAAATGTATAAACTTGATTTGTAATATTATGATCATCAACCGTATCGAAATCCCATACAGTTATTTCTTCAATTCCTAGTTTAGCAAGTTGAATTGCTATATGCGAACCTATCGCTCCAACTCCAATAATATGAATAGGGACTTTTGCTTCTCTAATTTTCTCTGGGTCAAAATATTCTCTGTGTTTATTTAAATTCATATTATTTTCTAAACTTTCCTTTCTTCTTTCCTAAAATATGCTTTCTAAATTTTATGTCAGAAATTTTTACATCATCATATTCATCAACTTCTGGATCTGTACTTGAAGTATTCTTTGAAAGATTATTTAAAGTTTTTTCAACTTCTTTTTCTTTTGTATCTTGTACAACTGGTTCTCCATAGTATTTTTTATAGAAATCACTTTCTTCTTCTCCATAATAATAATCATCATAATTACTATAATCATAATCATATGTAAAACCTTTACGACCAGAACCTATATTGTTTTTTCCAGGAGTATAGTTGTTTGCACTATAAGCAGGGAAAGAACTTGCAGGTTTTGGTGAAGCTGTATTTGTTCCATAGTATGAACCATAACCATAAGTTGTAACTTTCATTAATTCTTTGAAATTATCAGCAACTGCTTTTTCTTGTTCATCAGAAATATAGAAAGTATAATCTCCTTTACTAGAAAGTTGTAAGAATTCACCATCAACAACAGTTGTTCCTAGTTTAAGAGAATAGAATATATCTTCATTTAATTTAATCATTCCGTCTTTAACTTCATAATTTCCGTCTTGGATTTCATCAAATGTTAATTCAGCTCCAACTTCTTTCTTTTCTTCATTCCACTTATAAAATTTATATGTTTTTTGTTCAAAAGCATATTTATTATTTGCGATTAATATATAACAAGGAACTTCTTCATACTTTAAACCGACTTCTTTATCGATAATATTACAAGTATTTTCATTTCTATGATTTACAATTAATTGAATGAAATAATCAGAGATTGGATCGGCACATTTTTTAAATTCTTCGTTATCAGTTCCAGATGGACCAGTTCCCATATTAACATGAGAATGTGCATGAACTCTTACTCTCTTTCTTTCATCTTTTTCATATGTTTTAATAAACCAGTCTGCGTATTTTTCTTCATCACATTCACAATACGCTCCACTTGTAGATTTATTTGGAATCAAATCAAATCTTTCAATAACGAAATTATTTCCAAATTTTCCTTCAACCAATCCATAAAACATAAACTCTTTTGTTTTTGCATGCTCAGAACTCATTAATGCTAATATGTTCCAATATGCTTTTTCTCTATATATAATTTTTGGTGTTTTCACACTTGAATATTCGCTAATTTTCATTGTTTTCTTCCTCTTTTAAATTTCCGTCTTCATCATATTTTGCAAAATATTCCTGCTCATCAGTAGGATATCTATTTAAAGAATCTATATCTTTCATAAACGACATTTCATTAATATCATCAGGGCATGAAGTAAATAACTCAGATAATTTTATTCCCTGCATGTCTCGATGTCTTAAATTTTCAACAATAACTCCAGTATTTAAATTTATTACAGAAGCGTTATATAATGTTTGTCCTCCAGCATAATCTAGTGGATCAAAACTTTTAATATATTGAACTATAGTAGCAAAATATTTTGTTATATTTCCAGATGCTCTACTATTAGAAAATGCATCTACATAATTTCCTAAACAACCAGTTCTTCCTAGATAACAAGTACCGTTTCTTGATTTATTATTGCTTCCAAAATTCATATGATAATTAACCATATTTAGATCATCTCTTTGATGATAATGATATCCATGATATAATCCTTGTTTAGTGAAACTGATATTTATTTGAACTGGCATTGTTACATATGCATATTTATTTTCGTTATTACAAATAGATTCCACTATTTCTTTACTAGCTCCAAAACTAGCATATGCTTTTCTTAAACTATTAAGATCAATATAATTCATTATTAATGGATTTGTATTAAATTTTATTAAACTATCTTGTGATAAATCTTCATAATAAATAACTGGTTTTATAATTCCTAATTTAACTTGTTTAATTATATAATTAGCCATTTTTTCAACTTCTGGATGTATTACATCTTCTTCTTCATGTACATCCAATAGAAGTGCTAATGCAGCCTCACTATATCGCTTATAATTTGCTAAATTGTTTTTAGTTTCATCTTCTGCCGCTTTAATGTAACTATTTAATCTATTTCTAACAAAATCAACTTTTTCGCTATTATCGCAGTATTGATACATCAATAATTCATTTGCTACTTGAATTCCGTTGTTTTTTAATTCTTCTTCGTCGAAAATTTCTCTATATAATTTTGCAAGTTCAGTATTATCTTCTAATAATTTATAATCTTTTGTTTCATCAAAACCATTGTTATATGAATCAATAATATCATTTATAAATGGTTTTACTATTTCAGTTGATACAGAATTTTCATTTAAATTTTTAAATACTTTATAATAGTTTCTAATAAACCATTTACCAATTTCTTTGCTCTTACCTAAAATATTACATATTCCAAAATATATATTTTTATTGTCTAAATATGTGTCTATTCCATCGTATAAATGTATAGATGAAAATAACATAAGTATATTTCTATCATTTATATAAATAAAATCTCCAAACTTAAAAATTATTTTTTCACCATATAACTCTATTAAATCATCATAATCTTTATTAGAATATCTTGTTATTGTAACATATTCAGATAAACTATCTACTTCTTTATTTAACTTACTTGCATCTAGACTAGATCCAAATGCTAGAAAACTATTGTTATATTTATCAGTTTCAAGTATTTCTTTTATAGTTTCCAATTGTACATCACAATTATAATATATAAAAGATTTTTTATTAAGAGCATATGATGCCAATGTCAATAACAATAAACGAGAAGCACATACTTTTGATAATGATAACGACGATGTGCCGCAATCTTTCCACATAGATTTAGAAGTTTCTATATCAGGTTCAGCCGCTTGATAAAATCCATAGTAACCTCGAACTCTATTGTTAATTCTATCTATAAAAGCATCTTCTTGTGTTACAAACATATAATTTGCATAAGATCTAAGATTTATATAATTTGGAACATAATGTGCGTCATTATTACCTAGTGTTTTCAAATAATATTCTTGATTGTCTGAATTAATATAATTATTATACATTTGAGGAGTTTTACTCAAATACGAGTCGAATATACACGATCTTGCAAAGGTAGTTTCTAAATAATTTTCAAATACTTGAAGTTTTTCTAATGTATTAATCGCCATATTTTATTCCTCTTCTTCCTCCTGTATATTAACACAATATCCATTTTTATATATTGTTGAAAGTTCGTTAGTTGTAAAATCAGATAGAACTTCATCCAGATCAAAGATATCTGTAGCCATTCTTGCACTACTATATGCAGATAAACAATCGTTGAAGAGTAAAGGATTTGTTAAAATTAAATTTAAAATATAATTTACAAAATTTACCGCTGAACTTTTATCTATATCATTTTCATTTTCAGATGTTTTATTAAAATTACTAATAACTCTATTTAGTTCAATACTGTTACAAGAATATGATGGACCATATTTAGAAATACCGCCAAAACCAAGCTTTTCAACTAAAAATCCGTCTATCGGCAAAGATTTTATTCTATCTGCAATGTAATCATCTTTTATGCAATTTGGCATATTGTCTATAAATTGAGACAACGATTGTTGAATAGATTTTGAAAATGTGAAAAATTTAATGTCTTTAAAGTTCAAATAAAATACAACATGAACATTTTTAAATATATATGTAGTACAACGATCTTTATGATAGATATCGTTTAATTCAACTATTAAATAATATTGTCCATATGAATCTTCTTCCGGTAATATCATAAATTTTTTCACATGTTCATTATTTTTTAAACTTTCAAACAATGCATTTAAATTTGCTTTTAATTTTTCTGAAACTTTTGGAGCTTTTTCTAAATATTCATTAAAAAATTCTAACGCTTTCTTTCTATTTACTAATTTTTTATTGCTTTCATCTATACTTAATATCGCATCATTAAATAAATCATAATAAGATTTTTGTGATGCTGAAAATTGTACGTTCAGCAACTTTTTAAATTCTTCTGTGTTTTCAAGTATATTTAACTGATTCATAAAATATACCTTCCTTTCTTTTTATAAAACGTCAGTAAAAAAAGAAAACTCAAAAATAGAGTTTTCTTATATTTTACTTATATATTAAAATAATATAGCTATTATTATGCTATACTATTTTGCTGATTTATGGTTAGGTGTTACAATAATACTATCGCCGTCTTGAACTCCTAGTTCTCCCATAGTTTTAGAAGTATCACCGATAGAAATACTTCTTGAATTTGCACGAAGTAAAGCTACTGTATAACCAACACCTAAAAGAGTTTCTTTGCCTGCTTCAGCAAATACTTCTTTAACTGTTTGTTCATCGCTAACTACAACGTTTTCAGAATCATAACTTAAACCAATTTCAATTGTTTTCATATATTATTTTTTTCTCCTTATTAAATTAAATTTTATTATTTTTATTTCCTGCCTACTTTAGGAACATAGAAATAATAAAGAAAGAGAAATCAATCTCTTTCTTTATTTTATTTAATTGTTTTTATTATTCAGCTGCTTCAGTAGTTGTAGTTGCTTTTACAACTTCAATTTCCTTAGCTACTGTAATAGCTGCTGTATATGCGTCAGTAATTTGTTTTTCTAAAGCTTTACAATTAGAAACAATATTACCTAAAGCTAGTCTAACTTCTTCTTCATTTGTGCCAAAAGTGTCCATTGGAACTTTTGCTGATAAAGCTACGTTTGGTTTTGTACCAACGAACTCTACATAATTTGGACCAATTGAAGTTGGACCACTAGATCTTAATGAAAAACGGAAATCTAGAGGTTTTCCTTCTTTATCTTTTAATGAAATAACTTTAGCACCTAAAAATTGTTTTGGTGTTAATGTAGTTGTAACTTCAACCATTTCTGGTTGTGAATTCATGATAATTTTTACTGTTGCCATTATTTAATTCCTCCTAATAAAATATTATTTTTATGGCTTTGATATCTTTATTAAATTTAGCACGACTTAAATTTGTTCTCGATATCACAATTATAATATATAAACATTTTTTCTTTTACTTTTTTTCGTTAGTTATAAATTCTTTTGCATAGGGTAAAGATTCAACCCATTTACAAAATTCATGCCAGTGAGGAAGACAATGATATCTTCTTTGGAAATAAATTGTTTTAAGTTCTTCGTAGTTTGTATCCACTGTTCTCATTTGTAAAAATGATTCTGGTAGTATTCTCTTAGCTTCTAACAAAATTTCATTTTTATTTGGGCAATCTTTTTTAATATATTGTTTTCTTAATGCTTCTAAACGATCTACAACGATTTTTATAATATCTTCACAACTATCATCGTAGTCAAACATTTCTAATGTGATTGGTTTTCCAGCTGCTAATAATTTATGCATTGTAGAACATGAATTTTTAGTATTGTGATGATAAGTATCAAATTCACTCCAAACAAATCTCGGTAAAGTTATGTCAAATTGCACATGGATCATTCTTAAAAATTTCCTATGTTCTGCTCCTCCATTGATTAATGCTGTTGCAAGTTGCATATCATTTTCCCCAATGTGAAACTCTTGTTTTGTTACATCCTCTGTTGTGTCGTTTTTAACCCAACTTTCTTTCGGGTTTCTCATTCCTCTTAAAGCTCCGGCAAAGCCAAAAACTTGTACATTTTCTATTTTCATTAACATTTTTCTTTTATCCTTTCAAAAAAATACAAAAAAAGAATATCTATTTATATAGACACTCTTTTAGGTAGTAAAATTATGCTTCTCTACCTTGAATTAAAAATTCAGGTTGATCTGCACTATTTTCAACACCATCCTCATTTAGACGACGTTGAACTTCTTCTGCTTGCTCGCTGGTATATATACCTGCAAGTCTTCCATCAGAATAAAAATAATAATATTTTTTCATATTTACCTCCTTATATGAATATTTTCACTATTATAATATATAACCAAAACTTGAGTAAATCCGAGTTATATATTCATATATTTCAATATGTCATTTGGAGATTCACATAGATATTTTAATTTATCTTTTTCAATATAAATATTTCCTGTAGTAATATCTAATATTATATTAAATATAGTAGCAGTTTCATTATCAAATAAATCTACAACTAATTTAAAAACAGGAATATTTTTATAGAAATCTAAAGTTAAAATTCCACCATTTTCTAATATTATATTAGTATTATAGATAGAATGCTTTAATATTAAAAGCTTTATATCTTCAAACACTTTTAATTTATTTGCAACTTCTTCAGAAACAATTATATTTTTATAATTCTTCATATATTTCTATGTTCCTTGATAAAATTGTTTTTCTAATGTCTATTATTCTTTGATTCGATGAGCCAACATATTTTAATGTTATATCTCTCAGATCATTGATAAACGGACCATCGCAACAAACATCTACATAATCCCAAATTTCTAATTCTCTTTTATTTTCAAATTCGTATCCTGTCCAAAGCCAAATTGTTTTATTCGGATATATTTCTTTAATTTTTTTACAGATATTTGTTGTTTCTTTAATGTTTTTAGGATGAAGAGGATCTCCACCTAAAATAGAAAAGCCAGAAATATAATCTGGCTTTAAAAACTCTATAATCGATGCTAGTTCATTTTCCCCAAATAAATGTCCAGCATTGGTTTCCCAAGCTTCTTTATTTTGACAAAATGGGCAGCGTAATTCACATCCAGATACAAAAAGTGAAACTCTTACACCTGGACCATTTGCTAGATCGCATTTATTTATGCCCATGTAATTCATTTATTTCTTCCTCTTTCATAAAACGATTGTGTTTAACTCTATTTTCAACTTCTTCTTGTTTTCCTAGGTTAAACGCTGTTGTATAATTTCCTGTTAAATATCCAGTTACTCGTCTTAATCGTTGAATATTTGAACTACCACATTGTGGGCATTTGTCATTTATTTCGTCCTGATATCCACAATCTGCACACATATCAACTGGAACATTTATTGCAAAATATGGGACATCTTTATCCATAGCATAATTAACAATTGCTTCTAATCCTTCAAGATTGTTTTTAACACCTGAATCTAATTCAACATATGTAATACAACCTGCTGAAGAATATCCGGTTAGTTGTGATTCTATATCAATTTTTTCAAATGGACTAACTTTTTTCCAAACCGGAACATGAATACTATTTGTAAAATATTTATGTTCTGAAACATTTGGAATTACTCCATATTTTTCTTTAAACTTTGTCATTGCAGTATAACACAAATTTTCTGCTATTTATTTTTAATACCCTCGGTTACCCGATATTTTCAAGGGGATTAGACCATATTTTCATCTTTATATACTATTAACATATATAAAGAGCTTCATCTTTCGGATTTGAATCCTACTCTACTCACTTCTTCATTTAAAAATTTCTTTTTAAACTATGCTTTCGATGGTCGTTAGAGATCAATTTTAATAAAAATTAACCTACGGGATTAGCGTTGCTACTAAAATATCGCTAGCCTTTCTTACCAACTTTTTACGTTTGCCCGTTTAATGAAGTTTGTTCAATGCAATCACTTGCATGACTCCCGCAGATATTGTTTCAGGAGTATAATATACGCCAAAGTTTAAATGATATTCTTGTTTAAATTCAGCACATCTGTCTTTAAATAATTGTTCTATTCTTTTTGCTAATTTCATTCCTTCTTCAGTTGTTTGGTCAGTTCCAATTAGTATTTGTAATGTTTCAGCTAAGCCTAATTGTCCAACAGCTAAAGTTCCATGTTTTAACGCACTTCTTATTCCTTCTTCTGGTTTATAAAAACTCATTGTTCCATTTTCATACATAAATTTTGCAGAATCCGGAGATTGTGAGCAAATGTATTCAAATCTTTCGATTAAAATATCTTTCGCGTCATGAATTTTTTCATCCAAAAGTTTCATAAATTTTTCTACATTTTTATTTGCTTCCATAGCTAACGTTGGCAATATAATTGTTACTGGGCAAATGTTTCCTCTTCCGTCTTTTGTTTGAGGATTTACCCCAGGATCCGCATTTATATCGTACCCATTAGCTGTCCTACATCCCATAGTGCTAAAGAATGTTTTTGGGTCCTTTTTATCATAACCAGCGTTGCCACTCCAATCGCAATTTGCATAATTTGGGTATAATCTTTGCGCAGTTGATTTCAACGCTAGTTTGAATAAATCATAATTTGGATCGCCAGGTTTTCTATTTACTCCTGACATAAGTTGAAATATTCCACATGGGAATATGCTTGTTCTGTGAAACTCGCCTAAACCTTCTATAGAAACATCTAATAAAGCTTTAATTACCATTCTTCCTTCTATAAAAGTACAAGTTCCGTAATTTATTGACGTAAAGGGAAGCTGGTTCCCTGATCTACTTTGTAATGTATTACATTTTTATGTTTCACAAATTCGCTACATTTGTTTTGTTCATATTTGAACAACTTTACTTTTCAGTAGAGATTAGACTATATCTTCACCCTTATAAAATATAATTTATTATATAAGGGGGCTACCATTTCGATTTAAAGGATTTCTCCTACCGCTTGGCTCTACTCTCCGTTCTATGGAGATAGTCGTTAGGCATTTATTATATAAATATATAAATTTAGCACGGGATTACCATATTATTTATAACTTAGGTGTCCCCCGTTTAGGCAGCTAGGTTCTTAATATTACTATTAAGTCGCCCTAATAATTAAGGTTGTGATACAAGCCTTCAACTGCTTGTTTTGTTTCTCGCTCTGTCATTTTCATAGCATAGTTGTAGGCTTTTTTAGAATATTTTTTATATTCTTCGTCGTCAATAGAATATTCTTTTGAATTTTTAAGCATATTCAATATTTCATGATCAATTTCATTTTCGTTTTTCTCATCTATAAAAATTAAGCCATCTTTATAATGTTTTGCAAAACTTTTTCTTACATATGGTGCCATTGTCCAATC